ATGAAAACGAAAATTATTATCAAGGGTATGGAAGTGGAAGCTGACGAAATGGTCGGCACTTCCGCCGGTAACATGGATGACAAGCTGGCCGACGCGATACGGAATCAGCTAGATAATCACCCAGACATGAAAATCAACAGTATCATCATCGCAACCTCGAAATCCATCGCCAAGGATGACCCCACCCCACTGATGTCTACCTCCTTCTGGTTCTCAGAAGAAGTGCTGGTCATTGGGGACGTAGGTAGTTTGTTGTTTGGAGGCATCATTCCGTTATCTACCAATGGCATACCCGTAAGCTACGGCAGCGGGGAAATCTCCAACCACGTCATTTTGTGGAAACGGGACAGTTACATTAACTGTTACGATTTAAAGCTAGACAGCATGTACCGCGAGCTGATTTGCAATTACTTCCGCACACTCATTAACAACACCCTTTCAATCACAGAATAATTGGAGCTATCAGATGACCGCTATCTTAACGCACGTCACCCCCGACGGGGAAGAACATCCGCTTTTACCTTTTGCTAAGTTGCAAGGGAATTACAGCGACCACCAAGTCATGTTCGACCTTCCATGGCAGCTGGTGAATAACATGACTGCGATGGAAACCAACGGCCTGATGGATTTAACCAAATACAACTTCGTGTTCATTCACGAATATCGTCGTTGGGATGACCGGGTCGGGGATGAGACGTTTAATGATGTCTCTATTACGATGTTTGGTTCGAATGAGAACTTAGCGATTCGTAATATCAAATCTCCAGACGAAGGGTACTCGTACTCTTTTGAAGAGAACGGTGGGTTAGACGGTAGCGTGTGGGGGTTAACTCACCACGACGGACAACCGATTATCCAATCGATTAGTCGTAGCCCGGGGCCTTACGTGAAGCCGGGCTATTTGATTCAAGCGTTCGACCACATTTTAAACGGTATGAAAAAGCAGGCAAGGGGCTAACATGTTAAGAATTTTCACCGTAGAAGGTCAGGAGCTGAAACTGACCGTAGACGCTGCCGCGGACTTCCGTTCCATGATTGCCATGGAAAAGCAAATTGCAACCTCGGTCTTCCGAGTGTTGGAAGTCGCGTTAGAGTCTCGCTCGATTATTGAAGACATCCAGAACATCGTGATGTTGGAAACGCTCGGGCTGGATAAACTCGGTACCGTACACATGACTTACCACATGGGGTTCAATCTTCCGGTCACTTCTGTCAAAGAGTTACACGCCGCACAGTTGGACATGGAAAATAAAACCGCCATCACAGGTAAGGTCGAACAGGTCGATGTTGACCTCGTGCGTTTCCGCCGTTTTATCCTCGTGAAGCCAAAATCGATTGATGCCCAAAACGTCAACGGTAATCAGTTTGACGAAACGTTGGCAACGCGAATGCAAGCCCTGCTCAACGAGTACAAGGGCAAATACCCAGACCGTCCTACCGTGGCGAAGAAACTCGCTTAACTTCAGCGTGGGTTTTTTACAAGCCCACCGTTTATTATACATACAACGCACAGGATATTTTCATGAGTTACGCAGAACAAGAACTTCGCCGCATCGGCATCACCGGTTCTTTGCTTGACAGCATTTTACCGATTTCCATCATGGACGACGATGTTCGTTTAGAGAACGGCGAGCGCTCTGCCGCGGTCCGCAAATCAATTGAGCAGTTCGTTGAAGCCATCCTTCGTGGTTCACCGGCGCACCAGATTCTGGTCAGTCACAAAGTAGTCGGCAACAAAACGGAAATCCATTATGCGCCAAACACGTCATGTTATTTAGACTTGGGCGGGTATGTTATTTCTGAAGGTATCGTTGTGCCGACTATCGACGTGGCCATTCTGTTCTCCCAGTGCATTAAGACGTACCTCGAAGACAACATGCCAAAACTGTTGTTAACCGATGACGGCCTTCTGCAGTTTGACCTTACGCTGGTAAAATCCGCCCGGGCATTGATTCGTACCGCAGTACCGCCGGTTCAGGATGTCACGGTTGAAGATAACCTGAAAATGATTATGGCGTGGGTAAAGGCCGTTCTTTTAATTAAGAAAGGCGTGCCTAATTTGGAAGCGGGTGACTCCTGGGAAAAGAGCCGTTTTCAGTTAGGACAGCATATCCCGTCAGAACGTGTGTGGGATAACTACAAGGTGATGCTCAGCGACATCCTTCCGTTCCAGGGTGAAACACGCATCGTCGATTCATTTGTTCGTTTATCTGACTGCCCAGATGTCCCGCCTCCGGTTCAGTTCTACTTTAAAGACGTGTACGGTGAAATCTTTAACCTGCACAACATGAGCCGTGTTTCCAGTGGTGCGTGGCACAGCCGTGATGGTGCGTTCGGTTATGAATACCTAACAGTCTGTCTGGATAACACCATGTTCCTGAACGTTCACGACGACGCTGTACTCCTGAGCGAATTATCCACATGCATCGCAAACCTCTACCCTCAAGGGAACTAAACCATGACCTGCAAATCTTTCGAGATGTACCGTAACTATTATAACCGTGGTGATGCACAAGCAACCGCTAAAATTCGTAACGCTGCTCGCCTGATGGTGGCCATTGCATTCGGTCAGCCGATTCTGGTAATCGGTGAAGACGACCAGAACGTCGAAGTTCCGTTGACTGAAACTGTAGCAACTGGCGGTTTACTGCCGCGTTTCCAGAACCGTACCAAAGTGTGCGAGCTGGACAACGTGTTCCTGATTCCGAAAGCCCTGCGTGAATGGCGTGACCACCCGAACTATCTGGACTACAACCTGCGTAATGCGATCGAACAGTTTAATCAGGTTCACATTCAGTGTTTCCTGCGTGCGTTCAATCAGTTCTTCAAACGTGCGGAAAACAGCCGCATGGATATTGAAGTTCATCACGGTGAAATGGTGGTTACTGACTTGGCGGGTTTACAGACCGCTGCCCGTGAATGGCTGGACGCGTTCCGTGAGTCTGAGTTCTACGATGCGGATGAAGCATCAATGAACCTGCAGCGTGATATCACCACCTACATCGGATTCGTAGAAAACGGTGTACTGGATGAGCACGAGCGTACTCACACGCTGAAGTCTGCCCATCTGTATTTCATGCGTTTGTTCCGCTGGCTGCCACTGGCGGAGAAAGACGATGCGGTTGAGTTCTTCGACCAAACCAAAGAAGAGAATCTCGAGTTCGTTGACGAGATGGTGAGTGACTGGCCTCAGGTCTGGCCATGTACGTTGAGCGAAGACCCGGACGATTTATTCGACCGTCAATTCCCAATCGTCACAACCAGCAAAACAATCGGCGCGTTCGGTAACGATGCCAACGGTAGCTACTCAGTCTACCTGCCGCGTCACGTTATCGCGTCCTATCTGTTCACCTGCTAAAACCTTAAGGTCCCCACTTCGGTGGGGTTCCTTTATTTTTTTATGAAGTGGTCTGCAATTACACACATTTTTTACGGATTAGGTGAATGATATAGCAGAAGGAGCGGATTCGTGGAAAAGAACTTGTTTGACTACTTTAGTGCCGGTGAGATGCCGAGAGAGATACAGGGCAATGTGGAAAGGTTTGGCACCTTCCTGACATTCCTTATTTCATCCCCTCACTTCAAAAAATACTCTGAAGACTTGACCCTCGTCGATGAAGCGGGACATTTCTTTTTACCGTCAGTTTTGAAAAGCCGTTCCGCAATCACCCCCGTTGATGTGCGAGCCGCAATTAAAAATCAGAACCATTTAGATTATCTGTTACGGTCTATGGTGGATGTGTTGATTCGTGGGGAGGATTCCTATGAGTCGGTATTTGCCGCGATGTTTGATTACTACTATACCGTCCGTAACTATTCCCTCGATATTCGACTGGATATCGTTCACTAACTTCCGCGTGAGGAGAAAACAATGGGTAGAAAGATTAGCCCGGTGGATGTGGTTCGACTCCACCCGGATGACCTCGTAAATATTCGTCCAACCAGTACGCTTGACGAGAACTTGCTCAGCGGTATCGAGTGGGGGTTTGCTTTGCATCCTGATGAGGTGCGCAATACCGTTCCCATGAACCTGAGCGAACCGGTCGAGATTGATTGGGGGTCTAAAGAAGGGTTTGATGATGTCGTCAAAGCAATTAACGATATGACGGTAAGTTGTCATGCGTTGCCAATTGCTGGTCCGGCAGAACACTTAATCTCACTTCGTCGTTTCATTAACGCCCAACCTGAAGTGGTGCGTAACGGCGAAGCGTGGCAGTGTGGTGCGACCTGTCACCTTAAAGCAGTATTAAGCTAATGAAAAAAAGATAACCTACCGCCCACAAGGGAGCGGTAGGGATTCTTTATTTTTTATGCGCTGAAGCGGCCAGCAGAACGATAGTTGTCACGGTTACCTTGGTCATCGTTGTGTACCAGAGCACGTTTACAGACCAGCAGTTGGTCATCATACGACTCACCCGCGTCACGATACTCTTCAACGAAGTCCTTGAACTTATCAAATGACACACCGTTTTCTAAACGGGCAATATCCAAGTCCAGAGACAAGTTATTGTAGATGTGCTGTTTGGTTGCCCATGTGGCTAGCTGTGCAATCGCTGGATAGAATGGAGGTTTGATTTCATTCAGTTCCTGCGAGAACATGGTACGGACTTTCAAACGTGTCCCGTACTGGAACATCCCCGGGTCTTTCACGGATACGGTGTTGGGGCCGAGTACCACCACTTCTTCAGAGGTCAGACGAGGTTGTGCCGAGTGTGAGTTAATAACCAGCTCAGCCCCTGCAACTACCCCTGAAGCAGAACCGGTCAAGTACGAACCTGCTGGGGGTATAGTGTACGCCTGTCCGGCAATTGGGGTACCGACTAAGTGTGCCGCAATAATATCGAGACCCCCAGTACGCGTCTCATCTATGTGGTAGATTCGGGTGAACTGGTCGTTAGGTGAGTTCTCATACGGCAAGCCGGTGAGGTCGATTTCTTTAAGTTGACCAAACTGGGAAAGGTCAGGGATAACGATGTCTTTCATGACCTTTTCAACAATCTGATTTTCAATAGAAGCAGGAGCACCGAAAAGGCGCTGTCCTGGTTCAATGAAAGTGGCGTCCAGAATCTGTTTAGGAATCTTTCGACGTATCATTCTGAGGCATGCATCAATGGCACTCATTTTAAGCTCCTGGAATACGTTACAAGCGGTTCATAGCAATGGAGTAGCCCTACCCCACGCATAGCAACTTTTTTTACATTACCGTCCCATTCTTTGGGGGTTAAACCAATCTAATTAGAAACATATATTATCTGTTGGAAGCAGTGCATATGTGGAGTTTTTCTATGGCTGAGTATATCTTGTATTTACCCCCGGACGAATTGATGGTCGAAGCAAAACGCCACCACGTACGTGAACTGTCGCTGGTGAGTTTGGCGCAGGCGATTGAGGAACTTATCTATCCGGGGCGTCACATGGATGTTTGTGGCGCGTATAACAGTTTAGCCGAAGCGTTCTTTGCAAGCGACTTATGGTGGGTCATCTCCATCATTTGTCAAGATTCGCTTCTGTATTTCAAAGAGAAAAATGGAGCACTAATCGCATGTTCAACTTTAAATTCTACCCAGCTGACATACATGGTTGGTTCTGGGATGCGGTCGCGGAATCTGGTTATGCAGACACGCTACGCATGAGAACACGTGAACAAGAGCAGATGACGGTTGACATGCTTAACTGTGCGCTCTTTGATATCTTTAAATCAGTTGAGCAAGTACCGAACTTTTCTTACGATGTGTTACTGAGTCGTTACATTGACCCAGTGAAGCTTTACGACAAAATGCGGGCAGTCAAAGATGTATACCCATCCCGTGAAATTATTATTCGCACGGAACGCGAGAATTTATTCGACCCTACTTCCCCGTTGGTAAATGTTCCCGTAGTTATTACAACGCGTCCCAATGATACGGAGCTGGCGTACATTGCATTCAAGGATGCGTATCGGAAGTTCCGAGATAAGGTTGAGTTAATGATTCGTCGAGCTACCGGTGAGCAGTTTAACCGTTACGCGATTGTTACTTTAACCATTACTGACGACCAGCTTGGCCGTGTTCGCTCAATAGACATTAAGTTACAGGGCGACATACGTCTGCGTTATTACATGGAACAATTCCCAGATGGCCGATTTGACAGCGGAAAGGGTGGTGGGCATTGATGTCATTCTAACCACTGCCTGGACAAACATAATCTTACGCGACGACGAGCGCGACTATCATTGGTTCTCAGCGTATCAACGGCAAGCAACGTTGAAGGATATTCTCTACGAGATGTTCCAGTACCTGTTGCCGTATTACAATGAGTTTGGCGTTTACGACTACAACGTGGCTAAATTGATTGTGACTTGTTATCGCCCGAAGTCAACCCGTGAGCATATCGAGCATATTGCAAACGAGCTCTACAAGGCGATGAGTAGCTCTTTCGGACTTCCGAGAGTAGGATACCGTATCCATTTCCGTGTTGATGGAAGATGTGTGCGGTTCTATCCGCGACTGTCGAGGAGGTACGATGGTAAGTTTAGCGAATAAAATTATTTATGTGGACTTGGCACCGATTTACACGTGGGTAGCCGAGTCTATGGAATCGGTCGGTGCGGATTCACCCATCTACTATTTAAAGGTGGGTGAGTACGACGGCCTGATTCAGCATATTGCATGGCTTGGCCTGTTAGTTCGGTCGGGTAGCGTATCTCGCTGCGCTGCGCAAATTGCGCTGCAATGTAAGTTGCGGTCTCTCCGGCTAACAGGCCATACCTGTGCACAGCAGCAGCTTCTACGAGTGCATCTTGGCACTTCGCGAGAGTTCTTCCATGTTACACAGGAAACCTTCCCGCTGTCCATTAATCCAACAACACTGATAGCACCTGATACAGGAACTATCTGGGCCATTATTACAGGAGCTTAGAATGCAAAACACTAGCGATGAGTATTACATTATCCCTGATTATCAAATGTTGGTTGGTGAACTCACGGAATTCGACCCTGGCTCGTTACTGTCGGCAGTGTGCGAAGACGTGAATGTCATGCTCAACTACGTACTGATGCTGCAGGAAGACAACGACGAAATCCCAACTATGCTGGAAAATACCATGAAGTATATTCACAGCGAGATGGCGGAACGTAAAGTTATCCTGACCCAACAACAGGCTCTGCAGTACGGTGCGTTAGTTGGTAAGCTGGTACGGGCATACATCAGTGCGATTACCAGTACCTACTTCTGGTTCACTCGTCATGCTCAGTGGTTAGGTGCCCGTTACTGTGGTGACGGTTCTGGCTCAGTGGAATTCGTCCTGCGTTACGGCATGGTGAAACTGCCTGAGTACAATGACCCGGCTGTGGTGCGTGCACTGTCTCCTGAAGTTTCTACTAAGCTCGACCTGATTGCGGGGCGTTTGGGGGCTGATTTATGAGTCGAATTCTGTATCCGGTCATGGATGCGATTGCGGCTTACGGTGTCGAGAGCTTCGCGGCTCTCGTTCGCGAGAATCTTGTGACTGGACTGGAGAATGTCCAAATCGAGATTCTCGATGACGCTAATTTTTATCGCACATTTACATTTGCGTACATTGCAGCGGCCATGACCGGTAACTCGCAAGACTTTGTCGAAGAACTCGGGGTCGATAATGTTGAGCCGTTAGACCTATACCCGAACATACCAGGTATAAAGACAGGGGCGTTTAGTTTTGATAATGACGAGGTGAGCGGCTTTAGCCTCGACTCTGAAATAAACGACTTAATCACCAACGATATTAACACGTGGGTGTTACCGTTCAGTTATAACAGCACCGAAGCGGACACAGTTGAAGTTGTGGCCAAGTGGATGGAGTTGTTAAATGTTGAACTGCTATCTGAAACGGGTATGGTCAGCGTGATACGTTCCATGTTCCCGGGTCGCTTCATTGACTATAAAGGCGTTGACCTTTACAGCATGGTCATCGAATGTGAACTATGAAATTAATCCTGACACTCGAGGACATCATCCCTTCTGATAACCTCAGAAGCGTCGGTGAGTTCTTGTTGAAAGAAGAGATGCGTGTGCCGGTGGTGCACGCGTTCTTTGTTGTTTTAGCCCAGCGTTTTATTTATAACCTCACCACGGATGCAGTATGTGGCGAGGGTGAGTTTGCGTCGTACACATTTACACCCATCCGGTGCGCGCAGCTTGCGGTCATAATCAAAAGAATGTATCCCATGGATTCTGTCATCCCCATTAAACTGTTAGCCGCAGGTTGGGACGATTTCCAAGCTGACTACTTTCATTATGATAAAGTCACCAATGCTTTGAAGATGGGTGACATGCTCTATCAGAAAGATGTGGTGGTCGGCCAAGTGATTAATGGATTAGCGAATTCTATCATCACAGTGGAACGGTCCTTTTCATTATGACTTAAGTTTTTACATTTCACTTAACCTGTATAGACGGGTTAACAGCAGAGGTCGAGGATGAGTCAGTACAATATTGTTACGTGCGGGTTGGTTGCACCTGAACATGGAATTATCGGCTACCTCACCGGTGCTGAAACGTTCATGAGTTTAATGCAGCACTGGCAAGATCAGCTTAGTGGTTGCCTTGTGAGTGTTAGCAAAGCTGAATTGGAGTTCCTCGCGACGGGTGAGGGGGAAGGCGAAGGAGAGTTGATTTCGCGAATGACGGATACGCTGGTTGAGAAACTGAACCCGTACCCCATTCCTAATCAATACCTTGCCCCGCTGGCCGAATTCCTGAAAGCGGTCTCTAATGAATACCGCCACTGGGAGTTTGAAGCCGCCATTGACTCTGGGCAGCGTCATGACGAATACACGGAAGGTCTGTGTATCATTCATCACCTCTACAAAGAAGGGATGATTAATGGCGAAATGAATCTCGTGCTAGTCATGTACTTTGCCGACCGGTTAGCCAGAGCGATAGCGACTGCAGTTTATACCTGTTATAAAGAACCGCTGACAGTTTTTATGAGCCGACACCCAAAAGATTTTAAGCATGCCATGCTGAAAGTTTCTTTAGGCACCCCGGTGAGTAAATTTGCCATGTCGCTTACAATGGAGGAATAAATGTTTGATATCAGTACGGTCGCCAATGGGACTGTCGTTAATATCACTTACGACACCCCACTGCTCGGGCCTGAGAGTTATGTTGAAGTTCTCGGCACCTGTGGTTACAAAATGGCCAAAGATTATGAGGATGTGGATGCGCGCCATCAAAACATTTACTCCTCACTCGAAGCTGCTCCTGCGAATTCACTCAGCACGTACAACTTCCTTATCTTCCGAGATAAAGACGGTAATAAACGTGTCGCCGCAGATGCATGGATTCGTGACGTCAAAGTGGTGAAGAAAATTAAAGCCCAGTGCACCATCGCGCTGGATAACGTTGATGAGATTGACTACATCCGTCGGGCACTCGCTACACGCGGCCTCAGTGATGTAGACATTCAAATCATCGAAGAATAAAAACGGGGCTTCGGCCCCTTTTCTTTTTGTAAGGCTATACACAGCAACCGGTATAAGACAATGGAACAACTGCAAGGAACACATGTTCGTTTAATTGAAGTACGCCACGAAGAGCGTGAAATTGTGTGCGAGAATATCGAATCAGGTGAGCAGGTACGCGTACGTCTTTGGTACGACCGTAAATTCGCTTCTGTCGGACTACGTTTCGGCGATGAATTAGAACTGAGACAGAACAAACGAGAAGAGTGGGCGATTAAACGTATCGTCACTTGTGCGGAAGGAGAACCGATTGAATTCAACGGCCTCTTCCCGACACCAGTACCCAACAAAGTGCTTAAGTTCCTCGTTCCGTAGTTAGTATGTAGAGAGGTACATTACTTGAGCCATGGTGTACTAGCCCAGACCCCTTAACCGGGGCTGGGTCCTTTCTATTTTTTACGCATGACCGGATTCATGTGTTGATAACCCATAACCCACGGTGAAACCATGCACATCCAGAATCTCATTAATTTACTCAAGCTCAGCACCTTCTCCGGCACCGTGGAACAGATTGGTACCACCACGTATTTTTACGATGAAGCTCGAAGCAAAGAAACCGTGTGCCTTGATATCACAATACGTTCTATTACTAACCCCAATGAAATGTTCCTCCATCAAATGGGTATTATAGAATTCGCAGGCGCTATCGAAAATGGGCATATTTCGGTCGGTGACAAACTTACGGTTCGTAAGTACCCACTTCAAACGTATTACACCGTTAAAGAACACACGCACCGCGGCGGCATGTTTCTGGAGGAAAGAAGAGCTGTGCGGTACATGGTAGATTTGGGTATTAAAGAGCTGGATAGTAAATTGACGGTGTGGAAGGCTGAACGCGGTCTGTCCGATTTAAACGTTATGGAACTTAGGCTACACTTACTACGCGCAATCAACTTAAAATGCAAATTAGGTTAATAACATGTCCTTAAAATCATTCATTGATTCTTTACGCCCAAAGACTTTTGACGGGCAATTAAATGCAGTTTCCATCATGTCATGTGGACCGTTCCTTTTACCTGACGAGCAAACCACCTTCCTGACGCTCGAACTAAAATCAGACGGGCCGATAAAGCGTATACGTTATCAGATGTCCAAATACGAGTTCGTCAACATAATTGGCACTTGCGAATTAGCTTTCGGCGACTTATTTGTTCTTCGTAAGGGATGGTTTACGGATAGCTATACGGTTCACCGTTTCGTAAGACGCTCCCCGACATCTGAAGAACCTCGCCGGACTTGCCGTCAATTTATTGAAAAGGTTATTAAAGAACTAAAGACGGAAGTAGCGCAACGGTATTGTGAAGACCGTGACCACAAAGAGTACACGATTCTTCGTTACGAGTTGCTGCTACCGTGGTATCAAGAAAAACAATAAGGGTCTTCGGGCCCTTTATTTTTTACGGGTTGCCGCATTAGTTTAGAGGCAGTGAAGAATTAGAGGGTTCGAAAGACTATGGAATACGATTCACCTTTCCGTTTATCCAAGGAAGAGTACGAACGCGACATTGATGTTGTGGAAGCGTACTTTGAACAAATCAATCACTACATTGATAATCAAACCGGTCACGAGTACGATATCGAGACCATTCGTTTTAACGTGAAGGAGATGTTTAAACCAGGCGGCGAACTCGAGCACAAATTCCCAACTTGCCGTATCTTTGTTCGTAATCAAAAGACCGGTGACCGTGAAGAGAAGTTCGTTACGATTGATAAGCTGTTCCAGACCACGATTCAGCGTGAGCTGATTAGCGCACCATCATTAACATTCTATTTACCAGAAACCGCGAAGCGTTCTAAGCTTTCCGAGTTCATGGAACAGAACGTGGCCAAGCGTGCAGTTATTAAAGGTGAGATGTTTGCAGCGAAAGCTGCGGGTAACTCGGTACTGCACATTAACAAAAAGAACGAACAGAACGCCGTTAAGACATTGAACAATGGTTCGTCGGGTGCATTCAGTTCCCCGTACACGATTCTGTACAACCAATCGTCACACTCCGTATTGACCTCTACGTGCCGTACAGCGACCTCGTTTGCAAACGCAGCCAATGAGCGCTTGTTAGGCGGAAGACGTCACTACGATACTCCACGTCGCGTTATAGACCACTTCTTGTCGATAGGTACGCTTACCGACTTCCGTGAGTTCGCGAAAGTGGTAGAAGAATTCAATCTGCATATCCCAACCGTTGATGAAACGATGGATATGATTCACCACTCGTCAACAGACTACTGGATTAACCCAGTGGCTGAAGCGAAAATCCGTAAGTACGTTGAGAACACCCCAGAACTGGAACGTGCGGCTATTGTGTACATGGGTGACATGTATCACTTGGCCAAGCACAACGACGCGTTTATGCGCGGCTTCATGAAAGCACTCATCTCTAAAGATGTGTTCGATGGCGATATCCAGGATTGGGATGCAGCAGCACGGACTATCGATGGCGACATGAAAATCGTTATCTCCCAGTTCCGTACGGATGTGGTGCCTGTTGGTAAGTCCTTTGGTGACGTTAGATTGCGTGACCCAGAGACGGATAAATTCTTGCCGTGGGACCAACAGGATAAATTCAAAGAACTTATTCGTACCGGTCTCTTCTTGCAGAAGACCATCGGGAAATACGCGAAGTTCATTAAAGTGGTATTGACCAACAAGAACTTACCGGTCAACATCGCACGTATGCCTGACGTGATTCGTCATGTGGGTGTGGTATCCGATACCGACTCCACGATGATGACTGCACAGTGGTGGGCAACCTGGTTCTCAGGTTCCTACTTCGGTGAAGAAGCAACGCGGGTTTCAGATATGATTATTTATCTGGCTACCCAGCACATGCGTCACCTCATGGCCAGCATGTCTAAGAATATGGGGGTACACACCGATCGTATATTCCTGTATGCGGCAAAGAACGAGTTTAAGTTTGACTCCTTTGCACTGACGACCAAAGCTAAACACTATTTCTCTTTAATTACTGCGCAAGAAGGTCAGTTACTGGAAGACCCTGAGCTGGAAGTAAAAGGTGTGTCTTTACGTACCTCGAACATCCCACCGGTGGTTATGAATGAGTTCAAGAAAACTATCAAGCAGTTCTGTAAGACAGTGGCTGCGGGTAATCAGATTGAAATCATCCCAGAGCTGCAGCGTGTAGCAGCAATTGAACACGAGGTTGTCGCTTCCCTGCGTGCAGGGCAGGCAGACTATCTCAAAACCACCAACATCAAAGACCGCAGTGCTTACTCGGACGATGATGAAAAGAACTATCACTATCACCGCATGTACAACACTATCTTTGGTCCGAAGTATGGGTATCTTGATGAACCTCCTTACGAGGCGGTGCGTCTGCCAGTAAACCTCGAGAACAAAACCCAAATCGCGGACTGGTTGGCGTCTATTGAAGACCCAATCATCAAAGCAGGTGCGGAGAAGTGGTTTGAAGAAACCGGCGGTCGTAAATACACCACGTTGATTCTGCCAGACCAATTGGTAAGCAACTACGGCATCCCGCCAGACTTGATTAAAGCAGCGAACGTACGTCGTACTGCGTTTGCTACGGTTGAACCGTACTATCACGTTCTGGAATGTTTGGGCGTATTTATGATTGATGAAGATCGTACCCGTTTGTTGAGTGACTACTACGGGGATGCGATTGAATAAGGAGACCTATGCACCAATACTACTTCTGTAAAGATATCACTGCAGAGCACACAGATACCGCTATGGTGGCTTACCCAGACCCAGCTGCCGCGGTAATTAACTACTTGCTGTACGGACATCCGTCTTCTAAGTATATCTGTCGTCTCTCCCGTCGTGACGATAAGAGCCCTTATCAGTTAACGACTGCCCGTCCACACGACACGGTGTCGTTCTTCCTGTCGGCGACTAACGCTAAGGTAAGTGATGGGAATGGATTGGCGTTATACGGTGACCATGAGACAGTAACTGAAAGTAAAGTAGACCTTTCTATTCAGGACTTGTGTTACTACTACCGTATCCCGTTGACTATCGAAAAGCACTAATCGGGTCCCTATCTTGGATTTCTGAGATAGGGATTTTTTAGACGAACCCTTGGTATTCCTAGAAAGTGATCTTTTAGGGGATCACTTTTATCCCTATTATATGCAACTTCTCCTCACGGGGGAGGGGCCTACGGGGGAGGGGGTAATATGTATATATAGAGGGAAATAGTTAGATACGAAGTATAGGGAATATTTACCTAGTAAATAGTTACTAGGTAAGTACACCTACTTACCTTACTAAACTAGATCAAATTTTAAATTAAATAAAAAAACAATACCTACCTACCCGTTAGGGGTAGGTAGGCTTACTACGATCCGATCACTTGGTTTAATGGGGTAAAGACGTTTAAGTCGAGAATCAGTTTTACCGAAGGAGGAAGTCGGTCAGTAAAGCGTAGCTGAGAATAGTTACGTAACTGGCGGACTAACGTCGGGTAGAACTTACGCATAGCAGGATTATCGAATTGTACCACATGCGCCATGAAGTTGAAGTTCACCAATTGGTAGAACCATAACTGTTGGTTAGTCTGGGCAACCGATTCATCCACTAAGAGTTTTAAAGCGCTGCTCTCTCCATTAAAGAAGATAGGGATGTGATTCATCACAACACCCGGTAATGGGGTACCGGCCTTTAAGAACTCGTAGACGCGCTTAACGTGCTTCTCGATAATGGCATCCCAGTTGGGTACCGGGTACTCAGAGACCTTACTATCCGGTTCGAGAGCTTGACCTAAGGCATAGAACCGATGGCGATTAAACAACGCGAGGTTCATGTACGATGGTAAGCTTCTATAAATAACAAATCGGTATAGATAAGTATAGAGGTTGATACCTCCATCGTCCGTGCGCCCTCGGTAGTATTTCCACGCTTGGAAGTATTGCCAGACTAACGCCACCAAATTGATTTCGATGTAACTGACTCCACGCCCGCCGTTACTGACCCCGAGCTCCCAGTTCAGGTTAGTGTAGTCGTGGAACAGGTACTTCACAGGTTGCAGCTCTTGCCATGAGACATTCGGGTCAATGTGCTGTATGGATAAAGCAATCAGTTCATGTTGGCCGGGGAGGAACTCACCAACACGTATTTCACCGGGGCTACCGGGTGAGACTAAACGCATGGCATTCCCAATCGAGACGAACTTACGACGACATGCCCAATAGATGTCATCATAGGACGCTTCAGGTTGGAAGCCTATCGTGGCCAGGATGTGTACCAGTAGATGGTCAGAATCCACACGCCGCTGCATAGCCTCAACACGATGCCTAATACGAACCTGATTATTTTTTACATATGACCCAATACTTATGGACGTAGGGTCGGTGTTATGTGACTTTATGATGCTTTGCTGGATATCTGCGCTACTGAACATGGTAATCTCCTCAAGGCCAGTCATACTATCCCATAACGTACTCTAAATTTTTACAGATAGATTTTATCGTATTGAACCGAAGCACTTAAACCGCTTCAATGATTCTGGATAGTTGTTATTGAAAGATTATTCAGACATATTTTATTATCGTGAGTTAACTCAAGTAATTCATTCTATCTCTACATCAAAGGAAATAATACCATGGTACAATTCTACGACGAAAACAAATCCGGCAACGAATCTGCAGACAACAATGCAGCAACCGGCAATGTTAGCGGTTTCTCCGTCGGTTCAGCAACTGAGATGAACCTGGCCTTCGAATGGAGTGCAGTGTCCTCTATGGCCGGTAAGTTCGTTGAGCTGATTACCGAAGCCGCGAAAGAAAACAAATACCTGCAGAACTTCCAAGTCGGTACCGTTGATCAGGTTACCGGTGAATTCGGTTCTGCGGCATACGTCGCTGGCGAACTGCGTGGCATCCCGCTGTTCGGTATCGTCTTCTTCGAAAAGGGTCTGTCCCTGCGTGCGGTTGTGAACAACAACCAAGAAGACTACTACTCCATCACGTCTCTGATTACTAAAGATGTAATCGCGACTGTTGCTAAGACGCTGAAAGAAACTCATAACCTGAGCCAAGACCCGCGTTTCATCAACATGAACACCATCCCGGATCTGGATATCGCAATGGACCGTCACCGTGCGCTGTCCATCATGGGCCAGATGATGACCAGCATCTTCGGTCGTGCTTCTGGTTACCTGGGCAAACTGGTTGTTACTCGTAACGACAAGTTCATCGCTCAAGTCGGCGCTATTGCCGAAGGTACTGTTCGTGATGTGAACGGTCACGCACAACGTGCTGACTTCGGTATCCGCATGTCTCACGTTCCATTGCAGCAGAACACCGCGCCAACTTTGTTGACCGGTACTAATGCTCAGCAATACCCAAGCTGCTCTGCGGCTGGTTACGCTAACCTGCGTTACACCGGTGTGGTTAAGAACCCAACCAACACCTTCGACCCGAAACAGATTGCGCCGGAAATGGTTATCAGCCTGATGGATTCTTCCACTCTGACTGCTAACGCACCGTTCGAGCGTCAAATCCTGATGTTGGGTGCAGCAGCGAAAACTGCAGCACTGGGCGGCTGGTTGGATTTCGTAGTGAACTCGCTGGACGGTAAGACTCGTAAAATCTCTGCACTGGCTCAGAACGTGAACTGGGGCAAAGACGTGTCTAACACCGACTGGAAAGCGCTGGACAAATCCCCGGAAGCGGCGGCTAAGTTCCTGCGTGAGTTCTGCTACGACACTGCTGGTCTGGTTCTGGAACACCGTGCAGGTAACGGCATCGGCGGTCTGTCTGCGCTGATTGCAGAAGTTGCACAGAACAAACCTCAGGCGCTGGAAACCTTCCTGAACATCCTGGACAATATGTTCCCGGCTGTGGATGGTCTCACCTTCTCCAAAGGTCTGGCTGCAGCATTCGGTGCTAACGTCACTCTGTCCTCTAAGCACATCGTCTCTGGCGTAGTGCCTACTGTGACTGGCGTGTACGCTGGTTCTAACGGCCCACGTTCTTACTCTGATATGGACCTGATTCGTCTGGCAACCTACCTGGGTGACCACCGTGCGGAAGTTCTGCAGGTTCTGCGTGCGCAGTCCTACAACCACCGTAACCTGTCTCCAAAACAGCAGCGCATCTACCTGGCTCAGATGGCCGGTAACGTGTTCTCTGGTAACAACCCTGTTCCAACTGGTGAAGGCGTACAGATCGCTATCCATCCTACCTTCGGCAAGTTCCTGTTCGAAGCAATCGATGCGCATGGCTTCCTGCAGCTGACTGGTGTGAACACCATGACCGAAGTGGAAAACACTCCGTTCTTCAACACCACCGGCGAAACCTTCGTTCTGTCCGGTATGGGTGGCGTCGATACCAACAACTCATTCGACTTCGCTCAGCAGTCTGGCTACTTCAACTAAGTAAACTGGCTGTAACCCCAAAGAAGGGGGAGGATAAAACCTCCCCCCTTTTTAATTGATATTTTTTTGTTGGAGAAAAAATGAGTGAGCAAACTACCGAATACTACGGTATTTCGGGTGAGATTGATAATCTTGACAACTATTACTTTCAGCTGACGTTGGAAGCGCGTGCAAAGGGTATTAAACCACCTGTCGTGATTAACGACGTTGCACGAGAGTACGATAACAATGCCGTCACCGAGCACATCGATGCGTTATTGCAAAACCGTATTGTCAATGAGAAGCTGAATAACACCCCGATTTGCAGCATTCATTGTGAACACCCAACCGCGCACCGTTATAACCTTGGACACAAGTGTCCGAGTTGCGGATACGTGGTCACAGAGAACCGACTTGAATCGGAAGTGTGGCTGCAAGCGCCGACCGAGATGCGTGCGTTTATTAATCCGCGTTTCTGGTTGCTCTTCAACGCGAACTTTGGTGGTTTAACGCAACTGAAGAAGTTCGACCGCACTAACTATACGTTAGAGCGTGGTGCAGATTTGATGATGTGGATGATTGACCCCCATTACAGACTGCCCGACCAAGTACCGTCCCGCATGCAGACAACTATTACCGTTCTGGAAGAGAACTGTTATGTCCGCGGCATGGATAACTTCTACGAACATCACGGCTGGGTTTTCGAGACATTAGTCAAGAAAGAAAACTGGGACCGTATCATGAACGTAGGGAGAAACTCCAACGGCGAGCCTGAACGTGACCGTGAGCGCTGGATTCAATTCTTTGCGACACAAGCTGGAGCCATCTTCTCTCGACACCTGCCAATCGTAACGTCCAAGTTTATTGTGGCGGAAGAAACGCAGCGTGGTCTGAGTGTTGACCCGGTATTCGTTGGGGCGATTGATGCAGTGAAAACCATTGCGTCTATCTATACTCGCCAGACTCCGCTAGATACCCGCTTCCTCATGGGTCGTGCGGTGAAAGCAAACCGTCAGTTGGCGTATTTCTATAATGACCTGCGTAAGGAAACCCTTTCGCAGAAAACCGGTATCTATCGTTCCAAAGTCAGTTCGACCTTCATCCCGTTTGGCGGTCGTGCGACAATTTCACCTATCTCCGAACCACACAGCACTTGGGACTTGCATGCACCTTGGCGCTGGATGGTAAACTTGATGTCAATCGACATTGAGAACAAATTGATGGGCCGTGGGTATACTGCTCGTGAGTGCGAAACGCGAATCGCATTTGCATGTATGCAATACGACCGTGAGATTGATGAAATTCTGGATGAGTTGATTGCTGAGTCGCCGGGTGGCAAAGGTATCATGGTTGTGATGCTGCGTAACCCGACGCTGGTACAGCTCTCGGTAGAAACATTCTGGATTACCAAAGTCATCAAAGATGTGAATCAGTGTTCGATTCGTATCTCTGTACGCGCCATTAAGATGATGAACGCAGACTTCGATGGTGATCAGTTAATGGTTTGGCGACCGGTAGACCAACGCGAAATGGACTTAGCATTGGGATATCGTGCGGACAATGGTTTCATGTCTGCAACGAAGGTGGATGAGGTAGCACACGGCATGGTACTGCACAATGAGGTCATCTCAATGCAAAACCAGTTCCTCGTCGATGATGAGGAAGATGCAGAAGTGGGTACATTCGACGCCGTTCTATTAGATGCATTAGCAAACCACTAAGGAGTAATGAATGAGTATGTGGGACCAACCGGGTAGCGCTTTTAATAAGGTTACCGGAGAAGCTGCTAACTTCCTGAACAGCACGTTTAACTTAAGCGCAATGGCCGCTGACTTTGTTGACGTGGTAAAGCAGCAAGTCCAGAAGGTTGCTGACATCGAAATGTTCCGTCTGACTTCCGCCGCTGCCCGTAAGATGCGTTACGGTGGTGGAGCTGACATGATTCGTCAGTTAGAAAGCATTGGCGATTTCCAATTAGCCCCGCCGACATTACAGCCATTCATGGTTGCGATGCCAGAATACCGTACGTTGTACAACAACAATATGGCAGCGGGTTACGAAAATGGATTCTCCAAACACGACCAGTTCCGCGGTAATGCGTACATGCACACCGATGGGAACTATCGTGAAGCGACGAATGCGATGGTAACCGAGTATCATCCAACACACCTGTTCAACTGGGTGTTGCCAGAATCACGTGAAGGTGGATTAACACGTATTCAGCAAGTGGATGTGCAAATCAACTGGACACGTATGCGTGATATGGACTGGGAAGATTCTGACCCGGCTTCCGAATATAACGCATCCTGTTATTAAATTAAACTGAGGGGCTTGGGCCCCTCTTTTTTTGTCTGAGGTTCTTTTATGTCTGATATTGTCGTAGGTACCCTTTCGACGCGAGGGTGGGCTATAACTCCGGAAGAGAAGATCCGCGAGGTCATGAACAATTATACCGAAGCGGGGTTTAGTCAATCAGTCATTTATCAAGGGAACATCAAATCACTGGAACACGCCCGCTACCGTACTGAACAAGACCCGGATGCTTTGAAGTCCGAGGTCAAGAAAGACTTGCTGTCATTGTACGGCAACATCTTCCCAGACGGTGTGGAAGTGAACACCAGTATTGAAGAAGACCCGGAAAGTGACGTTCGGGTGAAGTTGATTATCGAAGTGTTGGTGACAGAAGGCACCACCACTTACTCTGTAGAAAAATACGTGAACGTGGAGAACGAACAATGAGTATTGACAACCCATCCCTTCCGCAGCAGCCGAAACGTGAACTGACGGAAATCGAAAAGTATCAACTGGAGCAGGTGATTGAATTGGAAAAGTCTTTCGATGGTAACTTGATGGGACCTACCCGTTATACGGACTCCCAGTTCGCACGTATCGGTCTGCCGATGTTGACTGGCCTGTTAGACAATACTTTTAATGCGCTGCACTGGGCGGAGTACATGGGCTCTAACTACGTACCTCTGGAAATTCTGTCCGATGACCTGAAGTCCGTAATTTTTACATTACCACCCCTGCTTATGTCGGGACCCGCCATTGTTAATACTGGTGATGGACCATCATTGTCAGACCGCTCTACTGAAATTGCGCTGCAAGGTGCTATCATTGCAGAGAACGGCGACATCCTTATCAATCAACTGATTAACCGTGCTACGGGCGCGATGGAACAATCTCTGTACGGCATGAACTTCAAACGTGCTGCCCAGACCATCAAATCCATTAACGATATCTACGAACACTACGGTGTGGTAGGTCGCATCGAATACCCTGATGGCTTAACCGAGCCTGACGCGGTACCAGAAGTGAGCACGGCGTCAGCCAAACAGGAAAACCGCCGTTATGACCTTGACGATGGAGACGCATTATAGTCCAGTCGCGAAAGTAGTTGGCTGTAAACGCGTAGTCTTTTTCGGCGATGTGCACCTGCTTCATCCGCGGGTGCCCACTTGGCATATAGCCACCAATCTGAAGAAACTAATCAGCGAATTAAAAAATACGGCAGATGCCATTTATATAGTTGGGGACTTATTTGACGACTCCAAACATCTTCGTTCTGATGAGACGCATGAAGCTTTAGAGTTTGCATCATGGCTGTTGGCTTGGTGTAAAAGCACGAACACTGCGCTGAGGATTCTGGAAGGTACGCCTTCGCATGACCACAGCCAATCTAAAGTTATCCCACGTCTGAACATTGCGATTGGCGCTGACGTATTGTATTTAGATGGGATTGGTATTCACCAAGACCCGGTACTGGACATGACCGTAGGTTGGGTTCAGGATGAGTACAAAACGAAAGCCAAAGAGACAGAGCAGGAAATGGCGGAGTTGATGAAAACGCGCGGTATCGACAAAGTGGATTTCTTTGTCATGCACGGGTGCTTCCATTTCCAGCTACCTGTTTTTAGTGAGAAGTCGTTTAATGAGAGTTTCTGGGTCAAGCGTGCGAAGCGTGCCATCTTTATCGGTCATGACCACCGCCCGAAACTCAACGGTATTATTCGTGTCACTGGAAGTCCAGAACGCCTCTCCATGGGAGAGGAGGAAGAAAAAGGTATCAACATCGCGGATTTCTCGGATGAGCATACCCGTCTGTACTTTCGTGTTAACACCGATGCGTGCATGCAGTTAACCGTGCGCGCACAGGACAATTACGATGCGCACTACAAAGCGTGTCTTGACGCACTTAAGCGCATAGACGAATCCCCGGTACCGCACGTGGGGCGTCTTAAGATTGAATATGGTTTCGACAGTCCAATCGCTGAGCATATCACGCGCTGGAAAAAAGAATACATATTTAATATCAAGGGAGATAAACTTCCCGACCCGAAAGTTGAAAAGCTTTTAGTCGAGGCGTTTAGTCACAAGTCTGACGTTGAGGATATCAGCAAAGACAATGTGCAGGCAATCATGCTAGCTGAGATGGCCCAGCTGGATTATGACCCGAGGATAGTTTCACAGATTATCAATGCAGTACAATAAGGAGAGCTAATGGCTCTATCGACAGTTGATCGGGTTTTCGGATTAGAATATCCAATGTCCATGCCAACGTCCCTTGCGTTTGAGGGTTTGCTCAAGACGGGCGAACATGCGAATGATAAAGGTGAACCGCCAATTCACCAATACCGCGCTATTTTTGTAAACGTGCGTACATTATTTCGAAACGTGTATAACGCGTTCGGTGATAAAAAAGCAGAGCTAGATGCGAATATTGCCCTTGCGGCAATCGAAGAAGATGTTAAAACCATTCGGGAAACGGTGACGGCCGTTTCCCCTTCGACCATATGTGTCTTCTACCTCTGCCAGTACAAAACGGTTAACAAAGAGTTCCCCCAAGCCAAGTTCAAAAATCCCACCACCCCAATTGCTGTTCATTACAATTCTGTTGAAATGGACGTGTATCGTAAGGTGATTAACGAGAAGCTTTTTGACGTCAAGCTTTTTGATGTGGAGATTAAGAACAACGTTGACACGGTTTGTTTAACCCACCTGCCTATGGATTTGCTCTGGCGAAAGCATTTCCCTAAGCTTGCGTTACTGGAATCCCATACCGGCAAAGTGAAAGGGCCACTCGAGTGGTACACTAAGCTTAACGGGAAACCGGAAAACATTCCCTTTAACAAAGCCACCCTGCAATTATACGGCGACGGCGTCATGTTCTCTCCGGAGGATTTAAAGTCACGACGCGTGTTAGAAAAAGTGGCCCAGAAGTATAACTGGAACCAGTCGACTACACAAAGTCGTATGCGACAAAGTCTTCGCATTGCAAACGAACCGTTTTTAATCGAATACCTTAACCGGCTGGACGATTAACTCTTAAAAATTACGTTACCCCCACTTGATGTGTAGGGTGACCATTACTGTATAAAAGGATAAGTAAAATGAATTTCAACATGAAGTTCCTTAAAGACCGTTCTCTGATGCCGAAGACCAAACCTGACGCACGCGGCCAGCAGAAATCGCTGACCATCGAACCAAACCTGTTTAACGATGAGTGCGAGTCACTGACGTTAAAGTATTTCTTCGGTAAGGGTGAAGGCCTGTACCCATCTGCGAAAGTGGGTACTTTGCGTGCCATGTGTGATGCTCTCGAAGACGCGCTGCGTAATAAAGAAGCGTCTAAGCTCGAATTCGAAATCACCAACAGCCAGAACAAGCCACCGGCGGTTATCGTTATCGGTCGTGGCGAAGACCTGATTCCGTTTATCGGTCTGTCTGGTGATGTGAATGGTCAGAAGAAATCACAGAAGTTCATGTGGTATGCTGATAAAGGTGTGCGTCTGCTGCGCAACGGTCAGCCTGTTCCCGATCTGGAAGTTCACGAGCGTATGACGCGTACCTTCGTGAAAGAGTTCGACATCTTTATCCGTGCCCTCGAATCGGTCTACAATCCGAAAGAGTGGAACAACAACGCAGGCGGCAGCTATGGCGGTGGTAATAAAGGTGGTAGCTATGGCGGCGGTCAGCAACGTTCATACGGTGCTAACAACGGCGGTGGTCAACAAGCACCTGCCGGTGGTGGTGCATCCATGTCTACCGCAGTAAACGAATACGACGAAATGTTCTAATCGTGTTTGGCACGGGGGAGAGTTCGCTCTCCCTCATTTCTAACTAAAGTAGTTTGAAATATATGTTATCGTCGTGACCACATTAGAGGAGTTATCCATGAACATCGAGAAAGTCCGGGAAACAGTTGTTATTTCCCGTAACGGCGAAACTATTACGTTCAACAACGTGCCACACATCAACCGTAAAAAGAACACCATCAAGATTAAGCATGATGACGCAGGGGATTTCTTATCCCGTGACCAGCTTCTTTTTCTTGAGTTGAATCGTTTGTGGGGAACATTCAGTGAAGCCGAACTGAACGAAGTCTGGGAAATCTATCGGAACATTGAGCTTCTGGTAACCGAGCCGGATGAAGTTCGTTTTCGTGTACTGCCCGACATGCTGCGTCGTTTGACTGAGATTCATTCTATTGAACGTATCATTGCGATGTATCCGCAAGACAGCGTGTGGATTCCAAAGAAACTGGAACACAACTTCGATAACATCTCGCCAAATTACACGGAAGCCATGACGTACTTAGTCTCTGACTATTACAACCTCATGATTTTCACGTTAGCATTAAAACCACTGATTCCTGTCTTCGCAGCGATTGGTGCGTACCCACCATCTAAAGTTTCATCTCAATCCGCACGGCGTAAGATTGTAACGTTGACTAACGAGTGTTTCGAGTTCTTACTGACTTCGAAGCTTGGTAATCAACCGGCCATTCAAAAGCTGCGGGACTCTTTACCACACACCATCGAAAAGATTCAGAAAGATGCAGGCTCACAAAGCGGCAGTTCTCCGTCTTTGACATTGATTGCAGTGGTAGAAGGTTACGGGTTGGATGCGTTGGAAGAGTACATTACGGCATACACCGTGGTGAACATTCTGGCGTTGCAGCCGGTAGGGGCAGACTTTAAAGAAGGGGTGATGGATGAGAACTCCATCGTCAGCCGTATCTTCTTTGGGATACGTCCGGAAGTATTAAGTGGGTTTGCTGATAAGATGTCGGCCCACAACGTAACAGAAAAGCCGCATGCTTCTACCATGAAGTTGAATGGCGAGCGCGGTAAGACTTCTGTTATCGATATCGTCAATGCCCGTAGTGATGCACCTATTAAAGAATCGGTGCGTACTGAGGTGCAGTTCATGCAGTATCGTCGTTTACTCAAACGTGTACAGGCAGATGTCACTCCTGCACGCTGTAAGCAGTTTATCGACGCAGTGTTAGAACATCACCCACGACCAATCTCTGAATTGCATGAGTGGTTAGTGGCAGCAGCCTTACATCGTTACGCACATCGCGGTACGTATAAGGATGTGTCTCCGGAAGGGTTCATGCACGGTATGGGTATTGCGCAAGCAATCTATTCCAGCTATGGCATGCATCAGGCAGCAGCTCTGCTAAGCTGTGCCGCACTGCCGGGACGTGATGGTTTGGAATATCCGTTCCAACCTATCGAATCCAGCATCAAAGAAAAGTCGGACATATATTATCCACAGGAGTACCGCACGCAAAAAGGTACTGAGTTGGTAAGCCCGTTGAAAGAATCTGTGTTGTTGCTGATACGTGATTACGTTAACCCGTACAGCTTCCATTTGAAGACTTCTCCGGAAGTGGCTGAACTGTTAGGCGTTGAAACCGAAGTGAAAGGTTATATTCCGGGACAACGTCTCCAGTTAGAGCTGTCTGAATTCCTGTTAATCCAAGCCAGACAGAAGCATCGCGAGATTCATCCGCTGGCCGACGAATAAAACAATACGCTTTAAATTAAGAACATATCGAGGAGTAATCATGAAACTACTGAGTCTGCAAATGTATCCGGTCTACGAAATTCCTGAGCAAATCCGTCGCCGGATTTCATTCAACGCAGGTACCGATGACCTTACTAACCTGAGTGATGTTATCGTACAGAAAGGCTCAGCCGCCACGAGCGCTTTTGACTACGGCGAAGCGATGGGTAAGATTGTGGGCTTTGACCCTACTCCCGGCAGCTTTGAAAAGCCAATCGTCGATATCTCAGGCGAGAACAACATGATTAACCCATTCCGCTTTGAGCAGCGTTCACGTATCTATAACTTCGTGGCCGTGATTGTGGTTAATCCTATTAATGAAACACGTAGCCAAGAAATCCGTTACGTGTTAACGGGCTATACGTCAGAAGCAGATACATCCTTAACGGGTATCTTGCCAGACGACATGGTTCTGTTCATCAACGATATTTACGGTATCCGTTTAAGCTATCGTTACGATGCACACGGTAACCGTTATGTTGACCCGAACTCCTTCCAGATGGTGGACAACTACGTCCTCAGTAATGCGCTGGTAACTCAGCAGGCAACCGAGTTGACCTTAGACCCGATTGCACTGACCAAAGCTGCGAAGACTGTGGGTAATCTGGATGTGGGTAGCGGCGAGACGTTGGAGTTCAACGTTAACAGTGACCAGGTGTTGGGTTCTTCCCTGTCATCCGAAGCACAGCTGTTAACTGCCCAGCTTACCCGTCCAGAATCATTCATCGGGGCAATGTCTACCGGCTATCTGAATTCCCTGTTAAATGAACAGGAGTCTTCAACGCTGTCAGGTATCAACTCGTTCTTTGATAATGGCGCGCTGTCTCTCGAAGGTGAGATGCGTCGCTTGGGCGTGGTGAAGTCGTACAAGAACCACAGCTTCTCAACAGCCATGAAGACGGCGTTGTCTCGTAACAACTTCGTTCCGGATTCGTACCGTCAGGCACAGAATGCCAAGTTCCGTTTAGCGGACTTGCGTGTTTGTCTGTTCAACCCGGGTGATTTAAACCGCATGATTTCCGAGTCGCTGTCTGTTGCGATGCGTAACATGCAACTGGGTATCGATAAGACCGATAACTGGACTTCCATGAACGGCTTCTCTACAGATGCGTCCTTGGTGGCCTACGATATTGGCATGCGTGTTAGTCAGGTAATGGCAAAGAACCTGATTGGTGCTATTCGCATGACCTTCGATAACCGTTCTGCCAACTTCGATACCATTCCACTGCTTTCAATTATTCCGGGTTCTGCGGAATCGTTAAGTGAAGGCGGGATTCCAGTATTGATGGCGCGTAACTTCCAACGTGAAATGCATCAGACCTTGGTGCAGGCTACCCGACACAACCAAGTGCGTTGTAAGGTAGTTGTCATTGCCCGTCTGGGTCAGGTGACGCGTGTTGAAATTACGATTGATGGTGAACTGGTAACTGAATACTTCACCTTTGCTTCCTTCATGTCTTCCCGTCTGCACATTGGGTTGACTTACGATAACACTTACAACAACACGATTGCGAAGAACACCAACGTGTTGTTTGATACAATCCAGAATGGTTTTGATGAATATACTCGTCGTGAGTCCTCGCGCGATATGTTGATTTCATTACCAGACGCTCCTACCAACGGGTTCTCGATTCCGGAAACTGCTCCGGCTTCAACTCCCGCCGTCGGTGGGTTCTCGTTCGGCAATGATGACGTCAGCGGATTCAAACTTTAAAGGATAAGACGATGAGTAACATGACCATTATTGAGTTCTACCGCAAACAACTGGCTTCTTTGGGCATGGTTGACCGTGACGGCTTGCTCTTCTTTGAAGATGACGACCAGCAGGACCCGGTGAAGTTTAAGTTCGCTGGTGAAACCCGTCAGATGGTGTTGCCAACGTACCAGCTGATTAAAGCAGGTCTGAAAGATGAGATGGGGAATGATTGTCATGCTTTCCATCCCATCTGCGAGTCTGTACTGACCGGCGAGTCAGGTACTATCCGCTTCCTTAAGCAGGCGATTAAGAATCGTCTGTACGTTAAAGGCATGAGCTTCATTACTTACTTGTTGAAAGCATTGGCGGAAGGTAAATCCTCCCGCTCTGCCACCCTCAAGAAGTTTGTGGCGTCAATGACCGAAGGGATTGCGGAACCGAAGTTTGATGATAAGTTGTTCCGTAGCTGGACGAACGTGACCAACTACATCAAAGACAAGATGGATAAGAAAACCCGTCTGATGCTGTACATCTCATCGAATCAAATGATTGACGGTGAGAAGTATATTCGTGCGGCAACTTATTCACACGCATTCAAACAGGAAACGCTGGACGACAAGGCAACTTACTTTGGCGTCCGCTTGGAACGTAAGCAGGATAAAGTGATTATTCACAATCTGCTGAATGCGGTCTTTGGTTGGTATCCGGAAGAAGTGGGGTCGAATGACCAGCGTCCGTATTACGGTTCGCTGATTCGTGGCTGGGCGGAGTTCGTGCTGAACTTCAACAAGTACGCGAAAGGCCTCAAGGATATCGTGCCTGAGTACGAACTGCTGAATGCCGAATGGATTGATGCGGTGAACGACCTGTCTGAGTTTGATGGTAAAATTCAAATCCTACCATTCAATACTGGCAGTCGTAAAGAAGATGAAGAGACCACCCAGCGTGAATTCCGCGTAGGTGGTAATCGTGGGTATCAAGAGCCGGTGGTTCAGACGACGTCCGAAGTACGTCAGACGGAAAACGGGATGATTGACCCACTCAGTCTGCTGTCCTCAAACAAACCAGCGGAAGGGAATATCTTTGCACAAGGTGGTCGTCCTGTAGACCTGAGCAAATACACCCCGCTGGAACAGAAGTTGATTCGTGAAGGACGTACTGCACCACAGCCATCTATCATTACGAAGATGTCACTGTCCGAAGCACTGGGCGGTGGTAAGCGCAGTGCAGGTTATTCTGCTAACGATTTCTTCGCCGGTAGTTCTAACAACGTGTTCACGAACACAACAACCAGCAACAACCCGTTCACGTCCGGTGTGAGCAATAATCCGTTCACTGCGAACGCGGCAAGTAATAACCCATTCACAGGTGGGGCTTCGAATAACCCGTTCAATGCAGGTACTACCAACAGTGGTGGTAATGACCTGTTTAGTAACGGCGCATTCTAAGCAAAAAATAAATAAGGGGTGAAAGCCCCTTATTTTTTTACACAACCGCTGATTCCATTATCTCTGCGACCACAGCCATGCTAGGGATAATTAACGATTTAATCTCTGGAGTGAAATCCATTGGGCTACGAAGGTCGTTCAGTAGCATTAGCGGGAAGATAAGCTCGCTGGAAATCCCCGCGAGTTTGCAGTATGCGTACAAACTGTGAACCTCCGGATACGAGTAACTCGGATTGACTGACACAGTCTGCGTTTCCGGATGGCCACGTAAGTAATCGAGATGGTCAATGATTATCTGACGTTCGATAGTCCCCAATGCGGGGATGCCTGACTCATACGTCATGAAGCTATCTAGCACGGTTACCTCCTTTAAAATAAATTAGCATATATGTTATCTTGGTGTAAACCTGTGAGGAGTAATTACTAATGCAATCGTATACCGAGTTTAAAAGTACCACAGCCGACCGTGAAACAAATAGCGATGCAATTTCTGGTGCTCGCGCAGCAATGGTTGGTGGTCATATGAAATCGGCAGTGCCTTTGGATAGTCCCGAAGCGACACTGCATTTCACCGGTGCTGACACCGAATATGAGAAGTATGTCTTTAACCATGTTGTTGAAGACCAAGGGGAAGTGTACCAATATAGCTTAGCAGGACGTCATCTGCGTGCTATCTTCACCCGTACTTCCAGCCGTCAGGACAGCACACCTTTACAACGCGCAATCTTTTTCCGTCGCTCTGCATTAGGCGATGGCGGTCGTCCAGTCGTGGATGTTATTGAAACCACAGGCTTCACTGACCATGACCATGTCTTTACTTCCCTGCAAAAGGAGACCCCTAAGTTACAGCGTCTCCTCCGCGGGGAGACGAATGTCCTTGAATACGGTGAGGACATTACTGAATTAAACTGCCAGTTAAACGGTGAGTTCGTGGATGGGGTGAATCTGGTCACGGTACCAATCTCCCACCCGGAGAACATTGAGGATGCGTACCTCATCTCCAAAACTGCAGCAGCAATGATGCACGGGTATGGCTATCGCCGTATCGTAGTGCCAATGCGTGATGGGGATGTGTTGTTAGACATCATGGGCAGCCGTTCATCTGATGGCCGTTGGATACCGAAGTATTTCCCTGATGTAGGTGATGCGATTCGTAACGATGGTCTGGTGATTGCCAAACGTCAATACGACCCACTCTACGCAGCGATTGACATGTCTTCTGGTGAACTACAACACCCATCGCCATTCTACGACAGCTGTGAGTATGTGGATGCTGACCCAGATTACATGGCGAATCCAAACGATGAAAATGGGTCTCGCGTCATTGACATTAAAGTCTGGCGTAACGACTCCATGGTTAAAGGGGCAAACAATAACATCCGTTGTACTGAAGAGAACAAACGAATTCTGGATGAGTACGCGTTTGGTCTGAAAGACTATTACGCATCAATCCTGCGTTTCTACTTCTCGGTCAAAGAAGATGTGGTTTGGTCACCGAAGGCCAACCTGTTAATCCGTACTGCATTGGCCTCTGATTGTCATGAAGTGTTCCGTGAGTTCCAGCGGGATATTCGTGATGAGTTAACGAAGTCTGTTCGTCGCCATGAGAACAAACCTGACTACGTTGACAATGCCATGAAGAAGATTCAGGATGCGCCGGAGCGTGGATTGAAAGAAGCGATTACGAACTACACGATTGAAATCGTTGTCCGTTATCCTATCCCGGTTACCGTGTCATCTAAAATCACTGACCGTTCAGGCACCAAGGGGATTGTGGGTGCAGTGCTAGACGATGATAAGATGCCAGTCGATGAATTCGGCATGACCATCCATTGTCTGCGTAGTGCGAACGCCATTAAACGTCGCTCCACGTATGCTGCACCGTACCATATCTTCTGGTCAGCTGCTTCTGAGCAGTTGAAGATTCGCATGAAGCCGATGCTGGAAGCAGATAAGGTGGAAGAAGCCTGGGCGTTGTTAATGGAATATCTGGATTGCTATAATGATAAGTGGCGTCAGGCTATTGAGCTGACCCACCAGACTCGTGAAAAGCAAATCGAGCTGTTCGAAGAGATTTACCGTACCAGTATCCGTATTCACCTGCCGCATGAATTAAATAAATCGCGGTTGGATATATGTGATGACCTTGGTGAGTTCGCTCCGAAACGCACGAAGCTGTTAATGACAGATTATCGTGGGCGTAAGAAGTGGACGAAAAACACGTTCTACGTGGGCTATGTGGAAACCTTACGTCTGGATAAAACCGGTCGTGAGTTCTCTTCCATGTCCTCGATGTACACCAACTACTTGGGTGCCATCGATGCAAGCGGGGCTGGCGCGGGCAATTACCCGATGAAGTATAAAGCGATTAAGTTCGGGGGTGAATCCGAACGTCGTCTGCTCGAAGGTTACCGTAAAGGTGCTTTCGATGAGATTCATAACCGGGCTAACTCACCGGATGTGCATCGTGCAGTGGTACGTGGGTTGTATACTTCCCACACGCCGACTTCTCCGGGGTATCTGATTGACCGTAGTGAGTACCCGATGGGATATTCGCAGATTGATAAACTGGTGGAGAACATCCACCGCTGCGAAGGTTTTAGATTAGTCCGTCCACGTCGCGAGGATGCTACTGTATGAAAAAGGGCTTAGCCATTCATGTTCGTCAACTGCGTAATCTGACTTCGGAACAGGTCTGGAGTTTGAAAGGGCGTTACGAAGTGACGTTTGATGATAACGTGACCCTCCCGATGGGGGGTCGACACATTAAACTTAGCTGGCCGTATTGGGCGTTTTCAAGACTGTATGATTTCGTCCCCACCCCAAGCACGTTGGCTTACCATCGTGATGAAATATCGACCGATAACAAACACCTTGAACTTTTGAGCATGATGTTTGTATTGGCCAAGCACCACGGGATACCGATTGCGGATATTCGTTACGTGTTATCAGAACATGGTTACACAGACGCATACAACAACTCGGTAGATAATCTGATTGAGTATCTGACCACGGTAGACATTGATACCTTCCGTGACATCTGGCGTCACCCCCGTATGGATGAAGTGCGTCGTTTAGCAGAGCGTTATCCAGAAGGGTATGATGAAGATGGTAAGGATATGGTTGAAGAAGCCTATCAACATATCGAAGCTATCTTTGATGACCCTGCCATGCGTTACAACGCTGCGGTCATGTCAGTAAAAGATAAGACCATCAAAGGCGATCAGATTCTCCAGGCCTTTGTGCGTGGTAAGACATCTGAAATCGACTCCCGAGTGTTCAGTAATCAGGTATGGACAGGGTTCTTTACGGGGCTGGATGATATTGGCCGTGTGAAAGAATCTTGCTCTACTTCCCGTTCGCATCTGTACAACACCGATAACATTGCGGATGCAGAATACACCAGCCGTAAGTTCCAGCTGGTTGCGAACGTGTTGATGAACTTCACCCGTGGGGATTGCGGGTCTAACCATTATCACCGCCACACCTTTACTGACACGATGTCCTCAGAGACCACCTTCAATGCGATGGTGGGGATGTTCTATCAACTCGAAGGACATCAGAACGGCATCTGGATTCGCTTTAATCATGGCGACTTTAAGAAGCTGGTCAACAAACCACTCATCTATCGTTCAGCAATGACCTGTAAGCTATTAAGCAAGCAGTCTATCTGTTCGATTTGCATGGGTGAATTGATTGATAACCTGTCTGACGATACGTCACCTGCGCACTTGGCATCGACCTCGATTTCTGAGAAAGGTTCCCAAGGGATTCTGTCCACCAAGCACTTGGACTTCCTGCGTAAGGTACTGACATTGATATTCACCACAGACATGCAACGTTACATCACGCTGTTTAAACACAGTACGGTGAAAGCGGTACGTCTGCAGGCAAAACCTCTGTCAGGGTCATGGGATGAGTACGAACTGTCCATTCAGGATAAGATTCACTCTGAACTGATTCAGATTGGTTATCACGGTACATTATCTGAGTTAGATGAAACGGCATTACCGGATATCAATACGCTGACCTTCTCCCGTGTGGATAAGGATAAGAACATCATTGATGAAGAATCCATCAACGTTCGAATGGGTGTCTGTGGGAACTTCTCTCAGGAGTTCTTAAAGCACTATCTGCGTAACAAAGATAACTTGCGCATTGAAGGCAAGTCTGTCTTTATCCCTCTCGCCGGTTGGAACGTGAACCGCCCTCTGTTAGTTTATACAAACCGGTCAGAAAGTATGGCGGAGTTTGTATCGGCAATGGAAGCGAAGATTCGTTCCGCGTCAGTTGATGGTGAAGACCGTTTAGTGAAGTCAAGAAAGATGGAAGGTAACCAACGTTCTACATTCGTTAAGAATAAGAACGGTGTGGTGAAATCCATCTCGTTGGTGGAAATGCGTGGCGCTACTGAGAAGCAGTGTACTGACGCAATGCTGGACATGCATATGTTCGTTGAACGTAAGCTGAAAGGTATTCCAATGACTCATATCGCAATGATGCTTGCTGTCACGCGTGTGGAGTCACCAACTAACAGTTTCCCGGCGGTAGGCTTCGATGCTGAAGACTATAACCAGCAATCCGGTAAACGTTTCTTAGACCACAACACCATCATGGGTCGCCGTTCTGCTGCACCTATGCTTTTCTATGAGGGTCAACAGGACTACCTCGACAACATCGGCTTTTGGACTGACCGCATTCGCCCAGCGTCGTTGTACGACGGTGCGTTTGCGACAGTTAAGAAATAAACTGAGGGGCCCCGTGCCCCTCTCTTTTTTGTGAGGGGCAAGATGTTCGTCATCCACGTAATCCACACTAGCATGGGCTTCCGAATAGAAGTCCCTGTGCGAGTTATCGAATTAGCTATTTTAAAGTTTGCTGATGAACATTTACATGCGCCTAAAATGGGGCGCGACCATGGGAGAATGACCGTCGAAAAGGGGGACGGGTATTACGTTCATATCCCTTCGATGAATTACTTCTACTTCCATAAAGCATACTTCCATCGCATCCGTCAAATCGTGACGCACGCTGCGATAGAGTACAATAAGCAGGTGGAGGTACGTGAACACCACTACGTCCGTCGTGAGCCTTATAAGTGCTCATTCGATAACTACGGCTTCGAAATGGAAGTCACGGACGTAAACTCTCGCTTCTTCTATCAGAACGAAGTGGTTGAGAAAGCATTAGATCCGTTGTACTTACAAATCATTTTCGCCATCCAGACAGGAAGAGGAAAGACCAAGACCGCGCAAAAGGTGATGGTAAAGAAAGGGGTGCGCGCTGCACTTATCCACCGTCCAACCTACGTGGATAAATGGAAGTACGACTGTATTGAAGATGAGTCTGGCCTGCGAGTCGACGAGAAGCATGTGTATGTTGCCAAAGGGACACAGGGAATTTATGACCTGATAGAGGATGGTCGCTCTGGAAAGTTAGACCGAATGGGAATTAAGATTGTTATCTTACCTACCGTCTCGTTGTTCAACTTCATGAAAGAAGCGATTGCCACAATGTCGTCGTCGCCTGTGGACTTCGAAGCCTTCTATGACGATATCGGTGTTGGTGAGGTTATCTACGATGAGGTGCATGAGCACTTCTTACTGGTGTACCTGAGCGGTATTCTGTTGAACCCGCCATCCACCATTGAGATGTCTGCTACCTTGAAGCCGGGCGAAGCGAAGAAGTTTATCGCGGAACGGTATAAGGAACGCTTCCCAGAACACTGCCGCATTAGCGTGCCGTATATTCCGGTGGTCGACTGCCGTGGATTGTACTACAGCATTGATGACCCCGCGTTCGTTCGCCGAATGCAGAGAATGACCCCGTACAACCACAAACTGTTTGAGCAGCAATTGTTCAAACACAAACTGGAAGATGGGTACTTCTCGATGGTCTACGATATTCTTAAGCGTTCTTACATTGATAAGTATGAGCCCGGTCAGAAAGCCTTAGTCTTCTTTGCGTTAGTGGACTCCTGTGTCGCATTCGTCAAGTATGTGAAACACCGTTTACGCAATGAGTCAGACAAAGATTTCTCCGTGGTGAAGTACAACGCAGGGGATAGCTACGACGAGTTCATAGCTGCCGATATCGGGGTTTCCACTCCGGGTAAAGCAGGTACGGCAATTGACATCCCGGGGTTGGTTGTGGCGATAGTCACAATTGCCATCGATGACCGTCAGTTGAATGAACAGATTGCGGGCCGTCCGCGTGAAGTGACCAAGTGGGATTTGACACCGAAAGTCTTCTTCCTGCACTGCAGTGAACTCCAAAAGCATTTGCAGTATCTGGAGTCCCGCATGCGGTCATTGAAAGAAGTAGTGAAATCCTTCATGACTTCGTTCGCGCCTTACGCTATAAGGAAATCGAATGTTAGTACCTCCTTCTCCAGCAACGCCGCTGCCGCCGTATCAAAACCTCACGCTAGCAAGCTTCCTCGAGGCAGTCTTACGGGCTTATCCCGCCGTAGAGGACGCCGTCGTTAGATTGTGTGAAGACTCGGTTACCCGCCGAGCTTTGCACTACTACACGGTCGAGGAACACTTCGCGGGCATGCAGATTACGCAACGCGGAAAGACGTACTATGTTACACGGGTGAGCAGTATCCGCAACACTGCCGGTTACGAGCAGTACAGTTGGGTACTCTGGCACGATGACAAGTCCGGTACGTCGGTTGATGAAAACCCGAAAGTCGCTTACCGCCTGTATTCACACAAGTGGTTTGATTGGGTAGCCGTCAAACATTAATAACAAGGGGGACATTCTATATGTCCCCCACTACCCTTATTTTTTTGATATATAAAAGGAAACATTGCCATGTCTCGCCGTAAAAAGAAACCTGCTTATAACCCACGTTCTGGCGCCCGTCAGGAAATCTACGCTGCGGTTCGTAAAGTCATTAAGTGCGAAGATAAATGGTTCGCACAGGCCAAACAGATTGGCCAGATGATTGAAGACGAGCGTGCTGCTATTACCCGTCTGCCAGAAGGCGAAAAGAAAGCCACGGCTGAGAAAGCCATGGAACAATTGTACGCGGCCTTCCTCGGCACCCTGCAGACGTATAACACGAAGTTTGCAGAAGGTACACTGAAAGGTGACGATATCGGATGTGCTGCACTGAAAATCGTTAACGGTAAAGGTACCAAGTGGTCTGATATGGAGCTGATGCTCATCGACCCTACCGCTTCACTGATGGAGTTGGAAGCTGAGCTGTCCAACCTGTTACTGGATGCGACTGCCGCCTTCATGCCTGCGGTAGCGCAATACCAGCTGGATACCGGTGAATCGAAAGACAACGCCGAAATGCAACACATCATCGATGAGATGCGCGCACAGGCACCAAAGCCTGAAGCACCTAAGTTCGAAGAAGTGGCTGAAGAAACCACCCGCGAAGATCGCGCGGATGCTGCATTCGAAGCTGCCGCCCAGTAATTACTTTTAGGGACTGTGACCAATGAGTCAAGAAAATGAGAACCAAGGTCGTCCGTTGTTGACAGCCGGGGTACAAACGGAGGAGCTGGGCAAAGCCCCAGCCGACCTCGGGTTTACAGCTGTTGCAGAAGACGATTACGACCCGGAAGAAGCGCGTCGTTTGTGGTTGGAAAACCGTCGTCAGAAAGAACTGGCAGCCAAAGGACAAGCGGGGGTTCAGGTAGATGACCAGAGTCGCGATATTGGGCGGTCAGTGCATAGCAGTCCATCTGCTCGCAGCGTTAGCCAGCGGGAAGATAATGGTAGTGAATTCGGACGCGCCAGCGGTACGCAAGAAACGACCATCGCTCAACAGCCTGTTCAGCCAACCGTGGAGTTACAAGCTCCCGCAAGTGCCCCCGCACGAGATGACACGCATGCAGACGCAGGTGCTTACACTGCCCAAGCACAGTCGCTCGTTTCGCCGACCGCGCAGAAGGAAGTAATTCATGTCAAAGAAGAAGCGCAAACAGCCCGTCTGCATGATAGCCAAAATGGAACGGGTCGAGTTGAACACCGACATGCGGAACAGCAGCTTGCTCCAGCAGCGCCAACTTTCCAGCCAGTTGCAGACCCTGCGCCACAGGCCGAGACCAAGCAGCCAGCACCGCCTGCGACGCATCGCGTGAAATCAATTCTGGAAATGCCTGGCCATTCCGGTGAACGCAGTGAGTTTAGTGAACTGAAAGAAGATGACCCGTCTGCAATGTTGGCCGGGGCCTCTTTGATTGGTGGGCTGCGTAACCTCGCCGAATCGGTGGGGGGCTTTAATCAGTTCATCCGCGGTATTCCACGTGACGGTAACGGCGCATTGCAATTCCGTAGTCAGGAAGAGCAGGAAATCTACGAACGCATCAGCCAAATCATGCAAATTGCCTCTCCAACGATGCAGAACGGTAACCAAGCGCAGTCAGAAGCTTGGGCACGTGAAGACATCAAGTGGCAGCAGCAGGTTGATACCGGCAACGGTGACCCGTTTGTGATTAAGAACCACCCTCGTTCGGGTGCTGGGTTAATGTCGGCGATTTATCGTCGTCAGAACTCGGGTGCGCCGGTCACGGTGTTCTTACCGGCGTCGGGTTTCTTCATTACCTCGAAAGCCCCGCACGAAAACGACTTCTGTGACTACGACGTAGCACAGACCATGGATACTAACCAAGTGGGCCTGTCCACCTTTGGTATCCTGCTGTCGGCGTCTTCTGGCCTGTACCTGAAACACATGTTCAGCTTTGCGCTGAAGTTTGTCGAAGGCACTACGTTGGATGTGGGTGACGGTGAACTGCATCAAACCCTGTATTCGAAAATCGATGAGCGTGACTACTGGTTAGTGGTCATGGCTTGTACCATTGCGAAATACCCAAGCGGTATTCCATGGTTACTGAGCTGTACCTCGCCAACTTGCAGCCACGAAGAAGAGCTTAAGCTTAACATCGCACGCTGCATCCGTTACGCTAACGGGGTGATGACACAAGGCCAGCAAGCACTGATTAACCGTCAGCGCGACGGCGAACTGATGACGTTCACCGAGCAGGCCGAGTATCGCAAACAGCACATGAAAGACCCGACGACTAAGTGGGTGGATGACAACCTGACCTTCCGTTTCGAACACGCTTCTATTGCGCGTTATATCGACACGACCGAAGAGTGGGTAGGTGACATCAACAAATCGACCACCGAAGCCATGGGGAACTACGCGACTGAACAAGAGCGTAATACTTACATGCGTATGGCTGCCGAGAACCGTCGTCTGACTCGCTACCTGCACTTCATTGATTCCATTACCAGTAATGAAGGCACTGAGGATGAGTACATCGAGAAAGACCCGATTAAAATCCGTCAGGCTTTGGTTGCGATGTCTTCTGACCGTGGTTTTGTGAACCGCTTTGAAGCCGCCATTGAGAAGTTCAATGAACGTTCTCGCTTGGCCATCTTCGGGTACATGTCACACAACTGCCCAGCATGTGGCGTGGCAACGGGTGAGAAAGAAGGTCCATTCCGCGGCATCGTTGAGATTTCGCCGGACAGACTTTTTTTCGTGCTCTCTCGAGTGGTGTACGAGATTCAGAAACTGTTAACAGATCAATACGAAAGTATTGGCTAGAGAGCGGCGGCTTAAGCCATGAGACCTTGATCAATACGCTTAAGCTTGATACCACCTCTCTGTTCAAGCGTCGTGATCACCGTGCCGTGACTTACCAAGAAGCGTATGACGAGTTAATGGCGTCGTATGACCAATCGGTAGGTCTGGAGACGGGGCGATATCATGTAGCGATGTCTTTTCAGGAAGACCCGCTCGCGAACTCGCTGTATCAGATATGGGTCGAAACGTTCATCCGTGAAGATGTTTATAAATACATGGGTATGAACTTCCAGCAGTTCTTGCAACAACCACGTTGGTTGATTGACATGCAGCTGAAAGCGATTAAGCGTCGTCATCAAGACGAGACTGCGCTAGCCAATGAGATTAAGAACACCTTGCCTCCGGATAAGTAGAAGTGCCCTTCGGGGCACTTTCTTTTTTTTGTTACAATGGTATGTATCCCAGCTTTAGGACTTTACAGTCATGAATGATTTATACAACTACTACGCTAACTGCCTGCTCGCCGTGCGTCACCCTGACCGTGCAGCACCGTTATGTGACCTTGTGGCGTTGGCCATCGACAACGATTATGAACCCGCATTAGAACAGATTTATAACCTGGAGATGGATGACGTTTCTACACACATTGACACTTTGGAAGGGTGGATTGTCAGCTGCGTAGTAGGGCTAGGTCATCGACTGGGTATTGCTTTTGATGCACCAGCCTGTTACCGCAACCCGCGTGTACCATTGCTGGTATTAAAAGCGGTACTGGAAGATATCGAAACATTCGAGGACTTCGAAGAGGTACAGGCTATCTCCATGTCGGGTGAACCGGAAGGGATTATCCTTGAGAACATGGTACGCTACATCTACGCCGATAACTACTTCGAAATCGGTGAGTGTATCAAACTGGTTGAACCTCGCTTGATGACCGTTATCAGTAACTTTCTGAATGCCAGTTCACTTGAAGACGATGCCACCGGTGTGGATGACAGTGAACTGCAACGGATGGTAACGTATATTCGTCAGTATCCTGAGAACCCATGTGTCTGGGCTTTCCAGAACGCGGCGCGTACAACCGAACCTAACGTACTGGCAACCTCGTTGGTCTTCGAAGAGACCAGTGTGCCTATTGACCGCCTGCTGGAAATCTATTCCGTAGGTATGGCACTGTACAATAACGACACCTTTGATGGGGCGTATGCCGCACTTGAGAAGATGTTAGCAATTATTAACACTGATGAGCGTCCACCGATGCCAATCCTGCAAGCAGGGGCCGCAGCGCTACGCACGATTTACGGAGTGGAGGATGGACAAGTACAGTTATCTGATAGCGGCCTGTAATTCCAATGCGTGGAAACGGCTCTCCTGGCGCATGTCGATATTTAACGTGTGCCGTTTCCCTGAGAACGGTAAACCGCAAGCATACGACCTGTCGTATGTCGATGGGGTGCCGCACTTCTGGGATATAGATGAAGACACGTTAGGTAAATGGTCACCGATTACCGGGGTTCGTCCTAACGAAGAAATCTTCTGGCCGGAAGAAGAGTTACCGATTAAAGCGGGTGATTATCCGGGACTTGAGAAAGACCTGCTCACCACTGCGGGTCGTTACGTGGCCAACTGGATTGTGATTTACTTCTCGGTAGGGAAACGTCTTCCTTATCTAGAAGACGGGCAAACGTTCATGGTGTACGAGAGCGAATTGTACAACCGTTGCCTGAAATCTGAGACAGATGACCCGGACAACACCGAAGCCATCCGTCCATCGCACATTAACGCGTTTATACAGGGCCTCAGTGAGCTTTCGCCGATGTGTAAGGCGATTGTACCCACTGGGACACTGCGCTCGTTAGAGACGCACCCAGACCTGTATAAGGTACGTGACGCATTACTTGAAAAACACAAAGATGAATTGGATGACCCGGCCGTGGTCGTGAAGATTCAGAAAGTGTTGGACGACATGGACACCGAATGGTTGAAAGGTGACCAGTCCATCGAGTTCTTCAGTTCGAAGAAATCCCGCATGCGTCGTCGTAAGCTGTTAATCATGCACGGGATTGAAGCCGCCTTTAAAGAAGGGGGCGACTACACCCTGATACCGACGTCATTAATCGAAGGGGGCGACCTGACGAAGCTCGTTGAGAAATTCAACGGCGTCCGTGAAGGTTCCTTCTCCCGTGGTGCGGAAACCGCGAAAGGCGGGGAACAGGTTCGAATCATCCAGATGATTTTCCAGAACCACCGTATCACTGCAGATGACTGCGGTACTAAACTGACCCACCTCGTGTTCATCAACGATACTAATGTTGAACGTTACGTGGGAATGAATATGGTTGATGGCGGTAAATTGGTGAATCTTACCAAGAAACTGTTAAAGGATATGCTGGGTAAAGCTATCCGCATCCGTCGACCTATCTTATGTCAACGTGGCCACGTCGATACCTGTGCAGGCTGCTCCAGTGCGACAAAGTCCAACGAAGAACGCGCCATCGCCGCCGATGTATCAACCGCGATGTCTAACGTTATGTTGAACGCCATGGGCGCAATGCACGGCCGTGAAACTGTGGTGGCCGAATACAAACCTCGATTCCACATTACCTAAGGGCTCTGTCATGGGAAACAAAGATAACCGTCAATCACAAGCTTCTGGCGAAGAGAAGACCCCTGTGCTTGAAACTACTGCAGTAGAAACCACCTCGCAAGAGTCACCGCGTCCTGACCTGACTCCTGCGGTTGAAACGACTGCACAAGTAGCACCAATTGTTGGCGTAAATGCTGAAGAGCAATACGACCTGAAACTGCTGGGCGAGCTGCTGGAAGAGTACAGCAACAACTCTGGTATGCACGTTGACCTGAACAGCACGAAGTCTAAAGTGGCGTTCTCCAAACTGCACCATGCGTTCCGCCTGCTGTTCAAAATGCGTGGTCAAGCGTTTAAGAGCGGCTTTGCTGCACTGATTAACGTGATTAACGACGCAACTACCAAAGCGTTCCACCCGAAGGTCGTGAACTACCATCTGTCTAATCTGTCCCCAGAAGAGCAGCAGGTCTTCATCATCTTCATCAACTACGCTGGCCGCTTTGCTCGCTTTGATAACAAATCTAAGTTCTCTAAAAACACCAACGTGTCGCGTCTGACCGAACTGGTAGTTGACCCAGAGCTGAAAGGTTTGCTGAACGAAGTGTTCCTCGTTACGCAATAAAAAATAAAGGCTACCTACTTACCCTCACGGGTAAGTAGGACCTTATCTTTTTTTGGATAGATATCATCAGGGTGAGAAGACAATTCCGTCTTCATTTACGAAAGGAATGTTTATGAAACGTCGCATCGCCCCGACTCCACCGCGTCAGCCTAGCATGGCAGACACACTCCGTTTGATGGCAAGCCTGACAGGACGTCCATCACGTCCTCCGATTAAGGAGGTTACAAAAGGATTGAGTTAAGAGCTTTAATTTAATAGGGTGGTGTTAGCGCACCACCCTACTTCTCCATATGATACTTATTTTTTTGTTACGCCGCTTCGGTAACCTCAGTTACTGGTTCATCGTTAGCTGCCGCCATACGCTCCAAGAACTTCTCAAGCACATGGTCTTTGTCTGGCATCAAGAACAACTCGTTAGCAATCTCCATCGCATTGACCCGGCCCGCAGTCAGGTTTACCCCCGCACGACGACGAACATCTTCGCTTACCCCTTCAATAGAGATAAGTTCGATGATAGTGGTCTCCCGGGATTGGTTGGCCATATTCGTACAAGATGGGTATGCCTGTGTCAAGTCGGCATCTGCAGTTTGACCACGGAAAGCTGTCAACAGCATCGGGACTTCTTTCACAGCATACAGCCCGTTCTCGGCGTTCATGTGTGCCGGTAACGTCACTATCCAGCCATCTGTCCCGATAACCTCCTCATCGAAGTCATTCTTAATCGCATTCCCCACTGACCCGATAACCAGCCCTTGCTCATGCAAGAAGTAGGTGAACTCGTTACAGATACGCTTCGGTAGCGATGGGAAGATATCGTACATGGAAACACCGGCCAACACCGAGAGTGCAGATGCCAAGTCGTTGTTCTTCTGGTCGAGTAACACAATGAGAAGGTTATCCATTATGTTGTAGGCGCAATACTCCAACGCATGTTCTTTCTGCGCAGTGATGTGCCAATCGACGTTATCTTTATACTCCAGTCCAGGAATGTCCATTTTACCGACCCCCACTTCACTTTCCAGAATCGCGGAGAGTTTGTAGGTTGGACGGTTACCTTCGTGCGTACGGATTTTCTTAAACAGGCACATGGCATCGACGGCATAAAACGATGCTTGACAATACAGCACATGCCATTGGTCTGCAGGAGACTTGGTGAGGGTTTTGGACTCGGTCTTCTTCGACGCTTGGTCACGCTTGTACCACACGTTACGATATTTAACCGGCACGTCCGGATGACAGAATACATCCTCTAAAGGAATCCCCGCGGCTTCCAGCTCCTTAATCATAATCGTTAAGTCGTAATCGATGTTCCACGCCACCAATAAGTCAGGCAATAAACGGTGGACTTCATGGAACATAGCTACGATACAGTCAGCAGGACGCGCGCACTGGTGAACGAATATCTCGTAGTCAGAGATAATGTCGCGGTATTCAATCTGCCCTTCCGGCAGCTTCTTACCTTTCTTGTCACGGGTGAAGGGAACTTTCTTCAGCAGCTCAACGGTTTTCCCAACGATTGCTTCCCGGCCGCCTTTGACTCGGTTCATGTAATCATCGTGAGCGAAGAAGTGAATCTCATTATCACAAACAAACGAAACCATCTCCATTCGCTTGGAACCATCGTCTTCTTTGGTTTCCACGTCGAATACGCAGATACGGTTTAACGACTGAGCTTCTGGCCACTTCTGTTTGTACTTCTGCTTGATATAACTGGTGACAGGTAGGTCGGCCCAATAAACAAACGGACTACGACAAACCATCTTTAATGAAGTTTTCGGGTTCGGGAAGTTGTACCCCAAGCCCATCTGAATGGCCGTGGCCATTTTCACATCGGTGGTTTTAATCTCGATGCATTTGTCCCGATGTTCGTATTCTTTTTTCTCTTGATGGTTTTGGAAAGGTTTCTGGGTGATGAATATCGGACGTTTTACGTTTTCAAGCATCACCAAACGTGGAATCTGACGGCCATCTTTAGTATGGACGACCTCCTTAATGACGACCAAGTCGTTTTGCTTTTCGGCATCGGTCGAGTAGGCGACGGACTTACATTCTTTGCCAGCGACGTCATCAGGGTGAAAGTGTAAGTTGCTTACCATAGCGGCCCTTCTTATTCGGTTGCTCGATTATAGGTTTCAGTATCTATATTGAGGCACTCTATTGTAAAAAATTTAAGGATTCCCCATGGGACATTGGTTAAACCTTGCTGAACGGTTGGCGAACCGTCAGTATGTAGCCTCGGAATCTATCCGATTCCAACAACGCGACAAGTTTGAAAAGCTCACAGCCGCCGTTGCCGAATTCCGTAAGAACAACTACAGCCGTACCGCGTACGAGACCTCGACCATTCCGGAAGTTATCATGGATTGTTTCGGGGTCAATGTTCGTTTATGTGACGGCGGCGAACTGGGGATGGCCGATACCCGTCTGGCCGCGGTACATCCGCCAGAGCTGGATAAGAACCACCCGCTAGTACCTGAGTTCCAACGCATGGTGTATAAAGGCAATAACGACCTTGCCATTTACAGCAAGTTTGCGAAAGACGGTGTCATCATTGGGGAAGTGAGTGATGCGGATGCTCGTATCAGTGGCGACTACAGTAAAATCGTGTGTCAGTTGTACGTGACACCGGTACTGTTCTCTGACCCAGAGTTCACCGATGAAGAGTTGGCTGCGATTATCCTGCATGAAGTGGGCCACATTTATACGTACTTCAAGTTGATTGGCCGTACGCTGCTGACCAACATGATTGCGGATGCGGCTGCTAATCGCCTGATGAAGACCGAAGACCCGAAAGAGAAGATGAAAATCGTGTCGGATGTTGAAAAACTCCTTAACACGAAAATCAATCAGCCGGATACCTTGCTGGTCGAATACCGTAAAGAAGCCCTGTACATGCATTTGGTGACAGACTTGTCTCAGCCACGCATCAATGCGGTCGCTTCTAACGGTTACGCCAACCGTAACTGGGAACGTCTGGCTGACGACTTTGCTGCCCGTTGTGGTGCAGGACAGTATCTGGCATCCGGGCTGTTTAAGCTCGAGTCTTCGCCAATGTACCTCGCCCGTAACAGCGCGTTCATCGATTACGGTACCCACATCGTGACGCAGGTCGCCTTACTGGGCTTCGTTATTTATAATGCGGCGTACATGCCATTCGTCACGGCCGGGCTGTGTGTGCTGGGTCTGGTTATCTCTGACCCGCAGAACTACATCTACGACCAACCACAAGAACGCTTTGAAACCTTGCGTCGTACCATGATGCAGGAGCTGCGCGTTTACGAAGGCGTGAACTCGAAAGAGGCCAACGAATACCGTAAGCGTATCCTGAAAGAGGTGGGCGTGGTGGATAACCTGTTGTCTGAAGTGAAAGATAAAGACAACGTGTTTAAACTGTTCCACGACTACTTGACTCCGTCAGGTCGCCGTGAAAAACGCGCTATCGAATTCCAGCAGGATATCGAAAGATTCCTGACGTCTGACTTAGCCCTGGCTTCAGCCCGCCTGAGTACCGCGGCAACGAAATAACCCTTAACGAGGAATCAACATGACTCACAAAATTACCATTGCGAATCTGGTACTGGACTTCAAACGTAAGAATGAAGGAAAGGGTGTTACCGCAACTCGTGCGCTGTCTACCTTGATGGCTATCTGTTTGGCGTTCAATGCTCCTCTGCCGAACGTGGGCAAGACGGGCGCACAAGAAGCTGCCCGTCAGGTGCTGCGTCCGTACCTGACCAAAATCACCTCCGATGTCAATGAGCTGATGCACATTGATTACTGCACTGTTGACTCGCTGACTGTTGCTATCTACTGCAACCGTTACGAACAAGCGTGGAACCCACGCGGTGCTATCGACGCTTTCTCTATCCAGCAGATTGTGGCGGAAGGGATTGGTGACGATATTTGGGAAACCGTTCGTCTGTGGCTGGACCGCTTTATGTCTGCTGTTGAATTCTATCAGATGGAAGCGAAGGAGGGCGAATGAGCCAATTATCTGGGACGAGCGGAGGTATCCCGACGGATGTGAAGTTTCGTCTGGGTGACTTAGGCGACCTTGCTCGACAGCAATCCACTGAGGGCATTACCGAAATTGATGACCTCATCGCTTATCTGAACAAAACCGATGCGCAGGTCGAGTACGGGGATAAAATCCTGAACACGCTTGACCAAGTGTTGGCTGAGATTCGTGGCCGTGGTATTAACCAAGACACGTTCGTGGCCGTTGAGTCAATCCGCCCGGGTACTATCCCTGCTGCTGTCCGTAGCGTACTGACCAGTAACTTCTCACGTGTCCATCGTGAAGAGACGGTGGTTGCACTGGAGTCGTATGCCCAAGTGGGTAAGTACGGTATCCTGTTGCTGTTGGTGGGTGCGGTTATCAAAATCCTGTCATGGATTGTGAAGAACTCCACCGCTGCCGGTGGTGGTAACGGTCAGGAAGGGGATGACTACAAAGGGGATGCGGACGGGCGTGTCGACGGTGCCTCAATGGACGGAGAAACCATTCTCGGTTCACTGAAGACTACCGTGGTCAAAGACGGTTACGTGACCGCCTTCCCGTCAGCCAAAGACCCGAAGAGCCAGAAAGAAGTTAACGATGTGGCCGCTATCCTCGATGCGCGCATTGCAGAAGCAGGAGCAGAAGATTACTTCAACTCCCTGTCTGCAGTCGTCACTGGGGGCAAGTCCTTCGTTGCACCAATTCTGGCGAAAGCAGCCAAAGGGGAAGTCAGTCAGCGTGAAGCGTTGATTGAATTAATTACCCAAGTGGTGGCCTGCGGTGCCCCTTCTGCCATCTTTACCGACCGTGCTGCTCAAGCAGCGTGGGGTGTACTGCCTAAACCGGCTAAAGAAGCAGGTGTACGCTACGCTACGGGGTCTTTGTTCAAACGTTACACCAATGCACTGACTAACTTGAACGGCGATGCTGCACGCTTTGAGGGCTTCTTAAACGATGTCACCAGTAAGCTGCTGCGTCCTGAGCAAGTACCGCAGTCAGTACCAGCGTCCATGGCATTGGAATTCGTGACCATCGTCTCCACGTTATCCGCGACTGTGTTCTCCATGCTGGAACGTGACGCCAGTGGTAACCCTGCGGCATCAACCGAGCTGTCTTCTATCGGCTTCCGCATTAAACCGGATTTCGCGAAGAAGTTGATTGGTTATACCGAAGCGACAGGCACTACCGGGTCGTACGAGTTCCGCTATGTGACTTCTGGCGCGTTTATGTGCACAGAGTTACTGGTTGACTTGCTCAACAACACCGGTATCTCCGATAATGACCATCCGGCCATTCTGAAATCCTTAACGTTGTTAGGGCCGAAAGAACTGGAGTCGAATCCAAAGACGGACATTGCGAAATACTCAGCCTTACTGAAACGATTCGAAGCGTTGTATGACGACTACGATGACATCGGTAAGCTGATGCAGAAGAAGCTGAAAGAGATGCCACACTTCAAACAGTTTGAAGACAACATCTACGAAGCCATCTCCGGCAATAAGCAAACCGCCGCCATTGGTAAAGACACCGGGCTGTATGAAATTGGCGCAGGTAGTGACGAACCGGGTTCGAGCTTCTTCAAAGGTTCTAAAGCGGTGCTTGCAGTATGCCGTGACTTTGCGAAGACCGGTGGAGCGTTGACGAAGGTTGTTGACCGCCACAACAAATCCCCATGGGTACGTTCGATTAAAAAATAAAGTAGGTCCCTACCCCCCGATGGGGGGTAGGGGTACCTTTTATTTTGTTTTGTCGTGACGATTGTAGGAAAGTACCACGTCATCTTTCAGACCGATACTGCCGTCTGGTTCGATTTCGAGTTTCTTGCCTAAGGTAGCACGGGCTGCAGGACTCAGTACCGTAAAGATACGCATGTCCTTATCCACACCCATCCCTTCCATCTCTACGGAGATAATGGAGTCCTTCAACGTTTCTTTCAGGGCTTCAGTAATGTCCGAGGTGGAGATAGTCAGGTTGTTGGCCAACCAGTCGGTAATCACCAAACGGGTTTGCTCGCGGATAACCTTAATCAGGTCGGTGTTCTGACGATTCGCCGCGGTCAGGTAGTAGCCGAGTGTAAAGCGGTTCTCTGCTTTAATCGGGGCAATTGTACCATCACCTAAACGGGCGTCAATGTAACCCATGGTCGTCTGCGGGATGAAGAACGCTTGCGTGTTCTCGAGCATCTCCAACTGAATTCCCGGAATCACGTCCGTTACCGTATCCACTACAAAGGCAGCAACCTTCTCCCGGTAAGTCCTGACTTCTTTCGTTGTCGAGAACAGATAACGGGCATCGAACACCCCCATCTCACAACGGAACTTGATTTTACGAGGGTTCGCAATAATCGAGTTACCTTGGGCGTCTTTCATCAAAGACCCGGCTTCAAACTTCACAATCTGCTTGCCGGTGACAGGGTCGAGTTTAGGGTCGCCTTTACGGTGCAGGTATTCCCAGACAATTGGCGGGTCTTGTGACTCATCAATCGTGTACTTCGGAACACCACGTTCGTTACGGTCGTAGACGTCATCTTCCCACACAGCCATCACATCCGAGGTGTAGCGCATGTAGTTAATGCTGTCAGTCACCGCACGAGACTTACGCCAGTAACCGGACAAGGCTTTACCCAAGACCAGTTCCAGGGTTTCGTGGGTGATACCAATCGCATCACGTACCGGAGGCGTAATAAAGGTGTCCAGCTCAGCACGCTCGTAATCCCGAGGGAAGTAGTTCGAGCAGCCGTAGAACACGTTCATGTCCACACCCAACGCAATTGGCAACAGTAAGGTGTTGTCGCCCACTTTGAAGTTGGTGAGAATCATCTCATCGTTACGGTCAACGTCGAGGTTCGTCTCAATCTCAAATTCAAAGACACGTTCATCATCCAGATAACCAACCATCGTACCGTTCACGTAAGCGCGGTCAGCCGCGTAGCCACGAGGGACAAAGGAAATCTGTGCCCAGCATTGGTCATCCGCTAATGCTTTGTACGCTTCAGAAGAACGAGTGACCACCCGCAGCTTATAGCCGGTTTCCGTCCGCACGATTTCATAGTTGTCAGTGACAACCTGAAGTTCTGTGGTGGAGTTGGTTGACATAAAGCGTTTGGAGATAATCGCCGGTTTCGACAGCTGATACACACGCACGTCTAAAGCATCGTTGTTACGGTCAACCACGTAATGGAACGGGGTATAGAAGTAACTGGATGCGTTGGCCATGGCTACCAAGTCACGGTTCGACAGGTAACGTTGGCCTTCGGTCATGGTCGGGTCAACAAACAGGCTGGTACCATCAGAGCGATAAATGGTTTCCGGCAGGATGGTGGCACGATTACCGTTAAACCGCACGGTGGATAAAGCCGCCAGCTCTTCCCACGTAAAGTACATCGGGGCAGAGAGCGTACCAATCGGTGAACTCACGTCTTTCAGTGTCGAGTCCGGCATTGGGGCAGACAGATGATACGTACGGTTGGTCACGTAATCGATAGGTTTGGTCAAGCTTAACCCGTACGCTGTTACCGCTGCAGCTAACTGCGCCTCACTGATAGGTTGCTTACGCGCCCCTACCGAGTTGGAGATAACGCGGTCACGGAACTCTTCGAGGGTTAACGGGTTACGACCACCCACTGTCAGGTTAGAACCTAACACGCGCCTCACAGAGAGCATCTTAAACGGGTTGGAGTACGTTGGGTCAGTCTCTTCGTTTAAGTCCGCCATGAACATCTGGAAGTCGTCTGCGGGGTAGTTCGCCAAATCCACTGACAACGGGCCCAATGTGGTGTAGACATCCACGCGGATATCCCCCGACACTAGCCCACTGTTAATGTACACCTCAGGAATCTTCACCCCTAAGACCTGTGTACCCAGCGCCATCACCGCGGTCGGGATGTTCGGGTCGTACACTTCTTTCGAGAAGGTCTGAGCCAGTTCCGTCCATTTGTTCGCGGTACGGGAGTTGCGCATCCAGACACGGGCATAGAAGAACTTGTTGGTGAATGGGTAGTTCTTCTTCCAACCGGTCTTCGGTAAGATAACGTCGGTCGCAGTGGTAATCGCATACTGCATCAGCGGTAAGGTGATACGCAGCATGGACGTGCCGTTGTCCGCCGTGGTCAGTACCCAGTCCAAGGCGTTCGTGGCAATTTCTTTCACCGGGTTCTCTGGTGACGTTACCCACAATACCTCAAACGAGTCAAACGGCAGCACCTGTATCTCAATGGCATACTGCAGCGTGAACGTGTATCCCGCCACCTTGACGTACGAGTCACGAGGGATGATGATACGGCGAGTACCAGCACTGACCAACGGCATCGCTTTAGCGCGAACCGAGTCTACATCCACGTAAAGATACATTTCAGTAGTCGAAGGCTGGGAGAAGATGTCTACTGCGTCACGGTCGGACATGTGGCGGTACAGGTCATCCCACGTCAGGGCCATCGAGGCATACATCTTCGGCAGTAACTGCCGCCCACCTTCGATAGTGGAGTGGGCTAGCATCACGCCCATCTCTGCAATATACGCTACCGGGTCAGTGGGGTCGGCTAAGGTCATGTTCGGCTTGTTAAGCGATTGACGCAACGTGTTCAACGCCAACGATTGCATTAATGCCGGGTTATGTGCGACGGTCAGGATTTTACCTGACAAGTCCTGAACTGTTTCCATTATAAAAGCCCTGCTTTGGTCATAACGAATTCATAATCGGTCTGATAGACCCACCACGAAAGTTTACGACGGATGGTATCGATGTGCGGGTAGCCGTAATAGTTGAATAACGGCAACTCATGAACTTCCAGCTGACGCAGGAAGGACGCACCCAATGGCATGAACTCATCAAAGTTCGGGTCCGGAATCATGTCCGGGTTAAAGATAGCAACCGTGCGGTTAAACATATCCATGTACAGCGGGTCATCGTAACGTGCCCCAATCATCTGCCATTGAATGGTGATGGTGGTGTCATCGTTAAGCTGCGGCTTGGTGTTGTCTACCGAAGCCATAGCACCGGCGTTGTTGTTGGTTGGCCACATGACACAGCCACAAACAAAACGCTGAATGTTACCCAGTGAGTCGTACTTAATAGAGTAGACACGTGACTGGTAATCAATACGACGCTGTACGGAGTTAATGATACGCGGTTTAAACTTCCCTTTACGTACCCCTGCCATATACTCGAGCCATACCGTCATCATCTTCATAATCGGGTTACCGACCATGTTGTTGAAGGTGGTAGAACCGCTATAAGCGTAGTTCACGTCCCACGTGGAATCGACGATACCCCACTGCTCACGTTCGATACCTTCATTCGATAACCAGCTGTCCACTGAGTTGTCAGGCGGACCACTGAAACTGACCAGAGAAGAAGTCAGTAATGGTATGAAAGCCTGCAAGTTATCAAACGGTACTTCTTGGCGGAACGGTTTACCCAAGGCTGGCGTGTCATTGGGAGCAAAGCCAAAGGGGAACAGTGGGTCAAGTGCGGCCAGAATCGAGTAGTCCAGTGACGAGGTGTCTTGGGCAACCATATTGGCGAAGCGTCGGGATTGGGCAATGTTGTTGAAGTCGAGGTTACAATCTGGCCTCACCATGAAGGTTAACCCGCCATACTCCCTGTTTACCGGGAGCGGGTTGTTAGCCATTCTATGGTTGAACCCCATTAAGGGGTTAGTGAGCTTTTGAGCTGCCAATCCCCCCGAGTGCGACAACCCAATGCGGTCTTTCCACATGGTCAACTCGTCATTGAGATTGTACGGAGCTACGGGGTTGGTCGTAGACGTACGACTTTCTAAATAGCTCGCGAGGGAAGGGACTTCGGCATCATCCTGTGCTTCCGCAGTCTGCGCCCTTAACGCTTCAATCTCTGCCTGTTTACTATAATCGGCCATTTTCAACTCCGGAGTTTAAAATGAAAAAAGATGTCGAGACGACACTCGTCTCTTTCTTATCAAAGTTCCCTGATTTCATCAGGCAGCGCCACGATAGTCTCGAAGAGTTCAACGCTCAGTTGTACAATGAGTATCTGACGATGGTCGAGCAGAAGCTGGTCTCTCTGGATTATCTTCCAGGGGTGTTGGATTCCGTATTAACCTTACTGGCCGGTAACCAGTTGACAGCGATGTCGCTGCTGGTTGGCGTGCCTGACGTGGATATCCTGGGAACGCTGGATAAAATCTCTACTAAGCGCTCACCGCTTGACGCGGCCGCACGTACCGGTTCCCGCTTAGGTGCCGCGTTTGCCGCTGGCGAATCTACCCGTCTGGGACTGCCGTCATACGATAACCTCGTCCCTGCCGTGTCCGACCTGTATCAGCCACGCCGCGTTGCCCGTGAGTCCACCGAGAACCTCGAAGACGTTCTGCTGGGTATGGATAAAACAGCCAACGTCGGCCTCGGCAAAGACAGCCTGAAACAGATTAGCGAGCAGGACAAACTGTCCACCGGTAAAATGTTCTCCGCCGTCTTTGAACGCGACGGTAATAAAGCTGAACTGATGCTGCGCGTGCGCTTGGCGGTTAAGTCCGCACCAACGGCCGCAATGAAAACCTTTATTGCTTTCAGCGACCAAACCAAAACTTTCTCAGAGCGTCTGATTAAAGCATCTGTGGGTAGCCTCGGTTACGCCAAAGATATCTTCTTCTCAAACGATCTGATTGAAGAGTATCGTAAAAACCGTTATCGCGATAAGACCGGCTACTATAAGCAGCTGATGGACCGTCGTAATGGTAACTGGCTGTCTGGCCTGTTGAGCTTCTCTCCGTCTATCAACAACGCCTCGGCGGTGATGGTGGTCTCTCGTGAGTCTCTCGATGAGCTGACTGCAGAACTGGGTGGGGACTTCGACGATTTCGCTATACGTCAACGTGTGTTCCACGATACCCTGACGGTGTATTACGTGGTTATCGATACTCAGTGGAACCGTGTTGTCATCTATACCCGTGGTATGGACGGTTCTATGGAACTCGATAAAGGGGACTTCGCGAAATCCAGTAAAGGCGGCTCTAACGTCAACTCGATTATCGAAGCGTATCGTTCCGGCGCACAACCGGTATTGTAAGGGACGGTGAAATGAATATCTCTAACGTAATTAGCACGATGCTGCCGAGCTTTGAAAGCTCGCAGTTAAAGGACAGCGTCCGCGATAACACTGCAGCGATTACCTCAGAACTGCTTCCGCAGTATATGACGTTGCAAGAAGTCGTCGGTACCAGCGAGTTTAAATCTGCAGATGTGAAGAAGATGTCGAAAGAGATCACTACGTATCTGCGTGAAACCAAACTCGAAATGAAAGGCCTGCATAACCCGAACATGCTCGACTATATTGTCGAAGTCATGAAAAACATCGGTACCCTGCAGGGCTTCATTGTTGACCGCATCAACCAAGACATCGGCCGTAAGGTGATGACTGCCCAGCTCTCCTTTAATAAGCAGACGCTGTTGCACCTGGTTGACCTGATTGAGTTCTTCGGCCAATACAGCGCTACGCTGATTAACTGGCTGACTCATGAAGAACTGCAGTCAGTACATTCCGAAATCAAAACCACGGGTGTGGCTCCAACTGACCTGAAATACCTGCAAATGCGTATGGCGACCTTCGCGGTAGCGGTGCGTATCCTGGGTACCCCGGTTAACAAGTTGAAAGCGGACTACGGTGAGATTCCGGATGCGGTGTTCACAGAAGATACCTTCTACGAACTGACCCGCACCTTCGGGCAGGAAAATACTGACCCGCTGGGGATGTCCTCCGTTCCGTTCCCGTTGTCTATCATTTACCGTATCCGTTTGAACATCGCGGAACGTCAGATGGACAATCTGGATGAAATCAGTACGACGGCCAAAGCCGTTGAATTACGTCTGGCGTTGTATCGTCGTCAGTTGGCCGAAGGCACCGGGGATGCGTACATCGAAGACATGATTGATGCGCAGGAAAAACGTTTGAATGATCTTAAATACAAACGTGAGCGCCTGGAGAAGAAATATGGATTACAGTAAAGCTTGTCGTGTCATCGATGATTATATGGATAAGCTGGCTAAATCCCCGCTTATGGTCCATGACGATAACGTGATTCACGGCGTCTTAGACGCTGCGGCTGTTGTTCTTCCTCGCTTCAAGCTAATGTGCGTTGAGATGGTCCAGAACGTATTATATGACGACTTCAAACAGTTGGGCTTTACGTTTAATTCGTTTTATAATGAAACGATGGCGTTTGTCCTCGACGGAAAGCGTCGTTCTATGGGAACTGGCAATTATTCGTCCATCATTCAAGCTTACATGAACGATATTCGTAGCACGACCAGTGCAGAGGATTTCGGTAGCTTGGGTATGGCGATTCTGAACTCAACGTTCGGCCGGTCAGGCACGGTACGCTCAATGGGCCCGGTACATCAAACCATTGTGCCGGACGTCCGCGCATTATCTTATGCAGACCACGAATTACTGGCACAATGGATAACGCGTGTAAACGGTCTTTCTGACATGATTACGACGTTATCTGTTTTCTTGAAGATCGCACGTCCCTAATGGGGCCCCTTATTGAGGGGCGTGTAGTTTACTTGGTTAACCAAAAACAGGAACCACAAATATGAACTTTATGCAAAAACGGGCAGCTCGCGAGTCCATCGAGAGTGAAGTCACCGACGCTGGCCTGAGCAACATCTCTACTGGCGAAGACAACCTGGACGTCCAGTTGACCGAAGTAGCACCTCTGGACCAACAGTTCGACGCGCTGGCTTCCGATGGCGAAGTCCTGTCAGCCGATACTGAACGTACCGAAGCTGCGATCGACACTGCCGAAACTGCTCTTGGCGAAGGCGAAGAGATGAAGGAAGAAGAGATCGCTCCACTGGTTGTTGCCGGTGAAAGCATCCGTCGTCGCTGGAACCTGGAAACTCCACAGGTTGCGCGTGAATCCTTCCGTCGTGGTCGTGGTCTGACTCGTTCAGCTTGCGAAGGCTGGAAAGAGAACCTGAAAAAGCTGTGGCAGGCATTCATCGAAATGGTGAAAACTGTTATCCGCAAAGCAAAAGAGCTGAAGCTGAAATATTTCAACGTCGGCAAATCTGCTGTTAAGCGTGCGAAGGGCTACGAAGAAGCTCTGAAAAAGCTGGGCAGCAAAAAGAACAAAGATGAAATCTCCGGCGGCTTCGTTGACAAACTGTCTATCGAAGGCAAGTTCGACGCTGAAGCATCTGCCTCTATCGCTAAAGAAGCTTGCACTGGCAAAGCGAAAGAAGCGATCAGCAAACTGGCTCAGCAGGCTGACAAAGCGGCAATGTTCGTTGTGTCTGCATCTGAAGGCAACGAAGCGTCCTTCTCTGACCCAGCTGGCGGTAACGTTGCGCTGTTCGGTACTGCGGGCACTAAACTGCGCGTACTGCCACAGTTCGACGATGCAACCGGTATCGACAAACTGCAAACCATCCATGCACTGCCGGGCAACGCCTACATCCAGTGTGCAAGCCGTAGCCTGTCTACTAAAGAAGGCGCTGGCGACCTGACCGTTGTTGCGTTCACCACTACTGGTGATGCGAACGATGAGAAGGCTGTACCAACTCCGGATGCAGGTAAACTGCGCGCTGCAACTTCCAACCTGAAAGCGATCGGCGAAGGCTTCGAGAAAGTCCTGAAAGACTTCGATGCCTACGACAAAGAGCTGGAAAAACTGGAAAAAGCTGCTGATAAAGCATCTAAAGCTTTCGACAAAGCAACTGATGAAGGCGACCGTACTCTGCTGTCAAACGCACGTACTATCGCTGACCAGTCTGTTCGTAACTACCAGGCACTGAACCGCGGCGTACAGCACGTGGGTCGTACTGTTATTGCGGGCCTGTCTGGCTACATCGGTGCTGGTATCGGCGCTTACGGTAACAAGTAATCGTTTCGATTACCTGAGCAGAACCGTCCTATTTCATCAACGAGGGGTCATGGTGACCCCTTAGAGGAATCGATAATGAATTTCATGCAACAACGTGCCGCTCGCGAATCTATCGCTGACGATGTGATTCTGGTTGACGCGGTTGACCTGCCACAGGACTCCGTTGAAGGTATCCTGTCTGATGTACAGTCTGACACCAAGCAGATCGACAGCCTCGACGCTGACGCTCAGCTGATGGCTGAAGATGGTGACGAAACTGAAGCAACTCTGGGCGTGCTGGACGACGCACAGGCTGCAGCAGATGGCGCTGAGCCGGAAGACGGCGAAGACCCAATGGAAGTTGACGAAGACATGAGCGACGAAGCGGCGAAAAACGTCGAAGTTGCGCAAGAGTCTATCCGTCGCCGTTGGTTCCCGCACAAAACTTCCGTAGCGCAGGAAAGCTTCGGTGCAACCCACCGTCGTACTGCCGTGCGTGAATCCCTGTGGGATACCATCAAGCAGTTCCTGAAGAATGCGGTTGAGTGGATCAAAGCTCAGTTCCGTAAACTGAAAGACCGCTGGCTGAAATTCAGCAACAAAGGTAAATCCATCCAGAAGAAATCTAAAGCCTTCGATGCTGCCATTCGTAAGTTGGGCGCGAAGAAGAAAGAAGACATCTCTGGTGCGTTTATCAAGCAGCTGTCTGAAGGTAAATCCTTCAAAGGCGAAGACACCGGTTATCTGAACGCTCAGCTGACTGGCGCTATCGCGTTCCAGAAAGCTCAGGGTGACATCCTCGAAGGTATGGCTGCGGTCATGTCTAAAGTTGATTCGTCTCCAAGCGCTGCAACCGTAAACACTCAGGTTGACGCTGTCAACGCTGAATTCGGTCGCGACATCGGCGGTAGCCATTCAGTGATCGGCGGCAAGTTCGTTAAGATTGAAGCATCTGAATCTGACGGCGAGCTGGCAACTGTGTCTCTGGTTGACGACGAAGCAGAAGCGGCATCTGAAGTTAAGACTCCGTCTACTTCTACCATGCACAACGTGAACACCTTCTTCAACAAGCTGGGTATCGAAATCGAGAAACGCGTTAAAGCGTATCACGACAACGAGAAGAAAGCTGACAAATACCGTACCGGTATTGAGAAGATCCTGAAACGTGTTGACACCATCAAAGTGGGTGAAGACAAGGATCTGGAAGAAGCTGTGCGTAAACTGCGTGTGTCTATCAACGGCGCTAACTCCGCTGTCTCCTTCACCGAGCGTACTGTTGCTCACGTGCTGTCAACTCTGACTGCAGGTGTGAACGGCTTCCTGGGTGCTGCGATCGGCGCGTACGACAAATCCAAGTCTTAATCGACCTGGTGAATAACAAGGGGCCTTCGGGCCCCTTGTTGTTTTATTTTTTTACGGATATATGTCATCTTAATGATAAACCAATTGGAGAATTCAATTATGTCCGTAAATAAAGAGTTTCACATCCTTGACCTTGTCGATGTTAAAGCGGTTGACTACGACAACAATGCACTGCAGTTAGTCTTCACCGGTAAACGTGAAGTCATCATTCCTAAATACGTGGCTGAAGGCATCGTCACGTGGATGCTCGCTAACGAAGACCAGGGTGGTTACTATCCGCTGGTGTTCAACGGTTCTAAATTAACCGCTGGCCGTCCTCATCGCCATCGTCATGCGAACCACAAGGCACGACTGCGTAATGTGCGTTATTACTTCCGCGAGTGGTTTGCTTGTGAAGCAGAACTCAAACGTACTAAAACCGAACATCCGGGAATTGCGATAGCAATGCCGGGCAGTACCATGCGTGTCAAGCGTGCTGGTACCCCGGGCTGGAATAACGGTTCTACCGACTGGTATCTGGAACAGCGTATCTGGTTCCCGGTCAACAATTTCGACCTGTCTCCTGAATTGAAGCCTGCAACTGTGTAGGCCATTAAAGCACGGACGCTTTTTAAACCAACGTTAACAAATCTATCCTAGAGGAATCATCCATGACTGTACGTCAATCTAAAGCACACAAAGAAATCCTGACCCTGTCCGTTCTCGATATCCTGAACGTGACTACCGACGCCAAAGAACAGATTGCTATCGAGTTCGGCGGTAAGTATGCCCGTACTGTTCTCCTGACCCAAGCAACCGCCTGTGGCGTGTTGGCATGGCTGTCTGGTGTGGTCGATGATGGTCAAACCGGTAATCTGCATTTCAATGACGTTATCTTAGACGGTAGCCGTCCTAAGAGCAAGCGTATTGATAAGCACGAAGAACGCCTGCGTGATTTGATGGCGCTGCTTAATAGCTGTACTGACATCAATATCGACCCGAGTACGTTCGGTTGTCACTTCGCCGTAGAAGATGCGGATGAAGAGAACGTGTTGCATCGTTTATCAGTACAGGGCTACGGCGTACACATCGACTTCTATGAAGACGCGGCCTACCTGTACGTCCAGCGTCCTATCCGCCAGCCGTTCCTGTCTTCTAAGACACGTCCAGTAGAGGAAGAAGCATAATGTTCACTGATGAAGAAAAGCTAATCCTGGAAGCCAACGGTATGCATATCCACAGTCTTAATGACTACTGGGTAGAACACCGTCCGGATATGGAAGTACACGAATACTTCTTTAAGCCGGAAGGCGGCTGCTACACGTTCATGTCCACGCTAGACCATGTCGCTATTCTCACGTGGTATGCCTTAATGACAAAAGCCGTAAAGGACGGTCATCCTGCTAAGGGTCTGCGCATTGGCCTGCTACACGCCATCGAGTTTTCTGAGGTTACTGACCACCGCAAAGAGTTCTTTGACAAGATGCTGAAACAGAAGGCGTTGTTGGGTGTGAAGACACCGTACGCCACCCCAGCGTACACGCTCTGTCGTCTGCCGCAGGCTTCTGAGTTCTTGACGCCGAGTGCTGGGCCGTTCCTTGTACTGCCTTTACCACTAGACGGTAGTTATCACGGGGTGCACCTCGCAGGACCACAATTGCCGCATGGGATTGAGTGCTATTCGCCGTTCAGCTTATCGGTGGGTAACTCAATTGATTTGAGTCCGAGCAACGTTGTTCACTTTAACTACTAACGTCGTCGAGGTATCGGTGTGAGTATTGACCCGAGCATGAAAGATACGATGCATACCTCACTGACAGGGTATGTCATTAATACGTTCCAAGACCAAGCGTACTTCGAGCATTACTTCGACCTTGGCCCTTACGGTAAAGCGTTCTTATCGCCTATCGAGCATATTGGCATTCTAACGTGGCACCGCATTCTGATGATGGGCTTCGGCGATATGCCGTTACTCATCTGTAATGACACTGCCGAACAACTCAAGTTTCTCAAAATCGATTGTACACTCCCTAATGATTTTGATTTACTGAAGAAGTTGACGGGGGGTTATGAACTGTTACCTGTGGGGTTAGGTTATCAGCTGATTGACAGCAGTAATAACCGGCCCCTGGCGTATCATGACACCACAGTGTCTCTACAGCACGGTAAGTTCTATGATGAACACATCTGGGTATTGACTCCGGCGTTTAATCCTACAGGTGCTTTTGACTTCACTGCCAAAGCCCCGCGAGTCGAAGACGACCGTCTTCGACTCCGTTAATAAACCGACCACCCTTCGGGGTGGTTGTTTTTTTTTCGTTTCAAATGGTATGAGACGCTTATTCTGAGGACACTGCAATGCTCAATTATTTTGAAATCCCATCGTTGGATGCGACGATGCGAAAAGCAATGGCCGACGGTATCATTCAACGTGTACTTTTGGAGTCAGGTATTGACCCCAAAAAAGTTATCTACACTGACGAGCTGGCGAACGCCCAACAGCCCGGTGCAACAGTAGGTGACCAGAGCGAGATACTGTACGCCTCGCCGGACTTGTTCGAGGTGGAAATTGTTGAAGAGCGCGATGAGATGGAGAGGATTGCCCGAGGTGTAGGCCGTCATCGTGAACGCTACTTCTTTGAAAACAAACCTGACCGTGTTTACGGTTGGGCGGAACGTGTCTTCTATAACGTGCAAGTCACGGTGAAGCGCAAAGCCCGTAGTCGTTCTGACCTGCACAAGTGGGCGAACCGGTTAAACTCCCTGATTGACATGGGGCGCTATTCTACGGTACTGGAGTCCGAGTCGTACTTCATTATCCCGATGGAAGCCCTGCGTTTACTGAATGCCTGCTATGTGGCCGCAGAAACGCGTGTAAAGCGCCATGAGAGCTTTAAGGACTATCTGAAGACCTACTTCAGTGATGAGGTCACTGTCACGGGAGACACCGCTGGAGGACGTAATAAGCTGGCTATCCGTCATTCCCCTACGCGTGTCGAAGTGGTGTACGAAGTTAATGGCCCGACGACGAATAAAGATGAGAACGATTGGGAAGCCTCCTTCTCGTTTAACTATCGTTATCAACGTCCTGAAGAGCTGGCAATTGAACATCCGTACATCTTAAATCAGACACCAATTATTGATGACTACTTCCCTCAACCTGACCCGCCGTTCATGTCGAACGAAACGATGGTAGAGCGCGGTATCTATCAAACCCAGCAAGATGCCTTAGCGTGGGAAGGTAAACGGCCGCCGATTCTTCAGCTCCCTTACCTGCTGTCTGACCCGGAACAGATGTACAAGCTCCACCGAGTACGTCCGTCAGCTGAGATTCCTATCTTTGGAACGGATATTGCGTTCGGTCCGGAGTCGATGCATAACCCGGACGTGCTGAGTATCGACCAGTTGCCGTATGACTGGGTGCAACCTATTAAGGAATACATCGCGTATTGCCGTGAACGTGATACCTCAGGTCAATGCTGCATCTTCCAGTATCAACTCTTTAAGAACGGCTACTACATCGAACCGAAACATTATCGTTGGGACGGTGAGTGGTTAGTGCTGAACCAAGACATTGATGTTACGGCGCAGTATTACGCGATTGAAGTATTACGTACCGACTGGAAGAGTTTCCCACCCGCCTGTATCGCCATCATTGATAAGTTCCCGGGTGTGATTGACTGGATTGTTGATTGGTTGATTCCGGGTGTCTATCCGAAGCCTCGACCGAAGCCACCTACTGTGCCTGATGTTATCGACCACATCGATAAAGACCGTAAAGACGGCGGGGTATGGTTAACCATCTTTAACACGAGCATCATTGATGCGCGAGTCATGGAGCAACGATAATGCAATTCGTTAATTCTAATGGGCGTAACAAAACCCAAGTGGTCGACGTTAGTCCACCTACTCCGGAACTCATCAAAGAGAAAGACGGGATAGTTGAAACCACCAATATCACGACCGTCCCTTCCCGTACCACGGTTACTGACCTTTCGCGTATTCCAAAGCGTCACTTGCTGCAGTATACATCCGGCTCGCCGTGGGTGGTTGACTATTACCGCCGACTGTCCGGGATGAATGACCCGAAACAGTTCTTTGACCCGGCGGTGGATAATGCCACCCAGCAGTTCGAGCGTATTGTGGGGCAGGTGTTGCGTGTTGGCTCGGCATTAAGCTGGAACCAAGATTCGGGGAACAAAGAGTTTACGGTCACAGGTGAAGCAACGCTGTCAAACACCATCATCCCAACCGAAGGGGATGTGTTTGTTGCGGACATGGGCGATAACCGTCGGGCTATCTTTGCGGTTAATACCACCACCCGTTTAGCGTACAACAAAATTGCGACGTATCAGATTAGCTATACGTTAATCTACGAAACCTCGCCGTACACTGACCAAGCGCTGGCTGACTCCACGGTACGTACCTTCCACTACGTAGCAGACCGTGCATGGGTCTCTGAAGACACGTTGCTGACGCCTGATGAGTACAACGCCTTCATCTCTATTGGTGATGAGCTGGCGTCATTGGAGAACATGTACGTTCGTCAGTTCTACAACCAAGAGATTGGTTCCCTACGTTGTCCTCTGGATAGCCGCAAGAACTATGATGTGTTCTTGGTAGACTTTGTGCGCAACATCGGATTGAACAAGACTCCACATGAGCTGCGTATCTATCCGCATACTCCGTACAAGCACGATGACATGTTCACTATCTGGAAAGCGCTCGTCTGGCACAATGCTGATATGTTAGGGCAGTGTTTGCAGGGCGCTGATTGGTGGGGAGTCCGCTCATTCCGTACGTATCAACTGCCCAACACGGTCGGTTGGTCTCGTTGCCAGGCTACCGTGTTCTTCGGGAATGAGCTGCGTTATCAGAAGATTCCCGAAACGGTACCGAAGTTCGCTCCCGTAGAAGACCGTAGAATCGATTTTGAGGGGACTTCTCTCAAAGACCAACCTATGTTCATTACGCCGCAGTTAACGCCGTACGTGTTCTCTCAGGCGTTTTACGAGGGGGGATACGCTTCCGTACTAGAATATGCACTGCAACAGTTCCTGAATAAGGTCAAATTACGGGCAGATGTTCCCCTTAAACTGGCACGTGAGTTGAAGAAACTCCCCTTAAGCAGCCAGTTCTATTACGGCCCGGTTGTGTACCTATTGCTTAAATACGTGAGGTAATGATGAAAGACAAGTCGCCTGCATTCTTTCTGTTCCACTCTTGGTACGGATGGCGTGTTCCGGAGTATGCCACGCTAACGGATTATGCGCGTGAAGAACATGGACTGTTTTTGCCTGAAGATAAAAAGAAGGCTAAAGCAATTCTCCTGAACAAAAAGACCGTCTTCTTAACCACTGCGCAGGCGGCCGAGTACCTCAAGACCGGTGGGGCGTTAGACATTAACGACCCGGATGGGGATGCTCTTGAGGTGTACCAGTACATCATGGAACATCTGAACAGCTGGTTAACGTATCTGACCACACCACAAATGCTGGTGCGTAAGGTACCGATTGAAGGGCTGCGTGAATTTAACATGCTGGCCAACAAGCTCTTCCCGGTCGCCAACCGTAAGGGCTACTTCAAGAAGCCAGAAGTGACCATGTCCATGCAACTGGCTTCATTCTTCCAAGAAGTCAAGCCCATGATTCAACAACACCGCTTTAATGACCAGTTGATGTTGATGATTGAGGCGGCTTACCGTCGTCGTGGAGGTCGCTGATGTTCGCACGATTCAAAGCGATAGTCATGTCTGTCATCTCAAAAGCAGTGGGTTCACCCCCACTGACTTATACGGTGGTGATGACGGCCAACGGGATAGCGGTTAAGGCTATTAAGGTGCACTCGATTACCCGTCGCTCTGCCTTTGTTGAAACCATGGGGACAACGACGTTTGTGACGATTATGGTTCCGATGTCACAGATGCGTTTGTTACTGAGTAAGGCTTACGGGAATCTCACGGTCACACTGGGGACGTTTGCGAACAAGAAGTTGATGTTCAAAGAGGTACTCTATGGGGTTGTGCAGAATGCCCACGACTTGGACTTAACAGCGCCTACCCAGAACTTGGGGCAGGGTGATGAGATGGATTTCTCGGTGGTGACGTTGGAGCTGATGTCAGAAGCCGTCTGGAAACTGCGCGTGGTGCAGCAAGGGGCGAACTTCCAACGAACTGACCCGCTCACCATATGCCGCTATCTCTTAGGACGGACGCTAACGGCTCAAGAAGGTCAGAAGGGGGAGTCCAAAGCCTTACAGTACGCTGAGGAATCTCAAACACTCTACGAGACGGTGGTGATTCCTGACGGGACACCGTTCCGTGGCATCTTTGATTACCTGCAAAACCGTTACGGGGTGTACAGTCAGGGGCTAGGGGTCTTTAACTATCAAGACGTCTGGTTCTTGTTCCGTCCGTGGAATAAAACCCGTTTCCAAGACAACGACTACCGCCTCGTCGTTTATGCGTTGTCCACTGACCAAATGGCCCAGCCCGAACATTCATTCTACATGGATGGGAAAACGTATTACATGATTGTGGCCGGTGATTCGCGATTGGTGGATAAGCGTGACCAAGAAGCTTTGAACGAGGGTACCGGTTATCGTGTGGGTTCAGTTCGTGCGCTTGATGGCCGTACTACCGACTTAACCAACCAAGGCGTCTCTCAGACGACCCCTGGAGCGTTTGTCAGTAATTCTAACCCTACGCCCCACAATTCGCAATTAACCAACGCAGGCTTCGGCTCAGCCCGTTTTGTGGATGATGACAAAGCCATTCGCAGTGAACTGGCGCGTAAGGGCGGTCGTTACTTAACGGTGACGTGGAACCATGCGATGTTTGGTGCTGTCCGTCCGGGTATGGGTGTGCAGTACAACTATGCGAATGACGGTGGGATGTTTACCAAGCATGGGACAGTGATTGGGGAAGTACACCATACTGCGATGGATGGTGGGGGTGCTGCGGGTGACCGTTACATCAGTAGTGCTGAGATTACCCTGTGGATTGCTGACTAACTTATTTTTTACGTTACCGGGATTAAATATAGGAAGCTTAGGGGATACCTAAGATTGGGAGGGGGTTTTTTAACGAGTAATGAGCGTAGCGAATTACGACTTCCTTATTCCTAAGTAATCTCCTTTAGAGATTACGCTAAGCCGTTAGCTCTCCCTTCGGGGAGAGTCCTATTTTCTTTTTACGTCATTTTCTATTGGTATGCTAGCAAAACACTTTAACAAGGAATCATTCGAATGAAAAGTATCGTACGTTATATGCTCTCCGCTGATATCATTAAACTGATTGATGACTACGAGAAAGCTACTTTCAGTAAACCTACCAAACTGTGGGACCGCTTACTGAAAGTTCTGCCGCACGGTGGGGAACTTGAAATCTTAGGCGTGCAAGCGACCAGCATGGATACCACCATTGCTATCATCTATCGTCATGACGGTGTGGAAGGCGGTAAGAACCTGCCTATCGCGGATATTGGTAGTCTGGGTCACATTCTGTTCATGCACTGCATTGCGTTCGCTACCCCGTATCAGATTCTGCACAAAATCTATGCGATTGACTACATCTACGCGCTGAGCCAAGTTATCGCCAGCCGTATTACTGCCGGTGACTTCACCACGTATCCTGAATACGTCAAGCGTATCAAACCTGAAGACTTCGACGATTCCGTTTCGCTCGACCTCTACCGTTTTGAAATCGTGGGTGAGAACCGTACTGACGATTACGTGACTTATCTGAAAGCGATGGTGCGTCTGTTCGCTGAGATGGTAACGCCGGACACGTCAAACAACCACAACGAAATCTTCCCGGCACTGATGTACGGTAACAAGATTGCGTTCGGTACTTACATCCCGTTCCCGGCACGTATCGTTATGCCGTTCGATGATAAGACCATTCTGCCAGAACCGCAGGAACTGGAACTGACCTTCAGTACCGCCGTGACTGCTATCTCTGAAAAGCGCTATAACCTCGAACACTAAGTAAGTCCCTACTACCGCCTTTTGGGCGGTAGTAGGCGTATTTCTTTTTTTGTCAATAAAAATAATTTCAGATATATATTACTTTAATGAACGAGAAGCAATATCTCATCTAATTATAAACTTAAAAGGAATACGACTATGCGCAAATTAGACAATATCGACCTGCTGCTGAAACTCTCTGGTAAAGAACTCGGTGCTGTAATGGCACAGATTAAAGCAGAGAAGGAAGCCGGTCAGCAGTTACCACCGGTTAAACCATTTCGTGGATACGACATCGAATTCAACCCACGTCACATCATCACCAAGGCGTAATAAACATGGCATACCTAAACAGTAAAGGTGCAGCTCGCCTGCAAGACCAAAACGTATTGGCAGGGATTCTGCTGGTACAACTTCACCCAACCAAGCTTATCGAAAGAGAAGGAGACGTCTATCGGAGATTCAAATTAGTTAATCACAAAAAGATTATGTTTGTTGACTTGCAGTTAGACGAGTACAGCCACATCCATCCGGCTGACATCGAACCGTTCTATCTGGATGAAGTCACACCTATCGAGTTTGGCATTCTCCACTTTGCCCAACGTGGGGTGCAGTACAAAGTCGAGTTCTGTCAAGACAACCGCCGTTGCTTCTTCCGGGTACTGATGGCTAACGGTTCTAAACCTGAAACATACAGTTACCCAATCAACTTTATTATCAGCGAAAAGATGGATGATGCTATCCAGAACCTTCGCATTAACTTTACCACTATCCCACAAATCGCAGGAGAATTACAATGAAAGCTTACTTCAACACACGTGTTCTGGCAGTATTCGTTATCGCTACTCTGGTCGGCGCAGGCTACATTACGTTCGCCAAAGGTTATGAGCAGTGCCGTGCAAATGGCTACTCGCAGATGACCTGTAATCGTTAATCAGTAAATTGCTCAAGTAAAAGATGTACCTCTCTCAATCTATCTAATATCCCGTGGAGCTTATCATGACAACTATCAATCTGAAACCATCTACTATCTCTACCGAAGTTAAAGCGTTCGTTCGTAACCACCCTGTCGCACTCCTGTGCTTAACCAATTTCATCTACAGTGGTCGGGACTTGAAAGACTTGACCGTTGAAGAACTGCAAACGGTTCACGAAGACGCCCTCGCTAAAGCTGCACAGTTCAATGTAGAAGTGCCTTCTGCAGATGAACCACAAGAAGTGTTAAATGAGTATTACAACAACGTTATTGCTCAGACCATTATGAGCGAAGAAGTCAGTGTCCCGTTCGAAGCAGACACCATCGTTGGCATGATTGACGAATTAGTAGAACGCGTGAAAAGCCATCCACGTACCGGTACCTACTACGCCATTCTGGAAAAGTCTGACCCTAATCAGGCGCGGTTCTTCGATGACATGAAAGCGTTAGTTTTAGAGTAAGACCAAACGGGGAACTTCGGTTCCCCAATCACTTTATTTTTTCCTGAGGAGTATCCCATGATTACAGAAGTTGGTGTTTACGGTTTGAAGATTCCTGTGCTTAACGGCTTAGGTGTTGCAGCCCACCCTTATGCCCCATTGAAAGAAGGGATGCTGGTATATCAGCGCAGTCGTCACGACATGATGCAGCCCGACGAAGTTCGTAAATCGTCGTTTGTCTTTGACTGGGAGAATGTCTACTACTTCATTCATCTCGAAGATAACATGATGGATTGGGTCGATAGCAGCCCGCTGCTAACCAAACCGATTTATATCGACCAAGCGTACTCAGAAGAATCGTACCACGACGATTATAAACGTTCTGGGGTTCCTATTCAGTTCGTACTGTCGCCATTAAAGCAATACGGTTGTCAGGTGCTAACGACTATTGCGTACGGCGATGTCAACGGCAACAATGAACTGGGGGTGAATTTCCTTAAGTTTAAATGCGACTATCTGAACGCGCTGAAAAACAATATCCCGGACATTCAATTCCCGCTGGATAATTACATCAGTGTCGACACGCATACTCGCCACAACGTGTTAACTCGCACCAGCATGTTCCAACTCGATGAAGTGTTACGCCGTCGTGTTGATAACAACCCGGACGGTCCGAAGGGTTAAGACAGACATAAAGCCTACCCCCGTACCCAGTTGGGTACGGGGGCTATAAACCGCATGGGTTTATTTTTTTGTGCTTAGAACAAATCGCCGGACATTCCGCCGGTAAACTTATTGATGCTGGTAGCAGTTACTTCAATTTCCTTATCCACATCCCAAGGAAGGATGCAATGGTCTTCGAACGGTATAACTGTGTAGTGATGTTTTTCTGGTGTATCGATAATCGTACGATGTTTGCCACGCTGGACTTCTAAATAGCTACGTCCTTCAATAATACGTTTGTTGAAGAACATCTCACCATCAGCTTCGTTATCCAGGGAAGAACAGGTATCGTACAAACCACGGCCCGGTAATGACTTCACAAAGGAAGCCTCGTCCATTGCTTTCAGACGTTTACCTTCTGGGCTAATCTGGTGAGGACCTAACAGGAACCCACGGTTACGTACCACTTGGATGTTACGAGCGATACGATAAATCTCTTTAATGTCGGAACCGGCAATACCGTTCCCGTGCCCTGCTTTGTTGATGGTACCAAAGTAGTCCGCACGAACACCCACAACATGATAACCGCGACGCTTAGCATCACTAATCAAATCGTTCAGGTAATGTACTTTAAAGTCGGAGTTGGTATGCTTCTGGAATTCATACTCCCAACCATTACGACGCAGCTTAGAACAAACGTAGTCTGCCATGCCGTCTTTATCGGCTGCTACCATGTCCGCCTTCTTACCTTCGAAGTGACCGTAAATCATCTGGTAAGCAGTGGCGATGTTAATATCCAATTCGTTCTCAAGCGAGAGGTCGAGAATCATTGGTTGTAAATCACCCTTCACGTTAGCCATCACGTATTCAGGGGAGTTGAAGATAGGTACTGAGATTGCGGTACACAAGCTGAACAGAGATTTACAGTTGAACGGCAGAGCAGGCATCAGCCACATCTCTTCAGTAATCCCACCGTTACAACCCATCATGCGGTTCAGCGATTGCCAGCCTGTCCGTAAACCGTGACCTGCGGCTTTGTTCTGAATCGAGTCAAACACCTTCACAAACGGAGCGGCGTTGTTCGTGTTCAGTGAATTCACTAAAGATGGAATCTTATTATGACTACGCTCAGTGTACGTCGAGATAGAGTCACGTAGGTTGCCTAGAGCTGTACTGAGGTCAATGCGACTCTCTGTACCGTTCAATGCACCGAATGCTTGACCCAGTGTTTTGCGTAAAGTAACCGCGTTTAAAGATTGGCGAAGTTGGAAGTAGTAGCGTGATACCATCTTATTGAGGTATGCAATGCGCTCCTCAGGTTTCGTGTCATCAGGTATGGCACCGTCCTTGAGGAACTCTACTACTGTATCGTATAGGGGACGGTTCTGCGTCGTAGCCAGCATGAGTTGGCGCATAACGGCGTTATGATCGTATGGAACCTGTCCGTCAATGATAGGTTCGATGACTGCTTTGATTTCGGTGAGAGCGAGACGTTCATCGTCTTCTTCTATAAATTCCGGGAGACGAGCTTCCGCCAATACCTTTCTTATGACCTCATGATCTGTTTGTGGTTCGGTAAGAAGGCTTTCCGCGTGCAAAGTGGCTAATGCGGTAATCAACATCGTCTTGATATTCATGGAGCAACCTTATGAGAGTTCGTTATAGTCCGCCGTGGGAAGATGGTCCTGACATAAATAATGGAGCCAGCGTAAAAAAGATCGCTGACCTCCAGGCCATGTTCTTTAACTGGCTGTACGATTGTGCTCAGGGATTCAGTTCGAAAACGCTGCCTGAACAATCCCCCACAGTTTTATTTCCGATACTCATGGCCCCGCCTGAGTGTCCGAACAGTTATTATGACTACGTACTCAATTTAGTAGAACGTGGTGATAAAGTGACTTTATCTGAATTATATGGGATAGAGTTTCCTGAAAGTCGGCTCCGTTGGAAGTTCAAACTCCAGGACGACAAAACGGTTGTGGCTACGTTGGTTAGTGAATCAGACCCATCATGTGGATTTGATTGCGCTGACGAACCTACTGCAAAAAAGATGTTCTGCGCAGAACTTTTTAAATTCATGCGTCCGAAGACTCGCGTCGTCGACGACACGTATAGCACTTCTACGCAATTCGCGCAAAACGAAGTGTTAACGGCGTTATACGCATGTCATCTACTTGAGAAGGTAACTTAAGATGAAAGAAAGTCGTATTGTTAAGCTGGAGTCGCTGATCGACGTCGGCCAGAAACTGGTTGAGAACGCAAAGCGTAGCGGCAGCTCCGAAACGTTATGGAAAACCATGGTTGGGCGCGAGTCTATCAAAGGTAGCAGCGAAATGGCTCGTGGTCAGGTAGAAGCTGCAACTGCAGACTACCAGAGCATCACCAGCAAGAAACTGGGTGCAGCTGCTCAACGCGCTTCAAACATGATCCTGGCCGCAGCACACAACCCATTGGGCTTTGTGACCCAAGTTGCTCAAGAGTCCACTAAGGACGAATATAGCAACTATCTGTCTGCAGGCTTCGCCGGTGCAACTGACGTTGACTACGGCAAAAACTTCGTAGGTCAGGAATACTATTCCGACAAAGACCTCGACAAAAACCTGGGCCTGAGCTGGACTCTGAACGTTCGCTCCCTGGAAACTCAGTCTCGCTTTGCCGAAACTCTGTATCCAACCATCACCGTTGACAGCAACGATGTTGGTATCACGATCCGTACCAAAATCACCACCGTAACTCGCGGTGTGATGAACGCCCTTCTGGCGAAAGACAGCGTACTCGACAACCGTCGTCCGCTGCACGATGCGCTGACCGACCACCGTGTTCTGCAGGATGATGCAATCCGCATCGTTCCGTACATCATGGAAGACGGCAAAAACAGCGAGTTCTTCGTTGATCCAGCTATCATCGAAAACACCACTGTACAGCTGGGCCGCGTACCAGTATACCCAACGAACTACCTGAACTTCGAACAGCCTTCTCTGAACCTGTTCCGTCTGGCAGCTCACCCGGGTATCGTTACTGAAGGCTACGACGAAACTGATGAAATCGCACCGGGCGCAGCTCTGGGTGAGATTCTTCTGTCTGTTCGTAAGAAAGCTGAAAGCCTGGCCGATGGCGCGCTGTTCAAAATCAACACTCGCGACATGCAATACTCTACCTTCCAGCGTCCTGCTGAAGGTGGCGGTCGTGAACTGCTGCTGAACTTCCGTGCAACTGTCTTCACCATCAACGGCGCATCTAAAGACTGGAAAGGCAATGAAATGCCTGCCCTGGATGCACTGAAGGCGAACGACTACAGCCTGCGCTTCGTTATCTCTGTGAACATGAGCATGCACACCACTGGTGACCGCTCTGGCTTCGTAGAAATCACCGGCAAATCCCTGCGTGTTGATTCTGTTGTCACCAAAGACGGTACTAAACTGCCGATCGACAGTGGCTCTGTCAAAACCATGCTGGAAAACATCACTCTGGAACTGTACGGCTGGCGCTTCGATGGTACTCGTACCAACGAAAACCGGAGAACTCAGGGCCTGATGCTTGACCCAATCTGGGAAATGGAAAACTACAAACTGCAATACGGTTCTCCGATTCTGACCAAATCTCCAATCGGTCAGGAATACGACGACGCCGAGCGTTTGGACGATCTGATTTCCGCAGTTAACATCCGTAACGAATCTCTGGCTGTTAGCCAGACCCTGAACTACACTGAACAGCTGCGTGACGTTGTTGCTAATAAAGTAACTGCGTACGACAAATCTGCGATTCGTGGTCTGGGCCGTCACTGGGTGTCTGCATGGTTCGAAGAGCTGGAATTCGATGTGTCTAAACACATCCAGACTTCCGATACCAAAGATGCGCTGGTCAACGCCCGTCAGGGCCTGTTGAACCGCCTGGGTGATCAGGTTACTCGTGCAATTCAGGAATCTCGCTACATGCCAGCTCTGCGCTTGCTGACCGCGAACCCTGACGCACGTCCGGTAGTTGTAATCGCAACCGACGAGCCAACCGCTTCTATGCTGCTGCTGCAGCAGGGCGAAACTCGTATCCTGGGCGACCGCTACCAGTACGAAGTTGTTACCACGAACGATGACCGCTGGCGTGTGAAAGACACTGACTACAATTCTGTAGTTCGTCGTCTGCAATGGGTTCTGCGTGTTGACCAAGAGAGCGACGGTTCTTACTGCGTTCTGAACTGGGGTAACCACTTCTGGTCTCCAGTGATGGTAACCAACATCAACATCCAGCGTAACGGTGGCGTGTCTAAAGAGCTGGCAGTTCAGCCTCGTAACGCGCACATCAACCACTGCCCGGTCTCTGGTGTTATCCTGATTAAAGGTATCACTGAGTTCGTTGCTAAGAAACTGGCTTACTATGTGGAACTGGCTAATGCTCCGGCAGACGGTTCTAACCTGGGTCCAGTAACTGGCGGTACTACCGGCGGTACTACTAATCCGTAATTATACGGCTTAGTAAGTAAAAAATACATCAAGAAATTGATGTGTGGTAAATGGGAGTCCCTTCGGGGACTCCTGTTTATTTTATTTTTTACGTTCAGTACCAGTGTTATGCTGGAGAGGTGTAGTCTAAAAAAAGAAAGATATATGTTATTTTGTTGACATCCTGCAATAAATAGAGGTCAACGTTGTGAACTTCCAGCAACAACGGCCCTCTGCTGAACCATCAATCTTACCAACTTATCAACCGTTTACACGGACTGTTGTGTACGAGAACCGAACGAATGTTCCGGTCACCGTATCACAGGCACATGGTGAGTACATTGTTATCCATCCGCTAACCGAAAGGGTACCCGCGATGGAGTTCAATGTGTATGTTCATTATCAAGCCCGGACTGAGTCAAGTTTGGCTGGTTTGAAGGGGGCCTTAACCGACAAAGAATACGGTCTGGTTAGGGAAGGTATTGTAGAACGAGGTTACGCAACTCTTAAGTTCCGTGTAACCGACTTCTCAGCGTTTGTATTAGATGAAGGGATACACCTGCCCAACATCGGTATCGCGATTGCGAAAGGTGTTCATGCCAAGCACTTATTCCCATCCGATAAACCGGCTCCCACTGAAAAGGAAAATATCTCACACCTGCAAATATCAGTAAGTGTGATTACAGATAATCCTTTAAAGGCGGAGCGAAAGTACATTCGTTTTCTCTCTAGCATAATCGAGGTACAACCTCAGGTCAGTTCTGTATACGAACCTGGCGTGTACATCGTTATTAATTCCAACGGACCAAATCCGTTCATGGAGTTTTTCAACTTGGAGGATAAGTCGTGTCCTTTCCGAGTATTTCCTACCCGTGCACAAGCTGAGGCATTTGAATGGGCAGACTCATCGCCTGAGTATCTCAACATGCTGAAAGAACAGTTAGCAAGGGATAGGTTAATAATAGATAAGGAGGCTAACGAAAAACGTAACGAGTTGGAGTTTACGCATAAACGCCAGCTTGACGAACTTACCCTACGTAAAGAAGAGATGGGACTGGAGAGGAAGGAACGTGAGGCGGAATTCAAGATGCGGCTTGAGCAGCAAAAAGCTTATTACGAAGAACGCTCTTATGCTCGAAAAGATTCCTCAGAGTTGCTGAAATGGTTACCTGCAATGATTACGGGTGCCGCAGCTTTATTTGGATTTTTGGCTTAGCGAGGCAATAATGTTTAAGGACGCAATCGACTTACTGGTGTCCTCGGGGGCTGTCCCAAAATTTAACAAAGCGATAGCCGAAGGTGTGGGCTTTACGCAGGCGAAGGATGGCATCCATAAACGAGTACACTCAATCCTTAAGCGTGAGCTCGTCCACAGTAGCGACAACCCTAAACTCCCCGAGGGTTTGGAATACGTAGGGCTACGACATATGTCGCCGCTGGAAACCTACGTATATAGTCTGCGTGATGATAACAGCAAGAAAAGCCGTCGGCGCGGTGTTACCATCTCCCCATCCGATAAGTACATGGTGGCGTTGGAATTTAAAGTGCCGGGTGTCACTACGTCTGTTTGGCGTCAATTGTTCTTACCATTCATTCGTCGCGGCGGTTTGATGTACTCATGGGGTACCTTGTATCACGTAGCACCGGTTATTCATACGCCGGGTATCTGTCGTGAACATGGCGGTCTCTTCATTAACTTTGACTTCACTCGTAAGGTAACGTTGCAGTTCTGTGACCGTACGGTAAAAGTGTTAGTTAATGGCCGTGAAGAGCAGTTGTTCATTCCAGGTTCCTCTACCATCTACGGTGGTAAAGGTGCAGGGGGTGCTGAGAACGGCCCGAAAGCGTTACCTTATTGGATCTTCGGTAAGTACGGATTCACAGAAGGTGTTAAACGCATGACCGGGGCCAACGTATTCATCTATCCTGCGTTCAGGGTACATGAGCTGGACTTGACGAAGTATGTAGTCATCCAATCGGGCGAACGTGCACACTCTCGTGAAATCCAATACGTGCTGGTCACTGATGCTGCTACTATGCCATCCTCCACTCGTGGCGGTTGGACTGAAGACGAACACGTCTTACTGGTAATGTGTGCTGCCTTCTTCCGTGCTGCACATTTCTACGCGGGTAAACGTATCGGTCGCCGTGGCGGTGGACGTGAGTTAGCTCCATTGTTTACTCGTCTTGAGTTAGACAGTGAAGCAGAAGATTTGGCGAACCTTGACTCCCCAGATACTTGGAAGGAGATTCTTGGCCGTAGCCTGTTGGGGAACAAACCGACGGATGTGGATGTGCTCCGCAGTATGGAAACGCACTTCTCAGAATGTGAACGTTATCTGACGTCACAGTTCCGTGGGGAATTGATGATTACCGACCCGGAGATTAAGCCGGACATCGACTTCTTTGAATTCCTATTCTACATTGTGAAGTTGATGACTCGTACTCGCCTGACACGTCAGCGTGATATCTCATCGATGTACGGTAAGCGTCTGACAGTAACAGATTATCTGCTGCTGGGTAACACGGGCTTTACAGCAACTATCTCTCGTCTTCGTTGGCGACTGGAAGGGCTGGATAAGTACAATAGTAACGGTGAACGTGCCAACCTGGGTAAAGTGATTACCGACCAGTTGAATAGAAACATCATTGCGAATTTGGTCCAACGCTCCGAATCCAGCAATGGGGCTATCAGTACCTTCAACGCGTCAACTGAATCCTTGGTACTGGCAATCTCCACCCACGCTATTTCGCAGACGGAAACTGATGCGAAGAAAGGAGGTAGCGGGAAAACCGTTAACCTCAACGACAAAACTAAACATGTTAGCGCGTCCATGGTTGAACTGGGTAACGTCTTCTATATACCGAAGTCTGCGCCGTATAAGTTCGGCATGCTGAACACTTACATGAAAACCACGCCAACCTTGGTGATGGTGCCTAACCCGAAACTGCAACCTAAGATTCGGGAAATTGAAAACGATTTGGCCAAAATCGGTAGTTAAATTAAACCTAAAAATCTAATGGAGTATTAAGACATGTCTCAAGTAACTCAGAACGACCTGAAAGAAATCCTTGGCGCTGCTATGCAAAACCAACCACGTTTGAAAACTATCACTGACGGTGCGAACGCTAAACGCGTCAGCATGGATAACGCAGCTAAGGCAGCGTTGATAGTGGCCAACCTGATGTTCAGCCAAAACCAGCCGGGTTCTGTTGCTGCCGGTGCAGCAGTGCGTACCTTCGAAGCCGTACTGTATAAAGATGTTTCTGCAGCCACGGGTATCCAGTTTGATGCCGCCTCTCACAATGAGCTGACTACCGCACTTAACCAAGCTGTTGAGTTCGTTCAGAAAGCCAATGGTAGCAACAACAATAGCAATAACCCGTTCCTCGCATCTGGCGGCAGTAGCAACAACCCGTTCTTGGCGAACACCAGCGCAGGGAATAGCAACAGCAACAATCCATTCCTTGCGAACAACAACAATGCAGGTAACACTGCAAACAATCCATTCCTGAACAATAACCAAGCAACACCTGCTCAGGATGAAAACATTTTCACTTCTGCACCTCCAGCAGCCGCAGAGCCTGCGAAACCAGCGATTGCAACTGCTGATACTAAGGCTCAGGTAGTTACCACCCAACAACCTAAGAAGGCAGGCACTTCAATGGAATCGTATCGCGACCATGAACTTGTTGTGGATTATTCCACGCAAGCACAACCACCACGTAAGACCAACGAATCCCTGAAACAGTTTAAGCTGTCAGGCGATTGGGCTGAACGTGTACGTCAGGGCCTGTCAGAAGGTAAACTGGTTATTACGTTTGACAATGCAGAAATCATGTGCAAAGTAAACGACGACCACCGTACCTTTATTGGCTACAATGCGGAAACCAAAGACAAGTTCGATGAAATGTTGGCGGTACATGCACAAGAGCTCGGCAACATGGAAGGGCTGGAAGAAGAAGACGATGTGCAGGTTATCATGAAGACGGTGAATTCTACCATCGCCAAACTGCGTGATAATGCTGTAGCGTACTATCGTCATCTGGATAGTCTGGAAGTTCCGAACACCCTGAAGATGGATGTGTCTGCTATGGTAGCGTGCTACCTGAACCGTTTGGAAGAGCTGGTTATGAAAGGCTTCACCATCGGTTCTGACCAGTGCCGTACACCAGACGGTCGTCGTTTCGGTATCAAGAATACCTTCGGTGATTTGGCTGACTTCGCAGACAGCGTGTTCAATCATTATTGCGATAACAACGGCCTGTGTAAAGAATCAGACTACTTCCGTGAGCTGTTCCTGTCTGTCGGTGCCCAGTTGAAAAAGCTGCGCATCACGTTGCAGGAAACCGGTGAAATGAATATTGAAATCTTCAACGTTCAGATCGTCACTGCAGGTAACTACGCGAACTACGAAAAAGAAAACGTGGTCACCGTAAACTCCTTCGGCCCGCTGGCAGAAGTTATCAGTTCTATCTACGAAGCGGTAATCGAAAAGATGCCATTCGCAGCTGTTACTGTACAACTGCCTACCGGTAGCGTAGAAGTGCTCCAGTCTCTTGAACTGGGTGCACCTATCCGTTACTAACAGGTAAAAAAATAATAAAGGTACACCCCCGGTTGGGGGTGTATTCTTTTTTTTTGTTTCAGATTAGAACTTCATGTCATCATCTAACCCGTCCCCACCATCTGTTCCGTCCCCGTCTCCAGTGCCATCACCTGCACCATCCCCAGTAACGTCATCAGTAGTGTCCCCGGTGCCGTCGCCCGTACCATCACCATCGGTACCATCTCCGCCACCGTCATTGTTGTCATCAGTCCAGTCGTCGTCACCACCGCCTTCACCGCCAGCATTATCATCATCTGTATTCTCTACAAAGGATGTATCGTTGCCGTTGGAATCGAAGCCTGCACCGTCAGCTTGGTTTTCACCACCTTTCGCTTTCGCAGCGGTTTCCACCTTACCGGTCACTTTCTTAGCCAGCATCAAGAACAGTTCGGCCGTGTTCTTCGTATCATCGGTAATCGCCTTGATAATATCCTGACGATTCTCAGTGTTATAGAACAGGTCAAAGAAGTCGTTCTCAATCCCGTTGTTCTTGAGCCAAGTACGCAGATAGTAGTTCTTAACCAAAGATTTCAATTGGTCGGGGTCCATCGCAATACCGTTCTCAGACAACAGCGCCGCCAAGTCATCAGTCATTACAGAGTTAGACAACTCTTCAATGAACTCAACACGTTTATCGTATTGTTCCATCTGAGAGCTTGCCGCCGAAGTATCCGGTGGTGGCAAGGTTACCTTAATCGCATCAATGAACGACTGAACGGAACCACTAATCTCCGGCATCAGTTCTTCAATGTTCGTGTCAGGCTTCTGAGTCTTCACGTAATCAACTGCTTCTTTCAACAGGTCAGCCATTACGCCCGGTGATGCCATAGACATCGTTTGAACATACAGGGTAATTGGTTTAGAAAGCTGTTCCTGCTTCTTAGTGACTTGCTGCGTGGTAATCAGTGACTTGGAATAAATCTGACTTGCAAACTCCAAGTTCTCCGGCGTCAGTACCAAATCCGGGTCAACCCCAGCAATGGCGCAAGTGCGGCGTAGAAGCTTGTCATCAAGCTCAGCATCAGGTTCTTTATAGTCTGGAGTAGTATCGGACACTGAGACACGGTGAGAGCCGTAGTGGTCGTTACCTTGGACGTTAAAGGCCATCCCTGCGTTCGTTGCGTTAGCGAAGGTGTCATTCATGTCACCCCACTGCGGCATCTTACGGTTATGCGAGTTAATGATGTCTGACTTCAGACGGTCAATCGTTTCCTGTGGGTTCATGTCGTCAGGAGACAGTTCAATATCGAACTGCATGTGACGTGCTGAGTTCAGGATAGCGGTGTTCATGCCCGCGAACAGCAAGGACATACGGATAGTCGAGATAACAAAGGAACGTTCGGTAATAGAAACACCGATACCGTCTTCGTTAAAGTCGGTAGCAAAGTAAGGCATGTTCTCATACGGCACGTACAGAATCTGCGTATGTTCTTTTGCCAAGTGACGACCAAACATTACACGACCGAAGTCTTCAGTAATGTTGACCGAGACATCCCCACCACCTAAGGCAGTAGAAATCATACGGTTCATTTGGTCTTCTGCTAATTCACCGTAACGCGATACCAGACGGTTAGCAATGTCCGGATTCACACCCTGCTGATTACCCATGTTAATGCTGGCACGGTTTACGATGGAGTCCATCATGCCGTCGTTGGTCAGGTAGTTCATGAAGGATGCATCGCCGTAAATAGACGACTTAGCACTCACGAAGTTCCCGATATCGTCGAGGATTAACAACCAGCCAATTGGGTTACGAACGTCACCGGCCAAAACTACTGGCAGGGCACATTCTGGTGGGACACGACGACGGATTGGTTCGAGTTTATTTTTTTGCCCGAATTCAATCAGCGGTGCTTCTTTATACGGCTTGTGTTCAAACTGACGGTCGTACTGCGGGTTTAAATCCTTCCCGCTAATCAGTTTGCTTTCATCCGTCTGACCTTCTAACAGGTCACCCTGTGGCCCACTGATACCACCCGACCCGTCATTATATGACGGCACGCCCATCTGCTTACGTAAAGCGCCACGTGCGCTCTCTCTCGCTAAACGGCGACGGAAGGTAGACAGTTGTGTAACCTGAGGGTTATCAGTAATCACCAGTTTCTGGGTGTGGAAATCAGAGTCGTCCTTAAACATCTTCGAGAGGTCTAATTTAAACTCTTGAGGGCCAGACACGGTTGACGTGTTCAGAATAGATTCTAACCCCATCAGTTTCCGGTCGGGGTTAATGTTGCGAAGTATACCCAGTTGTGCTTCGAACGTGTTTTTCAGTTTACTACGGAACGATTCCGTTGCCACCTTTTCGTCGAGGTTGAACATCTCATCGAAGCCGGAATCGGACGTAATCAGGATAGGCGTTGCCCCTTTAGAACGTTGGGCATCGTATAACCATTCGTACAAGTTCCGTGGCAACTCATCCTCGTCATTAAAGAAGTCACGTACGACACGCAAGAAGTTATTGCGCAGGTCTAACGGGATTTCACTATCCAGGCAGTCGTAGACCAGTGACGTAGTCACTAAGTCTTTGGTGGATAATAATGAAGAGGTCGAGATGGTGACGATTGTCTCCAACTCAGGTAACGCATCGAAAATCTTTTCTGCGTTGCGGATAGCGCGAATACGAGAACTAGCAAGGCCGATGAGTTCCCCGCGGTTAGGGGTTACGCCGCCTTGCTCTCTTTGCCCACGTTTCTGGGCTGGTGCTGGACTCGTTGTTTTACGCAGGATAGCGGCCATCGAGTCATCATGCGCTGTTAATTTATTTAAATCGTCCATCCGGAGTTGTCTCCAATGCAAAGATACAATATATTTGTTGGGCAATGTATTGACTTGGCAGACTCTTTGATTATTAAATCAGAGGCAATTGCCGATGCCATGAACATGCCTTTAGTCGAAGCGGGTATTCTCGTACCTACTGACAAGACACAATGGCGTTATTATCAGCATCTTGCCGGTCAGCGGTTTAATACCGACAGTCCGGTGATGATAACGTCACTGGATACACAAGAGGTTATGGAGCTTACGGTCAGTAACCTTGCTCGCCATAAGAAGACTTCCAATGTGTATCGGGCCAACCCGGATTATATCACGGCGTTGATTTCCGAGTATCCGGATATGGTGGTTTATATCCGTGGGGTATTCAACCCGATTCTGATGGGTGATGCTATTGGTGCGGCAGACTGTACTGTGTTGTACTACAGCCAGAAATTGGTTGAAGAGCAAGAACAATCTATTATCAGTGACTTACAGACGTGGATACAGGCAGCGCACGTTCGCTGGATGGCAGAAGGGTGGAAGGTGCACAACGATGCATTCGTTGCAGCATTCTATTCTCAGCTGTTCCCTGCTATTCCGGGTAAGATTCAAGACCTGCGCTTAGCGCGTTGTCACACGCAGGAAGTGCATAGCTTCCATGTGGAAGAGTTCCTTGCGTCTCACCAACGTCTGAATGAGTTCCTGCCTTACCTCACGGCCAAGCAAAAGTTCACTTTGTACCGCAACATTCGATACTGGGAACGTAACACAGGTAAAGAAGATATCTTCCAGTGGTTGATTGACGTCTTCCTGACGGGCTGGAACATGCCTGTGGCCTCGTACGAGGTAGGGCAACAGATTCATGACCCTGTCGACGACAACAGCTTACGCCCGCTCCCAGTGGGTTATAAGAACCCATTGAACTTCGACGAGATGCAAGGTGGTCGTGACTTACAGTTGGTCACCACCACAGAAATTATCAGTAAAGAATACGGGTTGGCTACAGAGAACCCCCTCTATCAAGAGGAGATGCTCGACGACCTGAACGAACGCCTTTCATTAACGCAGTATCCTGACCAGCCGACTAAGCTGATTGAGATTACCGCGATTGACCCTGAGGCGGTTGAGCGTGACCAGCTAGACATGACGCTGTTCAATGAACTGCTGCATTTAGCCTGTCTGGGCCGCTACAACATTCAGCATGAAATCATCAACCCCACTAACGGGGATACGATGCGGATGGCCACCAAAGAACTGATAGCGCTGTTCTTGTACGCCGCTTATCAGGGCTACTCGGGCATTGAGTTGGAACACATCCCAACCATGAACTGTCAGGGCGTGTTGATTAAACGTTGGGTGACGGTCGATGAGTTACTGGCGTTCTTGCCAGAGTCTTATCCTGACCGTTGGCTCCCAACCGTCAACTATTACGTGGACACCCACACCGAGATTTACAGCAACTTACTCTCTGCGGATGAGTTCTACACGGCAGCTACGGGCATCCTAGCCATGAAGCGTAACCGTTGGAAGTACACGCAAAACCGTCGTCGTGATACTGATACCATTGCAGGTGACCTGCTGTATCAATATTACTATCGCAGCTATAAATGCGATTTGGAGTTAGGCTTTGCTGACTATAAAGAGTTCTTCGCCAAGTTTGCTATGGACTATGAGATTATCTCCTCAGAGTCGTGGGCAGACATCGCTGTGGATGCGTTTAACATCCTGACCGCGTACGAAACCAACTCTTCGGTCACTCAAAGTGAAATACAGCGCGCGATGGTCAAACTGCTGACAATGCTTTCTTCGTACACCATCCACTTCGCTACACGTATGGCCTCTGACTCGTTTATCGTGACAGACCCGCTCGTGATTAAGCCGGATGAGACGATGACCTCCGCAGCACTGGGTGAGATTATCATTCAAGAAGTGATAGAACCTATCGACACTAAAATCAAAGCGCGTGGCAGCATGGAACTGCAGCCTACGATGCCCGAGATTGTGGAAACGGTGATACCGCAAAACTTCCTGTTCTGGTTTAATCTACGCCCTCGTGTTGAGGTGCAAGTACACAGTAGCCTTGATGTTGTCATTGACATGCCGTTGATTGAGGCCGAAGTCACAGATATTACTCGTGTCCCTTGGGATGGGGTGACTCTGGAAGAGCGCGTGGTTGTAAGGAATAATGGACCGTACAATACGCCTTAATCGGCTTAATCTAGGGAGGTTTTATGAGTTACCGTTTAGACATGACTCTGCGTCCAGAGGTGATACTGCGTGCTTTAGTTAACTATCGCATGAACACCAATTACAAAGAGTCTCAACTAATATGGCACCCCAGTGGGTCTCGTGTACTTTCGAAAGTATTGCAAGACACCTTAGTCCCTCGCTGTGACACTTATGCGCTGGCTGAGTTTGCCAATGGGGTTATCGGCCAAAAGACATATACTTACTTGCGTGTCAACCTCGATGAGATGTTTGACGGTCAAGTGGCGTATGCCCCGGCAGATACGCATATTGAAACCGACGAACTACTACCGTACATCGCCGCCGACCTCGGTGTTAGCCTCACCCGTAAAGACATTGTCCCACTGCTTATCCCGGAAGGGGCGGTAGAGGTTGACGTGTTAATCGCTCCCCGTCATCTGACCTATAAAGGAAAGATTACGGTGGCGCTGACCGGTGGGGCGAAGCGGTTGGTAGAGCGTGTATTAATTACCGACGTGGGTGCCTACCCAACAGCTTAATGGAGCTATAAATGTCAAAGGTTTATGATGGGAAACTTTCGACCCCCACGCTGAGCGCCATGCGTCTGGCCACGGCGTTGTTAACCGGGGCGTTGGTTAAGTACCCGGAGAAGTCCACACTTAACGAACACTTTAATCTGCTGACCAACCGTATCCCGGCTGGTACAGAGCGCCCAACAATCAAATACCTGTGTATTGGTAACCGCGGTCATGTTGCGAAAACCGAAGCCGACGGCTTTACTGACTTTGTGCCAGTTGGCAAAGTCGCAAACGCCTCAGGTATGTTTAATGCCGTCCCATTCGTACTGCGTGAAGTGGATAATGACCTGAGTGACGAACAGCGTAAGAACTACGCCTTCCGTACTCGCATGACCATCAACACCCGTAACTACTGGGCGTATTACCTCAAACGCATTGACATGCGTACGGTAGAAACCAGCGATTACCTGATTACTAAAGCAGGTACCACGCAAACTATCGTTGACCACGTCTATACCGACAAAGAACTCTTCCCTAACCCGACTGAGTTGCCGGATTACGACTACGACGACGATAGTCGTATTGATATTCCTGACGGTCGTTACGTCACGTCCAATGCGGACATCAAAATTCTATTCGATGAGTTCGATGTGCAGGAGTACATGAACGTCACGTCTATTATGCGTGGCAGTGCACGTTCTTCCGTCATCTCTGAAATCGCGCTGGCCTCAGGTATCGATGGCGTAGCAACCGGTGAGTCTGCAACCGGTTCCCAGTTCTCCTATGATGAAGCACTGGGCGTGCAGGTTATGTACTACATCACGTTGTACAGCAACTTGGCTATCACCAACGAAAACCTGAACATGACGGTCAAAATCGGCCAGTCTGCTCCATTCTTTATCGGAGCCGTCTGATGCTAATCCCTGCTCCACGTAAACCAGAAGCCATGGTGCGTATAGTCGGGGTTGACCCCGGCACTGCCCATCTTGGTTTAGCAGTTCTGGACTGGGAGTGGGGTACCGACCAAGCCGAAGTGGTTTGGGCCAAAACGATTCATGTGAAAGATGCCACCCACGAAACGGACTTCACGGAAAGTTGTGGAAAGCGTGATAAACGAATGCAACAGTTAGCGGAAGGTTGGGCAGAGTTCTTAGGGATATCTGGTCTGACCTTTGTGATTACTGAAACACCGTTTATGCAACGTAGTAAGCTTAGCGCTTATGAGTCCGGTGTCGAGTTACAAAAGATGTTAAGGACGGGTCTTTACGAACTGCATCCGCAGAAGTTCTTGCATGGCATTAATCCGATACTGGTTAAATCTTTTGTGGGAGTTGAGGCCAAAGGTACTACCAAGGACGATATGCACGCCGCGGTGAATAAGCTGTACGCTGGGCATACGTTGATTGACCTCTCAGTTTTAGACGAACACTCGATAGATGCCATTGCAGTGGCGAACTACTTTGTACGTTCCTCGCTGCTAAGTCTCAACAACCTGTTACCGCCCCGTGAGAAGAAGCCAGCCAGTGGTATTGGTGGGAAGAAACGCGGACGTCGTTTCCGGAGAAAGAAAAAATGAGTGAAGTTATTGAAACTACCGCAGCAGAAGCTGTCAAAGCGCCGAGCGCCCATGACATGGTTGGTCCGATTCTCGACATCCTGATTCAATACGGGACTGAGAAAATCTCCAATGATGCCGACGCAAAGAAAGTGGTGGATGCCGCTAAAGATGCGTTGGGGGTGACTGTCGATATCACTAAACCCGCCTCAGAAATTCTGGGTGGGCTGCGACCAATGATTGTGGGTACGGTAGACCAAATGTCTGCAGTGTTTGCAAACAAGGCTGCAACAGCGGTAGACAGTCTGGATGAAATCTACGGCAAAGAAACCTTGCTGACTATCTACACCATGTTGAAGACCCCCCAGAAATTAATCATCTGGATGTTGGCCTTGACGTGTGTAGCTGTCTCAGCCGCTATCTGTTACGACTTTACCCGTGCAGATACGTATGACTACTTCGACCTGCTGTTCGCAGCTGGCGTTCCTGTGGTTGCGCTGTTCGCCTTCTGCACGTGGCCAATTAAGAGTCTGGCATTAGCCTCACTTCAGATTGGTACAAAGGCAGTGGCAATTAAGCTGGAACGCACCGCGAAGAAAACCAAGGTATAAGGTACGCCAGTCACTTCGGTGGCTGGCCCTTTATTTTTAAACGTTGTAGCGCCATTATGTGTATAACAAACTTGAGGTGTACTATGGATGTTAGAATTGTTTATCGGGATATCTTAATTCCTGCACGCCAGCTTATGACTGTGATTCCATCTGGGAAGAAAGTACCCCTTACGGTTGATAAGAAAGAAGCGATTATTCTGGCCGCATTTCGTGACCATTTTAGCACGGAGCACTTCTTCCCTCATGTGGAAGATACCATTGGTACCCCGAAACGTGATTGGCTACGTATATGTTTATCTGCTATGCCGGGACTGTCGACAGAGCAACGTAACTACCTGTTGACGACAATGCCAAAAGAAGTTGATCGTATCTTGGAAGGGTACCACATGCGCAGTTCTGACTACGGGGATTATCTGACTCAGGCCATTTGGGGTGAAGCCGCATACTCGCTGCGTTATACCCGTAACTGTGTGGTGTTCCGTTTCCCACGGGTGCTGTACAATTATAAGAACATTAGCGCTGCGCGCTATATCTTCGAATGTTCATCGAAAGCAGGCCTGCGTACAAAGTGCTCCAGCGAAGATATCAAGAAAGCGTCTGCACATCTCCCGTACAGTCAGCTCTTACGCACTGACTTGATTGATTACTTTATTAAACTGATACGAGGGTAAGCCATGTATTTGATTGATGTGGAACGCGACAAAATCCCAGTCGGGGTCTTCCCTGGACTGAATGAATGGCTGGACGATATGAACTCCTACCGTTCGAACCCAGTGTCCTTTACACTGGCGATAGAAGATGATGTGGCGGTGGGGGTGTGTGTACATGAACCCGGACACATCATTTATTTGGTGGTGGCAGAAACCGAACGTCGTCAGGGTGTAGGCACCACGCTGGTGAAGAATGTGCTGAACGCCCACAAGGGCTCTACATGGCTCCGTGTCAATCCTTACGATACAATGGCCGTCTGCTTCTTCTCGAGGCTTGGTGGCGTTGTAGACCGTGTACACATCGCAGATGACGATGTTACGGGTGGGGCGTATCATCGTATGGTGCTTGGCACCAAATCGAAACGCGCAACCCCGCCAGAGGAGACTTCTTTAGTACATTATTTAGCTAACACACCTGTGTTCGTTTCGGTGGCGGGTAAGATCGTATAATTTACCCCTGGGAGCGAAAAAGTATGAAACGTGTTGTCTACGAAAAATGGATTTCGAGTGAGCACGGACCCCACAAGGTTCGTTGCGTGGATGTGGTACCTCATCACGAGGTAAATGTGGCTGCATCCACTCTCCGAGGTTCGACAGTAAACTTTCTCAATGTTAAAACCGTGGAACTGCGATTGCCTCAGCAACCCAGAACTACAACCCGTTATTCAGGGCCTAAGTTCGAACCTTTGAGACAACACCTGTACAGACATTATCGCCGCTCGACTTGGCGTAAAGCCGTTGAGCTATTAATAGATGAGCTAATCACGGACCTAGAATGGGACAGGGTAGTGGCGCAAGCCGGATACGACCAGATACCGTTCCATGTACGATGGGAAGCCTTTAAAGTACGTTACCACCGTGAGTTGTATTGGTCTCCTAACACACGGAATATGATGTGCCGCTTGGAGACTATGCCTTGGCTGCTAAGTTATCTCAATGATAAACCTTGTCACAACAATAATGTTCTCTGCGCCGCATTGCCTGACGCCCGTTAATATGATTCCCCATTAACGAGGAAAGGGTAATGACTATCGAACTTTATAAAGTCATTCAAACACGAATGGCCAAAGACCTCACGTATACCGGTAAGATTGACGGTGACTGGGGTGGCGGAAGTGAACGCGCATTTGCTACCGGGTTAGCAAAGGGTATCGACTACGGTGATGGTCTGTTAGACATTGCATGGTCGAAGAAAGTTACCCCGCAGTTTACCCAAAAAGTAAAGACTATTGCACAGCAGCTCAAACTTACCAGTAAAGGCCCGCACGAACTGATGGGGTGCATGGCATTCGAATCGGGTGAGACGTTCAGTCCTACCATTCGTAACGGTGCCGGTGCTCCGTACTACGGTATTATTCAGTTCGGTGAGGCAGCAGCCAAAGACGCAGGTACCACACTTCCTGCATTGTTAAAGATGTCCGCTGAAGAACAGCTCGACTACGTGTACAAGTTCTTTAAACCGTACACCGGGAAACTGTTTGACATCGGAGACATTTACATGCGCATCCTGTGGCCAGCGGCCGTAGGTAAACCTGCAAACTCCGTAATCTGGGACCAGAAAACCCGTCCTACTACTTACGTGCAGAACAAAGGCTTGGATATTAATGGGGATAAACTCATTACCAAAGCTGAAGCAATTGTAAAGGTTCAGCAGAAACTGGATCGTGGCATGTCGCCTCTTTTCCGTCGTCCGCTCTAGGCACATCAGTAAAGGGGCTTCGGCCCCTTTATTTTTATGTCCCGAATATTATGACGGCCAGAAGGAGTATTGTCATGAGTTACATCCTTGATTTTGCAACAAAGCACGACACTGCGCTTTTAGAGAAAATCAATGCGGTGAACGCCGCGACTGTGGGACGCAAATTAGTTGTAGCGGATATTGAAATCGTTGAGCTTTCCCAGCTCGCTAATGGCAGTTATAGTGTTGAGTTGATTAACCGCGCGGACTTAACCGATACGGTGACCATCTCACACCAAAAACTGGACTTAGCCGATTTCTTGAAATACGAAGTAGCGGACTTGGCGTGGTGGGACCCGGCCAATATTGACCCAGACACGGATACCGCCCTTGCTCAAGCCATGTTTGACACGGCCTTGACTAAAGCAGGTATTATTGCCTCCGTGGCATGGGAACCGGGCGTAGGGGTGAGTATCATTCATGATGCAGCTACCTCACAATACACCCTGCTCTTCTCACCATTCTCGCATGTGTGGAAAGAGTATCGCTACGACCTACCGCGTAGTTTCCCAGCAGTCTTCTCTAATCAAGTGTTGGACGGATTTAAAGAAGAAGTAGTGGCATAAACCCCAGAGTGTATCTTCGGATACACTCTTTTCCTTTTATTTTTTACATCAGAGTAGATTGATATAGATGTGTAATGAGGGAACAGGTAAAATGGGAGATTCCGTACAAATAGTTGTTATCGGTTCAAGAAAAACTGACGCTGAGACCATGACCACTATGGGAAAGGTATTGGCAGCAGCTATTAGAAAAGCCCTAGCTATGAACATAGGCGTTCTTGTAACGTCTGGGGCTTGTGCGGAAGGACCTGACCAAGTGCAGCTTCTGTTGTCGCGTATATTCGACGACGAACGCGTCACGTTCATTGCTTATCTGCCGGATGACCGAAAGCTTTGGCTTTCTAAAGTCTATCCAAACGTCAAGTTTGTAGTGGGTACAGATGACGAGCGCCACCGCGCCATAGTCAGAGAACTTCATCCTGCGCCCGACAACTTGAAAGACTTCGCTTATCGACTACATGGGAGGAACTTAGAAATAATCGCCGGTCCTGATTTGGAAACCCTGGCGGATGTAGTATACTTTTCAGCGCCCGAAAATGACAAAGGAATTGTATCGGGTGGCACAGCAATGGGGGTCTCGTATGCGCGCTCACGCAGCGTCCCTGCATTTAACGCATTTCTTCCTGACGGAACAGATGCATTTATTAGACATGTGCGAACTCTTCTCCGCAATACCTCAGGAAGAGAGTAATACGGTATGAACGGAATGACGGATGAGAGTTGCAGTAAGACCCAGTAGGGGGTTACTTATGCTTTCTATCAGCAACGCGAATCTGGAGATGGTTCGTAAGTTCTGTACTATAGAGACAGCAATACACACGTGCCCAGACACGGTTATCGATCTCGAGAAAAACGAGATATTAGATATGCTCGACCGCAACGAAATCTCGAAAGAGGTTGCCCTGCGTTCAGCGTACGTTTTAGGATGCACTTTGGGAACGGTTCGGGACATGACTCTGTTGGAGCGTATTGCTTCACTGAGCAACCCAGCCTACGCAAAGAGCTGGTATAACCTTCGTGATTATTGGTCGCGGTTATTGTACTGTAACCCAGAAAATTCCGACCTCTTATCTATCGTCCTGCGGAACCTGTCTGCACAAGACATTCACCGTCACGATTATAGCCAAGAGCGCTATTTGGCCGCAAAGGTCGCATTTATCGGCGACATTGTCGATGCACCTTGCAGTGGGACACTGCGTTACTCCCAGCCTCAGTTCGAACCGAACGATAAGGTACTGGCAGAGTGGCGTCGTCAGCTCACCCCAGCCATGGCAGTTAAATTGTTTGAGAGTACCGGTTGGGATATTTTCAATCCGGCTTCTGATGATTACATCATGGTCCAAACCACCGAAGAACAGACAGAAATGCTGTTAGCGTCGGATAAACCGCTGTCGGTGATTGTTTCTCGTGGACGTTGGACACGTGCAAATATAGAACGTATCCTTGGCCTCGTGGAGTCTTCGGACAAACGCGATGGGCTGATGATTATTCTGTACGAGCGTGTTTGTGAGCTATGGGGGGACACCTCGGTACTGGCGAAGTTAGTACATGACCACCTGCGTTACGCAGCGATTATGGACGCCCGCCATGTACAGAGAATCTACACCGCAGATTGGCATTGTTGTGTTCCGCCGATTCACTATTACTTGGTCAATGCGAATTTCCTTGACCTGCGTCGGCTGATTGAAACCAACTTCAATGCCCGAGTCACCATTTTCGATATTGTGAGAAACGCTACCCCGGAAGCTATTCGTTCTGTTGCAGTTGAGACGGTACGCTGGTTATCGGAGTACAACCCACACGACTATAAAGGTATCCGCAACGTACTGAATGTTATTGCTAATAACACGACGTCTGTTCCGTGGTCGCCTGAAACAGCCGAAGTGGTTATGCGTGGTTTACGTCGGACGTACACGAAGAAGTTGATTCTTCAGTTCATCCTGATGTCTACTTTCCCACAAGAGTTGAAAGAGGAGCTCGTTAAGCTACCGTGTTAACAATTGCGGCTCTTGGTATGGACATCCATCACTCCAAGAGAGGGTACTATGAATATGCAATTAGTTAAAGCGGGCGCAGCACTACTAAAACTGTTCTCATTGGTAAAGCGTCCCAATCCCGTGGCCCGTCATGTGCCTTGGGTTGGTTCCGAGGAAGAGTTCTTTGACAAGATGCTCAATGAAGGCACGTATACGGTCAGCGATAGTCCGACACGACCTATCGTTACTACGTACCACGATAATGAAACACACGAACAACTTGGGATGGTTATTCGTTGGCCGAACCGCCAATTCTACTTCGAAACCACAAAGAAGTAGGTGTGCGATGGTAAAAGCAGCCGCGTTGGCATGACGCTCGCGCGGCGCTTATTTCAAAACAACACATTACCCTTATTGTGAGCAGTACAAATCTCTCTTACTCGTATTGAGTGAGACATTTTGACTACAACAGTAAGGTGCGTGCTATGGGACGTGAAAAGAAAGCTCCACGTGTAAGTCGTAAAGCAAAGCAGTCCACCAACGGCCAAGTCATTCCTTTCCCGGATAACGGCTTTGACGAATCACTGCCCCAAGTCAAACGCGACACCCGCCCTATTGAGGCCCGCAATGAAAACCAGCAGCAATACATGAATGCGCTGGAAACCAAACAACTGATATTCGCCACCGGTGAAGCAGGGTGCGGTAAAACATTCCTTTGCGCCGCCTACGCTGCCGAACGTCTACTGGCAAAAGACTTTGACCGTATCATTGTCACCCGTCCAGTCCTCTCTGCAGATGAAGACCTTGGCTTCTTGCCCGGCGACGTCTCAGAGAAGTTCGCCCCTTACTTCCGTCCTGTCTACGACGTGCTAAGCAAACGCTTAGGTGGTCAATTCTTACGCTACTGTTTAAAGCCGGGAATTGACAAGGTAGAGATTGCTCCCTTCGCCTACATGCGCGGACGTAGCTTTGAAAATGCAGTCATTTTATTAGATGAAGCTCAGAACACTACTGCTCAGCAGATGAAGCTCTTCCTGACACGTATCGGGGAGAACTGTCTCGTGATTGTCAATGGCGATATTACTCAGTGCGACTTACCGAAAGGGGTACGTTCTGGGCTGGCCGATGCGCTAACGCGTTTTGACACTGACGACTTAGTTAGCGTTATTCACTTTGTGAAAGACGACTGTGTACGCTCCGAGCTTTGTCAACGTGCGTTGTATGCTTACGGTGACGAGTAAATAAGCGAGGGGCAAAATGCCCCTCGCTGTAGTATTTTTCTTTTTTGTCAATAAAAATAATCTCAGATATATATTACCTTAGTGAATGACAAAGGTTATTCTTTTCTATCACTGTGGAGAATTCATTATGTTTGCACCAGCGCTGATTAACTTCGAAAGAGCATGTAAAGTAATTCGTCAAGATGGGTATTACAAAAATGCCAAAGATGAGTTGCCAAAGAACATGCAATGTTTAGAGAAGGCGAGTGAACTACAAATCACTTCCTTCATTGCGCATCGTCACGGTGTCAATAAATGTGTCGTGCCGTGGATGCCAGAACTATCACTCACTCCGATTAAACGCTATCAGTCCTTACTAATTGTTGACCGCGGGGATAAGACCTTCATCGAAACTATCAACGGTTTCAAAGTAGCACGTATGCGTCGTATCCCAAACGGAACAGATGAACCGATTCTGAATCACCAGAACACTATCATCATTAATCTCTCAGATTACCGAGTCGCTTATGACTTCATAGGCGGATTCTTTATTGGACTCGTTACCGGTTATTACGAGTCAAGTAAAAAGGCCATGTTAAAACGCCTTGGCCGTAAGTAGTATCTGCTGTTATCCCGTAGTAAAAAACCTATACATATCTCAGGAGCTATCATGGACCATATCTTTGAATCAATTACTACTCGCAAATACACTGTTGGTACTTGCACCATTTACTTCCTCGACAACGGTAATGTCCGTAAAGCGTGGCTGGAAATAAAGGGCAAACAAATGGTTAAGTGGCAAGAGTCTGACAACGAACGTTGGTTGGCCTCCGCCCTGTATCACTTCGTCACCCGTTTGAAGAAACGTACGTTCAGCAAAGAAGACACTTACTGCGTGTTCGCCTGCATTGGTCGTGCGTTAGAGTCCCGTAACGTTGGACGTTACTGGCAAGAGTACCACAATCCGGGCACTGTAAGCTACGCTATCTCCGAAGCACAGTCGCGTTGCGGGCTGGTCTTCCGTTTGGCACCGGTTAAAACACGTACTGTGTCTGGTTCGAAGTTCAATAACCCAGACCAGCCTCGTGGTAATAAAGGCGAAGCCAATCCGTCCCTGCAACTGCACTAATCTAATCGACCCCTACTTCGGTAGGGGTAAACCTTTTATTTTCTTTGGAGTTACCAATCATGTTAAAATTCACAATTGTAAACCTGCTGCAAGACACTAACCCAACTTCTATCCATAACCTGTATCCGGTTGACTGGGCGAAACTGGCCGAAAGCAAATATCACGTCGAAGGGTTCCACAAAGTCCACGAAGGTGTGGAATATATGCTGCTGCGTTATCGTCGCAATCTGGCGATGCTGACTCGCACTGATAATGGCCCGGTGGAAGCAGTACGTATTGCCGAAGACCTGAAAACCATCGACGATGTGATTCAGACCATTGGCCGTAATCTGGAATGGCGCCACATTGAAAACGGTAGCGATACTTACACCCTACAGAAACCACGTGCCTTCCTCGGCCGTCTGTTGGGTAACGACGGTGCGAAAGTGGGCATCACCGAAGCGGCTGAAGTACGCGTAAAACTGCAACTGGCGAAGAATGCGGTTGCTGAAGCCCGTGGTACTATCCCGGCAGACGATACCAGTATCGAAGCCAATAACGCCCGCAGCGTTATCGAAGTGCTGGACGTGGTTATGAACGAAGTCCAAGAAGGTCTTGAATCAAGTGAGACTATCGAAACCATTATCAACGCTAACGAAGAGCCAGTACAGGCTAAACCTAAAACTCTGACTCAAGCCGTCGCCACCATCAACTACAGTGGACTGACACGTAAAGAACGTATCGAAGCGTTCCGTGCGCTGCTGAACGACGAGCAGTATAAAGAAGATAAAGGCCTTGCAACTCTGGCAGCCAATCTTGGCGAGCCGGTAGCTGTAGCGGCGTAAGAGAGAAAGGGGATTCGTCCCCTTTCTTTTTTTTGTCCTTTGGTATGTAACCCACAACCTCCGAGACTGACTATGGAAAATTTAGACCAAGACTTGGACAAAGATTACGCCACACTGTCTGAGGATTTCGAAACGGTGCTGGCCCTCGAGTCCATGGGTGCTAGACCGCATGACGTAGCAATGCTCACCATTGCCAAGCGTTGGGTAGCACAAGAGTATTACGGTGAGAATGGCGTTGCGCTCGGTAAGCGTATTACCAAGGACGCTGCGAAGGCTGCGTTAAAAGGCGGCTGGAAAGGCACGAAGAAACTCTCATCACATTTAGCCAATACTTTTATGGAGTGGGCAAAAGCGCGTGATGGACAGATTCGCCAGAAGCTGGCAGACGCTACTTCCAAAGGGGAGACGATTCGCCGTCGTTCTCAGAAGATGCAATCCACCGTATTGGGTATGAAGTCGTGGCCTAAACACGAAATCAAATCTGGTGGGTGGACCGCTAAAGTTTGTCAGGAAGATGATATCAATGTTGACGCATGCATTCAACTGGCTCAGAGCCATGGTAGTCTTGACGATATTGTCGAAGCCTACACCGTATTTACCAAATCCATCCTTAAGAACCCGGCCAAGCGTGAGGGGGACTCCCTTGCCAAGCTCGGCCACTCGACTTCTAAGGCTGTAAAACGCGCCTCAGGTATTCTGGGCATCGTAAAAACCAAAGCAGTGAATGCTTATCCGTTACCGGGTAACGTTATTGTGGTGGTACGTAACCCTGGCGTTGATTCTGAGGCCATACAGTTCGCTGTGGCCCGTGATGGGGAATATGGGGACACTATCCCCGCTTTAGACTTAGCGACGTGTAAGAAGGCTTTGATGGCCGCTGAGAAGCTCGGTGAAGCTATCTATGCCCGTGGCACCAAACGCGGGGTATTCTCGTATAACGGTATCTACGACAGCATCCAGTCTATTGAAGGTGAGTTAGAGCGCGACGATTTATCGAACCGTGAAGTTCACCGTATTACCCAACGTTATAAAAACGCCATTGAAGTGGAAGATGCGATTACCACGGCACTGGTTCGTGTGGCTGAAGGTTTGATGGATTACGTTCAGCACTCCATTAAAAAATAAAGGATAAAGGGGCTTCGGCCCCTTTATTTTTTTAATACAAGACGAGGTCCTAATATGGACGAAATACAGGGTGTTGAATTTGTGGTGTTTACAGACCGGGACAGTGGGCTGTATTTACAACTCGAGCCACAGATGTTGGAAATGGAAGCCGATTTAATTAAGCAGGAGCTTTTGTCCATGATGACCACATTCGGGTTATCGGCAGAGGGGGTGAGTTTTCCACCGGTCAAGCCGGATTGGTGGAAGAATACTTTGCTGGTAGCTTATAATGACGAACGTGTACACGGGTTCATCAGTCTCAGAGAAGAAGTGAGTACCCAAGGTAAGATTTATAACCTTTACGTTCATCCACAATCCCGTGGCTATGGCATTGCATCGGAACTGATTGCTCGTGCAGAGACGATGGCCAAGGAGATGGGTTATGACACAGTCTGTCTGGAAGTGATGCATGATAACCCGGTTGCTGAAGCTTTATACAGCAAACAGGGTTATAAAATGCTGACCAGAAAGATGTCTAAACTCATTTAATGCAATAAAAACAATAAGATACTGTAGTATGGATACCCGGGCATGGAGTTTTTTATATGGTCACTATTAAAAACGCTGTTGCAAGCGAAGGACGTCGCTACACCTTTAAAGTTAAGTGTTATTCACTACCGGTTCATTTAGGTTGGACGGCAGCCCGTATTTGGGGAAGGGTTTGGTATCTTCCTCCTGGTCTGTCACGCCACCTCGAGGCAAATTACATTGACGCGGTCTTCCGCGCTGGTGAATCTCCTCAACTCCGCGACTTCAATCGTATCTGTGCGGCTTACACAACACGTGTGGGTACAACAGACGCGACAAGGAATGGAGTCTATTGGGACGGCAAGAATCTCTTTTACGTTGGTCAAAAATACTCAAAGCCTACTGTTAAAGAAGTAAGGGTGGAGACAGCAAAGGGCAACTATATCGGTATTGACGTTACTGTCACCGGTGAAAATGAAACCCTGCGCTATCAATTACTCACCGATATGGATGTCGATATTCGCACCTTTTATAAATATCTTCTCTTTTATAAGCACCGTATATCGGTGCGTGCTGTGGTTGGTGCATTTGGCAAGTTTGCCTCCATGCCCTACCCGCGAGACAAACGTCTGGAGGGCGAATGTATTACGATGAACTTAGACGGTACACTGCTGGATTGTGCTCGGCAGTTACGGCAAAAGACAACAGCCTAGCTGATGTAAAGGTTGCACTGGAGGCGCTCCCCAATCCACCTAAGGTGGTGTTGGAAGAACGTACGAAGGGCAACTCTACCCAATGTCACATTCGGGTTTACGTTGGCAATGACTGCTTCCACATGCGTTGTGTAATTAGCGAGTTGGCATTCGCGGTTATGCGGTCCAGTGTGAGTGTGGCAGGCGAACGGAAAGAGTGGTGCTGGAACTCAAAACCAGATGACTTTAAATTCGAAGGTACTGACGTTGAACGACAAACAGTACATTCATTTATAGCCGCAATCATTAACGCGTTATAAGGTGCAGTTATGATTTTAGAATCTCTTTTTCGTATTACCAACTCCCGCTACCAAAAAAAGAACGAGCTCCCTGCACATGTCACAATTCGCCGACATGGGTTTGAACGTAAGTATCACATTCAAACTATCGTGGCGATAGCATCGCGCATCGCGGGCAAGAAACGCACTATCGGTGTGAGCGATGCAGCTAACGCTGCAGCGATTATCCGGATTGCTGCCCGTGAAATGTTTAAGTACCGTAAGTCATCCCCTGTAGCATGTTGGGCGTTGCGTGATGTACCTAAAACGCAATTGCCTGCAGAAGCCCGTGTGGTTGACTTGCGTGAGCAACATCTGAATGTAGAAGGGTTGGTTCTGGACCGACTGATGCGGGTTATTAGCGGTGACCAAGAAGGTCTCTGTACGCAACAGCACGGCCAAGCAGCGATTGCCAAATTGCTGGAAACCGACATCATCATTGTTAACACGCCTCTTGAGTCGTCACGTATGCAAGACTATCTTGCGCGTCGTGTCCTGAAGCCGGTTGTGGTAACAGGGGACGAAATCAAAGGCTACTACGAGGCACCGGTAACTGAGGGCCAGTGGAGTAAGCCAACAGTGGCGTACGGTTGATAACATGAAAAAACCTTTTGTAATTGCTGTGGGTGGGCCGGACTACGGTGGCAAGTCGACGTTCTGTGCGGCTGTCACTAATTTACTGGCGGCTGCTGGGTATACCGCGGAGACCATTGGTTTCCCAAGTGCTGCGCCCACAGGTTTGGCTGCACGTGAGTCAATTCGAGCATTTGAACCTCCGGCAGTCCAAGCTCAGAAACTGGTGAAAGATTTCAAAACTCACCTCAATGAGTTTGGACGCAAGACGGCTGATGTTATTCTCCTCGACCACTTTGTCGTTTCGACGATTATGCACCAGGGTGACGAGGGGAAAGAAGCGGTCTTCTCAAGTGGTATCCTACGCCACAACTTTAGTCCTGAAGTCTACGTAGAGATTACGTGTGACTACGATACCATGCAGACGCGTGCTATAGAGCGACTCAGGGAGAAGGGTGAAGTCTGGGATGACGTGCTGACTGCGAAATACATGGCAACGCCTGAAGCTTGGCAGAAGCTGGTAGAACGTAGTGAGTTTGGCCACCGCATCGTAACAGACTCCGGTGAACGCCGTGAATGGATTAGACTCAATGCTCGCTGGAATAGCAGCCATGCATTGGATCTTGTTCTGAAGCTGGTACGGACGTTTGAGAGCGAACGCGAACCTGCCTAATGGTGTACGCCTTGACTTCGGTCAGGGCGTCATCAATTATTTTTTCAGATAGATATTATCTTTGTGAAAATAACATGGTAATGCCATGCTATGCCGAAAAACGTGGAGTAATAAAATGCAGACCAAAAGACTTACCTTGACCCATTTGCAAAGGAGTGAATGGAGAGGTCAATTGAATGCGATGTCTGATGCCTATCCGGTTCGTGATACTCTGTGGAACATGGAGAAGAATGGAGCACAGACCGCAATTCAGGTAGATGAGAATAATCGCATCGTGGCGTTCTTTACCATGATGCCGGGTGTGCAAGAAGGCGACGCGGTGGGCTTAATCTTCGGTAATGGCGAAGGGGCGACAGAAACCTTTACAGAAGAGGCCATGCGCTTATTCGGCCACAAGGTACTGCGGATGCAAGTACCACAAAAACATTTCCATGCCACAGCAGAACGCTTGGGCATTATTAAGAACTTTACTATTCTGCACTACCATGGCGATGCGCCGGGTAGCCAGCCCGATGGTGTGGAGTTAGTCAGCGGGGATATGTTCGAAGCGCTCTCGGGCGAAGACATTGTCCAGATGCGCCGACTGTTAGAATACGCTGTTAGTGTGGAAGAGAAACACGACCGTTTGAAGCGTGAGCATCTGAAGCACTACGACAGCAGTAATGTAATTAAACGCATGAAAGACTTTGGGTTCTTCTCCATGGTCTATCGTGTTGAAGGTGAAGTGGTGGGAATGATTGCCGCACAAGCCGGTAGTCAGTGGGTAGAAGTTTGTGGATTGGCCGTCTCGGAAGAACACCAACGTAAAGGTGTTGGTACCAACCTGATTCTTGGCTTGATGCATTTGCTGGGCGAGTATTACAACCAGTTCGCGGCCATGGTGTTTACCGATAACGTAGACTCTGTTGGACTGTTTACTAAATTAGGCTTCGAAGAAGAAGCTGCATTATTCATGAAACTTGTTGAGGATTAATAACATGCTGTTCTCTAAAATTCCTGCAGTAAGCGGAAGTTACGTTATTCCAGACATGGCTATCGAGCTGGGCGAGATGATTCGTCATTTCCAGATGCAAGGTGGCGAGGTCTACGCGATGAAAACTGAAACGCAAGAGTACGCTGCGTTCATTGGTATCATGAAGTCACACATCGAAGGTATCCTGGAAATCGGCATGATGCACACCGTTGCCAACAGCGAAGACCTGACACTGAACGACCGCTTCCTTGAGCACATTCTCAGTGAAGAAAACGCGCAGGCTTTGCGTTGTCAGTTGACCGACGAAAGCAGTTGTGGATTGGTGGAAGGTCTGGGCTTCTCGCACGAATCGACCATCTTCGGCTCTGACCTGCTGGAACAGGACACCGACGAATCCCTTATCAGTGTCGCGGGGAAAGCGTTTGATTACCTGACCCCTGACCAGATTACCCAACTGCGTGCATTGGTAGTAGATGGGGCGAAGGAAGAGTCTGAGTATACAGGCCAGCCGTATCACACGCCAGATGAGCAACTCGACCAACTCATCGAACGTATCCGTAATGCGCAGGATGATGTCTTCGTGAAAGTGGTTGATGAACAGCTTATTGCTGCACTGGCCATTGACCCGAACGCACAATATCCAATCATCAGCACCGTACTGGTGCACCCTGAGCATCGTCTCCAGGGAATTGGTCGTGCACTGATTAACAAAGCGGTGAAGGAATATGCCCGTGAAGACACGCTGGTCCTGGCAGTTGTGTTAGAAGCGACTCCTCACCTGAAAGAGTTCTTCACCAATTCGGGTCTGATTCCAGTCGCCCGCATTTACCGTTACCTGCGTCTTGAAGGTGTTGAGGGTGAATCTGCATGATTACAGTCGGCCACGCTAAATCGTTCCCAGTTGCTATCTGGGATCAAATTCAGGCAGTTGCTACTCCAGAAATTCTGGAAGCTGCGAATGAGTTAGATGTAAAGTTCATTGTAGAGTCGGACGAGGGTGGTTTCCTCGTTGCGTACTCAGCAGGCAAATGCCTAGAGAACTATTACCTCTGTTTCGGTATTTGGTGTTTTGGCAGTCCACCGTCTGATAACTTCATGCACGAAGGTATGGCTGCGCTTAAAATGGTAGTTGCGCCTTTAACTTCGGAATACGACTCAGAAGAGTTCGAACGGCTAGGTTTTACACTGCAGCATCGTCTTTACTGCTCGTCCGGACATATCCCGTTGGAAACCCCGGAAGGGATTCAGGGGATGGACGCAGTGCCAGTAGTTGACTGGAAGAAGTACGAGTTGTCACTCGCCATGCAATTGGAAATTCATAACCCGACTGAATCTGGGCGGGGTTACGAAGAACCGTGTAAGAAACTGTTCGAACGTATTACTGCGGAGCCGGAACTGGCATATGTTAAGATTGTTGATGGGCAGATTCAAGGCCTATTGATAATGCAGAAGTCAGAGTGGCCGCCCGGGCAGAATATCCACCCGAGCCTGAACACTGAGCTGTATATGCCGGTATCCTTGGTGGCGCTACATCCCGAAGCTTCGGGCACTATCGCTTCTGAATTACTGCATTATGCTGCTGTCCGTTTGGAATCTCAGAACCGCCGTATCAGTCTGCAAGTCACGGAAGAAAGTGAATCTTTTCTTCGCGACACCCTGAAATTCCAATATATTTATACCGCATACCAGTACGTCAAGGAATAGCCTCCCGACGACCCTTACTGACCCACACATGCTATGGATAACGTTGCCAGCTTAGAAGCCGCTACCCAAGCGGATGTGTGGGTTTTATTTTACCCCCCCGTATTGCGTTACAAGTCCTTTTATGGAGAAACCATGAGTCAGAACATCAATCGCAAAGTTAGTGCCAAGAAAGACGTGTACTATATCGTTGACGACGTTATCCGCGGTGTCATCGACAAGGAGGGTGTGTTACACCTAGCAGTATCGGACGACATCGGACGCCCCGAGCGCCGTATGTTGGACCAGCTGGTTGTCAAAGCAAAACATCGTGACGGTGTTCGTAGCGTTAGCGAAATCGCAGGTGCCAACATGATGCTGGTAAACGGCGAGGTAGCTGTCAAACGCACTGCTGCAGTATGACGACGTCAAAGTTCGATCTCAAAGTACACCCAGACCGGGTGCATCGTTGCGAAGATAATATCGCAAAACTGTCTAAAATGATTGAGTTGAAAGGTCCCCGCTCGCCGGAGGGTCTGATACGGATTCGTCGTAAGTTGATGCTTATCCATTCTTACATCTATTATAAGGTGGGGGCGAGTGCAATTTCTGATGATGTGTGGCAACGTTGGGCATATGACCTCGTAGTGCTACAAGACAGTTTCCCACACCTGTGTAACATCGACTACTACGATGAGGCATTTGTGGACTGGGACGGTTCTACTGGTATGGACCTTCCGTACGACGACACTATCGTGGCAGAAGCCGTGAAAGAGTATCGTATGTACACGGGTCAAGTTTTGGATGTTGTCTAGCGAACACCGAGTGCGATGAGAAACGTCACTCAATGGGGGTTCGTATGGCTATTCATGTCCTAATGGGTGCATTAATCTCAGCAGCGGTTTGGGAATGTCTGACTATGCTTTTACGGATAGGTAGCGTTCCCATTATTCAGCGACTGGGGATAATGGGAATATGGATGGGAATGTATTTTGCCATGTTCCATTTCGAAGTATAATTGCCGCAAGATTTCTCTGGGAGTAGAGAGTCATGTCGTATAACATTGAAATAGTTCCTAAACGTAAAATTGGTGCAGCACGCCGTATTAGTGCCGTACAACTATATGCACAGCGTAATGGTTTAGATTACACAGAAGCAGCTAGCAAACTGGCATCCACGCCTCTTGATGACATCCTCATCGAGCTCGGTCTAAGACCGAAACAAGAAGCTGTAGTGTAGCGTTTCACTGGCGACCTCTTCGGGGGTCGTCGTCTTATATTTTTTATTTGGAGTAATCAATGAGAACCAGTCCCGCATTAGAAGAGATTATGGAATCGTTCGGCGCTCAAGGTAGCGACTGCGCCCATTTCATTAGCAATGCCCGTGTCGGTTACCGTATCCGCCGTAGTAAGATAAAGAATGGGCAGCGTGACATCCTCCTTATTAGCAGTGGCATCTATATCTGGTATCATCGTATCGATATCGAGAAGATGCTAAGTGGTATTAGCGTGGTGGTATATAACCCACAAGACCCACCGCGTGATATTATCCAGCGTACTCTACATCTGCAGAACATGGACGAGTTAAAGTTCAGCGACATCAAGTGCGATAAAAAGAAACGTAAACTGTACGTTACTATATCGGCGAAACGCGACTCGATGATATATCGGGGTGGTGGGCGTGTTTATCTGACATTGCGCGGCGAAGATTTCAATACGATGCTATTAACTTGGACTAAGCGAGTTAGCAGCAAATAAAAAATTACATTAGTGCGCAGTCATATGCGCACTAAGAACCCTTATTTTTTTGTGGAGTAGAGAATGAACGTAGCTCTCTTTGTTGACCAGGCTCGAATGCACTGTAGTAATGAAATCGACCGCATGACCGACCGTAAATTGGCATTACGTTTTGCCTCCCTTATTGATACGCTAACGACAACTGCGATTAAACGCGAAGTCGCTATCGAAACCGCCCAAGAGGCGCTGCGTACTTTGACCACGCTGGGTATTCGTATCGGCCTCGATGAAGATGACCTCCTCGTCTCTTTGCATTCGCCGTCTACCCCATCAGTCCCGCCTCTCGTGCAGTCCGGTTACCTCTCTGCCAAATACGCGTTGGACTGTGTTGTGGCTGTACACGTTGCGAACTGGGACCGTGCCGTAGGTTCGTTCAAAGCATTATTAGAGTGGCGCAATATTACGTTTCAAGATGTGCTCTCCTCATTCATCCTTCGCGATTAAGGTTTTAGCATGAAACAATATTTGGAATTAATGAGTAAGGTTTTAAATGAAGGCGTTGTTAAAGGCGACCGTACTGGCACTGGTACGTTGTCTCTGTTTGGGCATCAAATGCGTTTTAATTTGGCTGAAGGTTTTCCTCTGGTCACTACTAAGCGCTGTCACCTCCGTTCTATTATTCATGAACTCCTTTGGTTCCTGAAAGGGGATACCAATACCCAGTACCTGAAAGATAACGGCGTCACTATCTGGAATGAGTGGGAAAACGAGAACGGTGACTTAGGACCGGTATACGGAAAGCAGTGGCGGTCTTGGCCCGAAACCCGTGCTGTGCCTTACGAGCAGTTCAACGAATTAACCGCTGCAGGCTATGAAGACCTCGATGCCGCGACGTGGAGTATGGATGAAAATTGCACACTTTACTTTGTTCAGAAAACCATTGACCAAATCTCCAAGGTCATTGACCAGTTGAAAAACGACCCAGATAACCGACGCATTATTGTCAGTGCATGGAACGTTGCCGACCTCGACGATATGGCCTTAGCGCCATGCCATGCGTTCTTCCAGTTCTACACCCGTGAACTGTCGCTTATCGAACGCTCTCGATTAAACGGAGGGGGTGACGATGGGGATTACTACCGCTTCCTCAACGCTAAGCATCAGGAGCAAGAGCATGATGAGTTTGACGATTTAGGCGTCCCACGCCGTATCCTGTCCTGTCAACTCTACCAACGTAGCGCGGACGTGTTCTTAGGTGTGCCGTTCAATATCGCGTCGTACGCTCTGCTGGTTCACATGTTTGCACAACAAGCCAACATGGCCGTGGGCGACTTCGTCTGGACGGGTGGTGACGTACATCTGTATTCCAACCATCTGGAACAGACACGTACTCAGCTAGGACGCACTCCGCGCACATTACCTAAATTGGTTATCAACCGTAAGCCTGACTCTATCTTCGACTATAAGTTTGAAGACTTCGAGATTGAGGACTACGAGCCTTACCCCGCCATTAAAGCGCCGGTGGCGATATGAACCAGTCCACTTCAAAAAATCGTTCTCAGCAAGCTAGGCACGGCATCACGATTCGCTTAGCTAAAAAAGATGCCATGGCTAAAGGAGATTATTTCTCCCAAGAACAATGGGAAGCTCTTAAACAGCTCCGCCCAGAGTTGTCTGGTTCTTCACTGGCACAGTTAGCGCTGGTAGAATACGCTAAGAATCTTCCGGATATCCTTATTAAGGAGCAGGAGCAAGAATTGGAAAGGCTTCGCGCCCTCAAGCAGTTCTTACACACCGCGGAGTAAGTATGTCTAGTGATAGACCACCGCAGGAGCTCTTAGATGAGATTCTTGCTGACTTTAAAGAGCGTGGGCTTGAAGAAGTTACTATCCACCACATGGGTTCGCATATCCACGTCTCTGCGATTAACGTGAAACGTAAACGTGTGGTCAATGCCTTCGCCAGAACGGAGTATAAAAAGCGATGGGGAATGAATTAAAGAATGTTGCGAAACGAGATGCGGGCGGTAAGCTGTATTATCCTGTTACGTTGATTGACAGTGATGGCTACTTTGCTATTAACCGTATTAATTACCGTTTGGATGCTACCAGACTAAAAGATTTCACTGCCTTCACTCGCAAGCAACTGTATGTTGAGTTAGAACATCCAGTGAACGAGCCGCTGGAGCTTAACGACAGACATAAATGTATTGCGATTGAAAATGTGATTGGTAGCCTTGAGCATATCGACATTGATATCCGTGGATTCCGTGACTTCTCAGTTAAAGCGCGGTTCTATCCGAACCCTAAGCTGCCGGAAAGTATTCATCAGTGCTTCCGAGATGGAAAAGCTGGACTGGGGATACGCGCTACCCTCGACCTTAAAAATAATATTGAAGATATTATTACGTGGGACTTAATCGTTTCCCCTGAACCGATATTCCCACCATTAGTGGGCGAACGTCCTCCGGTTAATGAAACTGTCTTCGTCAGTTCGAACCGCGGCTTTACGTGGTTCCCAGCCCAGTTCCTTTGGATTGGTGAGAAGTCTTTCGTCTGGCGGAACATGGTGCCGGGCGCTCGTGCTGATGGGGAAATAACCCACAACGGACATTACACGTACTTCTTGTGGGCTTCTGCACCTGACTGGTTAGAGCTGGCCAAGTATCAGGGGGACGAGCGTCCAGATTATCTTCGCAGTAGGAGCGATAAATAATGGCTGAAAATAATATCGTGGGGTTTAAACCACGACCTGCAACCGAATCCAAAAGTGAGCCTGTGGAACCAAGTGAAGTTGCTGAGTTCTCCCGTCACGATACTGGGCGCCTTGAATTCCCACAACCGGACGGTGGGGTCATGAACCTTATCTTCTCGATGGACGAGGCGGATTGGTGGGCATCTCTCGCAGCACGTATGCATGTTACCATGCCGCAGGGGCCATACGGCCGTGTATTCGTATCGTTGAACGCTATCGACCATTTTACAACTAAGCTCTATCCTTTGCGTAAGCGGGTGTTGGAATTAACTCTCACCCGTCCGCAGTTTGAGCAGTTTGTTGAAGGCGTTCCTTTCTTCGTACTGGAAACCTCCGCACGAACGTGTCAACTGAGTGTCGCCGAGGATTTACTCAAACGCGCAGAAGACACTATCGCTGCAACCCAGATTGACTCTGAGTTATCGTCGGCTATTTTCTTACAGCAGCTGAACGAAAACGATTTCCGTTTAACGTATATTGAGCAGTAAGGACAGATAATGAAAGAACGTAATGGCGTAGTAGATAACTCGCACCTCTCAGCCCGCGCCTCCGGTGTGTCTCTGACCGGTGACCCGATTGAACCTGCATGGAGAACTATTAAAGGTGAAGAACGGGAAGCCCTACAGAAAGCTGACCCTAAACTTCAGGGTCGTGGTGAAATGGGTTGTCTGACTACGCTCGATGAACCGGCGTTTGCTATCCCGGGTCTCGACCCTGACGCAGTTGCACCAGAAGGTGTGGATGCTGGTCTCGACGAAGGTGGTTGTGAGAGTGGCGCATGCAAACTTTAGCATTTACTGATTACTCTCGAAAGGTAGCCCCCGACCCAAAGCAGTGCACGTTCTACGGGACTAAGCGTGAGGTTCTCACAGAAGAGCAGCACATCGATATCCCGTGGTTCTGCTTTAAGTACGTAGGCGGAAAAACCTTTACGCAGCGTATTATCGTATCCGCAGCGATGCGCTATAAAGAGCTGGGCTTAGTTCTGCCCTGTGCCCGTCATTATAGTGCTGACTTATCACGCACCTTAGACCGCCTTATTGAGCTGGGGGTGATGAAGGATAAGAAAACCCAAGTGGTCGGCGAAGACCAAGGTTTCATTGATAACTTTGGTGATTACTGGAACCGCGCACAGGCCCTGCATATCGCAAAGTGTGCTGGGCAGTTGGAAGGCCGGGATAAAACCGGCGGTGAAGACGAATTGTATTCCGAAGACCTTTACTAACTTTAAAATGGAAAAGACCATGACCGTAGAAGCAATCAAAGTTTTTCAAGTACCTGTAAAACACAAAGTCATCAAATTCGCTACCACGGATGACAAACTTGTCCATGTTGTTAATAAGTGGTCGCAGAGAATGTTTGAGGGTCTGTCGGGCCCTGGCGTTCAGTTAGAGTCGATTCAAGAAATCTCCCTTACTGGCAAAACTCTGCGCGTGGTCGGTACTGAACGTATTAACGGGGAAGTCTGGTTCTGGATGCCTGCGAGTGCAATCGACTGCGGCTATGAAGTGATTGGGGAAAAGGAATACCCTCGCGATGTTCCACTGTTCTCTATTCGTGAGTGTGTAGAGAACGTACTGGCGTGGTCTTCGGCTCGTGGTATTCTCGATAACGGCGTCTGGTACACACAAGGTACTAAGTTGTACGAAGAAGATGGCGAAGCTGCTACCGGGGTCGGCAAGAACAAACATCCGCTTATCATGGATGGTATCGGCGATGCAATCGTTGTGCTGGTGAACCTGATGGAACTGACTGGCTACGAAGCCATGGAAATCGCTTGTCATGTCCACGCGGCTCAGAACGAAGAAGCGCCTGCAGGTAACAGCCATTACCTGTTCCACAAAATGCGTTTCCACATCACTAACGCGATTGATTACCTCTGGGATGAAGCGGGTATCGATTCGCCGAAAAAGCTGGACTTCAAATCGATTGAGAACAGCGTATGTACCTGCATTGAATATCATTACGAACAGATGCTGTCATACGCTAACGCTCTGGCGAATGCGTATGACATGACACTGGAGCAATGCTTCTCTCTGGCGTGGGATGAAATCAAAGACCGTAAAGGCTACTTAAACGCAGACGGTATTTTCATCAAAGAATCTGACGCGTAATAACAAAAACAAATGGGTGATGCACTATGTGTCACCCACCTTTATTTTTTTGAGGATTCAACGATGAACTTCATCATGGACTGGTATAGCCTCCTTACCTCATCATTAAAAGAATACCCAGCTTTACTGACCGCGTTCCTCACTGTAATGTCCGGTGGGTTGATGGCGGCAGTTGGTTTCGCTCTGGTCAGACTCCCGCGGGGGTTCGCTGATTTCTTCCGACGACAATGTATCACCACTCTGGTGTTCAACACCGCCTCCTCTGGCTGGTCTGATTATAACCAGATGCAATACGTTGCCTTTATTAAGTGGTTCTCGAAAAACCGTTGGTTCGGTTGGTCGCGTACTATTACGTTTGATTCTGACGGCCGTAATGACGGGGCTGGTGTGGGTCCGGGCATTGGGCGTCATTTCTTCTGGCATGGCTACCGCTTATTCATCTTCACGATTAGTGAGATGGACTCACAAGGTACTAACTCACAGAAGTATAAAGTGACCTTGTCCTGCGTAGGCCGCTCGAAGAAACCGATTTACGATGTGATGGAACAGTTCATGGTCAAACCCGACCGTGCTAACCGCATCGGCGTGTACCGTAACGGCACGGACGGCTGGAACTGGGTAACCTATGCAAACAAACGTTCACTCAGCTCGGTAATAATGTCGCCAGAGTTAGAAGAAGAGTTAGTCGGCAGTATGACAAACTTCCTGAATAACGAAGCGTGGTATCGTGAACGTGGCCTGAATTATAAGCTCACCTATTTACTGTACGGCCCTCCGGGGACGGGTAAGAGCACATTAGGTCGCGCACTGGCTTCGCACTTCAACCGCGACCTTTACATCCTGAGCCTGTCTGAATCTTCCGACATCTTTACTCTGCTGCAGAATGCTAAGGGTGGGATGGTGTTGATTGAAGATATCGATGGGTTCAGTGCGGCACGCAAGCGCACAAACAAAAAGAATCAGGTCGAATCACTCAACACCATTAAGTCTTCTGACCAGCCTATGAAGTTCGACGCGAAAGGAGAGCAGATAGCAGAGTCTGTATCGCCTTCTAAGAACCTCGAAGACATCATGGCTGAATGGGGCGGGATGACAACTTCATCGCTTCTCAATGCGTTAGACGGCGTTGTAGGGCTAGATGACGTTATCATTCTCCTGTCCACTAACCATCCTGAGAAACTCGACGAAGCGTTAGTGCGTGATGGACGTGTTGACATCCGTGCAGAAGTCGGTTATCTGAATGACGCGGAGATTCGTCGTTACGTGAATATGTTCTTCCCGGATTATGTCGTCCCAGAAAGTATTCAGTTCTCATCGATGCCGGGTTGTACGGTGCAGAAACATTTCATGAACAACAAATACGATCCGGTTGCGTTTGTTGCTGATTTGGTAGAAGCGTCTGTTGGGGGTAATGTCGTCACTTCCCGACCACGTCCTGAAATGGCTTTTGTTGACTCGAAGTATCTGGTTGGCGAATCAATGAAGGAGGCGGGATAATGGCTAAGTATATCAGCTGGACACTGGCAGAGTTTGTCATGTTCCTCGTTATCGGTGTGGGGTTACTCCTCGCTATCGTCCCTGCGCTAATGTTAATGGTTGGGTACTGCGTTGCAGATTTCATTGTAGACCGTAAAGCAGCCCACCGCGATGCAGCGCGTATCAAGTGGCGTGAGAGTCGTCGTGCAGCTGCACAACGTGCTTGTGGTAAGCGTCCTAACTAAGTCCTTCTGTATGAGACCACGTTCGTGGTGTTAATTAGAGGAAACACCCATGGAAAGTATCGACTTGACTCAACTCGAGTCACACGATTACGACTTAAAAGTGCGAGATGAGTCAGGCGCTGATGCGAATACGTTGTTGTCTCGTTACCACGAGTTGTTCACTGGGGATAAGCTTGATGATGAGCATGTCTCCCGTTTTGAAAAACTGCTCGTCGGTTTGATTCACAACGATTCTGCCAACGCCGCAATGTTGACTGAACTGGGCTTCGCTACGGTTGAAGCATGTGACTTACAATCCATCCTGCAACAATCTATCGCACCTACTGATGACATTCAAGACCGTGCCATGGTTTTGCGTGGGCAATTGGAAGAACTCGCAGAAGACTACATGGAACAACTCGCTGGGTTGAACTGTGCTGGTCCGGCTGGCGAACCCTTACCTGATAATGAAGAGACTACCTCGTATAAGCAGCGTTTAGCGTTGTTCGTGGTGGCGTCTTTGTTAACGGGTATCCCGGATGACCCAGAAGACGCGTAAAGTTTTTACAGATAGATATTATCTGTATGAACCAATCGCATCAATCATTTAAAACGGAGTTATACCATGCAAGAACTGATTAAGATTCTACCACTGCTGCCAGTTAAAGACGGCAAATCCGAACTGCGCATTCTGGAAGTAAAAGGTAGTGACTTCACTATTGTCGCTAACCCTAAAGCGGAAGTTGGTGGCTTGTCTGGCGTTCGCGAATTTACCATCGAATCCCCTACGCTCAAAGAGCTGGGTATTGGTAAAGGTGAAACCGCGTATATGGTCGCCTCAGAAAGTGAAGTGCCGGGGCAGGACAACTACCGCATCGAATTCCAACCAAAGGCTGCTAAGGTAGCTCAGGAATCTGTCGGTACTGGTCGTGCTGCCACTCCGAACTTCAGCATTCAGCGTTAAGCAGTAAACAGGTGGTCCTCGGGGCTGCCTGTTCTTTATTATTTTTTCGTGGAGTATTCAGAATGACAACCGTGTTTGTTTGTAAGGACTTCATAGTCGCTGACCGTGTGTTAACCCGGGGCGATGAAACCATCCATGCTGACTTTAAGAAACTGCACGTCAACAGTGAGAAGACCATTGCGATTGCGGTGGTGGGTAATGTGAACTTTCGCGACCACCACAAAATGGTGGCTAAGCATTTCTTCGGTGTTATCAAGAAACGTTATACCAGCATACCGGCACCTGTCCTGACAAAGTCGGAGGCTGCGTTAATTGGGGATTTGCAATTATACGTGTTGACCGCAAAAGACGTGTTCGTGATTACCAAAGCAGAGAACGTCCAGTGGGTAGCGGACGGATTAACCGAAGGGGCAGGGACAGGCTACGCATTAGCGTGTGCGGCTTTCTCGCTGGGTGCTAAACCAGAACACATTGTTCCTCTTGTTTCCAAGATAGACCCGATGTCCTCGACTGCGTTTAACATCGCATATCGCGTCGACCTCAAACCGATCACCTTAAAGGCGTAATCATGGATATTGCTGCGATTATTACCCAGAAAGAGTTGTTCATCCGTAACGTTGCGTGGGCTGCAGGATTACCGCAACCCATTAACTTGGACATTTGCTATACACCATTCGGGTTTGTTTTTCCGACGAACAATTACCAGCCTGTACTTGACGCAATAAATACAAAACAGGCCGATGCTATGCCGACGGGAGCTATACGTTGGGCAGTCTTAGGACATGACAACGTACTACGTTATGGCCGTATAAATAATGAGTGGTGGACACTTAACATCGTGCCTGACACCCAACGCTTCTATTGCTTAGCAGATGAGGCGGAGACACATTACCTGACGTCTATGATTCATTTGATGTCCAGTGGGTTAATCGAACCTGAAATGGCTTTAACCGATACTGCCCCGCAGCTGATACGTAGACTGAAGAAACATTGGCCGATGGTTGGTGACTTCCTGAAATTTAAACGGTCAGATGTTCTGGCCGAGTTACACAAACGATTCCCTAACCCTGAAGAAATTTATTTCCATTCCCAATTTACGAGTGTATTAAAAGATTAACATGGCTAAATCTAAATCCCCCCGCAAAAAGAAACCTGCTAAACCTAACCATGGCGCGCGTCACATTGTACTGGCAATTAAAGCAGCGTATAACAAGCTGTTCTTCTTAGGCTCCTCGAACCTGCCTATTACCGCTATGCGCACTAACACGCTGCGCGCTCATTTAAAACCTGCTGATGTGGAGATAGCCATCCCGACGTTACTGGACGAGCTGCGTTTCTTCCCGCGCGACTGGCATATCTGGGTTGGCGCCTTCTGTGAAAATGGTGAAGAGCGTTGGGTGGAAACTTCCATCAGTAAGATGCCTCAGTTCGTGGTCAGTGACTTCTCTGATAACGCGGAGTCTATCGTTCGTGGGGTAATGGAAACAGAGAACCTCGAACACATGGTCGGGTATGCGTACATGGTCGCCCCTAACGACTATTACAACATGGAAGTCATGAATGATGAGCTGTGCGACAAGTGGGTTGATGCGAATATCTACGATAAGTCCACACATCTCTCAGCAGACCTCCTCAAACTGCGTGAGAACGACTTAGCAGCCGCGTTCATGGGTTTGCCGGGTTATGTCGCGCAATCGCGTGAGAAGATTGTACAGAAGACTATTGAGAACCTCGAAAAGAAAGGTATCAAAGTTGATAAAGCGTATGTCGACTCCAAGTTCAATCAACAAGATATCGTGGACGCCCTCGTATCGGCAGGACGTCAATTCAATCCGTTTGAAGGAGAAACGTTATAATGGAAAACGAACAGCCTGTCTTCCCGGTGTACAATGAACCCTCCAATCCAGAATTTGCTATTGCGCACCAGCGAATGTACAACCTGGCTCGTGAGAAACAAGTCAGCTATGAGTTACACTACTCGGAAGTGGAGGACTCTTGGTACGTTGTGGTCAGTAGCTGCGCCCAATCTGAAAACCTTATCACCAAGACACGTTCTTTATCCCTTGTGATGGACGTCGCCATTAAGCATCTCGAAGCACTTTAAAAAATTACATTTAGACCCCTTACTTTGTGTAAGGGGTTATTACTTTTTTTGCACGCAAAAAACATACCTGTTGAGGATACAATGAAAAGAAAAATATTGGTGCTGGCATTAGTAATGATGTCCGCCGGGTGTGACGCTTCAGAAACCAACTTGTACTACGACCAGCAGCTCCGACGGGAAATCTTCAAAGAGTGTCTGGCATCCATTCCAAAAGGGCCTGAGAAAATCGATAACTCTAACGACTGGCAGGAAGTGGTTGAAGAGTGCGGCGAACAGGCCAGGAAGATGTCGGCGTTCTATGTGAAGATTCCTTCCTCTGGTGGTGAAGGTTATTATTTCAATAACAGCATCAAAGGCGGCGAAATGAAAGAACGTACTCCTCAGAAGGTGCAGAAATGAAAACACTCATTTTAGCACTAACTACTACCGCACTACTGGCGGGTTGTGATACGGGACCGGCCCAGAAGGCCGTCTATCGCACAGACGAGGCCAAAGAAGAGCGGTTGTACATGGCGTGTCTCGACGCTGTGAAGGTTAAAGTTAAAGCAGGCGAAGATAATCTCGAGGACGCGATTACCTCTTGCCGTACTAACGCGTCGGCGCTGTCATCCAAAATGGTTTATGTCAATGCGAATCCTAAAAAGCCTCAGTAATCTCGCCGGTTACGGTATTAGCACGATAGCGGCAGGGACCCTTGCATTCTTTGCCGTTTATTACTTAGCGTTCTACGTCATTATTTAACCCGTCACCCGACTACCCTTGCGTGGTTGGGTACAATGAGGAATAAGCATGAAAGGTTCTAAAGGTATTCGCACTCCGGTAGAAATGGTTGAAATCTTCGATAAGTCAGTCCGTGGTCAGCATGACGCTAAGCGTATGCTTGCCGTTGCGATTGCAAACCGTCACCGTCGTACCAAACTCTCAGCAGAAGACCGCAAGTTCATCAAGAAACAAAACATCTTGATTGAAGGCCCTACCGGTTCAGGTAAGACTGCGCTGATGCGTGTACTGCGTGAAGACTTTGGCTTGCCGGTATTGGAAGTGGATATCACAGAGTACAGTGAAACCGGTTATCACGGTAAGTCCGTCGCGGATATGATTGGTCAGCTCTCGCAGCTCGACTTTACGGTGCCGAAGTGGTTTAAGGAAAAGCCCGAAGTTAAGGAAGTGAAGAAGGCCGAAGATGTTAAGCTTACTGCGAACAGCTCCTTCGATAGTGGGACTAAAGACAAAGACACCGCCCGCAAGCATCTCATCGTCTCCCGTATCCTACTGATTGGGTTAATCGCCGGACGTGTATACAGTAATCATGCGCTCTCTGATGCTGGTGTGGGCTCTATGATTCACAAGACGGTGGAAGATTACGGCTCAGAAAACCCCGCTGAACTGATTAACTTCTTCCAGCGTGGTTGTGATTTGGTAGATAACCACGAAATCCCTATTCTTGCCGACTCCACAGCGTTCATTGAAGCGGCCGCCCGGGCTATCATACCGTTTGAAGAGTCAGGCGATAAAGACCGCGTACCGACCCCTGAGTTCTTCGCACGTTATAAACTCGAAGGGTCGACTGTTAATGGGCTGCTCGGCGGTTTGATGGCATTAGACGTAGCCGACATTAACGCCCTGTGGGATGTCAAAACGCCAGTTGAAGAAATTGAAGCTTGGCCGAAGGTAGCACTTGCCGGTGAAAAGAACGGGTTCTATCGTGAACGCTTGAAAGCCGCCATGACAACGTACTTCTTCCGTTCGTTGATTGCAGGCATGCTTCGTAACGACGTGGCAAAAGTTACCGACCACGCTTCACGTACCATGGCGATGCAGAAGTACAACGGCAAAGACATGACCAAAGAAGTAACGACAATTTTATCTTCCGATAATCAAGAAGAGAAAGACAAGTTACTTAAGTACGTCAAAGATGGGATGCCGGTATTGTGTGCCAGCTCAATGGTTTCCTTGAGCCGTGGATTCCGTTCGTGGACTAATGCGCTACCTAAGCTGAAACTGACTACCAAGTCAGAACTGTTATTCCCGCCTAAGGTGACAGCGGCATGGGATGAGCTAATCGACATGACCTTTGAAACGTTTTGGGACTTAACCACCAAAGATTTTCAAAGTAAGACGGTGAAACAAGTCCGTGACGATGTCAACAATGGGGGCTTGCTGTTCGCTCCGAGCGGGGATACTGGTTTGGATAACGACATGCCGTGGAATCGTCGACCACCAATGGGTGGTATTCCGGGTCTGGGTATGATGTTCAACATGGGCGGCGGCGCTAACGTTACTGGAGATTCCAAAGAGTTCCTCGAGAACTTTGCGGTCGTCTTCATTGATGAAATCGATAAACTGATTCAGGCATCTGACCGTTCTGATGACGTTTCACGTATTGGCGTACAACGCGGTCTACTGAAGCTGGTAGAGGGCGGCGTCTATAGTGGTATCGACACTAGCAACATTCTGTTCGTGGGCGCAGGAGCCTTCTCAGGCACCACACCGTCGAAGCTGTTACCTGAGCTGGTTGGCCGCTTCCCAATTCGTGCCCGTCTGAAGGCATTAACGCACGATGACTACAAAGCCATCTGTCAGTTAAGTAAATCAGCGTTCAACATGTATCTGAAGATGCTCGAAACGGATGGCGTTAAAGTTATCCATGATGACGACACCTTTGGTTACATTGCGCAGATTACTGAACTGGAAAACCAGGAATTCAATCTGGGTGCTCGTCGCATTGAAGCGATTATCGAGCGTGTTTTTGAACCGGCCATGTTTGAGCCGGAGAAGTTCTTAGAACACGGGTTTGATATCCGTGGTGAAACACTACGTAAATCATTAAGAGGTTAATATCATGCCATTCCAATCGGTCGAAGAACTGCGTACGTTTATTGCTAGCTCTTCTATTAATGATAGAATGAACTGGGCGCGGGAAGTGCTCATCAACAATGATGGTTGGTTGAAATTCGTCACTGATAACATTGTTGAAGTTGCCGATGACCTGATGGTCGCAAACTGTCGGGGCTGGGATAAACAAAAGCGGCTGGCCCGCTTAACCTTTAGTCGTTACGACGGCTTTTTGTGGGGCGACATTGTCTATAACCGGGCAATGCGTCAAACCGGGGATTCCTATTTTGCAACACAGTACCAACGCGCTGTAGCCTCGTTCCGTCATGCCACCGATGCGCACATCATCGAAATGACATTCAGTATCTTCAAGCATCTGATTAATGTCAGCGAGAAGGCGTACGTTTACGAATTCAGTTCTTGCGCAGAACGGGTCTTTAAACAGTTTGACCTGCGACTTAAACCTGACCAGCGCCGTACCATTCAAACCCTCCTGATTCTCCAACGGATGTTCCCGGGATTAGATATCCGGGTTGGGGATTTCAAATGGTTGGAAAGTCACATGGCGTTGTTCCGTGGATTACATGAGGGGGTAGGTGAGCATCTTGTTGAAATGCGTGAAAACGGATTCCAATGGAGACGTTTGGACGGGGCAGTTAATACGCACACCTACACCACCGTGGGGTTAGCGGCAGGGAACCGTTCGGAACTGAAGTTAGTTTTCACCAACACGGACAAGATGCATCCGGACGCCTTCAGTAATTTGTTAGATGGCGGTCAGGCCACAGCTGAACTGATGCGTAATGCCATTGGCGCAATCCTGCAGCGGGAGTGTGTAGAGTACGGCGTGGACATTCGTTACGTACAACGTGATATCCAGCAGTACATCCGTAAACAAGGTAAGCGTATTGCGAAACAAGGCAGTACCTACCAGCACTTAGCAATGGCTGGTTCGGTGTTCCCACAACACACTTCTATTATCGAGATTGACATGACCCATGAAAGTCTTCACGGTAAGCCTGTCGCATCATAAAGCCGCCACGGGGAAAGGAATCCCCTTGTTGGACATTACGGTCAAATCGGGGCTAAAGGAACTAGCCCCTGACTGGGATTTCTTGATGGAGTACAAGAAGTCTAAAATGGATGAAGCGGCGCAAGCAGAATACACCCGCAAATACTTCGCGAAACTGAACCGGATATGGAAAGCTAATCCTGACTTATTCTTGAATCTGTTTCGTGATTACGTTGAAGTTGCCTTTGCGTGTTACTGCGGTCCGAACGCCTGCTTCTGTCACCGCTTTTTATTAGTCGATGCTCTAGAAAAGATGGCGAAGAAACTTAACCTGCCTTTTGAACGAGGCGGTGAGTTAACGTTAACAAAAAAATAAGTGGAGTAATAACGATGCAATTGAATTTCTACACGCCGCGCGAGCGGTCGTACCTCTCCGGGAATATCCCACCGGGCGGTAACAGCTTAAACATCGAACACTTAAAAGAAGTGGTCGCTCGTAAGTTCCCCAATGAAGATTGGGACCGTATCTATTTCGTTTCCAAAGTGGTCGGTAATGCACTGGTGGGGCTGGCGAACATGAACACCTGTCACCGTGACCGTTGGGAATGGTACGTTCCAAAAACACCACAACGTATTTTTATTGGCGGTGAAGAAGTGCAGGTTTGCCCGGTTGCGCACAGCATGGCTTCGTCTGAAATGCTTAATGTAATATGGGGCCGTCCGCGTCGTGAAATAATCGAAGCGGTGGCTGCCTTACAAGAAGCAGGCTTTGACGGTCTGAAAGACGTCAGTATCGAATCTGAAGATATTAACCGTTGCTTCCTCACCCTGTCGTGGCACGGTGAGAAGTTCCCGACTACTCGTAATGTGATTTACTTGCATAAAGGCAGTCTGTGGCGTGGTAAGCGGTAGTTCGCTTGTCGGCCTCAGGCTGACAGGTGACCGTATGTTTTCACGTTTGTTTTGGTGTATCGTTGTAAAAGTCAATAAGCGTAATGCGGAATTGATGAAACGCAATAACGAGTTAACTGCAATGTTGAATGCAGAAAAGCTCGCACACGTCCAAACCAAAGATGAAGTATTTGGGCTCAAAGAGGATATCGCTCGGGGTGCTGTTAGAATGGCCGACTTAGTAAGGAAGTTAGACCATGTGTAAATTATGCGATTTCCTTGATGATGATGTGCTTGGTCGTTTAGAAACGCATTTGGTAGTTATTCAGCTGGCACCGCTAAAGGGCTGGCGTCAAAAGAAACTCTCAGTCGAGACCTTTAAGTTGCTGGACCGGTTCTATGACGTAGAAGGGGATATACTGCCCCGACTGACAGAAGACTGTGACCAAGCTTACGCACGTTACAAAGTCTCCCCGACGGAGTTTAATCGTGAAGTGCGTAACCAGCTAGACCGCACGATGATGTTGATGTGCATGAAGCTGGGCACCATTAAAGGGCTTATCAATTCAGCCACACCATGGCTTTCGGTAATGGAGGCGTAGTGATAGACACGAACGAGTTAATTAGGCGAGTGATGCGAGGTGAGAAGATAGAGGACACGTATGAACATGCGGACGCCCTCTTGCAAGCTTTCTGCCCGCTACACTCTGAACATTACGAAATTTACCCGGCGGGTCAGGAATATATTTTCCGTTCCCGTGACCGCAAGTATGAAGTAATGCGCTATCCCCGTACACTCGGCGGGGTAATAATTCTCCAAGGTCAATTCGAAGCGGCAATAGCGAAAGTCCTCGTCTATTACGCAACGGGTGGTCAGGGGTTTTAATAGACGGAGCCTTCGGGCTCCCCTACCTTTTATTTTTTTGTCCTTACACCTTTTCCCTAATCGTATGTATCTACGAGTACGTTTAAACTTGTCATAAGGCGCTTCAAGATGAGGTCAGTCGCATTAGAGAATTTAATCTCGCTAATTAATTCCGCTAACTCAGCTGAAACCCCCATCTCGCTTGAAGATGTCGACGTTTCAGTCCCGTACGAAATCAATACTGATGGTTGCGACACTGAGGTCGTCGTCACTACCAAGCCTGATTATCTGCCATTGCGTGGTAAGCAGACCTTCCGTTATCTGCGCCGTGCTATTGGTAGCGTTGTCAAAGGGGATTTGGAACTGTATTTAGACCCGGAGATGCAAACCAGTTACGATTTGATTCCGTTCTTGAACCAAGAGCTCGGGATTCAACTCACCGAAGACGATGTGATTAACGACCCGATTGTGGACGAGATTCACCTCCTACGTGCCGCCCCCCGTTCTTACGAATGGAAAGACACGGCTATCGTGCTGATGAAGCAAGCCACGAAACTGGAAGAAGTGATTACTGAGACGGGCTTAGACGGTCTGGTGTATCCGGACTCTCAAGACCCGATAGGACAAGCCTACATCTATTCCTACGGGGTAGACTGTTCGCGGATTAAACCGTTCTTATCAGTAATGGCTCCTGGCGTGGAGTTTGATGATACTGCTCTTGCGGTAGAATTGAACAAGGCCGTACCAGAAGTGTGGGTAGCGGTGTCAACGCAGGCCGACTGGAACCTGAAAGACGCCCAGTGCGTGTATGAAGGTCCGACTTCGGGACTGATTGGTGCAAACCCGGCCTTCGAGCGTGTGGTGTCCATCGAGCTGAGCGAGCTGTGCAGTAATTTCGCCGGTACGCTGAACCTGCATTACAATCCATGAGGTTAAGACATGGCCAAATACGTTAAGACCTCGAAAGAGATGTTGTTGGATACCATCAACATCGAGAACAACCTGCAAGCCACCCCATTAACGTGGGACGTGATTGCAGCCGGTTACCCTGAACTGGTGACCACCCCGGGAGCTGACCGTAATACCCGTGTGCTGTTATACGGACTGTACGGTCAAGGCTATAAAGGTAACGTGACCATCACGTACAACCGCCTTGAAATGCCAGTGATGTTCCGGAACGTCGTGCCTGTCGTGGTGACGAACCCGGTCGATAAGCTCTCTGACCTGTTGCCATTCTTAAACAAAAAGTATGGCTTGTCTTTGATTGCGGATGACATTGTCGACCAGTCAGTGAAAGACTTAGGTGAGAGCTGGATTCTGGATGTGGTGGTGAAGCCGGGTAGTCTGGCTTGGACGGGTACCTTCCGCTTACGTTATGCGAAGTTCTTCCCGAACTTAGCCGATGTGATTACGGATGTGGACTTAAGCGCAATCATCGCGCCGTTCACCGTGGCAGATAAACCTCAAGCGGAGTACGTGTCCTACGGTTACGACTGGACAGACCTGCGGCAGCAGTTTGAAACGGATTGGGCATTCAACCGTGCCATCACTGCTGCTGATGTGGATATGCTGAACGAGATTGTCCCGTTGAAATTCACGTATGCATTACCTGCGGATGCCAAAGAAGGGGAAATCTCTTTGCGTGGCGCTCGCTATCAAGGTACTGCGGCAGTCGCTGCTAAGAGTCAGCATAATCCTGACTACCGGCGTGTGGCTGTTATCAAACTGGCTACGACCAGTAACTACGCGGGTAACCTCTTCTTCCATTACTTACCGCTGTAAGGGATACCATGCCAATTTTAGCAACTGCTGAACAAATTCTGATTGATGAAATCAATACAGAAAACGGGCTGGACCTGAGCGTGGAAGATGTGGAATTTGCTCTCCCCCAGGTACCAACCACTCCTGAAGAACTGACCGCGGCCAATGGCCACAATGCAATGGTGCGTATTCAGGCACTGGCTACGGCTAACGCATTAGGCCACACCTCCGTCTATTACGACCGCGTGGATTTCGCAGACCTCTTTACTGACCCGGACGGAATCTCTCCGTTACGTGTACCAGCTCGACTGGACAGTGTGTTTACGTGCCACGATATTGTTAAACTGATTAACCAGTATTACGGGTTAAGTCTCCGCGTGGGCGATGTTGAGAACACCGACGTCGATCGGGTGGCATGGAAAGTCCTCTTGAAAGCGACACCAACTTCGTTGGGCTGGATTGGGGAACAAACGGTACAACTGATTCCCGGGGATGCCTTGCTGCCGTCGAACTTCGACCCGCAAAGTGTAACCGCCTACAGTTATCCGCACTTTAATACCCGTGTGGGGCAAGGGGCAATTTACTCCTACCCGTGGCGTTTTGATAACTATGCTGCCGAGCTAAAAGCTGGCGGTATGAATCTGACCATGGCTCGCTTGGCGCAAATCCTGAAGTTGGTTACAGGGGATGCGTGGATTGTTTATCGTAACCCGATTAACTTTAACCTGCTGGAATGTGCGGTGTCGTATAACGGCCCTAACCGTGCAGACTTACCAACGAACCCATCCGTGGATAACGTGTTAGTTATCGAACTGTCGCTTTACTGTCTTAACCTTGGCGGGCGTTTGTACCTCCATTACAACGACCCCGATTAAACCGTGAAAGGAAGTTAGAATGAAACCTTTAAACAAAACGTCCGACCTGCTGGTTCTCGATTTCATTAACGAAAAGAACCCGACCGCCGAGCTGGAGCTGTCCAAGGTCAGCTTCGATGACCCACGCGCTAAAACTCCTGAAGACGCGACAGCTGACGGTACCAATACCGACCTGACCGTAAAAGCCCGTAAGAACTCCGGCTATATCGGCACCCAAGACGTTGACTATAACCGTCTTGATGGCGTGTCACTGTTCCGTAACGTTACTGCGTATCTGGACGTTAAACTGCCGAAGACCACTACTGACCTGCTGACCCAGCTGAACGCCCAGTATGGCCTGAAGCTGACTGCGGACGATATCGTCCCGGCTGACATCCCTGCGGATACTAACCCGCCAGTGACCGACCCGGATGCACCAGATCCAGTTCCAGTTGACCACACCATTACCTTTGCAGAAACCTGCTTAGCGTACATCGGTACCATCCCGGTTAAAATCGGTCCTAAGCCACAGGTGGGTGAACGTCTGAGTCTGGTTATCCCTAACACCAAACTCGATGGTCTGGTTTACCCTGACGGCGCTGACGCAGTTAAAGGTCAGGCGTACATCTACTCGTACGGCATTGACGCGACTGCAGTGGCAACCTTCCTGAAAGCACAAGCTGAAGGCGTAATGTCCAACGATACTGCATTTGCAGTAGAGATGAACAAAATCGTCCCAGAGCTGTGGGTTGGTTCTGAAGATGCAGCTGACTACAACCTCAAAGGCGCGAACGTTATTTATAACGGTGCCACCATTAAGCAAGTTGACGATGGTGCAGGCGGTACTAAAGACGAACCTGTCGAAGGTGCGAACACTGAGTTCAACAACGTCATGTTGCTGGAACTGTCTGATACACTGTGCTCTAACTTCACCGGCACAATGTTCTTGCACTACAACGCCTAAGTGCTCGCTAGGGGGAGGGATTCCTCCCCCTAGCCTCTCTTAGTTTTTTAGACCTGCCGAGGAGGCTGCTATGCCACTTTATAGTAAGTCTCAGCAACAGTTCCTGCTTGACGCGATTAATGCAGTGTCGCCGGGTGCGATTATGCCTGCCGACCTTGAGAATTGTACGTTTGGTGACCCCCGTGCAATTACTGCTAAGTTACCTGAAGACCCGAATACCGAGATTACCTTACGAGGACGTCAAGGTCGTGGTTACATCGGGGTACAAACTTATCGCTATCGCCGCCTGTCGTTGAACGACTTATTCAAAAACTTTATTCCTCAGGTCACTGCACCGACCGCATATGGCTGGCTGAATACCGTTGCAAAGAGAACTGCGTTTGCTCAGAACCTGAATGGGCGTTACGGGTTGAATCTGGTAGCGGATGATATTCCGGAAAACTACATTTATTTGAACCTTGAGAACACACTGGCTGTTAAAGCAACGTGCGTGCAATATACAGGTTCTATTCGCTTCATGTCCATTCGTGGGAAGAACAACCTCGAAGACATGGTGCTGAACGACTTACTGCCGGTGATGAACCACCCGGTGGATGTAGCGCTGGATAAGAAAGCTATTGGGATGCTGACGTACGGTTACGACTTCACAGAAGAACCGCAGTTAATGAAAGGGTTTGTGAATGGCAGTATGTCGGTGGGGGCTAACTTCACCAGTGGGTATTCTGCAGCCCTGATGGATTTACTGTCTGACCGTGGACTCCCGACCTTCGATTTCACGGGGGCGAAGATTACACGCAAAGCGACCACTGCGGAGCCTCGCTCTAACTCACGCTTTGACTGGGTATTGGTGATTACCGATATTCAGGATGCTCAAGTTGGCGGTGACTGTTTACTGCATTACAACAATTAGGAATAGACACGAATGGCTATTTATCAACCTTCGAAAAATGTTCTTCTGGATGCGATTAATGCACAGAACTCGTTGACGATTAAGCTGACGGATATCGTGTTCAGCGCGCCAAAGGACATTCGCGGTACTGAGAAAGGTACCACCACGGGTAAGAACACCCAAATCAAAGTCTCCGCCGCCCCTGTAGGTTCTACGTGGTCTGGCAAGAAGAACGTCTTCTATAACCGCTTGAGTCTGGCAGACCTGCCGGTACTACTCGGCACGACTATCGCTATCGGTGCCTCTATGGAGACTATCCATCCTGCGCTAACCGGTCTGAACAACCGTTATGGTTTCGTTTTCGATACCGACGATTTGGAAGACAGCGAGATTGAATGGAATCCAGATGGACTGACCGGTACGGTACTGTTGAAGGCCAAAGCCGATAGCTTGGGCTGGGTTGGGCAACAGCAATTCTCCGTAGTGAAAGGCGATGAATCACTCGAGTCGTCTGTGACCACGAATATCTTGACCGGTCTGAAATACCCGAACGGCCAGATGGGTTCTGAAACCCCAACGTCTATCATGGCACAGGTGTACTCGTATCCGTTCGACTTCACCAAGTACCAAGCTGCGCTGATGGCGATGACTCCGCAGGTTATCTCCGGTCAAGTCCTCACCGACATGACCAACCTGTTGAAAGACATCACGGCAACCGCGTGGGTGGCAACGACTGCGAGCACGTTCGGTCTGGCCGGGGCAGAAATCCTCAGCGTGGGCCTCAACGACGCTGTCGCCATGCCAACCAACGTCAAGTACAAGTACGTGTTGGTGCTGAAACTCCCAGCGACCACAACCAACATCACGGGCAACTTGTACCTCCAGTTCAACGATCTGGAAGATCCAAACGAGGTGTAACCAATGCTCAATTTCTCTAAACCGTCGAACGAGTTGGTGTTCGACTTAATTAACTTGGCGAACCCCGACCTGCCCGCGTATGTCAATGCGCAAAACTGTATTGTTGAGAAGATTACGCAGGTGCCAGTGAATGCGGCGAGTAACAACCGCAACACCACCGCGCGTATTCGTGGGGTGCAGGGTTCTGGCTTCCGTGACCAAATCACCGTGTTCTACGACCGTATTGATTTGCGTCGCCTGTTCCCATGGGGTCAGTACATCAATGCTACCGTGCGTGACGCGGCAGCGTTTACTAACTTCACCGCCCCGAATATTCACGCCGCTCTGTCCACTATCAATGAAACCTATGGCATTAACTTAGGTACCATGGACGTGGCGAACAGTGGCTTAGCCGGGATAAGTTCGCCTAACTACGTCTCTACGGTTACGTTGGGCGCACAGGTGGCATCACCGGCTTACATCAACTCGGTGGTTATCACTTACAAGCGTGGACTTCCGGTACTGGATACTTCAATTGTCACGGATTCTCTTGACACGATGAATCAGCCAGTTGACCCTGCTCTGAACCAGAAGTGTGTCGATATGCTGACTTACGGTATTGACTTCACGGCGTATCGTAACTTGTTGACTGTCACTGCAGGTGGCTTGCCACAGTGGGATGGTCTGCGTAAGGTATTGGATGATCTGGGTATCCCTAACTATCCAGCACCTGACAGTAACACGGTGCAAGACGTGGCGACTACCGGTTTGGCGACGGCTAATAAGGCGTATGACCGCGTTGTGGTACAAACAGGTATTGATGCAGCTGGCGTCAAGGGTCGTGCTTACTACCATTATAACAGCTAAAATAAGGCCCTTCGGGGCCTTTTTCTTTTTTGAGGACGTTGCAATGATTGACTATCGTAAGCCTGCATCGCAACTGGTTTGGGACCAAATTAATAGAGATAACCCAAACTTGCCCTATCCTGTCAACGCGAATAACGTTGCGATACTGCAAGGTCCTTTAACCACTGGGTTACAAGGCGGGAGAAATACCCGTCTGATTATTAATGGCCTGCCGAACAGCAGCTACACGGGCAAAGCTACGGTATTCTACGACCGACTTAATCTCGGTATCTATTTCCGGTCTCTTCGCCCAAGTGTTTCGGTACCTTATCGAGCCACAATGCTGAAAGAGATTGTGAATGAAGTGTCAGAAGCCACCGGGTTGAAACTCACGGTGGAAGACCTCGCCGCCCCCGACACGGTATTCGGCGCCATTAATACCACCACGGCGTCAGTCAATATCGCTATTGCAGCCACGTGCCCTGCCTTTACCGGTGTGGTACCAATTCAATTCGTTAGACAGAAGCCCAGCTTCGTCGATATGTATACCGACACAGCTACCACCGTTTGGGAAGCGCCTGACATTTACAGCACGGTCTACCAGTTAGACTGGACACCTTACAGCACGCAGATGGTCAGTGTACCGATGGGTGTTGCGTTAAGTAAAAACTCCACAGGGATGCCTGCGTTCCTTGCGGCGTTGCGAAACTGGTCAGGTATTCCGTTTACCATCGGCAGTGCGGTAAACGATGACCCGTATGACCTTTTCGGTTATGTGGCTACCCGTGATAATAACCCTGGGGTTAATCCTGAGATGCGGGGCGAGTTTAATGTCTGTATCAAGTTAACGCCACCTGCGGCGCTGTTGAACTTGCGTAGGCCGTTCTATTTACACATTACCCGCAAAGATGGGAAACTTTATTTAACGCAGGAAGCCGATTTACTGCGTTATGCGAAACTTGCGGGTATTACGACAGACGACACATCAGGTCCGGGTGCAGGCAACGCGAATAAACTGTTACTGGTTAAAACACCGCCGACTGTAGCAGCGCACGTCCTGTTAGGCACGCCTTACGGTGGGTACATGATGGGTAACATCCCGTGGACGCGAATGATGCAACATGCATACCCGACACAAGCGATGTATAACCTCAATGCTGCTGCTAACCGCACGGTACTGACCCAGTCGAATTACGTCACATGGACGTTTACCGCACAGACCACCGGTTTATTGCGTAACGGCTATCAAAGCCTAGATGCGTCGTCTACCGCAGCACTCACCTGTGTTCAGTTCGTTTACTACGATACGGATATTGCTGGCTACAAGTCCTATAACCCGTTCTCTAAAACAACACCGGCTAATTGGTATCCGCCGTTCGTTTGAGGTGAAGCATGGCATACGTTCCTGATTTAAAAGCAGCTGTGATTCGTTCTCTTAACAGAAAGAACGCGGTTACTGCTGCATGGGCAGTTAACCCTGACGATGTTGAGTTGGTATCTGTAGTCCCACGGGACCACCGTACGTTAGACGTCACTGTGCAAGGCAAGCCTTCACAACCGACGTACGGCACGCTTACCGCTCAGGTGTACCGTCAGGATATTGCTGACTACTTCGCTAAGGTTGCACTGCCTACGTTCCCTACTGCCACCAGTGTTCACAAACTGTTGCCTGACTTGACTGCACAGTTAGGGATTGATTTCGACTTGGCTGACTTTGTGGATAATCCCATCACGTGGGTCGGTAGTAATGCAACAGTGACGTTCCAAGCCACGGAGAACAGTCTGTTCTGGTTTGGTACGGCTATCGTTAATATCACGACAGCGGTCACTGACATTAATAGCGTGTATACATTAGTTAACCTTAACCTGACACTCAAGGCCGCTAATCGTCAACAGTGGATTGACTTCTATTCAGCCTCTGGTAAACGCACTATTGACGAAACCAAGGTCGATGTGGGTAATCCACAAGACCCGGCTGAGTTAGGTTTGACCAGTACGTATAACACGGTTATTGCTTTAACAGCTAAACCAAACTCTGGACTAACCGGGGTGCGTTACGTCTTCTATACCCGCGTTGATTTAGCCAAGTCATTCGAAGGGGCCGAAACGTATGTTGATAACGCCTTTAATGGTACACTGTACGACGCGTTAGTAACCGATAACATGGGGCTGCGGAACCTCATCACGGTAGAAGAGGTGGCAGACACCGTATTAGATTTGTCGGCATGGCCGGTCACTACCCAGCTTAAACCTAACCCGCAATCATTTAAAACCTTTGGGGTTGCCAACGTCAAGCTGCTGCGTTATCAGGACGATATCAAAAAGGCAGTGTTGAATTTTAATTCGAATAGCGTATTATTAACGTTCGCTACGTTCGCGGCTAGTATTCAAGCGCTTGTAAAGAAAGCTGCCACGCTCCAGTTGGAAATTAATGTGGGGGCGGGGGTGACCCTTTGCGGTGCGTCGTTAGCCGAGCCGACATTGAGTTTCAAGCCTATGTCCGGTTACGGTAGGATTGAGATTTACTTGACGAACCGTGGTAACATTTACGGTCGTGGGTCTGACTACGGGGCATTTACGGTAACGTCTGTCGCGAGTGACGCTATTAACGTATCGAATGACTTCATGGGAAAAATCGTCATTAATAACCTCGGTAATATTGCGGGGGGTGGTGGCGGAGGGACATCGGCTTCGGGTTGGCAGTATACCTGTCACGGCGGTGGCGGGATGCCGTTCGGTAAGACGGGTACACGGTCAAATGCAAACGACTATCCGGGTAGTAATGCGAACATATCGAACGCAGGTAGCGGGGGTTCAGCCAACGTCAGCGCCATCTCCTATAACGGTGGTCCGGGTGGGGATGCTGGTCAGCCGGGCAAATTCGGTTATCGAGCCAACCTTTCGGCCATCCCGTACATTAACTTCATTAACAGTGACGAACTGCCTCGCCCTCCGGGTAAAGCCGTTTCTGGTAATGTCGATTTAATCGAATGGGAGTACGTCGGTAATGTTAAACCTGCGCTGTATAACAAGCTTGCGCGGTTCAAGGCTTATGTAGACAGCCTTACAAACATATCGCGGGTCGATGCCAAGGATGAGGTGTCCACGGTTACTGACTTTACTAAACCCATTGCGGTGACATACACCCCCATCTTTACGGGTGCTAATGGAACCACCGATTACCCTTATGGGTCAGCATGGGGCGAAGCCGTTATCGGGAGTAGCTTTGCTAAGGCTTTGGTACATGCTTTCGAAGATGCACACTCAGCACACGCGGGGTTTGTCTGGGGAGGTTTAGCGCTAGTTGAGTTTGAACCGGCTCTCCTGAACGCGTCGTTCTCTACGGTTATCTACCGAAATAACGTGTCCACCGCAACGTTAACCGGTGTACGTCAAGCCCGTAAAATTGGGCGTATGGTTTATTACGATTACTATCGTGATGAAATCGTCGAGTGCTTCCCAAGTCAGAAGAAAGGCTTCACTGTATGGCCAGTCCCGTTAGCATTCAACTTGTCTGAGGCGAATGGGGAGTTGGCTGGATTTAAATCTTAATCGCAGCCGGGAACTTATATGAAATTTTATTCTAAGGCCGCCCTACAACTGTTATACGACCAGGTCAATCGAGACAACCCACATCTTCCGGTGAAACTGACTCCGGAGATTGCAGCGTTAACCGATGGCCCCATCGCTAAATCAATTAACGGGCGAAATACTCAGGTAACTTTTACGGGTTTCCCGGGTACCGGTGTACAGGGTAGGGTCTTGCTGTATTACGACCGAGTGAACCTGACCACGCTGTTCAACTTTACACCAGTGGTTTACTTCCCAGCGTCTGTGACGACGGTTACTGATGCCTTACCGTACATTAATGAAATGCTCGGTCTGTCACTCATCGCTGGGGATGTGACAACGCCTAATGCTAACGTACCTGCTCCGAATGCGAAACAGAAACCGCTGACGCTGACTATCTTAGGGTCATCCCCGGCGTATACCGGGCGGTTGGTTCTGAATTACATGATAGCTGAATCAGGGTATTATCCTAATTCAGGTCCGGGGCCGAAGTCACTGCGTATCGGTACGCAGGCGATGGGGTACTTCGGTATAGCGTCCGATGCGGAGCTGATGTCTCGTAAAGACTTCATGGCGGCAGCCTTCCTGAAGTCCACCCCGACCTTAATCTCGGGAGCGGAAGGTTGGCACAAGTTCTTCTATCAAGGAAGCGTGCTGTATCTCCCGGTGTTCATGCTCGTGCAAGGTGTCTCATGGAACACGCTGTATGCTGAAGGGCTGGTCTACGGCACAGACAATACTGGCGTGGTTCCGGGTACTCCAGCAGTTAACCAGTCACGTATCATCGTCAGTAACGGTTCAGAGGGGCGTTTTTACTTACGCCCTCGCTTACCTAGCTATGCTCTCGGCGACCCTGCACAAGGGACGACTGCGGAGAAGGTAGGTAGTGAGCTGGACATGGTGAGTAAACTGTATAACGGTGAATGGTCAACACCTGATAATGCGACCCCGTTCACCAGTTACGTGCTGTTCCGCACCACGGTAGCCGGTAGTGCCACGGCACACCTGATGGGTTACCTGTCAAGTGCCAGTGGGTTCTCGCAGGCGAAAGCCACGGCTTACGCTACGGGTTACTGGACACCGATTGTTGAACTGGTCGACAGCAGTACCGTATTGCTAGGGCTTGAAGAGTTCCGTGGGAAAGTTGATGTGGTCACCACACCTATCTCATTTAGTGCAGCGAATCAGTTCTCGTTAGCACCAATTGAATTTGGTTTACCGGATACCATCGATTACCAACCAGTGACATTTGTTACTGAGAACCGGATGTACTTAAGTCCTCTGCTGCCGTATGCACCGAAAACCATTGACTTCGGGCCGATCGTCTTCACGGCAAGTCTGTACGAACCACCACCGAAAATATCACTCGCGTCATTAGACGGCGAGTTAAACGGTTTTAATTAGGGGGTAATCTCTATGTCATTTACATTACGTTGGAAGAACCCTAACGCCATTGCGACCACGGTAAACATCTACCGTGATACCAAGGACATTTCTCCAGCTGCTTTACCTGCGCCTATCGTAACACTGACCAACGGTGAAACGGAGTGGCGTGACCCAACTGCGGTTCCGGGACAGACGTACTGGTATTTGTCCACGGTAACGGCTAATGGCAAGACGGTATTCACGGCCAGTCAGAAATACACTATCGCGGTCAAACGCGGTATTGGGCCAATGACCTTTATTGCTGGCGATGACCGTCTGGGGTTCATGGGGGCGGTGCCCTATGATGAATTGTGGACACCGGGGCAAATGCCTGCTGGTTTCTTGGCAATTTTCCCTACGCTATTAACCGACCGCGTGCAATTGTACAAATTCTCTCGCCACGGGAAAATTCTGTACATCCTTGGCGTCGCTGGGCAATTCCCTGGTTATGTTAACTGGGCTTCGTTGTATCAGGCTGGGCTAGTTTTCGGTCGAGACGACAACGGGCCTGCTGGGGCAAATGGATTATTGACCCCTACTCCGCAAGACGCGAAGATTCTCCACAACGGCGATGTGTACCGCATGCGTCTCCCACGAGGGTTAACAGACAAATCAGACAGTCCAGTATTCCCGTTTAACAACGACTACCAACTTAAATCGCATGATATTATCCCGGAGTTGACCGGATACTGTGAGTACAATGATTTACTGTACGCTATGGTCGGCAGTGCGACCCCTGAAAAGCAACGCTGGGTTAAGTGGAATGCCCTGAGCTATACGTATCTCGGTCAGAGTGGGGTCAGTGTGGGTTCTAGTATTATAAACAGCGGCACGTTGTGTATGGAGCGCGACTCGGTCACCGAACGTGTACTGGCGCGGGGACACATCTCGAATCCTACGATTGGACCGTTGGAGAACATCACCCGCATTAACTACATCTCGCCAAGTCTGCAGGGGCGCTATCATCCTATCTTTGAATTGGTTGAGTAAGGTGACATTATGACCATCCGTTTGAATTGGCCATCGCAGGCTGAAAAAAACCTAACCTCGATTGAAATCTATCGCAAGGTGGGCTGGAACGCTACCTTGGACGTGAATAATCCGGGGACACCCTACGCTACTCTAGCGGGTACTGCTACGGAGTTTATCGACGCGGTTGAGAACCTCACAAATAATACCATTTATAAATATTGGATTGGGGCGGTGAAAGGCACCGAGCGTTTGATTGGCGCCCCTGTGATGCAGGGATTCTTTTTAGATACCGGTCCCGGGCCGCAAACCATTAAACGTGGGGATTGGGCTGCAGGGTATTTTGGTACCGTGGCGAAGGCAGACTTTTTCGACACGCCTGAACTCAAACTAATTTTACCTGCGGCACAGGGGGCTATGTTTGTATACGACCCGGTAGCATGGCACAAGTTCGTGTTCCGCGGAAAGATATTCTACATTCCTACCTCATCGCATAACCGGGGCACCACCTTTAACACTATCTATGCACGCGGAATGGCTTACGGTACGGATGACACCGGGCGCGTGATTCCTAGTGGGCAAAATGCGGCAGTTCAAGATTGCAAGGTTTCGAAGGCAGGTAGAACCTACCGCATTCGTTTACCTCGCACCATTGACGATGCTGATTCCACTTCAAGCCAAACGCACCAAAATGGCGAGTGGATGAACACCATGGCGCGTTTGTACGGGGGGAGTCTGGCCTTTTCTAATGCGGGGCAAGGGGCGTTCGACACCTTGGCGACTTTGAGTTCGGGTACCTCATCCAACGAAGAAGGGGCGGCGATGCTGACCCCGCTCTACACAAATGCTACAGGCTATTTCGCCTATCCGTATAACCCGATGATAGTTACTACCTACAATGGATTAACGACAGCGGTCACGGTGTATTTTGTCTTCGAGTTAGTCCTCCCTTAACAGTAAAAAGGCGGTAATGTAAATGGGAATGTATACAGCGTCCAGTTTACAGCTGCTGTGTGATTTGGTGAACCGGGATAACCCCGGTCTACCTAAACCCTTCATGCCACAAAACGTGGCGTTGAAAGGCACACCTGTTGCAAAGGCTGTGAACGGAAGGAACACACAGGCTACTTTTGTAGCCAAGCCTGGGTTCGGTCTGCAGGGGACGTTAACGGTCTATTACGACCGTATCAATTTAACGAACCTCTTCCAAAGTAGACCGTTAGATGTAACAGTGCCGAGAACTGCCGCTACTGTTAAAGACCTGTTACCCATTGTAAACGAGAAGTACGGCCTTAACTTGCAGGCTGAAGATATTACCACTCCGGCAGCCGCACTGACGTTACTTGCAACGCCCACTGCAGTAACACTCACCATTACCGCCGCCTCGTTCTGTTTTGCTGGGACGTTGACCGTTTCGTATCTGCCTGAGCCGATTGGTTATTATCCGAACAGTGGGCCGGGTACGAAATATCTGATGGCTGGTAATGAACTGTACGGTTATTTCGGATTAGTCGAGCAGAAAGAACTGATATCAATTGCCGAGTTATGGTTAGCCGCCTTCCCCGGGGCGACGTCAATAACTGATACCGGTTTCAAATGGTTGAAGTTCTTCTACAATGGTAAGGTGGTATATCTCCCCACTTGCTTAGTAGGCACTACAAGTTGGGTATCCCTTTACGGTAAAGGTTTAATCTTCGGTACAGGTGACACGGGTAACCCGCCTTCAGGTACTACACCAGTCGAGCAGTTGTTCTACCTCACGAAAACTGACAGTGATAAATCGCATTACTTCAGTTTGAATGTTCCTTTCGATGGCAGCCAGGGGTTGACTTCTGTACTTGGGTTATTGGTTCGTTTGGGTGACGGGGTTAATGCCGGTGCTTGGGGTAAAGAAACTTCGATTCAGTACACGAACACGGTGATGTTCCAACAAGTCAGTGGGTCAACTATCTTAGTGGGCAACCTGAAAGGCAGTGGGGGTTCTTGGATACCGTCGTATCAGGACACTGGCTGGTACCCGGTTCTCGAGTTATTAGACCCGTCTCAAATCGTGTTGCCGCTGGCTGACGTGGAGACTGTGCTGGCATGGGAGGCCCGTCCATTACCGGTTGAGTCAATTAATCCAGAACCGTCTATCAAACCGCTAGAGCTTAATTTCTTCGCAGAAGACCAACCTATTCCGGTACCGACGACTTCTGAGAACATCGACGTTATTATCAAGCCATTGTTCCTGTTAGAGCCTAACGTGACTACTGCGTTACCGTTAGCCGGGTATGCTGAGGCCACCGGCCCTGGGATTACACCTATCGAGATAGGTACACCTGCTTCCGTACCGACACGTCCGTTAGCCGTCACAGTGGATACGGCAGAACCAATAATTAAAACGAATCTTTCAGCGCTGGATGGCGAATTGAATGGTTTCCAGTAAGGAGTAAATGAAATGGCTTTTACACTGCGTTGGAAAAATGAAAATCCCGCGGGGTCGGTAGTCAAGATTTACCGTGGTACTGCCGCGTTAAACCCGGCATCGTTACCTGCCCCGTCGGCAACATTGAGTAATGGTGAAGAGTCGTGGGTTGATACGACTGTGCTGCTCAACACGGGGTACTATTACCTGTTGACCGTTACAGTCGGCGAACGCACGGTTGCTGGGCCCCAGAAGTTTATCACTATCAAGAACCGGCGGGGTGTAGGTAAGGTCGATTTGATTAACTGGGGTGAGTCAGACATGCTGGCGAACCTTGGGGATATGGACTTTGCCGAACGTTTTACGTACAACGCTTTCCCCGCAGGCTTCCGGGCTTTGACCGGATTATCTGGAGATGCAGCACAATCACTTACCAAGTATTTGCATCAGGGACGTGTCCTGTACATGTTCTCATACGGCGCAAGATTCCAAGCGAAGGTGTTCTCATGGGATGCTATCTACAACGCGGGCCTAGTATACGGTGTAGATGGGTTTGGTCCTGATGATGGTCGTGGCGTTCTTTCAGGCGTTGACCAAGGTGGTTTGTTCGACTGGCAAGGTGATACGTACCGCATGCGTTTAATGCGCGGGTTATCCGACGTCGGCGAACCTACTGTCATGAACCTGCCTGCCTCGCTGAATAATGCTTTGCATGGTGCCACCGGATTAGGTGTGTGTGAGTATAATGAGTTGATTTACCCGTGGTGTGAGTGGATGCCTGCTCAGCAACGTATTGCTAACTGGGGCAACAACGGCCCGTCAAGTCTGTTCTCCTATAATGCGACGTGGAACGGTGCGGGTTACCTGTGTCAAGAACGTGACCCGGTAACCAACAAAGTTGTGATGCGCGGCTCTGCACCGGCAACCAACGTTAGCGTACGTGATGACTTGGAACGCATCGCATTAGTTGACCCTAGCGTGAACTCTGGGTACTTCATGCCTGTTATTGAATTGATGGAGTAAGCACCATGTCAATCGTACTCAATTGGAAACAGCAGCCGGGTCAGGTGTTGGATTCTATCGAAATCTACCGCTATGCCAACGCACGTGCTACACCAAACCCAAATGCTCTCGGTACCCCGCTTGCCACATTACCGGGCGACGCTACCACGTATGAGGATACCGCGGTCATTAGCAACCAAGTGTATCAGTATCGCGTAGTGTCGGTGAAGGGAACGGACAAGGTGATGGGCTTGCCCATCGTGCAGGGATACTTCCCGTATACTGGCCCTGGCCCTCAAGAGTTGTTACGCGGGGATTGGTGGATAGGTTACTTCGGTACACTGACCAACCAAGAGTTTTTCCTGAACTCAGCAGACATGAATGGACGAGCTGGTTTTGGCGTGTGGAACCAAAACCCAGTTCTGTTCCATAAGTTCGCTTATAAAGGGAAAATTATATTCATTCCGAACAGCCCGACTATGATGGGTACCTCGTACAATAACCAATACCTCGCAGGACTCATTTGGGGTATGTCTGGCGCGGGACGTTTTACGCCAAACGGCCTTTCCGCCGTGGACCAGAGGAAAACGGTAATCAAAGACGGCTTCGAATACATTATTCGCTTGCCAGAGCTGTATGATAGTGGGAGCTATAGCAGCAATTATAACTCGCTGGCATTCTTTGTTCAGGGCGAGTGGTACAACACGATGGTGCGTCTTTATCGTGGAGCACCGGCAACAATGCCCGGACGTTGGGGGGATTTGGATGTTGTGCCGGGGAACGCTGGTACTGATCAGGGTGTGGCGCTTTTCGCGCAGGCGTACAATAACCAAGTCAGTATTTACTATCGCGGCAGCTACCCCGATTCAGTCAGCACAATAAACAACGCCAACTCCGCTACAGTGTATCACGTATTAGAGTTAATCCTTAACTAAGGAGGTAGAAATGGGGACCTACAGTCAATCGTCGCTAGACTTAGTCTGTCGACTGATTCACCGTGACAACCCCCAAATCGAGACACCGCTCAGTAGCGAGAACGTCATGCTATTGGGCGGGCCGTTCACTTCCGGACTAGGTAGCAGCGGGCGTAATACCCGCGTGCTTCTAAACGGGAAAACGGGTTCGGGTATAGTGGGAAAGAAAGAGTTCTTCTATGACCGAATCGATATTGGGAAATTGTTCAACGGCATCACTGTCGTATTCACTGCTAAAGGTGAAGCGGCTACAGTTGTTGACTTGTTACCAGCCCTGAATGAGCAATACGGATTAGGCTTAACTGCCGAAGACATCACCAACGGCTCTACAAAGCTCGGTACGGGTTATTCACCTACACCGGTAACAATCACTATAGCTTCCACATCCGTCGCTTACAGAGGCTCTCTGAGCGTTATATGGACACGTCAACCGGTGGGGGTATATCCTGACTCTGGGCCGGGAAGTAAAGTATTGTTGGTTGGGAGTTTGAACGAGGGATACTTCGGGATAGTGCAGGAAGCGGAACTCTTTAATCCACTGTTTATACACTCGAAGCTTAACGAAGGTCAAGCTACACCGATTGGCACCCCGACGTCACAACCAGCAAACCGTTACTGGTATAAGTTTGTCCGTGATAGTAAAATTTTGTATCTGGCCAATTATAACCACATGAACGTGCGGTGGCAAGATCTATACTCACGTGGTGCTGCTTATGAAACCGACCAGCCTACCGACAAGCAATTCCCTGCGGATGGCAATATTGTCGCTCAGCGTTTCGCAATAAAGAAAGCAGAAACAGGGCGTGATTGGTACTTGTCACCGTGCATGCCGAGGCTGTCTACAGTCTTCCCATGGGACTACGAGGCTGCCAATCAGACCCCTGACCCAACGGGCGATGTCGCCCGACTCTTTGCGAAAATTGTAGCTTCGACTGGGTTCGCCACCGGTGAGTGGGATAGTCAGTCTATCGACGCTGGCGGTTTCTGGTTCTCGACCACTTCTGAAAAAGACCCCACTAAAGCATTCGGCAGTAACATGGTGGGAATAAATCAAAACGTATACGACAAAGCTACCTACAACGGTGGGTGGCGTCCTATGCTGGAGTTAATTGATTTAGATGCTGCCGCTGTACCCCTCGAGGACTTCATGGGTGTACCAGACGGCGTACTGCGTAAACCATTATTCACTATTAGCCCCGACACCGGAGAAGTGCTACTGATAGTGAATGACATTAGCTGGGAAGTCTCCGGCGCATTACGAAAACCTTTGTTGTCAATGGACCCATCGCCATTGATGAATGTGAATACCTTTGGCTGGCACCGATTACCTGAAACACGGCCAGTGCCTGTCCGTTTAACGCCCGACACACCGTCCCCATTAGGAACGTATGGTTGGAGTAAATTACTGAGGGCGCCGGTTGCTCAGATAACTTCTGAGTACAAGGAAGCAACGGCGGTGGATTTAAGCACTGCTGACGGCGAACTCGATGGCTTTAATTAAGAGGACTTTCTCATGGCCTTAAAACTGAAATGGAAGAACCCCAACAAAGGGGCAACCAGCGTAGAAATCTATCGCGGTGATACACCCGACGTGGATTTAACGACCCCGCTTGTCACCTTATCCTCAGGCGAGTTAGCATGGGTAGATACCACTGCGTTGTTTGGCAGTACCTACTATTACGTCTGGGCGGTTAACACTGCTAACGACCGTGTGGTCAGTCGTCCTCAGAAAGTGGAAGTCGCAGACCGTAAAGGTCCCGGTCCAAATACGTTGCAAGCTGGTAATGAGTCTTACGGATATTTTGGTTCCGTGCCGAGCGCGGACTTCGTTAATAGCTCTACTGTATTAGCCGCATTAAAAACTTTGTCTGGTATCCCGGGCGGGACATCCTACCCAACGTGGTATAAGTTTATCCGGAACGGTAAAGTTCTGTTTGTGCCTAATACGACCTTCGGTGACGTGTCTTGGATTAGTCTGTATAATGCAGGGGCGGTTTATGGTACGGACGATAACGGCGGTGTAAACTCGCCCAATAACGTGAATCAGATGACCACCTTTGAGTTAAACGGTGACCTGTTCTTGGTACGTTTAGCTAAAGGCGTTCCCGAAAACATGGAGTGGGACGGCACAGCGGTTAATTTGAACACCCTACCCGCGGCGCAAGGTATCTATGCAGAATACGAAGACCTCATGTATCCGTTAATTACCCTTAGCCCTTTACGAAAACGGATGGTTACTGTTGATGCTGTAAACCCCACTTCAATAATTCCATCCGGGACTTACAGCAACCGCACATCATACGGCGTAGTTATGCAGGAAGCAGCTACCGTAGCTAACTCAGTACAGCGTGGTGGCGGCACGTATAATTACGACGCGCATTCCCGTGGGACTATAGAGTCATTCTCTTTACGAGGACGAACGAGTGCTTGCTGTTGGTGGCCTGTAATTGAATACATTGGTCGTGTCGGCGAAATAAACTTAGCGAATGCATGAGGATAGAACATGGGTATTACAATCGAGTGGGACAATCAAGCCGACCAGCAGTTGGATGCGATTGAGGTTTATCGTTCAACATCACCTATCGATGAAAACAGTCCCGGCGTCCCCATTGCAACCTTAAGCGGCACAGACCGACAATACATCGATAATGACGTGCGGGTTGGCAACACCTATTATTACCGAGTGGCCGTGAAGAAAGGAGAGAATCGCTCCTTTGGTGCTAATCAAACCCAGGGGTACTACTCCAATCTAGGTCCTGGACCGCAGAAGGTTATCAGGGGGGATTGGGTACGAGGATTCTTTGGGGAGATTCCTCCGGTTGAATGGACAACGGTCACTGATGTTACCGACAAGATTAAAGCGCAGTTAAAATCCTTAACGGGGATTACGCTTGCATCCAACACCGGTGCAATATGGTATAAATTTGTGTACAAAGGGAAAATCCTATTTCTTCCCAGTTTGCAGATGATTGTCAGTAATAACTGGCAGAACGGCTATAACGCCGGGTTTATTTACGGCGTGGACGGATTTGGCAGTACGCCAGACGGTGATGCAGGTGCCGTTAATCAGTTGACGGTGATTGAGGTCGCTGGGCAGCAATACATTGTCCGTGCGATTCGTCTTAGCGATAAACCAACTTCTCAGTATCTGACAGACCCGTTGGACTTCAATGACAGCGAATGGAAATCAACATACGCGCGTTTACGTACTGATAATGCAGCGTTGACTGACCCTACAATCCAACCGCGCTTCAATGACTTGGGTTCTATAGTTGGTACAGGTAGCGCGCACATGGCGGATGCTACCAGTCTAGCCACAGTATCGAACTCTACTCCTGAAACGCTAACCAAGGCACTTAAGACCAGCAGCATCAGCTGGATGGTTGTGCTTGAGTTAATACCGTAAAAAAGAAAAAGCCCCTCTCCCTTTGGGGAGAGGTAAGCTTTATTTTTTTAGTTGAATCCATCCAACTCACCCGATTTATACATCAAGTTATCTTCCCCTTCATCAATAACCCGGATAACGAATTTACCGTGCCACTTCAGATGATTAGGGTCGATAGCAATTTTCACATCGTGAGTACCCGCATCTACCTCAGTTCGAGTAATGGTTACTTCAGACGCCAGTAACTTAGGCTCAGTCAGGTTCATGTTGAATACGTTCAGCACATACGCATCATCTAACCAGTTACTGTACAAATCCCCCGTTGCTAACGAGTAGGTATCTTCCCCGTTTGGATGGGTCAGATTAAAACGAGAGAAGTGATACTCTTTACTGCCTTTAAACGTGGGACTGTCCGGCTTTGCCGTTAACACTAACGCCGTGTTACGAGTACCGGTTTCAGGGATATACTCAGTAGGGTTACCGAAATCCACATCAGTTAACGCTAACCCCAGCTCAGGGTTCTTTGCGTTAATCAAGTCAATGAACTGTTCTTGTAATGACTTAGCCATCTCTTGCCTCACTTATTAAGGGGTAGAATTGGTGATTTGCCACTCCACTAACACAGTTGCTCCATAACGCAAACTGTCTCGCGTTGTGACTGTTACATCTTTATCATAACCATCGTTGGCTAACACACCATCATAGACATCAATGTCGTAACCCACGAAGTCCAGCAAATCCAAATCTCCGCCCACTGCAGCATACTCTTGACGAACGCGTGCATCTATTTTCTCAGTGGTGTCCCAATCAGCGAGTGATTCGGTAATAGGCCTGCCGGTTTCTGGAGCAATCGGTTTCATTATCTCCCGCTGCCAGCGTAAGGTTTGGGTTCCTTTAAAGTGTAGACACTCCGGTTTGGCGGTGATGGTAATAGCCGTATCTCGCATGTCCTCGTCGTCGTTCTCGTTCCAATATTGCCAGTCAGGCTCCCCAAATGTCACATCATCTTGGGTTAACGGTGTTGCAAAGTGTGGGTTCTCTGCATTGAACACATCAAGAAGGTCTTGCTTAAAGTCGAATGTTGGCATCCTTTTCTCCTGCTATTAAAAAATAAAATAACCTACTTCGCACGAAGTAGGTTAGGTGTTACACGAGGCTAGACAACGAAGCCGTCCATCTCGCCATTAGCACTGCTCAAATCTAGTTTAGTCTGCGTCAGTTTTGCAAAGTGCTCATCCAACTTAACCTTCCAGTCATCTGTACCGTCAGAAAAGTTGATAGTGAACACCGCGGCATGACGGAAAACATCGCCGATATATTTGTAGGTCTCGCCAATAACAATTTGACAAGGCCCACTTGCCTGCTCCGTCCAACCGTAAACCGGACCAATGTCAGTAGAATTTGACGAGCCTGTTGTATTACTGGCATACACATCACCAAACGTGTCTGCCCAGAGGGCCCGCATTTTATTACGAATCATGTATTCTGAAACGGTAGACAAATCACAGGCAATGTCAACGTTGGGAATTGTAGGGGCAGGGATTTTATTGTAGTACAGGTGTACGCTGCCTGTGAAATGGTCGTTATTTTGGTGTGCCGTCATTTGTGCTGCAGAATTAAATCCGACTGGGATGTTTCCGCTCGAGGTAACGAGGGAAATGTCATACTGCGTAACCGCTTGTGGCAGGTCAGGATTCTTTGCATTATACAGGTCTAACAGCTGCTCGACTTCGGTTTTCTTGGTCATTTTCTTGCCCTAGAGAATATTAAAATACACAAAAGTAATGCAGGTGAATCTATTTTTATAATAATTTGTTTCGTACAAAAATGATGAATCTACCCCCTAGCCGGAGGTAGATTATCTTACTTCAGGTTACGCCGTGAAACCGTCCAGCTCACCGTCGGTGGTGCTCAGGTCAGTCTTAACGATTTCCTGAGTGACGGTGTACGCTACCAGCAGACCTGGCAGGTATTTGATGTGGCCCGCATTCACAGACACGCTGATGACTTTCTCGCCGTCTTCGCCATCAGTACGGCCGATGGTCAGTTCAGCTGCGGTAAACGCATCTTCGGTTTTACCGGCAGTAATCAGGTCAGCGTTAACAAACGCCAGCACTTCTTCGTCGGTATCCCAGTCAGCCTGGTCATCGGTAACTGCTTTCGCACCGATAAGAGCCGCAGAAGCAATACGGATATAATGCAGTTCTTTCGAACCGGTGAAGTGTACGCTGTCACCTTTCGCAGTAACAGTCAGTTTAGTGTTACGACCTGCATCACCACCGGTGAGGTCTTCCACTGTACCAAAATCAACATCTGCAGACGCCAGCGCTTGCGCAAGGCTGGAGTTCTTAGCGTTGAAAAGAGCAACCAGTTGGTCTTTAAAAGACTTAATAGCCATGTTCCAATTCCTTCTATTTACGGTACCGTAGGGACGCAATACAAACTGCGCCTTCATAATAAATTTAAAACTAGGCTACCCCACAAAGGAGGTAGCCCGAGTCCTACAGGTGTGACACCAATTTATTCCACTCAATTGGCTTTTGTGGAATGACCGATACGGTTCCCCGGGTCGGTGACCAGACCGTTAAGTTCGCCTGATTCCGCACATCAAAATGGAACCAGCTGATGTCGGTTTCTAAGAAGTGAATGAACGGGAACTCGTTCGGATTCTGCATGATGTAAGCACGAACTTCTTGCGAGCTGTAGTTCTGGAAGTTTAAGTCCATTGCCCCGCCGTATTTGTGCATGCTGTCAGACGCCGCGTAAAGCTCGTGAGCGCGTTCTTTCCAATTACCGCCCTTTGGCTTCTCTTGGTTAATAAAGAACTGTAGCGTGCGAATGGTGCGCTGTGTCATACCTTTAGACGGCGAATTTGCAACGATAGGCCCGAACTTGTTACGTAACTGCTGTAACGTCACCATTACCAACGGACTAATCAAGTAAGCCGCATTAGCACCGCGCCGTGCAATGATATCCGGTGGGACTAATTCTTCGAGCTTAAACTGCTTGGGGTTCGGTTGGAACATGGGTGCCTCCTGCAGGCGGTATTGGGTAACTCAGGAATGAACGTTTAATGTTCAAGTATAAGACATGCGCCTGTCGACCGCTATACAGCTCAGACATGTCTTGTGGGGGAATAGCGACTTCCGGACGTTCACGCACGAACTCATAATTGCAGTTCATGTTAAAGGTGTAAGCATCCGGTTTTAAATAGATGCAGCCTTTGTTGTTGTCGATATACGACTCGATACCAAAGTGCTTGACCGCCAGATAGAACGACTGTCGGGTGAGCCACGCCACATTAAGCTGTTTCATGACGTACAGGAACATGCGGTCTGCAAACTCTTTATTAATGAAACGATTGAGCTTACCGCAAGCCGTGTCTTTGTAATGGCCGATAATCGGAATCTTCTGGTACAACAAATCATGCAGACAAGCCGCAGGACCGTAATCGCCTTCCGGTTTAAACAAGAACTGTAGCTGTGTAGGAATTGAAGCTAAATCGGTTACAAACCCTTTCGGGGCAACCAAATATAAAGGGGTGGTGGACACTAAGCCCGTTTCCTTTAAAATGACCCCGAGTGTTTTCGGGTCGTCCTCGTACAGACCAGCTAATGTAAAACCGAAGTTGAAGTCTTTGGTAAGAATAAACCAGTGGTCATCTAACCGTGTGTATTCAAACTTATCCATTCTAGTTATCCTTCGATTTACGTGGTAGTCATAAAAAAAGAACAAGGTGTGCCCCGAAGGGCACACGCTTAGGCTTCTGCTACAAACTTCTCACGCATGCCTTTGAGTTTAGTGTACTCACTCTTCTCGGCCGCAATACGTGCGTCCCGTTTAAAGTCAGTCAACTTCTCATGCAGCGCGTTCGTACGGCTTACGATACCTGAATTCAACGCTTTCAAATCATCCAGCGTAAACTCCAGCTTTTCGTTATTCGCGTCCACCCAGTAACCCGGGCTTTCATCGACACTGAGATAACGAGCAATCGCAGCCAGCGCTTTTTCATCAGTCTGGTAAACACGCCCACCCAGCTCGATAGGTTGCACTACCGCTTCGCTGTATGCCTGATTTACCCACGCAATCAAATCGTGCAGCAGTGCGTAGCACTTGCCTGACGTTGAGATACGCTCTGCCTGACGGGTTGCCAAATCGATTTCCAGCACGTCTTTGATAAACGTGTGTGCTGACTTAAGCACGAACTTAATCTCCAGCGGAGACAGTCCCTGCTCTTTCAGCTGAGCGGAAAGCTCGTCGTCTTTCATCCCATCGAGTAAACGATAGTGTGCCAGACGTGACAGCGACGGGTTCCAACGACCATCACTCAGATGACCATCGACGAACTGACCGTGACGGTCGACGAGTTTCCCGCTGTTCAGGAAACGATTTTTTATTTCGTCATTACTAAGCATTCAGTTTTCCCCACGATGCCGATATCTTTCAGCAGACCGTAGTCGAGGAACTGATAGTCCTTGGCCAGGTCGTACTGCCAGATGAGGTTGTTAATACGTTGCTCTTCCGTAATCTCTTCGGCCGTATTGAACACCCCTACGTGTTCCCAAATCTCAAAGTAGTTACATTGGTCTTTACTGTTGCGGACAATAAGGACTTTATTGAGTGGGAACGACTGCGCCACTGCAACCAGAGAAGTTACCGCTTTACCGTGATTGGTACGGTACAGCACTTTCAGTTTGCTTGGCGGGGTTTCCAGCATACGCTCTTCGAGACCGGTGTTACGCAGCTCAGCCTGTGCCAGTGAGTTGTGACCCTGCTCCACGCAGTCCAGTTCAATCAGCACATTCAGGGAATGACGCACCACCAGTCGTTTAACAACGTCGGTGTAGTTCTCAGCTTTACACAGCAGAGTTACATCGAACAGCTTGTGCTTCGTCAGGAACTGGTCCAGCAACGTTGTATCAAGCCTGGTAAAATTGTGAATCAGTAATGACTTCATTGGTCTTTTCCTGTTTAACTGGAGCGTGCTTATGTTCAACTGCCGGAGCTTCGGGCTGAGCACGTGAAAGGGTTGGGAGTTTGTTTTGTGCGGATGCCTTCACACGGCACTCGTAGCAGTTACAGGACAGTTTCTCGAACTGGTCACCATAAGTGCCGAAACGACGTTCCCACCATTGGGCGGTCAGCAGTTTAGCCGTAGTCCAACCACACTGGCGGCGCTCAGAGTGATAAGCTTTACGGGCTTCTTCTTCGCCATCGCCATTCTCATACGCAGCGGCCACGCAGGACGCACAGATGTGTTTGGCTGGGCAACCCAGACATGCATCCGGGTAAGACTGCCACTGGGTCTGTACTTCGTTCAGCAGTTTGCCACCGTCGGTGTTGATAATCTCACGACCAACCAGTTTGGCAATTGCTTGACGCGTAGTGACCGTTGACATGAAGCGGTTACAACCGTAGATGTTACGGTCAAAGCCGAGACAGGTCATGTGTACCGTGGTACCACAGTGAGGACGCAGACGCTCTGGGTCGTAACGAATCTGATCGTCATGCAGAAGCTTTTCACGCCAGTCCGGTTTCCACAATTCATCGACGTTCATGCCACGTGGGGTAATGTGCCCCATTTCAGCGGTCGGGTCTTTGTGCAAATCTTTACCAATCCAGTATTCCAGCACTTCAATCATCTGGTTAGAGATGCCGAGCGCCATATCACGTGGAATGATATCTTCGAAGACCATGTTACCGTAGATAGTACCACCGCCTGATTGGTCAATCAGGGACTTCATGGACGCCGCATAATGCTTAAGCGTGTCGTGAGTAAAGGTGGCTTTAATACCCAGGTCATTAATCTTCATGGACTTGAGGTAATGGTAGCCTTCCAGCGCCTTCTCATACGAGCCCTTACGGGAAGTCGTAAAGATACGGTGCTTATCGTGCGTTTCAGGCAGACCATCGATTGACACGCCGATAGACAGCTTCGGATACCAGCGCTCAATGATTGAACGGTTCAGCGGTTTATCAAACAGCGTGCCGTTCGTGGAGATGGAGAACATGTACGGACGATTGTCTCGTGCCGCCAGAATCTCTGCAGTTTCAAAGGCCGCAATCAGCAGCTTCGGTTGCAGGAAAGGTTCACCACCGATAATGTCGATAATCGCGCCACCCAGGTTAGGTTTACCTTTGTCGCGGTCAAAACAGGCGTGGATGAAATCCACCACATCTTCTACACGGTTATTACGTGGAAACTTGCGCTCGTAGCAGTAATCGCAGTCGAGGTTACACGACAAGTTCGTAACAATCTGATACGTTACGTCCATAGCCATAACAGCATCCCCCTCAGGAGTTAAGATTCAGGTAATTGTGCAGATACTTGTAAGTCTCTACACCGATAATTTGTGCCATGGCGTTACAGCCTGAGTTGACGTAAAACTCTACGTTCTCATTGTGCTTAATATCGCCGTTCGGCTCGACCAGTTTCAACTGGCCACAGGCATTACAGTTTTCGTGGTCGAAGAACTTCTCGAGACGGAAGACTGTATTAATCCCATTCACCGAATTCAACTCACGCATCTGAGACTCTAACTGCTTATAGCCGTAGATAAAGTTCAGAACATGATCCTGATTGAGAGGTTTGGCCATCAGTTTGTCAAACGTCAGGGTCATTGCACCCAAACGCAAGTGATGCATTGCCGAATGTAAACGCAACGTATCTTCAAACCAGCGTGGCTTACTGACTTGTTCGCGGGTCAGCACGCCCCACGTAACGACATTGTCCAGCTCAGACATCACTTCAAAAGCTTCTTGCGCCCCGTCTTCCACAAACGCCATCAGACTGCGGTCACCACCTTCGAAGGTATCGATGGAGACGATGATGCGGTCAAACGTTTTCAGGAACTCGAGTTGCGAGAGCTTAAGTTTACGGCCATTGGTAAACAGCAGGTGTTTTGCAGAAGGCACTTGCTCACGCGCCTGTCCTACGAAGTCGACTAACTTCTGATAGGCAAGCAGCGGTTCGCCACCAGTCCACAGGAATTCCTCGACAAGAGGATTTTCTTTTATAATGTCCACCATTGCCTCTTTGTGTTTTGTTTTCGAGACATCACCTTTCGCCATGTGAGCCGCTCCTCCACAGAAGGAGCAGTTCAGGTTACACTTCGACGTAAGCGCAATGTCAATCATGGTTGCAGACGACTTAGGGGTATCGTGCATCAGGATTCTTTTTCCACAGATTTTCCATGAAAGTGAAAATCGGGTCTGTGAGTCGGACGTTCTCACCGGCCTTAATCAAGCGCTTATCATGGTACGCCTCAAGAATAGCATCCAGTACCTTATTCCGGTCGTTCAAACGATTCAGTTCACCCACGGTAACTTCACTGCGAGTAAAGGAACTGACCGCCTGTTGCTCTTCGGCCGACAGGAGTCCCGCTTCATTGACTTTACCAACCAAGAAGGTCAGTACACGATGTAAGTCAGCGGTGGTATTAGGTTGCTCACCGTATTCACACTGAACCAGATAATTCGTCCATGGCTTACGGATACGTTTGGTAATCTCGTATTCGTCCGTGATTGCGGTCCACTTCATATCACGGTGTTGCCATGTAAATTTGTAGGAGTAAGCCCACAAGTCAGCCAGACAATCAATGCCCAACTCTTCGTAACCTTCAACCGGATAGTAACGCTCCAGGTTGTGGTAATCGGCATCCGGCACTTCTGCTGCTTCAACCAGCGTATAATAGAATGGGAAGGAAGACGGGTACTCCCAGCCCCACTGACGCTGAATCATCGGCACCATGCCGTTTTCTTTAAACGAAGCGAACACCATCTCGATAGGCATGGAGTAGTTCAGTACCGCATCGGTAAAGAAATACTTGTCGTTCACCAGCTTGCCGAAATACTCATCCGTACCGTTTAAGATGTACAGGATTTTAATGTGCAGACCTTCCGGAGTCGTGAACTCTTCACGGACTTCCGCGTTGTCTAAAATATCACGAGGACGCAGACGAGGGAACTCGCCCGGGTTCATGCAGATTAAACGCAGACGGTCGTTGACGTGTGCATCAACGCTGTCAGGCAACCCGAGGTGAATCGGATAGTTAAAGTTGGTGCGGAAGGCAAGATGCGAATTATTCTTCACGGAAAACTCCTTAGGAAGGCCAAGTGACTGCTTTTGCGCCACCGGACGATGACCAGCTACAGCTGCCATTGCAACGGTAAGATGCGGCATTAATGCCGTTTAAACGGTTAGCATTGTTCACGGTACCGCGCGTCGCAATATAGGTGTTCGCTTGGGCGGTAGTGATGTAACCTTCAATACGTGCGAGTTGTACGCCAACCTCATTAAGGGATACGGCCATGAGAACTCCTTACGGTCCTGAGCACCCGGAGCAACCCGTACATGAACTGGAGCAAGAACCAGAACAACCACCCGAGCAACCACCAGAACAGCTCGTCGAACAAGTCCCTGTACATGTTCCCGTACAGCTACCAGAACAGCCACCTGCGCAGCCTCCCGTACAGCTGGAAGAACATGAAGAACCACAGGTACCTGAACAGGTACCGGTACACCCGCCCGAACATGCAGAACCACACGTCCAACTGCAGGTGCCGCCACAGTGATAATAGTTTGCGTCTTGACCACCAAAGCGGTCTACGTTGTTTGAGGTTTTTGACCCAATGTACGACTGTACACCGGCTTCGGTTTTAAGAGCGGCTGATTCAATGCTGTTAAGCTGTGTTTTTACTGCATTAAGTCCAACTGGCATTTTTTTATCTCCTTACATCGGACCGGAACAGGCAGAGCAGCCTGTGCAGGAACTTGAACAGGAGCCTGAGCAGCCTGCACCACACCCGCCAGAGCAAGATGAAGAACATGCCGAGCCGCAGCCACCGACACACGTCCCGGAACACGTCCCTGCGCAAGAACCAGTACACGTACCAGAACACCCGCCAGAACAGTTACCCGAACAGCTCGAACAACCAGAGGTACAGCCTGCAGAACAAGTCCAACTACAACTCCCGTTACAACGGACGTCGCCGGGACTCATTCCTCCTAAGAAATTTGAGTTATATGCTTTCGATGCCACCTGTGCATCCACCGATGGACCGGTAGCGATTTGCAGGCGGGCCATCCTCGCACTAACATCGTTGAGTTTAACGGCCATATGCTTCCTTTAAAGGGTGAGACTCGCATAGAGTAACACCCTGACGTTATAAGAGTTATTTGGTGCCTGCCGCAGACTGAACGTCGTCGCGTGTGGTCAGGTTGGCGTTGATGTGAACGTTTGCCTGTACAACACCACCCGTGTTCTTGTTCAGGTACTGGTCGTGCGGGTTTGCCGCCGACTGGTGGTTTGCCAAGTTCTGGTTAGTAGTCGCAAGGTTACGCTCAAGCGCAGCAATACGGTTTTCTAAGCCAGCGTTAGCATTACCCATATCCGCAATCTGCTGTTTCAGGTTAGCGATTTCCTGATTAGCAGCCGCCAGTCCTTGCTTCAGCGTGTTAAGCTGCTGAGACAATAACCCGACCTGCGTTTCCAGTACCAGAATCTCATCCATCAACTCAGCAATTTGCAACTGGGTTTTCTGGTAGTTCTGGTCAACCACGTTTAACTGGGTGTTCCACGTTGCAATCGAACTGACCAGTGCCGCAATCTTCTGCGCCAAATCAGTGTCGGTAGCATTCAGAGTACCAATGTCTTGCAGGACGGCGTTGATGTTGCTCTGCACGGTCTGGACAAGCGCACTGACTTCTGCGGTAGAGTACACGTCCAGTTGACCACGGGTCAGCTTGTGAACGTTACCTTCAGCATTACGGTGCTCTTCCAATGCATCGAGCATCTCTTGACGATACGCTTTAAGCATGTTTTGAATCTGTACCATTTCGGCACTGGCACCCAGACGGATGGCATCGTTCAGCTTAGACAACAGCGTGACGATATATTCAAAACCAAAGAAGTCACCGAGGTCACGGAATGCCGGAGCACCCGCAAACTCATCCGGAATGTTACGCAGTTCGTAGAAGTTGATAGTCGGGTCGTCTAAGTCCAACGACTCCACACACTGGATAATACTTTCTACGTTAGCGGCGTACGGCCCACCCACAATCTGCGCGCTGACAGTAATGTCGGATGGAACAGACGATTTGGTGATTACGATAGCGGTCGCAATCTCACGCCCACCCACCATTTTGGTTAATGACGGATGCAACAGAATCGCTTCGTAGTTTGTTCCGCGTACCAACGGTTGGTTGGGAGCATTCACCGGAGCAATTCGAAGCGTATCAACAAAGAACGGACCTGTCGGGAAAGCAAACGCTCGGTTAATGGTTCCCGTTCCGAGTTTAATCGGATGAGAGACCGCGTTACCGGTGTTAGTTCCAAACAGGTCCAATGGGTACTGCATTATAACCTTACTCATCGGAAAAGCTCCTTGATGGTGAGCAAAGAATGGGGAGCCGAAGCTCCCCACTTATTTACATGCTCAGTGAGGAATCATGAATCATAACATCAAGGAGAGCAGCCCACTGTGCATCGTAATAGATGTCAATGTAACGGCCTCCCGCGAATGTTCTTTCTTCCGTCCAGTAAAAGACTGGGGCTTTAGTGGTACTATCCGGCCGCAGTGCCAGAATGTAATCCTTTCCTGTTGGTACAGTTAAGGTATACAGACCGATACTACTCGGCCCCGGAACCGAGGCAGGGATTGCTGGGGTAGGGAGAATGACCGCAGTCATATCCAACGAAGACGATACGAGCTTGGTTGCCCCATCCTGTATCAATTCAAACGCGATATAACACGGTGTATTCCCTGGCGCCTCCTTCACAACCAAACACAAAGCGTTCACTTGGTTTAACAATAGACCGCCTGAGCCGATAGTAAAGGACTGCGTACCGCCCGACCCACGAGATACCCCGTTGATATAAATATCGACTGAGTCATCCACCTGCACGTTCAACACCAGATTCAGCGATGTTGGCGTAAAGTAGGTCTTCGTTCCCCATACAACACCTGCTGCCAACGGTGGGGCATTCACCTTAATCGCTGGTGCAGCTAATGGCGGTGTATAGGAGTTGGTCGACTGCAGAACTTGTGGCCAGAGTTTCTCCACTTTATTCGTAGGTTGGAACCAGTTCCCATTACTTACCTGTGGCAGGGTAATACGCTGCACCGCATCAAATGCACCGGCTAACGCGTTCGCATTGTCTAATGCGGCGGCGGTGCCGTATGCTTTCGATAGGTCTGCACCCGGACGGCCAAGGTTCCAGAATCGTGTTGCATTCTGAGACGCCGCACCATACCCGAATCGACAACTACGAGCAAACGTCGGGGCAGCGACCGCTAAATCAACTTCCAGATATTTATACGTCGGGTCATTACGCAATTGCCCTAAAGACAGTGCGCGCTTCGCGGCGTTAATTGTCCGGATGTTGGTGTCACGGTCACCAGTAGTCGGCAGCTTCGCACGTTGTACCGCGATGTAAAGCTTATTACCGCGACGCTCTACGTACGCATGAGCATACCACGTGTTCCAAGCCAACTGGTCAACCACGGACGTATCCACAACACCAACTGTACGAGCATTGGATTGCAGATAGTTTTCTTTCAGGACCGTAATCGATTCTGCACCCAGATGACCTTCGATGGAATTACTGATAACCAAACACAACGTTTGTTCACGACTGGCCGCGTTCTCGTTGGCTTTTAAAGCAGCCACAACAATCGCAGTCGCGTCGTTATCGGTATCGTTGGAGGTAATTACCGTGTTGAAGACGTAATCCCCTACCAGCTCATCAGAGATGAACCCGACAAACGTTGCGGTGTTCAGTGTACATTCCACGATGTCATCGGCTGCCACATACTTCCACGCCAGCAGTTCACTTTCGTTAGCCGGACGGGTTTCTGTAGTAGTTGCGTGACTGAAGCGATACCAGCTGTTATAGATATCTTGGAAGGACGGGAATGAGAACGTGTTAATCGTGCCCAAGTTCTCCATGTTCGAGTAAATGGACTCGGTCAGACTCCCGCCCGGAAGGTAGCCGTGCGCATACGGGTTATCCGCGTGTGCCAGTAAAGCCCCTACCTGCCCCAAACGTTTCACACGGGTGATGTTCACTTCGCCTAACGCGTTAAGTGTTGTCACCACGTAACCAATGTACAGCCGAGAGTCCGTATCCGCCAACTGTGTTTTGGATACCAGATACTCAGCAGCCCCGGTGGTTGCATTTAACTGCACGTGGAAATAGAACGTCTGGTTCTGATACCCCGATGGGAACAACGCCTTGAAGTCAAACTGGCTGACCGGGACGATATGTTCTTCCATCTTCGCAAAGAAAGGAATTGCCTGGGTGATATACAACAACATCCCTTCTGCCAGCTGAGGACCAAACAGAATCACCTGACGAGAAGGACCCGTTGTGAAGTTACGGGAGTTGTTTGAATACGCGGTGCCGCCGTAATACGCCCCATTCGAAATCCATTGCGCTGCCAGAATCTCGTTGGTTTCAGGTAAATGCACAATATCGTATTCACCGTACGCCGGGTTAGCGCTATCTCTCGATAGTGTCCAGTTCGCAAAGTTCAGGTCACAGGTAATCGTTGGGGTGTACATCGTCCCACCGCCCACTGTAGGCATATACCCTAACGCATGCGTGCGAATAACCCAACCGTCTGAACGTTTGATTAACCGTAACTGCCAGTAGTCGCCCGTAACTGCAAAACCTGTGGTAGCAGCATTAACACGATCTTCTGTGGCGATGGTCGTTGTACCACTAAAGTTTAAGGTCAGCACCCCTGCCGCAAAGGTCATTGGGACACGGAACGTATAGTAGTACATGTAGTTGATACCGTCAGCCTCTGTTTGACAGAATGTTGCGGTAGCAATACAAAGGTTCACGCCCCCTAAGTCGAAGAGGTTCAGCCAAGTCACTTTCCATTTAGAGGCAGCTTCACTAAACTTCGGAATGCGGCTGACCAACATGGATTGGAAATCCGCCCATTGGGTCGTGCTCACCGTCACCCGGTCCGCGTGCACCGAGGCGTTACCGTTGATGTTTTTGTAAGCGCGAGTTTCCGCTTGGTAGAACGCGGTACCGTTAAGGTAATTATTCGTACCATCAAACACATAAGCGCAACGTGCTAACGTGTTATAGGTTGCCTCAGGTAAAGAGGTGCGGTCGTTACTTGGACCCCATCCGCCGTAACCCGGGAAGTTATAAGACCCCGCGGTATCGTACCCGGTCTGAATACAGTCGCCGGTGTTAGTGCGACGGAACAACGCTTTCTTTACACTGTTCCCTAACTGAATCATCCCACGCATGCGATACTGGTAAACAGACCCATACGCACCCAACACAGCTGGCTCACCACCCATGCGACCTGTTAACGGATTATCCCAACGTAAAGCTTCGAACGGGGTTTTACCGCCTAAGCTAATACGTACGTTGTAGTTGTCACTGTTCGAGTTATCATTCCCGATGACATCGAAATACGTCTTCCGCACAACGTTAGAGTTAATTCGGTTGCCGTACAAAGAACCGTCTGAGTTATTGGTGTGATAATTCCCACCTTTATCAGTTACCCCATTCTCGTTCAACTCCATTGGCAAGAAGTCATCGTCTAACGTAACTGTTTTAGCAGTCAAGTCCAAAACATACGAAATCTGCCATTTGACGCCCCAAGCCGTTACTGAGTTAGAGATGTGAGTGCTACAGTTAGCGCGTAAACGAATCTTCTTATCCTGTCGCGCATGTAACCAGTTACGACGTGCCGAGTGAACCACGTTCCGTGCACCTGTCCATTTCGCGTCCCCCGCAGGGGTCACGTAATACAAACTCGTGGTGTTTGGGTCCGTGCTATTAACAGCGTACGTCGCCAAGCGTCCCACGTTACCATCGGGGTACTTACCGGCCAGCGGGACTGATGCGAAGACCGTATCGGTTTTACTGAAATCGCTAAGTGGTATAACCCACAAACACGTGTACATCTCATTGCTATTCAGCAACGGTCTAACTACATAAACGTCCTTATCAACGATATGGATATAATCCGCACCGGGTAAAGGAACAAAGTCGTATTGACCCGAAGCACGGGGCACCGGTGCGTAAGTAACACGCACCACGTCAGTGTGTTTGGCTGCGTCAGCTGTCCCGTTAAAGAGAACCAGGTAGTACAGCGCGTCAGTACCGACAAAGATAGCAGCATCATCACCAGTAACGCACACACGCATCAGTTCAATACCCGGATACTTTTTAGCCATTCCTGCGGGCTTATACTGCACCGCGGTAGACAGATACGACGTATTTGAAAGATTGTCCGTGCCCGGGTCGCAATCGCGATACCAGTAGAACACCCGCTGCGAATCCACATAGCCGTCCCAACCGTTGCGCAGAATATACAGACGCCCATCTTGCACAATCTGCATGGCATTGAAATCACCATCGATGAGAGATGAGGTTCCTTTATACTGCCCCGCTGTCGGGATAGGTAAGAACCCGGAGTCGCCGTAGTACGTTCCGTTGGCCACCCAGCTTGGTAACAGGTTTAACGCTTTATCCTCTGCCGCATCGATTTTCAGTTTCAAATCGTAGCCCAGTTTAGACGTCGCTGCCTTATCAGTAGTGGCATCCAAAATGGTGTAGAGGTACGTTAAGCCTGAGACCGTCTCAGAAGCCGTAGGGACGTTTAGCAGATCACTGGCTACGTGACTGTGGACTTTCAACGCTTTGTTCGTCAGGGCGTCACGGAAGGGCTGTGTGACAGGCTTATCAGCAGGGGCGGTGTTATTCACGTTACCTAAGCCGAAAGATGCCTTCGTCAGGTTGATGGTCTGCGTTGCACCGAAAGCAGCACCGTTGATTTTGAAAGTCTCATCAACGTAGTTGTTCAGTTTCAGCAGTAAGTCATTAACGCCTTTCTGCGACAACGCGTAGTTTGGTGCAATTACCTCCACGTTATCTGTCAGACGGAACAGTCCTTCAACGGTATCCGTAGCCGATGGCGGTTGGGCTGCCATGTTCACCGGAGAAGTCGCTGAACCATTACCACCAATACGTACAGTCGGCGTAGAGGTAAAGGTAGGTTGTGCGTTCGAGTTCAATGGCGGATAAAGGTAAACCGTCACTGTCGATGGAGTAATAAGGAAAGCGCCGTTATAAATCGGACGGACGTCTTTCGCTCCAGCAGCACTTCCTTTCGACGGCACGAACAGCTCATCATAACCTGCCCGGGAAGAAACCCCGATACCGCGGCCATTGTTGTCACTGTCAGCGGCCAATTCAACAACCGCTTCGGTTCCGGTCAACAGGATTTTCCCTGCTGAGAACCGTAAGGCAGACTTACCATCTGCTGTGGCGTAGACCAGTTCGTCGTTGTTAATCGCACGGAAGCGTCCGAACACCTGACCCATGGTATCATCAATCAACGTATCGACGACACGCTGAGAGATTTTGTTCTCTACCATAATCGCAACCAGCTGTGCTAACGTCTTACTGAACGCTTTCACGGCATTGGTTGCTGCCGCATCGACAGCTAACGCCCCAACGTCTGCTGGAGTGTATTTGTGCTGATGTGGGGTCTTGTGGTGCTGGAACAGTTTGTCGTCGTACATCTTTGCAGCAGAGCGTGACAGTGCTGTAATCGCTGCATCGATGTCCGTGTCCAGCTGACCTGCCTTCTCTTCAATCTTGAGACGGATGTTGTTGATAGCCGCTGCAATCGAATCGCGAGCGATGGCTTCATCCAAATCCTTCGGTGGGTCAACCGGTTCAATGGGAATCTGGTAGCGCATGAGCGCCGACCAGTCGGTATTACGTGGCTCGGTAATAGCCGGGTTAACGAGGAACTTGCCGATATCCGACTCAGGGACGGAATAAGAAGAACCGAGTACCTGCAACTTATAGGTAATCTCGGTCTTCGTCAGCAGCATTATCCCGCCGAACAACTGAGCGCTTGCGGCGTGGGCACCGGCAGAGTAATACAACGCGAGGTAGTAGTCGATACCTTCGAATAGCAGGTTACCGTCAGTATCCTTAATCTCTAAGCCGTTACGGAAGAAGGGTGCCTCGAAAGGCACCACTAAGTTGAAACGGTTAGGATAAGTTAATGTACTGAGTGAACCCTCCGCGATGTTATCAGGGCTTTCACCCGTCAAATCTTCGGGATAATGTGTTCTCATTTCTTATTCCTTTTCTTGTGCCACCATTTGGATTGCATACTCCCAGTTACGCTGGGTTAGGTTCCACGGGTTATGCATGGCAAGCACTGGGACATTGTTGTATTCAACCGCAAACCAGTCAGTGATGTTCGTTAACAGGGTGCGGGTGCTGTTGTCAGCGTACGTGAAAACAAATTTACCTTCAACGAAACAGTTTTTAGCAGCAGTCGTCGGCAATACCGCAATACTGATATAACCTTTAAAGTCAGCGCTCGGTACGATGGCGGCGGTTACTGTGGAGATAGTATCCCCCGGCCCATGCGTGACACCCATGATACCCTGACCATCAATCCACACATTTAACTGCCCTTGACCTGCAATGGACACCGTCACGCTCGTCGCATTCTGTAACAGTGCAGGTTCTGGATGGCAAACAATGAAACCTCGGTTACACATTGCTGTCAGTGCAATCGCATTAACAGAAGCATCGCCTGGGTTAGCCGCGTCATAAGCGAGGTTAGGTTTAGCCCCGCGGACGGTCGCCCGTCCTGCTGCTGGCCACAGTGGAGCAGGTACAGAATAAGTGGCTGTCTCGTAGATAATACCCGTTGACTGCTCGGTCATTATCTGTTGGGTGGCTAATTCCAATGGGCCGAACTCATTGGTGTGCGAACCCACTGTTTTCCCACGATACAACCCATTTTGTTTCGCAGCGTACCACGACAGTTCTGACCCACGAATGTAACTCTGGATAAGACCGCGGTGACAGTTAACCCGTGCCAGTACGTTCGGTGCAATACTGGAGTCAAAGATAGACCCCACCAGACGGAACCCTTTCACGGAATCAGAGGAGTAACCGAAATACGGCCCTTCAAAGAAACGTGACAGGTCTTGGTCAAACACTAACGAAATAATGCGGTGGGACTCAACGCGGGTGGTCGGGTCTACCGCACTGTACGTTAACGTCAGACGTTTTTCAGCTGGGACGTAACGATAACGCACCATGACCAGAGGTGGCTTCTTCATCCCCACACCGTCAATCTGGGCAGGGAAGTTAAAGCTTGCTGCCAGTGCTGCGTCTTCTGTACGAGTGAACGCGATCAGGTTATTGCGGGGAATGGCGGTATAAGGTAATGCAATCGGCTGTGGGCTGACTTCATTAACAAACGCGATGGATGCGGTGCCCTGTGCAGTATTAATCGCCTGCAACGATAACACCTCGTGCTTCCCATTCACTGCTTGCGCCACTAACTCAATAATCCCCTCAGCATTCGCCACGAACGACCCGTCGTAAGTAACACGATAGCTTTCCAACGGGTTAGCCATGTTCTTCCAACGGTACGGCGACTGACCACGAATACCAATCCATACACGGAGCGGGTTGGCGGCTGCAGCACCCTCGGTTACGACTAGCGTCCCTTGGGTACGTAAAGCCATGCCCGCGGCATTGGTGAACATTGCCACGTCCGGTATACCGGTCACTGACTTATCCGCCACGCCATACGGCTCGGTACTCTCCAGCCCGGTCACTTTTACGTTAGCGGGACTGTAGTTCGGGTCAGTGATGTCAACCACATCATGCGCATCCGGGTCAGCCATGTGCGTTTGCAGCTCACGGAAATTACCGAAGTCGATTACCTGACTAAACTGCACTGGCCCACCGCTCGTAATCACCCCGGTATCGTTCGTATCAACATGTCCTAAATACAACATGTCAACATTCAACGCATCGCCTGCTACTGGAGCAGCGACAGCTTGGAACTTACCGAGAATCACGTTACCGTAAATGAAGAAGCGGTTATTCGCCGGGGGCATGTAAGCATCAATGGTTCCGACACGGGTATCTGCTGAGCTGTTGTAGACCAGAGAGTCCCCGTCAGAAATATCGAATGCCAGACTAGCCGGTTTCGTGTTGTCTTCACACAGGGACTGGATAGCCACGACATGCACACCCGGTACCAGTTCGATTTCTACCGATGGGTCAGTCAGTGCGTTGGCAATCTGGTTTTCATCAACCCAGATGGACACTTTACCGGCAGAGCGGACACGGACTTTCACCACGTCATCAGTGAAACGCAGACGAATCTTTGCGGCCACTTTCAGATTAGCGGTGCCAGTCAAGGCTGCTGTGGTTGAGATTGCCTTAGCCTGCGGCAGCGGGTTAGTAGGTTGCGTGTTGTGCACCGCGCCTAATTTCCAACTCCCTTCGATGCCGCAGCCAGTGTAGTACCAGACGTTAGACGAGACCGCAGCAAGATTGATAGTCCCATCGAGCGTGCCTTCTGCAGAGTCCAGAGACCGGGCAATGAAGTAACGGTACGATGCTTGCGGAGTCAACGTCCATCCGGTAGTACCGAACGTAGTAGGCTCAACCGACGTAAACTCTAAGGTGTCACGGAACATCACCCCAAAGAAACGCTGGTTAATCAACGTGAGTCGGTCATTCAACCCTTTCAGTACCGCAGGGGCAACCGCTTGACCATCCTTAACCTTATCAAAGGTCGGGGCAATCATTACCGTACCATAATCCGCTACAGTGGCCTGACCAATCCCCAGCATCGACCAATCGTGTTTGTGGTCCTTGGCCACTAACGCATCGGTACGTGCCTTCTGTGGGGTTGACAGTGGCTTGGCTGTGTCCGCGGTGTTATCCACGGTGTCCAGATTCAAGTCCGTCTTATCCAGCGTGATTTCCGTTCCCGACATTGGCTTGTTGTTAATGAGAATGGTTTTCGGCACCATGTCATTAAAGCCATCGTTATACGGCTTACCTGAATCAGGAGTAGCGGCTTCACCGACCACGCCCGTTCCCGTACCAGATACCAACTTCACTTTACCTGCGACCGTTTTAGACGCTTTCGGAATGTTCAGCTCTCCTTGCAATGGTGCAGAAGGGGTGCCTTTACCGGTAAAGGTGATGTTAGTTGACTGAATGTTAATCTGCACGTTCTCAGGGTCACCATTCGTGTCTTCGGACTGGTACTGCTTAATAGTACGGCCTGTCAGTAACGCCACACCGTTCAGTGTGAGTTTGTCCACGCCTAACGTTGTTCCGTTGGTGGTCACCCGTAAGGTGTTTGTCCCACAAACGTATTCGACGTATTTCGCCCCTGACAAATCTGTACCTGCCGCAGCAACAATCGACCCTTGGGTGATTAGTTGAATCTTCGCAGCAGACAGAATCAGCTTAGTGGTGCCCGTGCTATCAGAAATAGCCGTAGCCCCATCCGTAAACTGGAACGTACCTTTGACGTTCTTTGACAGGTAGCGATGAATGTACTGCTGAATATCCGCGTCGGTTAAACCTTGACTACGGATATTTTCAATCAGTGCACGCAGTGTCATGCCATACGCCAAGAAGGTGTCCGGCACTTCTAGCCCAACTGGGTGGGCGTTTAATTGCGCAGTGGTCAACTGGTGCGGGTCTTTCGCAGCAATGTGACCGGGATAGTTAAAGGCTTCGATGTCGGTATATAACTGGTCAGCTAGTTGAGCCAACTCCGCCAAGTCACCTTTAAGGTCTTGCATGTCATCATCTAAGGCAGCATTAACATCATCCACCGCAGAGGCAACATACTGCTTGTTCTTGGCATCTGACCAACTGGTGTAGCTGGGCTTCTGCGGGAACAAGGCAGGAACCCCGTTAAGCGAACGGTAATCCGCTGCACGGGGGTTATTCATGTATTTGATGAGGTAGTCAAGGATTTCTGTCAGAGGGTCGTAGAAGTCCCCTCCGAGCAGATTTCCTTTAAAGGTTAACCCACCGCTGATATCAGGATTAATGAACTGGACACCACAGTAGACCGGTGCAGCATCGGCAGCCAACGACCCTTTTAATGCCGTCAGCTCATAAACGTATTCATAATCGGAACCTTCAGACAACGGCGTGGCGCTGTTGCCGTTGAGGATTTGTAACGTCCCAAAGAACGGGGCGTTACTGAGCATGATTACACGGTTCGTGTTCTCATTAGATTCAAGAATACGCTCCTCAGTGAAGGTATTGGTAATCGCCTCCCCTGTGGGGTCGTACGGGTATCTAGTCATCATTGAATCCCTTAGGTAGACCGGCGCATCATTAACATGGTGTACGCCTTAAGAAGTGAGTAATAGGAACAGTTATTAGCGGTGTAGACGATACCCCGCCCATCCAAAGTTGGAATAACCGGTGTACCCACGGCGGTCTGTATCTGTGCCTGAGTCATACCAGCCGTTGCTAACGCACCGTTAACGACACGCACGCGGGCCAGTGGTGACACGTTATCAATCAGGCTCCCCAGTGTGGAGTACAAGTTTGTTGTATCCACCGCTGGATGTTGCGTAAAGTTGTACGTAATCTTGGACTTGTACTGACCCAAGACACCAACAAACACTGTACCTTTAAAGAAGTCTGTTGGAATGCCTTTACTGAGCATCAACGGACTAAGGCTAGTGACTTTATTCAACCCAGCACTGTTACTTGCCACAACCGTTAACGCACCAAAATCGATAACAAAACGGTCAGTGGTAGCATCCCCTGCAATAGGAGAAGCGACATCGACAGTGAACACATTACCTACGCGAGTGACGGTATGTACCCCAGCAGCGAGCTGTGACATCTTGTTACCAGCGGTTCGACCGGTTACAGCAGGGATAACAATCCCCGGCCATTTCTCAGCATCGATTACAATCGCATGGTAAACCGTTTCCCCGTTGCCGTTTGCCCATTGTCCAGTAGGGGCGGTCATCAACGTGAGCGAGTGCGCGTCTGTCCCTACCGTACGCTGAGCCAGTAACAGACCGGCAAGGCCGTCATTGTCGTTAGCGGGGTCACACACCTGACTTGCTTTAAGGACATAATCCCCTTGAGCCTGCCTATGCGATAAGCCAAGCATCATCGTTTGGGCAGCACCGAAGTTATTGTAGAACAATTGATTTCCGGTTTGTGTCCATGGTCGTTCGAGGTAAACACCTTGCCAATCACGAAGGGCGTTAGTAAAACCTTGCTTGTAATTGCTTTTGGCAGCAGGGATATTACGCACACTGGATAGACCAAGACTGTTTTTGTCTGCGGTTTTTTCAATGTGGGCATTGGCGTTGGTGACGTGCTCTTCGAACTCACGGAAGCTACCCAGACGAGTGACGTTATAGACATTGGCGCGAATAATAGAATCATCATCCGCAGTCACTTGCCCAATTTCCGTTAAGGTATCGTTTTCCACCAGTTTATCGGCACTGATAGACAACTCACCACCACCGTCTGCGGCGACATCAACGTACAGGTAGAACGTCTTACCGGCGTACGCACCAGGGAACAAGTCCACCAAGTTAAAGGAAGCTGCTGGAACTACACGACGCCCCCCGCAATAATAGGTGTTCTCAGGAATCGAAACCATGAAGTCTTCGAACTCCACCCCTTCCACAAACCCAGTACCTGTAGTGCCGTAACGAAGGATGTTAATAACCGCAGGCGTTAACGTATCGTTAGAGAGCGTATCCACCTCATCGAGACGGGTCTTCTGCTCTAAGACTTCACGACCGTTCAGTACCAGCGTGTTATCATTAACTAACCCACCCAGTTTCACCGTGCCCAACACCGTGGTGGTGGCAGTGGTAATCCCGAACATGCTCGCCGGGTGGGTGTGGTCAGGGTTATCCTCGTAGTCCGCAATCATGAGTTCCATGGCGTCAGACATCGGCATCAGCATATCTGAAATATCAACCACTTCAGACATCCCGTACATTGACTTAGACAGCGTGATGGAACTCGCCAGCGGTGTGCCGTTAATATTGGCTCGCGCTTTAAGCAGTTTACCGGTGAAGTTACCCGCCAGTTTCCCAATCAGTGCAGGCGTTGCCGCAAGCGTTGTGTCGGTACCGAAATCGTCGGTTACCTTACGCATGGCCAACGTGCTCAGGTCAGCAGCAGAAGGTGCTACCCACGTTGCTACAAATGGATTAGAGCCGATACCTTTACCGGTAAGGGTAATCGTCGCGGTACTCACCCCCGTGAAGCCAGCAGCCGCTGCACCCCCTTGAGGGATATACGGCCCGATGGTGTCATGGGTTAAGAGTTTCTCATTATTCCATTGCAGGCCACGGACGTCATTATACAGACGTAATACACCCGTACCGGCTTTGATATCAATATACTGCGCCGCAGTCACCGACACGTTATCAGTCTGGGCAACAAGCCAAGAAGTTAACTTATCGAACTTCGACAGGATACGGATATTGTTAGCGTCGGAACCTTGGGTGAACTGGGTTAAACCTTCCACCCCAACAATCGTCCCCTTCAGAGCGCGGCTGGTGACCTCACGACGGACTTTCGTCACAAAGGAGGCGGTAGTAGGGGCAAGAGCGTTAATGTACGTGGTGAGCTGCGGAAGCGTTCTATTATAGACACGCACTGCATCGGCAGAGATACCGTTACGTACTAACGCCTTAATCCAACCGGCTTCTTCGTCATGCGGGTTATCTTTTCGCAAGACGTGGTCATGGGCAGGGGAGTGGTCGTAACTGTCACGCAACAGATTATACCAAATCCGGAGCAACCCTAAGATATCCTCCCCAACATCCGCAGTAAAGCCCGGACAGCCCCAGATACGCATATAGCCGTTCTGTTTATCGCCTGTGCCAGTACGCACATCGGTATTACCCGCTAACGCGTTAGCGATGCCATACGTGGTGTACACATTCAGCATGTTTGCAGGTGGGTTGTTGTGGTCGTAGTTAATCTTTCCAACCGTACCGCCGTCGTTCGAAATATAAATGTCGAAACGGTTTTGGTTCAGGCTGCGATTAATCTTTACACGGAACGGTTTAGCGAATAAGGACTTAGCGAATGGGATGGTGGCCAATACCCAGCGCGTCTCCACTTGGCTCTGTGTACGGGACAACACCGCTTGGAATTGCTGCGTTGCCATATCGTACACTAACTGCACGTTGGTGAAGATACTGCCCCAGTTATTATTGAGCATTAAGTAGAATGTGGATGCCGTCGCCGTTTGTAACTTAGGCAGGTACCATTCCACGTCCAAACTGTAGTCACCCAACTGGGAGTTATTGTAGTTACCTAAATCGTAACGGAAGTTGACCGCCGAACCGAATAAATGACGGCCGGTTTGGCCATCGAAAGTCACACCGGTGGCCGTGTAGCCGTCCTTATAACCGGGGGCCGTGGTCACCACCAACGGGTCTTTCTTCGGAGGCTTATACTTCAAACCTTCTGCCAGTACGCCCAGAGCATCCATCAGCTCTTTCTCACCGCACCAGTTATCCCAATCGAACTGAATATCAACCGGTGGGAAGTACGGTTCGCCGATAACATCTTCCCAATATTTATCGGTGAAGACCGTGTTAGCGGCTACGAAATCGGTTTTCTGTTGGGCAGAGGCAACATTAATACCAACCGGATGATACGTTACCTGCAAGGAGCGGGAAACCTTATCATCTATAATCAGAATCGCACCATGCACACGACGTGCGGTACGAACCACCCCGGTAGCATAGGGTAATACTTTGTAATAGTGAACCTGCTCTTTCAGCAGTGTCGTTCCATCGTACAGTTCAAACGTATTGTCTGAGTAGTACGGGCCTTGGGTCGGGAAAATTAAACGTGGACCGGTAGCGGGCAGGGTTTGTGCTTCTTTTGTCTGCACGTTTTCCGCTACTGTCCCGTGTGGATCGAACACGACAGACATGGATTACTCCTTTGTAAACTGGGCCACCGAGGGTCATATTATGACCGTTCTTCTAATGAGGAAGCCCTGATGGAAGCGATTTATCAAGTGCGGAATGACTGCGCTTACGGCTACAATCGTGGTACACGCATTTGGGAAAATGTTGACATCACGAAGCCAATTAAAACCCTGTTAGACCAGTATCACGAAATAGAGGTAGGTGTCAGTGATGTTACTGACCATGACTACACTTTTTTTGTGCAGTTACATCTTTCCGCCTTGAGCAACTTTACCGGCACCTTACAAGACTGGTTTACTTCCAAAGCGGGCATCACCATCACCACCCTTAAACCTGGACTGCCAACACTGGAGTTCACCAACGCGTATTATCAATCACTGTTCTGGGACTTGGGGATTAAAACCCACATCTGTCCACCGGGTGTGCATTTCACACAGGACTTTGCCATTGATGATGCAACTGACGTAGTAGTGGAAGTCGAGAAAGAAAGCTCTGAACTCTACAACAACTACGCCATGTACAACGTTGACGGGTATTGGGTGCCTCACGTCTATGACGATGCGGGTATTCGCATGCCGGGCGCTGGGAACATTATCAAACGCAGCAGTGCTGTCAGTATTGGTTGTTTGGTAACGAAACATATTGCTAAGCTTAAGACCATACCGATTACAGACGATATGTTATTCCGTGTAGACACCTCACTGGACTGGACATCGAACCTGCTGTTAAAGGTGGGTACCGGACTGACGGGTAAAACCGTGGGGCTAGTGATTGGCGGGGTACTGCGTTGGCTGAAACCTAGCCAGATTATCTCCGATACGACTTGTACGGTTTCACTGTCGAATCTGAATCTGTTAAAGCAGCTGTTGATGTCGGAAACGCACTTCGATTGGGATGCTATCGGATTAGGTGACTTCGGTTCGCCGACTGCGGTGGCGAAGCTTCGCAATACCGAAATCTTACGTGGGTTGTTGAAACACCAGTCATCGTTCTTGGTTACCATTGATACCCCGTATCTGGAAATCACTAACGATTACGTCAACCACACCGCTGTACCGGGACGAGTATTCTTCTCTGACCCAGAAGGTACCAAGACGTTGGGTATCCTGACCAACGACTTAGGTAAGTGTGTTGACTACTGGCCTATCTGGGAAGAGGGTGAATGGACGCTTCACAGCAACGAGCTGTCGAATCCTAACTACATCGCCTTTACCTCAAAGTGGCAATCACATCACTACGTAAATGACGCGTACAAGCATATTGACACGTACCGCAAACCTTACTTAATCATGCAGCAGTTCCGAGCACGAAAAAAATAAAGACTACTCCACTCCCGATGAGGAGTGGAGGCTTTTACTTTTTTACGATCGATTAGTCTTGCTTGTAAACGACCGCATTGCCGAACAGTTTGTTGTCACCGCCAACAGCGATAATAACGATGGCGTCACCGCCCAATTCTGCAGCTTTTGCTTCCAGTGCTTTTTCTGCGTCGTTCAGAGTCGCTTGACCCGAAACAGAAACTTTACCGATTTCAGAATAACCTGCAGGTACAGAACCTTTTGCGAACTGTTGCATACTTTCATCCTCAGTGGTTTTCAAGATAACAAGACACCATGTCTTTTACCTAAGTGCATATAAAGGCAGTAAAAAAGAATACACCCCCTACCTAAGCTTGGCACGAATCATTTATCGGCCGAAGGGAAGAGTAGGGGGTCATTTCATTTCTTTGTTGGCTTCCTCACCACTCGCAAGCGGGTCATCAAGTCCAACGGCGTTAGCCATTAATGGCGCAATTAAGCGCTAGGTAAGTTTCAAATTGTGGGCACTACTTGATTACATACTAATACGAGTAGTGTTGTTATTAAACTTTTAGTGCGGTGTAGAAACGTCGTTACCATCGCCCAGTTCTTTGTGAACGTGCAAGCTGAAGGTGATACCTCCAATGATTGCCTCGGTAACCGTGAACGTTCCCTTACCTTCGCCAGTGCCATTGTAGGTGAAGTTCTTCTGCACCAACAAGTTACCGGTTAGGTCGGTATCTGGGGTGTCGTGGGTGATTTTCGATGAAGCTTTCACCACTGACGTCGTGCAGTTCATGGTCGCCGTTTCACAATCCACTAGCCACTCTTTCGTCTTCCAGTGAATCTTATCTTTCGCCCAGCCGTATATCTCATCCCGGAACATGTGCATCTTCGTCCCGAAGGAGTTCTCTGCCCCAATATCCCCTTCTGTAGATGCCAGCCAAATCTTGTTCCCTGCATCATCCATGACAACGAACTTGGACTCTTCGGTATCGAGTTGAATGTCGTAACCGAATGCTTCTCCGTTCATCTTAGACGTGTGCAGCGTAATGTGTTTGTCCATTGGAGAGAACGCAAGCCAGTAAGCGTTGTTCAGGTTATTGGTCTTCCCGTTGTTCGGGTCAGCACCAAACGCGAACACCACGTGCTCCAGACGCTTCACGTTCATGCTATCCATGTCTTCCCAATAATAGATATCGGTTTCACCCAGACGATGGATACGCACTTGGTCACCCTTTTTCACATCAGGGGACGTCACACGGTTTGTGTTGAACTTAAGCCACGTGGCGGGGATAGTGTTCCCCATGGTCAGCTTAAGACTATCTTGAGAGCCAGTGGCCGTCTGATGATTCAGCTCGACTTCGGTCTCTTGTGCAGCTACTGCAGTCGGATTCGCGAAGTTGACTTCGATAGGGATGACTTGAATCCGGTCTACCCCTCGTGCTTTATCTTCAGCAACGATTCCGTAACTGTAAACCTTCAGTTGTGAAATTTCCATCTGACACCTCGTTGTACGTTACATACTATTTCTTCCTCTCTTTTTTTACGTTACGGGTAGTAGTTATAGAGGAGTATGCGAAAGCAGATTCTGGGGAGAGGGGGCTTTTAATACACGGAGCGTAGCGACCTCCTTATTCTTCTTTTAATCCCTTTCTTCTAACGAATTTAATTTCAGATATATATTACCATTGTGATAAGAGCCATGTGTTCTTTACATCCCTAGTTTCCTTTAGTGAAACGTTTAGGGTTAAAACATCTATAGGAGAGTATCATGGAACAAGCATTGCGCGAATTAGTTAACACTGTTACAGAAGCTAACGTGACTGAATACCCTGCGATGGCCGCACAAGCATTCAGTAAAGAGTCGGGTTTAGACTGGGTAGTGACCGACACCACAGATGAATTAAACGAACAACAAATCCCTCAGTACGCCCAAAACCACGGACTGTCATGCGACCGTTCTTGGCAGAAGGGCGAGCTGTACACCACGTTCATCAAGCTCAACGCAGAATTAAACCGCGACGGTTCAAACCGGTTTAACTTTTACGGCTTCGAGCACGAAGATGTAAAGATGGTGATAGTGCGCACCGACCCTAATAAAATGATAGTGGCTATTTTGGAACGGCAGTACGAAGACGCGTCTTTGGGCGAGGCACTGGGTCAGTTCTGGAATAAAACACGAAGCGAACGGTCAGCTGTTCAGACCCTAGAAAAGTTTCTTGTCGAACATACCGGTAAAGACTGGGCTGCTATGGGCGGTTCGGATAATCCCTTTTATACGGAGTCTGCGACCTTACTGTCGCTTACGTTTTTCGCCGAAGCTGAAAAATTATTGCTTGCCGAGTTACATCCCGTATTGAGCGCACTATACCCAAATAACTGTTACTCAGTTCGTTTGTTACCTTCTTCAATTGGGTTTGGTAATGTCTGCAAGGTAGCGGTCACAGTCACGGGTAAAAATAAAAATGTGCGTTTTCAGTACACCAAGTCGTTTATAGGTGATTCTGAAACTACGCTTTACAGTACATTGGAAAGCATCACTGCTGCCATCCCTGATTCTGGGGAACGTAGCCGTAACGAACCTGTGTATCTCATGTCGGCGAAAGCCACACGCTCTTTAGTAAGCGGTAGCAGTTTAGACCGTGTCCTTGACGACGTTCGCCACGTCGCAAAGCAGCAGGGATGGAGTGATGTGCAGGCTTATGGACATCAGCTGTTGTTCATTAGCTAAAACTATAATGTCGGGCGGGATAACTCGCCCATTTAAGAAATTCGTTCATAGGAGCATTGCCATGTTTGACTTTATAAACAAGTTGGTTCTTGCCGCATCATTCGCTAACAAAGAGTCCGCAGATTACCTCCGTGCTAACACGGAACTGGGACGTTGGCTATTCCGCAGTGAGAAACGTATTAACCTTGATAAAGTTCAACGTTTAGTCAATGAAGACTACGACATTCGATTTATTCGACGTCATCCCGAGTGCGTGAAAGCCGCTCGCCAACCTGATGTTTGTAAGGGGGACGTTGTCATCATCAATCATAACGGAGCGGAGTTCGAGTTCGAATACCGCCTCGAATAATTAACTTATTTGGAGTGTGCTATGCGTACTAAGATGTCCTTTGGCAGATCAATGTATCTGCGTGAAACAGTTGAAGACTATTCTGCAACTGAATTATGTGCTCTGATTAAATCGATTGAAACTAATCGTGAAGCACGAGTAGTAGCTCTCAACGGTACCCGTGAGATGCTTGAGGCTATCTTAAACGAGCCGCAGTTAAACTACTACATCCGTTCAAACTTTAAGTCGGTTATCGACGCAGTAGAAATGGGCCGTTGCAAGTTCAAGAAAGAACAAGCTCCCGCTCGCGCTACCGTGGTAGTGACCGACCACCATGAAGGTGTGCGGGTGGGCATTCTCGGAACCGAGATGTCTGTAGTAGTCCCTAGCGATTACGTCACCAAGTATGACGTAGCGGAGAATTCGATTGACGGTGTTGCATTCTACGCAGACCGCTTCGATTTCACATACACATTCCCGGTAGCAATTCAGTGCTACCACCCGTTAGTCAAAATGCTGCGTAGTGCTTCACAGCACCTTGAGTGTATTGAAGCATTCCGTTCACAAGAAGCTGCAGGCGTGATGGAGAATGCTCTCCGTCTTTTCGCCTGACCCTAGTACCCGATGAGGAGTAATCATGTTTACCTTTTCCCGACTGAACAAATTCACTGCTGTACAACTGTCTGCACTGGCATCTACCGTGTGTCAAATGCAGGATTTAGAACAACGCCTTCTTAATGGAAGCGGCCAAGATAGTGTTGAGAAGCTTGCGCGTCAAATCAACATTCATCTGTATAATGCCGCTCTCTATAGCGGTGCGTTTCACAAGTCGTTGTTTCAGCTGCCGATGGTTACCGCGTATCGTGATAACTACGGCCTCCCGTTCAATCGGGACTTCCCGCTACACCTCAACATCATTCGTTACATTGCATACAAGCCGCTGTTTGGCGACATTCGCATTCGTGACATTCAGTCTGGTGAAGAGTTCCGTAGTGTTGAAAAGGGCGTTCCATTGCTGGAGCGTACGGAAGGGGTATTCGTGTTTAAGGGTGGTAGGGTGTTAAACAATACGCCTTATGAAGATATCTCCGGATGCTTCGCGAAACCTGTTGATGTAGAAGATGAAGACCTTGTAATGGGATAACCAACGTTGGGCCCGTGTTGGGCTAAGGGTAGCGGATGCTACCCTTTTTTTACCTTAATTCTAATCTGTGGAGTTTACCATGAAAGACCATTTCCCAAAATTAAGTTTATCGCACGTTTTCCTGAATACCATGGAAATCCCTCATGCAAACCGCATTGCGGTAGCGCATGCCGTTAACGATTTACTCATCTCCCTCTTTGCTAATCCGGGTATTCCCGATACAGTTAAGCCCGAGCTGTGCGGTGAAGTGCGCATGGACAACCTGACCCAAGAAGAGTTCGATTATTTTCTTCGCTGTGACTCCGGGGTAACGGCATTCTTCAAAGAAAGTTTCCCGGAATTGACTGCCGCGTCTATCATTAACGATGGCTGCATTGCCAAAACACCGGCGAAACAAAAGATAGCGGTTTATTTCGAAACCCGGAACAACTACACCATTCTTAAACCGGTCGGGTTCTCGACACGCAGTGGGGTGGTATACGAGCCTGATGAAACACGCGTGGGCGATTATTACAAACTACTGCTTGACAACTTTGTCTTCTTTGGACCAGATGCAAAATACGTTACTCATATCCCGCCAGCGGCGTACGAAGACTTAATGTTCTTACTGAATCATGAACATGACTATGCCGACGCGCTGCATGTACCTATCCCAGTTATTGCTACTGAAGCTAAGCTTCACATTGATAAATGTAATGAGCGGCGTAATAAAGGCGCTATCTTGGCACCGGCGTTACATGTGGCCATTGCGGCATTAAACGATACCGCTTCGCGAAAAGACATCACACGTTGGATTATCAGTGAGATGCTGCGCGATGAAGAAAGTTTCTTAACTGCCTGTGATATCTTAAAGGTTGATATCAACGGCGATGATAAAGCTCTTACGGTTCGTTACAAATAAAAAGCAGGGGTCTTCGGACCCTTTCTTTTTTTGTCTTTTTTTACGTATCGACCCTAAAGTATAGGGACTCACAGTGGCGCTAAAATCATGCTAAAAGTAGAACGTATCATTTTAAAAGGGTTCACCGGAATGTCGTTACATGACATTGCCGAGTTTGACTTTACTATTAAAAGTCCAATTACCATCATCTTAGGTGGTAACGGCTCAGGGAAAACCAGTTTACTGTCCGTGTACTTACCGGTCTGCCCACCGAAAGAAGATTTCAAAGATGGGGGTTCTTACACCAACATCTGTTTAGTCAACGATACCCGTTACAAGTTCCATGTGAAACGTACCGGTAGCACGTTGCATTGCAGTATCACGAACATGACCACCAAAGATGAAGTGGTCACTAATGTTAATCCGAAAGTGTACAATGCCAACGTACAGGATATCACTGGCCTGACCAAAGAGATTAAAGACATGCTCAACGGTGAGCTGTCGTTGACTCGTGCAGGTACGGCACAACGCCGCTCGTGGTTCACCCTGTTGTCTACTTCTGACTTGGGTTATGCGTTAGGTTTCTATACGCGTTTGCGTAAGCACCTGACTGCGCTAGGTAACCAGATTGATTACGTCCGTGGTAAGATTGCAGAAACCAAGACGCGGGTTGTGGAAGACACCGTTGAACGCGAAGTGTTGGAAACGCGTCTTAAGACGTTAGAAGATGAGATTAACCATCTGACGAACTCACTGGCGAATACTCCAGCAACTGACCCTAACATCGACCACGGTTATATCGAGTCGATTATTAAGGAAGCGGGTAGTGTCAGTCGTCACATTGTAGGTCAGGATAAACTTATCCCAACCGAAACTGATATAGGTTATCTGAATAATGCAATTCGTCAGTACGGGGAATTGGTTTCTTCGTGGTCAGCGGTTTACGTTGAGCGTAATAAAGCACTGTGCGCTTTAGTGGATGAACAAAACCGTCAGGAATACCTGATGCGTGACCACCAAGGTTTACAGACCCAGATTGCAGATTTAAAAATGCATCTGGGCGGGTATGACATGCGTGACCGTTTATACCCGGCGCTGTACGAATCTTTCTTTGATGCTGAACATTTACAGGGTGCGGCTAAGACAGCACAGGAGTTCACCTACACACTGCAGACCAATGTGGATGGACTTACTACCCGAGACACGTTAAAGGTCTTACAAGAGCGTGTAGGGCCTCTGGATGAACAGATTGTGGCAGTTACAAATCACATCGTTCGTTTAGAGCGTTTATTGGGTGAAGACCAGACCATGTTGCAGCATCTCCGTGACACGGATGAGGTTAGCTGTCCGAATTGTACACACACCTTTAAACCGGGCGTGGGTAAACTCACCGAAGCGGACTTACTGCAACGTATTGATGCCGGTACTAAGCACAAAGCTGCCAAGACCCTTGAACTTGACGATGCGAAACGTGTTCGGGGTGAAATCTTAGAAGAGATGAAACGTCTGCAGACCATTCGTGAATTGGTACTGACGTATTCCCGTGACCCGATTCTGAGTCACCTCTTTAAGAAGCTCTCCGAAGAAGATGCGTTCCGTGTTAACCGTCAACGTTTCGGTGCATTGATTCAGGCCTTCTTTGAAGAGATTACCGATGCTACGGTTTATGCTCGTACTGCTCAACAACTGCAGAAGGCGGAGAAAGAGTGGGAAGAGCTGGCTCGGGCGAAGGGTAACATTGACACCACCTTAGCAGACCGTGTGGCTGTTCAACGTGAAGCGGTTGATGAAGCTCTGCGTGAGAAGTACCGTATCGAGAATGAACTCAGTGAAGCGAAGACTCGTTTGGACAAGCACATGCAGGTGGATGCGGCCAGTAAACGTTTCGTGGAGTTGGAGAAGAAGCTGACTAACGCGGTACGCTTACACGCAAACAACCTTGCCGTGAAGCAAGTGGAAGACCATCGTGCGATGCGTTGGGACCAGTATTCAGTTGCCCGTGAACGTTTCCGTATCATGCAACAGGAACTGGACAAGCTGTTGGAGATGGAGAAGGAGTTAGAACGACTGGTCTCCCATCAGCACAATGCTAAGTTAATGGTACAAAGCTTCTCTCCTGAAAAGGGTGTGTTGCGTCGTTACTTCTTTAACTCAATTGCACGTGTGACTGAGATGATGTCCAAGTACATTGAACACGTCTGGTCTTATCCAATGAAGGTCTTGCCGTGCGACATGTCCGAAGGTGAACTGGACTATCGTTTCCCGTACACTCTGAAAGACAACCCAGAACCGGTATTCGATATCTGTAAAGGGTCAGCAGCACAGCGCGATATCTTTGACTTGGCGTTTCGTCTGACTGGTTACCGTGCTTTAGGCCTCGAACAGTTTCCTTTATTACTCGATGAGCCGGGTGCCACGTTTGATGAACACCACCGTAATGAACTGGTTGACTTTGTGAAGATGCTGTTGAACTCCGGACAGTTCTCACAAATCATTGTCATCTCTCACAACTCAGAAGTTCACTCGAAGTTATCTGGGGCGGACTACTGCGTATTAGAGTCTGACGGGATTACCCCTCCGCCGGTTTATAATCAACATGTGAAGGTGACTTACAATGAGTAGTGTTGCTACCACAGCGGCAGTCTCTGGAATGAATGCAACCATCATTTCCAACAACATGATGCAATCCGCAGGCGGTGGGGATGAAGTTATATCCGTACTCGTCCTGTACGTGGTATTGATTATTGTGACGGCTGTCATTTTTGTTGTGGAGATACTTTTAATGATAATGGCGGCGAACTCGTAAATGAATATCATGACGTTAATCGGCAGAGTGTTGAAGTTTATTTTCATGTCTATGTTCAGAAAGAAGAAAGACGACAAAGGCCAACCAAAAGATTTTGAATAAACCGCGGTAGATTAATTTTGAGATATATATCATCTTCATGCTAATCAATCCATTTGGAGCTAATCATGTCTTATTCTTTTCTCGAGCGGTATGAAGATGAATTGAATGACTCAAACCGTAGTAGCTGGGACGACCAATATCGCCAGTTCTTTTCGGCGAAAGTTGTTAACGGTAACTATTACTTTGCGGTAATGTGTGACCTGAAAATCAAAGACCGAATGATGCGGGCTTTGGATATGTGGCATCAGCGTTGGGGGCATGGGGAAAACCCAACATCCAGATATGTCGCAACGTGGGATGAGCATCGCATGCGTGAACTGTACGAGAAAGCGCTCATGCATAATCCGTTCGATGAGGTATTATTTCTGGATGCGCTACAACATCACCTCAACGGCAACTTAAGGTTCTCGAAGGTAGCTCTGCCTGCTTGGAAGGTATCCCCTGATGGGCACTATTGGGACATGCCTAATAAACTCATGGCTATTATGCGTGAAATTTGGGATGGTGAGCGCTCCCGCAAAATAGATTTGTGGCACGATAAACTCCACACGTCCTTCCGTTTCCACCGCTGCCATTATTTCATCTATCAACCCGAACCTAAGCTGTGGTTTGAGTTAATTCAACGCGCTATTCCTTCTTACGTCAAAGGCCGTTTGTATGCATACCTCAAACATCGAGACATGAGCGTACTGCAAGAGCCCGCGATGCGCGAAACATTAAACGCGCTAGTGTCAAACCGTAAACCTGGAAAAGCGAGTGCACTAAAACAATGGAAGGCTATACAGCAGAAATAGTTGGGAGCGTGTTATTCATCGCGCTGTCTTTTACTTTTATGTACATTATTCATCGACGTGATAAAAAGAAACGAGGTAAGAATCGTGAGAAACCCTAAGATTATTTTTGGTGTGGTGATGCTCGCCTTATTCCTGATGAAACAGTGGTGGCTGTTCCTGCCGATGTTCGGCTTTGCGTTAGGCTACTCTCTGCGTCGAGAAATCGACCGCGAGGATAAACAGTGAACCCGCAGTTTACGCCGGTGAAAAACCCGGCATTATTGCCCGTCGTCATTAGACGTCCACAGCTGCCTTCTGCGGACTTTGATGGGGATTCTCCGTCCATACCGTTCCGTACCTCTTACCGTGACCGTTTGGTTGCTTTCGCAAGGACACTGTATCCCGCGATAGTCGTTATAGCTAGAGCGTACCGAGATATAACTAACAACCCGGCCTTTATTCGTGCTGTGCATATTGCGCACAAAAAGAAACGGCTGAAAAATCAAAGACGACGTCGCAAAACTAAAGCGATGCGTAAAAAGTAATAATCCAAAAGACATATCTATCAATCATACCGTGGAGTATTTAAAATGAACGATGAAAAGAAAGAATCCTTATCTGCAGCTGCGTCTTTAATGCAACCTAGAACGCCGGAAGAGCAGAAGAACTGGTGGTCTGAACGCAAACGCGGTGTCGAAGTCGTGATTACACCGGAACTTGCTAATGACCCGAAAGCAGCGAAGATGATTAAATTGATGGAAGCTACAGGTGCTACTATCCATATCGGATGTTCTGAAACCATGGACATTGACGGTAACATTGCTCAAGCGGTTACGCAGAAGCAGCTTAGCGATATCCGCATGCTAATGCATAACGGCGTGGCCGGAGCTTTCCGTTCCTCAGACCAGTCAGAGCCGGTACGGTGGCGGGGCGAGACTGAACTTTCACGTTTCGATTTAAACAGCGGAATCTATGAGCGTTCCCCGATGGTTAAAACCGGGGCAATCGATTTTGATGCGCTGTTAGACCCGCAAGGTATTCTGGCTAAAACTTCCCCGGCGCGTGAACGGATGTGTGGCCAGTACGGCAATGCATTCCACCACTATACTCCTGAGTATCTACGTGAGCGAGCCATGACTCGTAAAGCTAAACGTCTTAAGAACCAGCGCCGTCGTCGTAACGCGAAGGCACGGAGAAAATAATGGAAAAGGAATTTCAGCTACAGCCGATACCGTTTATCGTACGTCCTCCCGAGGAAGAAGCTGTTCTCCGTTATCGCACTGTCGTTAAGATAGGCGATAAAGATTACATCATGTATACGCCGGGTCCTCAAGACTCCACGTCGACGCTGGTTAAGGTGAAAGTAAATGACTGCTGATACGATTATCTTGTTTCAAAAGTTTCTGTGCGTCTTAAGCATAGGCGTTGCATTAATTGTACTGGCACTTGCGGTCGTGGTGCTGATTGATAAACTCCGTAACAAACCGGCAGATGTAGAGGAAGAGGGTTCTAGCGATGACAATGACGTGGCACACGAAGCACGAACATTACCACACTCTGAATAATGAAATTGCTGAGTGGGCAAAAACGCATGTCGGTGAGCGTTGGGATTTAGAAACCACTTACACTTTTATTTGGTTTGATGGTGAGGAACATCTGTTCCGTGAAGATGTACGTGAGAAGATACTGAAGAAGATGGCGGGACACCCACCTATTCCGGCTACCCACCGTCGTCTTTACAACCTGTATCAAAACTACAATCACGCACCGGCGAAAACGTACTTCACGTACATTGATGTACCGGCCGAAGACTGTTATCAGAAAGAGCGTTAATCATGTCTTCATTAAAGTTTCTTCGCGAAACCGATATTGGTGGGGATTTGTTCAATGCACCAGAAACGTATAAAGTCGTGACGGTGAATCAGGTAGGTGCAATGGGTCGGGGCATTGCACTAGCCTGTAAAGAACGATACCCTATCGTATATCAGAAGTACCGCAAGGCCTGTCGTGAGAAACTTTATTTCCCCGACCGTGTGATGACGTTCCCTGATGAAAAGGTTATCCTACTTGCCACAAAGAACGATTGGAAAGACGCCTCAACTGTGGAGATTCTTTATCGGAGTCTCCATGGATTGAGAAACGAACTCCCGTCGTTAAACGCCTCCGTTGCCCTTCCGCCTTTAGGAATGGTTAACGGGTGGCTGAAGAAATCTCAGCGTGCTGAGGTTTTTTCTTTGCTCGTTGAGCTATTCCATCGACAAGAATGTGAGGTCCGTATGTACTTGCCAGACGTTTTGTATGAGGAGGTACATGCGCTTTATCAATCCAAATAGGCATGGATATATATTCTCTTGGTGACTAATAGATTAGTCCGAGAACAACAATTTTAACTCCGCAGGAGGCTGACTTACTTACAACCCGCCATTGGGGTAGTTGCATGACTACAAACCAGCGTTATTAAATTCAACAAGGATAACCTTACCATGAAACGTTTTCTCTTGGGCGTCGCACTCCTGCTGACCAGCCTGACTGTTTTTGCATCTACGTCTACGAGCGTACACTGGGACCGCCATAAGCAGACTGTTGTTAAGGCTGCTAATAAAGTTGGGGTCTCTCCTAAGTTAGCCACCGCAGTTGCTGGACGAGAGTCTGGCGGAAATGCACAGGCCAAAAATCAATTCTCGTCGGCCTCGGGCTTGATGGGTATCACGCGTCCGACCGCCCGGGCGATGTTACGTAAGTACGGTGCCGAACTTGGCTTACCGCGAAACGCGAACATCATGAACCCAAAGGTGAACGCGCTGTTAGGGACTGTCTATTTGAGAGAAGTCCGTCAGGAAATGAATCAACGCTTGCATCGCCCAGCCCGGGACCACGAAGTGTATCTTGCTTATCACTTCTCACCCGCAAAAGCTGAGCGTATTATTAAAGCGCGTCCTTCAAAACGTATGGTTGACATTTACCCAGCTGCGGCACGCGGTAACAAGCCATGGTATTACCACAAAGGTGGAAAAGCTAAATCAGCCTCAGATGTTATTCTGATGGCTCAAGCAAAAGTCGGCAAACAGTCGAAGTATGGTCACGAAGCTGTGTCAATAGCCAAAGTACAGAAGGCTAAAGCCACTCCTAAACGTATAGCGAGTATGGCTACCACCACCCCTGTCTGCATGACAGATTTGGTTGCAGAGTCGTCTCAGCCTCGTGAACACCCTTTAACGGTGAAAGGGAAAAGCGGTACCAGCGTTATGTCACGCTGTCGCGATTCAGTCACCCCTGACCTGGAGTTCGATACTGCGATGGTGCAGTTCTCCTTAAAAGACCAATACCTACACTAGGAGTGAATGGTGGATATAAAAGAAATGCCGTTTTATCGACCAACCGCAGAGGCATTGCGTTTGAAGTCGAAGGAAATCGTAAGCATGATAATCAGCATCAACTTCGGGGTAAAGAGTAGCTTCCATCGGGTACACGATTGTCAGCAAACTCTGCATCAAGCTACCGAACGTCGCAAGTTTGATTTTGATACTGCTTACGGTTTGCTCTATCTGGCGGGTTTTCGCCCTCAGGTGTTAGAAACCGCGGACGGGTTTGTTTTTCTTCTTCTGCCATCAGGCACGTATGACAAGACCATCACCTTGGAAGTGGCCATGCAAGAAGCGCGGGTGTATTTAGCTCGTTTGCTGAAAGTTGACGAGAACATCAAATCGCCATTGAAAATGCTGGCTGTCTTCCGTGGCGATATGAATGTCACACGTGGCCAGCACGTTCCCCGTGATAAAATCCTCTTTGAGTTTAAACGCCATGAAAACGTTGCTTGACCTTGCCCGCTTTTACAATCAACCGGATGCACACGAGTGGTTAACGATGGCTATGCCGGTTCTGGTTGAAGCCGCTCGGTTAGATGCAGCTGCTATCAAAGGCGAGTATCTGCAAACGGCGATGACCGATTACGACGTAGACCTGTTCACCTCTGCGCCTCAGTTGGTCTTCCCTCGCCCTATGCGGATTGTTATTGCACCAAGCGAACAAGCAGTTTACTTTACTGCCGAACCAACCACGCTACTGGGAGACCCGTTAGAAGGTACCGTACGAGCGGTGCAGTTCTTCCGTCCTGGTGTAGGAATGGGTTATCGTAGTTGGGCGCTGGCTTCGTGGGAAGACGGTAGCGATGAAATCACAGTGTTGGCCGCACTGACTGATTCGCCACTGACTCCGACGGTTGTGAAAGTCACCGATGTGGAAGAGACTACCGATGCAGCAATCATCACGCGCAGTGTTTGCTATATTCGTGTAGATGCCCCGATGCAATAAAAAAGAAACGTCCCCGTACCCCAAAAGGGTACGGAGGCGCTCTTTATTTTTTTATGGCTTAGTTTTATCGTTCGCTACCTGAATCAACTTCTCATTGAGCGAAGTCAATTCCTGATTGCGTGTTTCCAGTGTCGCAATCTGTTCCTCGTAAGGAACCGTATCACGAATGTTCATTTTCCGCTTGTTCTCCATTTCGACATGTTGGTCATTATCTACCTGACCTTCATAGCGCATGGTGGAAATATACGGAACTGGCACAATCCCCAAACGAGACTTCACGTAGTTGGCAAAGTCACCAACAAACGCTTGAGCATCCACATAGTCCGGCAACAGTGCCAAGTCTACCACTAACACATTGCGGTTGTACGTAAGCCCACTCAGTCCAGGATATGAAACGAGGTAAGTGTTTGGCACATACCGCACTTCCCCATCGCTGGCCTTCAGAACGAGAATAGACGCCTTAACAGCGACATCCGCGTTGTAGTCTGCCTTCGTGATGTTATGGGGTGCGTAATAGGTATCATATACCGGCTTGTTTCCACGCTCTAATTCCGGGAAGGTACGAATAGCTTGTAAGCTATAGATGACCCCATTGGGTAATTCGAACGGTGACAGGCAAGTAAATGACCCCTCGGTGTTAATGGGTGGTGATAATGGTGTACGTGCCATTCATCCTCCTAGACGGTTGGCCAAACCGAAGTACGGCTCAGTACGCGGTACTCTACGTTTTCATGTTCGAAGACATAGAACGCCAAGTCTGGGTTGTTTTCGTCAACCACTTTCACCACGTCAGTCGTACCGGAATACGGGTGGTACTCTTCCGCCGCAATCAGTGCCTGAATGTATAAACGAATCCATTCAGTCGTCAACTTAGATACCCGCGAAATCTCACTGGAAGAAGTTGAGATTAAAGCATAGTCAGGAATGACTTCATGCAGGGTCTTTTTGTTGTCGATGTTTTCAGGCCCACTAATACAGACCGCACTCAATGACTTATACTGTGCAGGAATAACGCACACGTCGGTCGTTGGCAGTTTGTGTGGGTGGTCTTCACTGATAGCCGTAGCATCCCATTCACCGAACGCGTCAATCGTGTTCAGAATGAAATCGTATGGGAGCATGGGTGAGTAAAGAGATGCGATATCTTCCATATTCGGGATACCGCGCACTTTCCAACCCGGAACCATCGTAAAGCGAGTTGTAGAGAACAGGTCAGGGAATACCTTCGACCAATCAATACGACCATAGCCCGATTGTGACAGAACAGCGTTTTGATACGCTTCTTTGACATACGTCGGGTTGCGGCCTTGAGGGCCGTAGATAATACAGGAAAAGACAATATTCGGAATCGTTGAGTCGTAGTTCTCACGGTCATGCCAGGTGTAGTAGTTTGTCTGGATGGTCGTGAACGGGAATTTGTTTGCTGCCTCGTTCACCTTTTCGTGGTGAGCCGGTAAGCTCCATCCCTCCAACGCTTTCTCCACCACCGTCTTCACAGACTGGAAGGTGTCGATAGGATTCAACATCAAAATGACTTCGATGTCAAAACCGCGGTAGTCTTTCGCGAAATCCACATCGGAGAACCAGAGGCGAATTTCGTTCTCTTCTTGCCCTTCGAGTTTGTAGGAAATCCAGCGGGGGAACCAATTCCCGTTGCCTTCAATCATCGCACCAGTGGCAACTTTAGAAATGGTAGATGAAAACTGTCCGACCAGCAGACGTTGAAACTCGACCTCGTCGTTTTTCAGCACGCCGTTAATCGCTTGGGAATAAATCCACTGCGTAACTGTTAATACGTTATCGGAGAACGACGACGGAACAGTAATGGCTACCTTATCTCGTTTCGAGGTGAAGGCAACCAGTTCCACCTGCATGTTAGCTTTACGAAAGCCTTGTTTATCCTTGGCAAAGCTGGTAGAATACTCCGAGAGCTCCCCTACAGGAGCTGTTACACCGCCGGGTGTATTATCTTTCAGCGGTCCAATATTGATAAACCCTTGTAAATCGTACATATAACAACTCCGAGGTAAGTAATAATGGTAGCAGTAGCCCTCAAGCTGATACCACTATTGCAGTTTCTGCTGGAAGTATTCAAATCTGATGATGGTAAGCTCACGGCGAAGGTTAAAGCCGCATGTCTGGCTTTTGTGGCCTTGCTCATTTTTTCCGCCTACGTCTCCTACGCATACGTTCAGCAGTTTCACGCATTAGTGGAATTGAAAGCACATCAACAGTATCTGGTTAAATCGGAAGTCGACGCCACGGGGCGCTCTCTCAGACTCGAGAGCCGTGTCGCCGCATTGGAAAACAAGCTCGACTTGTGTCGGCGTGGGCCTGAGCCATATGAAGGTACGTCGCCAAAGCCGATGCCGCAACCGACAGCTCCCGAAAAGGCGGTTAGCGTATTGAAGGAAACGCAACCGGTTGATAAGCGGATTCCGTCACCCACCCCCTTCCCTAAACACGTCCAGCTTCCTGTTGCGGTAATCCCGTCACGGGAAGAGGTCGAGAAAGCGCTCTCTGACCGCATGGACAGAATCTCAAGACACATAAATAACTAAGGAGCCGTTATGCGTGTTGTAATATGGTTCTTTATATTCTTGCTGTGCAGCTGTACCCAGTTCGGGGCAGTACGTAATGGGTCGGTCGGGCCCATGCGTGACGGACCAGAATTAACGGACTACCGTGACATCGATAATAACGATGCTATACTACGGGACTACGTTACCGAAGTCAATCTGTACGCATTTTATGTCTTTAACTACACGAAAGCCCTGAATGAGTATGCCATGAAACACGGGTGGCATCAACTTCCAATGTCGCCGTTGTGTGAACAGTATGCGATGCCAGGTCTAATGGATATCCCAGACTTTGCATTCCGTCATAGCGTGCATTCTAACGATGAAGTGGATATGGCTTTGGCTGATTACATTCGGCGTCTTCGAATACGCATGGATGAAAATGCCAAACGTGTTAGCAATGCGTTTGCTAAACACCGCGATGCGTGCATGTACTAATAAGGTAACTGCCTGAAAGGGCAGTTACATCTTTTACTTTTTTACGCTACACCCACTTACTGTGTATATAACAGGAGACTCAGCATGGCACATTACATTCCAAAAATTCCGGTAATCGTTCATGGGTTCGATGCCGAAACCAAAGCACTGCGTCCCGACGCCTATATCCTGAGCATGGGTATGGCCACCTTTGATATCGCAACATTAACGCTGCTTGGTTGCTCGTACGTAGCCGTTGACCCGAACGACCCAGAGGCCAATGAGATTTTCCATACCGACCCCGGTACGTTAGAGTGGTGGGAAGGTAAAGGCAACCCTGATTATGCCCCCTCGCCCGAAGCCCGTAAAGCGGCATTCTCGGGCACGACCAAAATGCCTGATGCGCTACGCATTATGGTGAACTACGTCGAACAGTTTAAGAAGTTCGATTCTGTCATCGTCAGTCGCGGCCCTGAATTCGATATTCCGATTGTCTGTAATGCACTGGTGCGTTGTAACCAGTACCAAGGTTTGTTCCGTCGCTTCTCAGCTAACGATTCTGACCGTACGGTTGAGCGTCTGATGCTGGCTATGGGTCTGGAGATGGACCAAGACACAGAACAGCACAACTGGTTACGCGGCGGTGGTGAGTGGGTTGAGCACCATCCGGGCTTTGACTCTGCCCGCAGTGCTTATCGTACGGCACGTGCCTATCATTTAGCGCACATCGCCAAGAACTACGGCTTTGAGCAGATGCTCGTTGCTCATAAAGCATTACGCGCTGGGAACTACAACCCGCCGTTAGGATTCAAAGGGGAATTCAATGGAGCAAGTTGAAGTAGCCGTGTTGTACAGTGACGGTAGCCACTTTCCTGACCCTCACGGGTCAGGTGCGGGTATCTTCGCGTACACCATCGACAAATTAGATGAAGGGTTTCTGGGAGGCTACAGCTTTCCGGGAGTCCCGGATGCTATTACGTCGGAAGGCTTTAAACCAATGACGTTATCTGACCCAAAACCAATGCTACCGGTTGGTCGTGTGAAGTTTTGGGAGTCAGTCATTCCAGTACGTCCTTCTTCGGCACAAGTCGGGGAACTGACAGCGTTCATTGCGGTATTCGATAAGACCCCATTCAAAGCCAAGAAATACATCATTTATGCTGACTCAACGTATATGATTAATACGGTCACCGACTGGATTTGGGGTTGGGAACGTAATGGCTGGCGTCGTGCAGACGGAACACCGTGTGCCAATCTGGATATCCTGAAACGTATTCTGGCGATTCTGAAATCTATAAAGGAAGAAGGGATTACCCTGATAGTGCGTAAGATTAAAGCGCACGCAGGACACTATGGAAACGAGATGGCGGATAAACTCGCGAAGCAAGGGGCAGCGGCTTCTGCTTTGACTAACGAGCATAACTTCCAACCCTTCTGGCGTGAGGTGTTTAACGATGAGGAAACGCCGGAGGAGTCGATGTTTATCGAGCCGGAGAAACCGGGCGCGGGCATGGACATTACGTCGTTACCAAGCATCATGTCCCACAAGTGGCATTACATGCTGGGTGATGAACCGACCCCTTCCCTTACGCTGGCCAATGGCGAGAAGTGGGAATACGTTATGTCTGGCCACCATGCTAAGGATAAGAACGACTTAGTGTTGGTGGGTAAGTTCTTGCCTGACGCCATGTTCTCTGTGACTCTGCATCGTAAAGCGCCGGAGAACTTGAAGTTCGTTGCGGATGAACATGCTAAGCAAGCATGGGAAGGCGTTCCGGCGATGAAGCAGTACAGTGCCATTACCATGGTCAACGGTGACCACCTCAGACGTAAGAAGTTTGTGGAAGCGGCGAAGAACGGTTTGCCATTGTCCGAGATGGAATTCAAGTCAGACGGTAATGCGTGGATGTTTGGTGATACCTGCATCAGTTACATGTTACGTCCGGCACTGTTGTCGTATCGTGTATTGGAAATTCGTGATGAACTGGCGACGATGTTGAAAGACGTGGTTGATGGCCATCACTCAGTAACCTTTAACGATATCACGCTGAAGTTCTTTGACGAGGAAGGCAAGCCACGTAAAGACTATTACCGTAACGTTGACCGTAGCATTAAGTTACCGGTGAACTTCCCGGGCAGTGATAAACAGATTGACGTTATCCTGTCTCGTGGTATTGACATGCCGGGCCGTACTGAGCTGAACCGTATCATGGAACCGGGCGGTAAATTCGGGATTGCCACATGGCGTCGTGATAAGCAACTGGTGCAATACGCCTTGGTGTATCTGGGTGCTCAATCACACGGGCTGTGGATGGGTTATTACAGTGCTAAGCGCATCCTGACGGCCGAACAAATTTAAAATATATGTTATCGCGTGATACTAAATTGAGGAGTATGTCACATGCGAGTTATTGCATCGTATAAAATGTCGAGGCTGAATATTCCATTTCGCAATCGTTTAATGGAATACCTCATCACGCGATACTTTGAAGAGAATAAGATTCCAGATACGTGGGCGGAGGAAACCGACACTATCAAAGAAGAGCTGGACATTCCGGCTCAACTTATTATCTCTCGTTTATTCGGGGGTTGGTTAGACGCGGTGGTTAACCACGTCAATCAGGGGACGCCATTGACCGAAGAGGAGTTAGTCGAGTATCCACACCAGATGGATGACTTATACGACTCCTACAGTTTCGAAAGCGATAAAGAATACCACCGTGACTTCTCCGGTTACATGGACCAGACCGCTTGGGAGTTTATGTCTAAAGCGGCCGAGTACCTGACCGAAGATGAGATGCTGGCAACCATCTGGCAGACCTTGTCTGATATTGGGGCGGAGGTCTACGGGACGTTGAAAGTGCTTCAGCCGGGCGGGGCGGTAGGGCTGTGGCATTCACTGGAAAACTACGAGCAGCAGATTTGGCAGGGTAAGATGGCGTTATTCGCTATCGACTCGGGCGATTACGAAGTGCTGTACAAAGGGCCGAAAGCGGAAGAGTTCTCTGGGTCAGAAGAAGCTAAAGCGACCGCCGGTAACGGGGAGTTCTTCTTCATCTGGAACGGGAAACTCATTACTTACGGCAACCGTATCGTAACCATCCCTACGGGGGATATCATTGAAGCCTGCGAGCTGAATGGTGATATCGTCTCGTCTATCGAGAGGGCTTCAGAATGAAGAAGGTCATCAGTGGTGTTTTAACTTCGCTTAACACCTCCATTCTTTACGAGTGGGATGACTGGTGGGAAAAGGAGTTCTCGGTCGGGGTGCCGGAAGAATGCAAACCGGTTATCTTCGATTTGGTACTGGAAGGGGAACTGGACAAAACCGCCCCTAACTACCACAGCCGTTTAATGTTACGCACCGCAGTCACCCTTTTTAAGGCGCGTCTTTATCACCAGTTAATTACGACGTACAACAACAACCCGGTCTACCAACCCGAAGAGTTTAATGAGCGGGTCAAGCTTGCTTATGACGAATCGTGGTGGGAAGGCTTCCGCGATGAAGTCCAGCGTTGCGACGGTGACAGTGACGACAGTTGTAACATGCTCACCATGAACATGTTAGAAACCTTCATTAACCAGCTCATTGAAATCATGACCTCGGAATGGGCTGAGAAGTTCTACACGGCCTTCTACGACGAGCTGGGGAACATCATGAACGGTTTGCAGTGCGTGGGAGTGTGGTTGAACGAGTTCATGACTCGTCGACTGGCTGAAGACCCGCAGTGCCGTCTGTACGTGCTGGAAACCGACGATGTGAAATTCATTGCTTCTAAGAAGTGGGATGAATCTCCGGAAGTCGTGGAATGGTTAGACCAACAAATGTCCAACGCCACTATTCTGCCAATGCTGTGGGTAGTGAACGGTATTATCGTGGCAGACATGGCGCATCACACGTTAAACCGTGGTGATGTGATTAAACGTTACTCTATTAAACCTGAGGTTCTGAATGCAATTAATCATTGATTTCCGTAATCATGACGTCTCTGAGGCGTTACGCAATTTATCAAACGGCATGAAAACTAACATCGTCATGCAGATTGAAGAAGCGCTGGGAATGACGGAAATCAAACTGTCCGTAGACACCGGTAATGACCATGTGTTTATCAATAACGCGAAGTTAGGCGACCTTGTTGATGATGTTATCACTCGTGAACTGCAGCGCATGTTCGGGCAGGTGGTTACCATTAATACCGGCAACTTCCAAAACGTGGGTGAGTTCCTTGACCTCGTCTCAAATCGCTTTGGTGAAATCTTTACGCGTCTGATTACCGAAGCACAAGCGACGGAACTGACTGCGAAGATGTTGGTGGATGGACAGACCGCAGGCGACTACAAAGAGACCTTAACCAATCTCGTACCGGGCGATGTCTGGCAATCGATTGAGAAAGAACTCAATGGTGGTCGTCAGCAAGCACTGCGTATTATGCGTACTGCATTAGAAAGCATGCAGGCGTCTATTGAACCCGGTTCAGTAATGTAACAAAAAATAAATAAGTCCCTGCTACCCGATGGGTAGCAGGAGGCTTTTAACGCTTATCTTTTTTTGCCAACATCTTGAATTGTTCAGCAGTGGCATTCAGACAGTTGGTCAGCTCATCGGTCTGACGCATGAACAGGCCAAGTAACTGCACCCATGCATCCGCCATGTCAACCAGCTTCACTAACTCTTTACCCACGTTCGGGTTAATCGAGGAGTCAGAAATAATCTGCACCGATTCAGCGATAGACTCCACCAGATTCTGGGTGTCTTTACGTACCGCTTTACTGATAGCATCACGCAGGGCGCTGGCACGGTGGAACGCTGCTTCCAGTTCAGAAGCCGAACGGTACGCCTTTTCGAACGGGCGCTGGTCAATCGCAGACGCAACGTAGTTCTTTGACAGCTTCTTCGTGAGGTCATCGGCATTGACGTTAGACAATGGGTATTTGAACCCTGCCATACGGAACGCAACCGGGACAGTCAGCATAGCAGGGGAGTTAGCCAAACCTGCCAGTTCGAGGTTAACTGGTTTCAGTACCCCGTCAACGATTCCGTCCAATACTTTCCAGACGTCTTCCAGTTGTTTGAGGTGGTCAAACACGAAGGCATCGAAACCCGGTGGGACTGGTACAAGCATCCCGACAAAGTTGCCATACTGTTCGCGTTTAATCCATTTGGTTACTTCGTCAACATCGTTGTAAGTGGCCAGTACAACATCATCTTTTGTACCACCAAAGAAACGCGGGACGACGGTGGTCAAGTTACTGACCATGGTGGCCATAGCAGGCCCGATGTCGCGGATGTTCATTAGAGTTCCTTACGGTTAAGGGATTAATCATAGTATTGATACTTTTTACATAACATTCCTAAACTATGTATACCCTAAACCACCGAATATTTTGAAATGGAGCATTACGATGGCAGGTCCTAAGAAGGCGACACAAGGTGAAGCGATTCGTCCGCGTTTTAACGTCTGGACTATTTTCGACCACGCGTTGGGTGAGTACGTAAAAGGGGACGATAACCTCTGGTACCTCAACGGTGGCTTTGGCCACATCATGGGTTTTGCAGGTCGAGGCAACACCTTTAAATCGTTCTTGCTCGATTATTGCATTGCAACTATTCTGCTGCGCTACCGTGCAGAATGGGCATCGAAGTACGATACTGAAGTTTCCGCACAGCTTTCCCGTATGCAGACAGTAGTGCGCTGTGTCTGTATTGCCAACGGCTGGGATTACGATTACGCCGAGCATGCGGTTGAAGTATTAATGGAGAAAGGTTGCTTTAACATGCAATCCTCCGAACTGGTACCGGGTGAACAGTGGTGGGCGGACTACATTCGTGATGAAGTAGAAGACCGCTACAAACAGTACATGGGTCGTAAGAACCTGCGTGAAACTCCGTTCCCTGACCCTATCCGCAAAGAAAACAAAAAGATGCTCAACCCGTGGCTGTACGGGTGTGACTCTTTGTCAGAGTGGAAAACTTCCAAAATGGAAGATGCCCGTGATGACTCTAACGTGGGTGACTCCGAGCAGAACGCCTTGGCGGCACAGGATGCGAAACAGAAGTCTGACATGATGGGGCGCTGGCCGAATGCGTTGGCTCGCGGACACTTCTACATGGGCTTTGTGGTTCACATCACTGACAACATGCAGATGGGACGTATTGAGCCGGGTAAGAAGCTCGATGAGTTCAAAGGTAACATCAAGTTCGCTAACGTGCCGGGGCGTGCCGTTACCTTCCTGACTAACTCCTTATTAGTGGCCACGCACTCAGGCGACTGTAAGCAGCCGGGTACCTTTAACTCGAAGACCGGTGTTGAAGACCCAATGTTCCCGTCAGCGAAGTCGAAGGGGATGAGTTCGTCGGTCAACGACTTGAAGATTATCCGTTACACTCAGTTCCGTGCCAAGTCAGGCCCGACTGGTGTGAAGATGGACATGATCTACTCACAGGAGCTGGGCTTTATGCCGCACCTGTCCTTGTGGTATTACCTGAAAGAAACCATTACGGGCGATTATGGGTTTAACCGCTCTGGACATTTCTATGAGCTTCAAATCCTGCCGGGAGTGAAATTCGGTCGTACCACTATCTTTGACATGGCGTTGGAAAACCGTCGTTTACAGCGTGCATTAGAAATTACCGCAGGGCTGGCGTATATCCAGAACAACTGGTTCCGTTTGGAGCCTGAGTATCATATCACGCCGCAAGAGCTTTACGACAAGGTGAAGGAAGCTGGTTTTGACTGGGATGAAATCTTAGACAATACCGTAGAATATTGGCAGTTCAAAGACCAAGAGACGAAAGGCTCTAAACGTTGTGTGACCGTGAAGACATTACTCGACATGGCACTCAAGGGTCTGAAGCCAAAATTCCTCACTGTGAAAAAATAACTTTTGTCCGGGTAGGGGGAAACCCCTACCCTAAAGGATTTTAAAAATGCGTTATCAATCCCTAATTATTGAGCGTATTCGCCAAGGGTTGGTTGCAATCAGCCCACAAGTTGCGGAAACCTTTGTTCAAACCTGTTCCCCACCGATTAACGACCTGCCTACCTTTGTACGTCAAGTGAATGCCCATTTCGTGGGTCTGCTGGCAAGTCATGGGGTGACAGTTGGTAAACGTGGTTTCGATATCCCAGAAGATGATGAAGCTATTCCGTATTGGGTTGAAGACTTAGAACGGCGTGTTCACCCTGTATTGAAAGCGGCAAAGGAGAAACAAGATGGCTCTGAATCAGCAGTTGCGTAAAAAGGCTGAAGCGTACATCATCTCCGTGCTGGATGCGGTTGACCCGTCGGGGATTAACTCCAAGATAGCCAAGGAAAGTCTGCCGCAAATGAAAGACGATGAATTCGTCGCCATGGCCAAGCAAGGCATTCCAATGTATCAGCCGGTGGGCGGTAAGACGAAAATCGATTACCGTAACAACATCAAAGTCGCCGAGAAGATGGGGATTCCCTTATCTGAAAAGGTGTGGTTGACCGAACCGAAGACGGGCATTACCCATCTGACACGGCATCCCCATTTGATTCTGTTGCTGCCGATTCGTCGTCAGACGCAGATGCTCGAGAAAAAGATGTCGGTAGCGAAACACGACAAAGTGCGTGATAAGCTGACCGGTCAAGTTACGGGCCCATCAAAAGCATCGGGTATTTCGTTCCCTGAAGCTTACATTATCTTTTCTGACCAACTTGATGAGTCATTGCAAGAGTTCCTGCATGCGCGTGGTGGTAACGAGGCCCTTAACCGTGCCTTCTACCAAGCCCTGCGTTTAACAGGACGTGGCCGTATTCACATTCCCGGTGCTGAGCGTACTTCTGCGAAGTCTACTCGTACTTGGGGCGCCTATTATAAAGCAATGCACATCGGTAGCAACTTAGGACACCCGCAATGATATTCACGCGTCGGAGCTTAATCGATATTAGTTGTTTAGTGGATGACCGCTTAGGATTAGTCGAAGCCCGTTATCCGCATCTGTTGGATAAGTTGGAGCTGGCTGCATTCTATACCCGCATAACCGAAGTGTGGGCTAGTATTATCGGCATCCCAGACTTTTACACTGAATACGCCAACCGCGACGTTGCTGTGTTGAAAGCCTCCCGCCCGACGCAGTTTATTAACGTGTTCCGTGAAAAGCTTCAGGAAGACTTGCTGGCCATCAAACTGTCTGCGCCTATTGAGCGTCCGCAGGTCACCATTAACTTCTATCCGTACACGGACTTATCGCAACTCGAACGTAAAGAGTTTGAGACGGTCTTCCGTGAACTGTTCCCCGGTGTAGAAATCAATACCGTGTGTATTCCCTTGAAAGTGCTGACGCCTGAGTTCCTCAGAGGGCAGTGGGACGCATGGTTTACGTACGACTATTACGACTGGATGGAACTGCAAAGCAAAAATCTGGCCACGCGTATCCCACGGTTTGTGTTACACCGTCCGGGTATCTTGACCAAAGAGCTGACACCGGAAACGGTCGAAGTCATTAAGCGGGATGGTGTGAATCCATTCGACGAGTCAAAAAAATTCCTTGCCGAGTACATCACAGTAGAAACACTCAAAGTGTCTCTGTTCTGTCATGTACCCGACCTGGACATTACTCCGCCACCGCCTGTTTAACCTTGTCGAACTCGTTCGCCATGATTTCTTCAACGTCGATAGTCTCTCCAACCGAAGAGAGCTCGCCATCGATGTGCGTAACGGATGGGATTTCTGGAATGACTGGGGACCAATCACCTTCGACGGCTTCGTCGTCATCGTGGCGTTGAATCTTCGCACCCAGTCTTTCAGTCAATACCTGATTAATAGCATTTGCCAAATCGCCCATTTTCTCGGCTGATTTGTCCTGCGCAGCGATACGACGACGGTTGGTGACTTGCGCATCAATCCCGCTGAGCATTTTGTTCAGGCTATTGATTTCGTCCTTATCCAGTGCTGCTGCAGGCTTGGACATGATGCCGTCTGCCACCGTAATACGTATCTGTTGCGTATGGCGTTCAATGGCTACGTCATCACTTACATCACCAGCAAATTTTTGATGAGTCAGCTTCACTTCTTCGCTCATACAAGTACCTCTCTAAAAAGGAAACGGATATATGTTATCAATGTGCATGGAGTGGATTAGAAAGCATCTCTATAATCGTCGTAGAGAGCAGCTAGTCGCCACGTTTCATAAGAACAGTAACAATGTCTACCTGCACGTCGTAACCGGCTTAGAACTGATTACAGAGCCTCTAGAATATAAATCCGGGAACTACGCTCCTATCTCTCTGTTTGGTCAAATTGAGAGTGTGGTGCCAGTCTTCGGAATCTTAGTCGACAGACTCCGTTTTCATTTAACGAACTTCGAGAATCAACTCGGTGGAGGCAAAGCACGAGAAATCCCCGATAACCTGTCACGCAAGAACGATGTAGTTCTGCTACGCTGGAAAGATATCTACTTTCAGACCACCAGTCCTGATACAGTCCGTCAGCAGCTAGCAGTCATTCGGCAGCTTTTGGTTCAATACGAGCATGTGTTTACAACACCGGCATCGGGAACCGAAGAAGATGTGTTGTGGCGTAATACGCAACCTATCTTACGCGAGTTAGAGGTCATAGTGGAACACTACCTCTAACATTATACCAACCTTGGAGCAAGGATGGAAAATGGACGAGCCAGAAAAGTCACTTACTGAAGGTGAGACGCCGCAAGACCCGCCATCGGGTAATTATCTACGATGGGTTTATTGGGAACTTGCTAAAGCAATGGAGGTCGGCCCGAAACTCTGGGTGCCTTTGATTCACGAGTATGCAAATAACCCTGACTACCTCGGACGCTCTTCTGCATTACCTGAAGAACGGGCACAGCGACTCACTATCGCACTAACCGGTGGTAACATCGTGGGTTTGCAACCTGACCTCACGTGGAAGCGTTTTAATGAAGGTCTGGTAATCCTCAAGATACAGTCACTGAAAGTCACCGTCACTGCAAAGCGCGGGAACTGGAGTGATAAGCAAACGGTCTGGGCGTATACCCGTCCGCAAAGCGACCACTTGAGGACAATTAATAAAGAGGATGAAGAGCAGTTACGGGAGTCAGTTGGTCGTACCTTAGACCGCTATTTCGAGAACACCGCCCATACCGCGACCCGCGTGATGGACCACATCCTACTCAAACTGTTCTGGCAACTCATCAATAAGTACAAGATAGATAATGTGGCATGGAAGCGGTTACTGGTGGCTTACGTCAATAACCCTGAGAACTGCCCCCAGCTGAAGAGTCGGCGTAACGATGCCCGACATAACCTTCAACAATCTGTTCGTCGAACCAAAAAGCTGACATGGCGTTTCTTCTTAAAGGCCCTGAAAGCGATTGATGTCCGTGGTATTGATATTGCGTTTCTCTTCACCACCGAGAGTGAGAAGGAAATCGAAATTGCCACGAGTATTGATTTGACGAAACACACGTTTAAGAGTGGGAAAGACAAAGATGAGTAATATCGTAAAACCCGATGCGCGGTTAGTCGCTGCCCTCGACGGTATGGAACAGCAGATGGATAAACTGTTGGCAACGCAAGCCGCCGCCTCAGTCCGTGGTGCAGGTGGTGGTACCGGTCCAACGACACGTGCCACTATTTTCGAAACCGACCCCACTGGTCTTCTTCCTAACTTTGACCCATTACTGCGCCAAGTTGCTTCCCCGTTTGAAGGGATAGATAAACTGGGCAGTGATGTGCTGAGTTATTTAGACCCGTCAGGTAAACTGGGGAACCTGGCCAAGAAAGCCGTTTCTGCTCTCCCGAGTGAGTTGAAGGAAGCCGGTACCAAACTCGCCCGTGGTGATATCGTTGATGCTGCGAAGGGTATTACCGGTTTGCAGAGCTTCCGTGACGTCAGTACCCTGGTGACCACCAAGGACGGTAAGTTCGGCCTGGACTTTAATTCGGTCAAAGGTCGTATTGAGCGTTCGTTCGGTATTAACGGTGCGCTGGGTCAACTCTCCCCTGAAGTACAGAACCTCATCGGTAAAGCATCTACCGAGTTCTACGGCGATGAGATGGGTACCATCTTCAACAACGTGGTCGGTGCGGTTACCTCTGCAGACTTTAATTCGGTCTCCAGTGTGACGGATGTGATTAACCGTATCGCTGGTCAATCTAAACTGTGGGATGTGTTCGACTTAAGTGCGGGTGCCGCATTGATTTACGGGTTGTCTGATAAGCTCGTTGAATGGGGCGCTCCAGACATGCTGGACGACGTACTGGATAAAATCACCGACGTCAAAGCCCAGAAAGCAATGATGGATGAGTTGGCTATCCGTGCCTCTGCCAGTGGTTCCCTCCAATCGACCGAACACTACGTTGACCGTTTGGATGCTAACCGCCGCCCAGCGATTGCCGACCTCGTTATCAGTAACATGATGCGCAGTGTCAGCTTCTGGGGTTCTGACCGTACCGATGCCTCGTACGGCAGCTACGGCGCGCGCATGATTGCGCTGTTCGAGAAGCTTGACCCTAACTGGGATAAAGACCCTTACGACCACACGTCATACAGCTGCTATTATTTCACGCTGATGAATGACACGGCCTACAAAGCCTTACTGACTACTGCAAAGCGTCCGTTCTGTGCAGTGTTTGGTATCGTGCGTCGTGATGATGTCGACACCATTATCTCGAACAACTTTTAGTGGGGAAACACATGGTTACGATTGACCCGAAGGTTGTACCGCTCACTCGATTGATGGGACTCATCAGCACGATTAAAGGCGGTAATCGATACGGTATCCCAGACGCAGAACGTGAACTGGTGATATCTCGTATTCAGCACGACGTGCGGTTAGGGATTGTGTACCCGAGAGTATTCCGGGAAGACATGATGGAACCCGAATTATTAGAACCTTATCGAACGGGGAAACACGACGACGAGTACGGTGTGGCGATGGCGTTGGAACACGGTATGAACTTACCGCTTGCAAATGCTAAGCAATATAACCCGCTGAAATACACCCATCGTGAAGGCAAGTGGCTACGTGATACTAGCTACTACATGCATTTGCGTGGTATTGGTGCGGCGGCAATATTCAGTCATGTGGGCGATGACACCGATGGACTGAACCACATCAACATCTATTCCGATGCCAAAACGTTTGTCGGGGCATGTGCCAGTAACTTTACCGAGGCTCACCATGAGACTCGTGATGGTACCTTCCGTACGTTGGAAGGTTATTATCACTGGTTGCGTATTCGTGATTGGATGCGGGCGACGAATCAACCGTTCGCTAATATGGCGGAAATGGAAGAGAAGTATCCGGGTATTCATCGTTTGCGTAATCAGTCAGGGCCTGAAGCAATTCGTGACGGTCGCAAGCTGAAGTCTAACTTGTACGGCGGCACTACTTACAAAGTGGCCGGGTTCTCAGAGGAAGCGACACAGGACTTTAAGTGGGCGTTGGCATACAAGCTACATGCTTTGCACTTCAATAATGTGACGCTAGGTAATTATTTGTCGTGTCTGGTGTACAGCGGATTCCCTTTGAAGCACTACTACGTGTATCAGGGAAAAGCGAAGTTCCCAGCGTACAATGAATGGCTACCTAATATCTTGACTGCGCTGTTGGAGCATATTGACCCTAACGGTGCGGACTTTGATCTCGAAGCCTTACAGGCCAAAATCATTGAGGGTTCCGTATGAGTCTTTCAGCATTACTGCAAGGGATTGACAACGACAAAGAGTGGGGTCACCAGCAAGCGGCTCAAGAATCTATCTCGACTGAGAAAGAGAAAGAGTATTGCCTGTGGGTGAAACCAACGTCGGCGGGGTGGCAGTGGTTGGGTGAGCAACAGAGCACCCCAACACTGGATATCCTGATGCCGATTGAAGGTGCACGTCGTCGCTGTCGTATTCGTCCTGATGGTGCGAAGCTTACCTTAAAGCAACGCATCAATAATGAAACAGTAGAAGAGAACAGCGATATCGGTTTCGGTATGGCCTTATCTTTCTACGCTGACGGTTTCAATGCCCATCTGTTCCGTCGCATCCATTTGGAAGCGGCACCTGAACTGATGCAGCAGGGCGCGAAACACTGGGACATCGATATTTTCCATATCGTACAATCCCATCCGGTACTGCCAGACATCGGTGCATTAAACGACCTGTCTGACACACTGCGTCAGGGCACAGCTTACGGCGACTTGGTGAAAGTCGAGCTGGAAGTGGATAAGTTCTTCATTGACAGCATCCGTGAACTGATACCGTTCGAAGTGGAAGAGATTTACGCGTCCCGTCCAAAAGACGAAGAGACGCAGGTTATGATTGCCGATTACTGGGACAATGTCACCAGCATCTAAGTAAGTCCCAGTCCTTCGGGGCTGGGCTTCTTTTATTTTCTAAGGAAAAGACGAATGTTAAACGTTAAGGTTAGTAGAGAAGATGTGTTGACCATCAACGGTCTTGAAGTACCGGGCGGGAACGCACCCCGCTTTACCTCTCTGTTCCGTCACGTCACCCCAAAAGCGAAAATGATTATCGGTGAACCTGAGGGTCACACGGTCAAGCACCCTAGCCCACAGACGCACTACGTGGCGCTGGTACGCACTGACCAAGAGATGTTTGACATGCTCAAGCAATTCGTCCACGACGGTCCGGTAGATATGGAAACCGAAGAGGTGGTTATCATTCGTGATGACGGTCTATTCAATGGTAAGCGTTACGCTGAGATTTACCATGTAATTAAACGACCAGAACGTAAGGCGCAATACGACGACGAGTAATTTTTACATTTCGGTATTACCTTATGCTGAAGTTCTGTTCTTTTAGTGTCGAGGCACATGCGTAAATGCGTAAACGATTTTGGCGTTCGGTATTGACCACATTAGTAGTTATGGCTGTTATTGGTTACGGGTGCGCAACCGTACAACTCATGATGTGGAAAGGTGTATTACGAACGTCCCTATATTCTCCTGTTAGAGGTGCCAATGAATAAGCTCGATTTCGAAGACCCGTTTTTCACGTTGAATGGAATGACCACCGAAGTCCCTTCACCGGAAATGAAAGCACTGCTTACTCGCGTTCGCGCGTGGTGTAAAGACCATCCGATTAATATCGTACTGACCACCAATCCGTTGGTGTCTAAGCCGGTTACCGATGAAGACGGTTTGCATCTCCCGATTATTGAAGACCTCGAGCCGAAGTTAGCCGACTTCATCTTCAATTACGCCGAGCTGCACAACGACGTCGATGGTGACTACGGTATGATTTGTCTGAAAAGCCGTGTACCACAAACCAAAGACTGGAAGGTCGTGGACAATACCCGCTTCTCTCCAAACGTGGGTGCAACGGTATTGACCTTTATCCCGCCGGTCGAAGAAGGCGGTGAGCCACGTACCACGATTCAGTTCTGGGAGAAACCTGATGAATAAATTAGCGCTGGACGATACCGGTGTCGTCATTAACGACAAGCCGGTCGGTAACCTGAACTTAGACCGTTGGGTTCACCACGAGCTGGAAGAACTGTTCGGGAACCGTGAGTTTTACATTACGCTGGTTTCCGAAGCGCCGACTACCGAAGGGTGGTTGAACCGTATGCCGCTGATGCGTGATGTTACCGAAGATGTGTTTGTCTCGGTTTATCGCGCAGCCACTATCCGCGGTTGGGTCATTCACACTGAGTCGGCAGCTAACCTGTCACAGCTGGCCCAGAAAGCGGTACCGTTCGCGGCTGGTAAAGTACCTGCTGGTGCAGACGACCTGCTGCTGTGGGTAGACTTCGACCCTCAAACCAAACAAACCAAATACGCTATCGTTTACTAATTGGGAAATGTCATGCAAGAGAATATGCTTAATACGCTGGAACACACCGACGGCGATTTGTACGTTAATAACCTGACCATCGTGTTGGACAAAATGGATGCGGCGTATCTGGATGCGCTGGTTGCCCGGTTCCCGAATCCGGTGCCGATGGTATTGGTTGACAGTCATGCGTCTATCCCGATGGAAATGAACGTGGACGTGCTGGAAGTGAAAGCCATCGCGCCGTACGAAGCATCGGGTGTAATTAACTCCTCGTCTGACTACTCGCTTATTACTAACGAGACGTTGAAGAAAGCCATCTGTAAAGAACTGATTGGTTCCCTTCATCCTATGGTTATGGAAGCACCAGTACCTCCGGCGGATTTTGATTACTCAGAAGCGTTATTCATTCTGTGCCTTGAAGACCTTCATGGTGCGGTGAACTACTCGCTCGCTTATATCAAAAAGTAAATAAACTGGTGTCTCTTCGGGGACACCGTTTGTTATTATTTTTCGTGTATATATTACCTTAATGTACCTAACTCCTTAAAGGATTACACCATGTTAAAACGTATGCTTATTGTACTCGCCCTGTCCGTTGCGTACTTCTCTTTCCCTGCCCACGCACTGACGTTCAAAGAAGCGGCCGAGTGGCCTGAACCAATCCGTCCGACCTTTAGCACCGTGGTCGGTATGGGTGACAACAAAGTCGTAATGCACAGTGGCGACTTTATGTTGATTCGTGCCTTTGCAGGCGATGCCTGTCCTGCGGGTCAATATTTCTTGGCCAACCTTGCGAACAAAACCATCGAGTCGGTTAACATCGGTACCTGTGATGAAGAAGAGCTGACCTTTGGTACTCAGTCCCCTACCGTTAAGCACGCCGGTAAGTCGATTGATGTCTACAGTCATGGCGAGCTGATAGCCCGTATGCCTGTGTACTAAAAAATAATAAAGGTACACCCCCAACCGGGGGTGTATTCTTTTTTTTGTTTACAGTCGGCTTGGGCCGCCCATGAAGGCTGCCACCACACGCGCAGGCGGTGTATCCATTACCGCATTCACGATGTTACTGACCGACGCTGCAGACTTCCAGCTCATTGTCCATTTGTTCCAGTTCAACATCATCATCTCCACGCCCTTGACGCGCTGATGCAAAGAGGCTGCACCTAACGTTGCCATGAAGTCAGAGAATTTGTTGTCATCATCGAACACACCTGGGTCAGTAACAATCGGCATGTGCATCACACGGGACATGTCTTTAATGGTAATGTTAATATCTACCCCTAACGGCACACCATCGCGACGCCAACCTAAGTTACCCACACCAAATGTCATGCTGACGTTGGTCACCATGGCGTTACGCATCGAGAAACGTCCCCGCGAGTAACACTCCAGATAGAACGGATGGATGTACGTCTGTTTACCGGTTGATAGCGGAGCGACCGCTGCAATCCAGAACGCTACCGGGATAATGATTTCCTGCATCACATCCAAATCGTTACCCGACCAGCAACGTAGAGGGATGTTCAGGGAAATGTCATCGCCTGAGGTATCAGAGGAATCCCACACTTCAGGGAAGTCCACCACAGACTGGCTGTACAATGCCGCTAAGCCCGTTAAGTGTAACGCATCGAGTGCACCACCCATTGCCGACTTAACGCCTTCCATCGCGGAGTCAACAAAATCAGCACCGGTTTTCCCGCCTGAGGTGTTGACATCCAAACTACGTGCCGCCGAGGTCAGGCTGTTCACCTTGCCCGAGATTTCCGGTTCTTTGGTGGTATTTGACCAACTGCGGGAAGTAGTATCACGTCCATCTATACGCCATGTAACCCACTGTGCGCCGTCCTGCAATTCAGACATAGCTTGAGTCGTTACACGGTTCGCTAATGACTTCACGGCCTTCTCAGCGCCATCTACGAAGTCACCCATGACATCACCGAACGATTTGCCCCCGGTTTCGTCATTATACTTCTGAATTTCTTCATCAGACAGACCACCGGTCGCCAGTTTCTCCACACCGGAACTGGTCATGGTAGGGGTTGGGTCAGCCTGCGCACCATCTTCACCGGTTGAGGCGGGCTGGTTGTAGTTTGACCGTAACTGATTTAACGTTGCTTCGGCTTCAGATTCCTTCGCATCGTCAATCCCCAAATAACCGGCGTTCTCTTTGTGGTACATCTCCATATCAGCCAGTGAGATTTCATACTGCTGAGCGGACTGACGAACCTGGTCAGTGAAACGGGCATTGCGGTAGAACCGTTCTAACTTCGCTTCCATGTCGGAGTTGTCGGAGGCATCGTTGTAAATCTGCTCCAGCATCTTCGCCTGATAGTTAGCCAACGTCTGGTAACGGTTAATCATGCGGTAGATGTCAAACTCACCGTTGGACTTCCAAATCCCCGGCAGGAGTTTGTACAGCTCTTCACGGTCGTTGAAATACTTATTACCCGGGTCATCAATCCCTTTCATTTTTGCCTGTTCACGTTTGTCATCATAAACGTTCCACTGGCCTAAGGACTGAATCGGGACAAGTTTGCGGTACAGCAGCTGGGTATTGACAATGTTCTGCACAGCACGCAGGTAAAGGTGCATGGTAGGCTTCACGTAGTAATACTTCGAGGACTGCTTGTTCAGTACCGCTTTAATAATGCGAGGGATAACCAGTATCGCGCCAAACGCTACCGTCCCGACCGCGGCCCAGATAGCGGCAGCAGCAACGTACGAGGACAGCGTACGAATGATACGGGTGTAATCCCCGGTACGTGCTAAGTACGCAAGGTTCGAGTCATACATGTTCGCAAAGAACGCGACGACCCCAAGGTACTTGGGTTTACCGTAACGACAATGGATATAAAAGGCATTGTCCTCGATAGACTCTTGATAATAGGTGCCAAGGCAATATGACCCCGCCTCAGTTTGCGCCTGGAGCTTTTCTTGTTGGTCACCCCGATTGTAGTTCAAAGGGTTAGCAAAAAGACCACCGGAAGATGGGTCGGCAAACCGGGTAAACTGGGGAGGTGCGTTCAGTGCTTGGTTACCACCCATCGTCGTGTCAGAGAACGATAAGGACGCTTCACTGTACATTCGCAGATTGCGCAAACGCGCATCAGCCATCTGCGGGGCCAATCCAAATACTGAACGTACCCACGATTGGTCGGAAGTTCTTTCTGAAATAGCCATGATAAGCTCCAATGAAGGGGGTGGTTGCCCACCCCCGTGTTACTACTGGGTTACTATACGTGCGGTGTTAATGGTTGGTGCGCCATGCGTCACAGTGGCTGCCGGTGCACTGGCAGTTGTGCTCGCGGCACTACGGTCGCCCACGAGTGAGCTACCACCTTTCATCATTTCCACAATACTCATCAGCTGGTTCAACATCTTACGCTGAACATCCAACGAAGCTTTCGCCAGTGACAGGGTATTGTTCGGTGTATCAGCCGGGGCATCCGAACTGGTGGCGACTGGAGCGTCTGCTGCAACGGCAACTTGACTTGCGGCATTAGCATACTTCTCTTTCTGCTCAGGAGAGACGGTCGGATACGACTGTTCTACTCCATCCGCAGCCGTGGACATTGGACTGCTCATATCCGGTGGGGCAGAGGTGTCCTTCACCCCAGCAGGGTTAGGGAGTGCACTCGTACCTGCACCTTCTTGAATGGCTGTACCGTCACGGGCACCTTTCTGTTCGATGACCTCATCCCGACGGGCTTCGTTATCGCCCGGGAGGTTAGTCAGGTCTGTTCCGGAAATAGAACCGGCCGGGGCAAACTGTTTCACGTTCGACTCAGCAGCCGAGACTTTCTGACGCATCAGATTGTACACTTGGCCGAGGCTACGTTCTTGCCCTGATTTGGTGTAGAAGATGTTGTTGTTGGCTTTTGCTGCTTCAGGCATCATTCGAGCGGCAGAGGCGTTCGGGTCACGACGCATCGCGTTGATGAACTTCGATACGCCACCGGCACCTAAGAAGTGGTGCATGTAGATTGCCGTAGCAGACGGGTCTGTTCCGGTTTTCTTCTTGACCACCTCGTACCCTTCTTTCAGGTACAGCGCACCCAATATAGAGTTCGCGACTGGGTCGGTTGGCGACGTCCCAGCTGGAATCCCGTACTGGTTAGCGTAACGCTTCATCATGTCATTCCACGTTCCCTTAGTAAACTGGAACAAGCCCGTTGCACTGGAGCCTTTCGCCTTGATACTCGGGTTCATACCAGACTCAATCATCGAAATGGTCAAGCCCAGCATTGGCGGAACACCGATAAGACGGCAAGCTGCAGTAATGATATCCTGAACGGATTTGGCGGTACCACGGATGGAGGCATAATCGCCATCCCCGCCTTTGCCCATAGACAGCCCTGCATCGCGCATGAACGCTCCGCTAGCCACCGATAGGTTATCCCCACCCTTCACACCACCGTCGCCGCTAATACCGGTTCCAGAGGCTGAGAGGGTGACATTGTTGCGCAACACATCACTAGAGCCACCGGTCATGTCCGAATTGTACAAACTGCTGTCCAATCGGTCTTTATCAGTGCCTCCGTTATCGTACACTTTACCGTGCTTCGACCCCATACGTTTCGCAAGCGATTTCGCATCGAGGACATTACGCACGACAGCATCCGATTTCTTCGACAGTTCTTTCAGGGTTGCCAGTTCGTTATCGATACTGCCCGCATCAGTGTTGGCTTCTCCGCCAAACGGGTTAATCGCAATGGTCCAAACAGACTCTTTGAAGCCATTACGTTCCGCTTGAGCACGAGAGGTCATTAAGGCCACCTCGTACAGATAGCCGCCACTGAGTACCAGACGGTTCGGGTTAGCCGCAGGCGCATAACGCGCAATGGCCAACACGTAGGTCACGTACGCCGGTAAGAAACGGTTAGCAAACCACGTCCGCACCTCATTGGCGCGTGCGGTTTTAGAGACGCCCGGAATCAGGCTGTCGAGTAACGAGTCGATACCTTGTTTCGCTTCGAATTTCCCGCTACGTTTATCAAGACACGGCAGCACCGCATCTTCAAACAGTTGCAGGGATTTCACTGTCGCCCCTTCGAGCTTAATTAAGCCGTAGGTTTTCAAGCGGACAGCTTGCAAGGCATCCAAGTCAGTTTTACGTGCTTGGACGGTTTCTACTTGTAACTCGATGATGTCAGTGGATTTAGTATCGCCTCCCTTGACTTCATTCTCTTTGCGTTTCGCATCTTCTGCATTAATCACAGCAAACTGTTCTGCCACGGCAGTCGACTCTTTGACGAACACCTCTTTGTTGTTGAGGGCTTTGATACGGTCAGCACGTCTGACACGCAGACGACGAATGTCATTACCCACCTCTTTCTGCACTCCCATCACCTCGTCAGCTGATAGTAGGTCAGGGTCTGTAAAGGTTACCGCGTCCCAAGCTTTCGTCATCCAACCCCGGTCAACATTACGAGGGTCAGTGAGCGTGCGTAGATACGGTGAATCTTTATCCAGAGTTAATTTCCCGAACAGGGTTTGCATCTCCTCTTTCGGTACTTTCTTCGGGTCACCTAAGTCTTCCAACTTCGGAGCCGATGGTAATGAACGAATCGCTGTTAACCATTTCAAGTAGATAGGGATAAAGCGTTGCTGAGCAAAGGCGTGGAACGCAATCAATTCACCTTTGTTCTCTTTATCAATACCGAACCCTACCGCCATCTTCTCGGCTTCCATGGCACTGAGGCCACGCAAGGACGCCTCACCGGTGCCAGCGAACGTAACGAACCCTTTCAACTGGTCTTCAAGATAGCGGGCTTTTGCACCGTCATCCGATGACCACAAATCGTAGTCACGGAAACCGTACTGAGCCAAACGCATTTTATCGAGGTAGTTTGCAGTGGTACGGGTCGCCAGTTTGTAAGCACCGTATGCTGTTAGAGCGATAGCCGCCCCAATTGCAATAGCAGGCCAACCTACCGCAGTCACCACAGCAGAACCGGCTGCAAGCGCAGCACGCCCTAACCAAGCCACTGGGGAGAGTAATGCCCCCGCGGCTTTACCGGCCAGTTTCAACCCACCCATGACACCGAACTTACCAATGAACTTGGTTAAGCCCCACACCCCTTTGCCGAGCAGGCTAATCGCGCCCCAGAGTCCGGACAGTACGGTGGTCAGCAGTCCGCCTTTCCCGTCCCCGTCTTTCTTCCCGAAGCCAAACCAACCTTTCTTCTTCGGCTCACCTTCCGCATGTTCGTCCGGCTTACGACGGAACCAACGCAGGTAATCGCGTTTCTCCCCATCCTTATTAAACTGTACACGGCGAGCGAACTTATTGTACATACCTCGCAGCATCCCCTCAGGCATTCCTGCATCCGCTGAGGATTGGCGCATGGTGTTAAACCATTGAACCTCAGACAGGTCTACCAGTCGGGACAGTTTATCCATGACGGTTTCTTGGCGCTTCGGTCCCACAAACTCATCTGAGCGTGAATGACGGAAAGCATCGAAACGTCCTTTGACATTAGACAACCCATTACCCAAACGGTCACGGAGTGGTTGTCCACGCTGTGCTAACCCACGCAGTATCGAGTGAGTCTGACGACGCGGCCCCATGAACTCGTCGGAGCCTTCATAGCGCATTGCCCCGAAGCGACCACTGAACCGACGGGCGAGGTCGGACAGGTCTTCATCGAGGTCGGCACGAATTAAGCTCGGGTCGATTTTCCCTTTGGCCATTAAGCGTTGACGATAATAGTTGGCGACTTCATCATCACGCCCTTCCAGATGGGCTAATATCTTCTCTTTCGTGGCGTCATCAAAACGGTCAGGACGATAAGAGTCCACAAGGTCTTTCCCACGTTGTCGCAGGTCGGCACCTTTACCGCTGAGTTTACCCCACAAAGAAGAACCTTGGACTTTGTTCCGGAATCCCATCCCTGCACGTTGGGCACGACGGCGTGCAATACGAGCCAGTCGAAGTTGGCGCTTCGCTGTATCCCGCAGAGACTTCGCCCCACCACCGGTGTCACCCATCTCTTTAATCCAGTCCTCGCTTTCCGGGTCACCGGCCATGCGTTTGTTCAGAAGCTGGTAGATGCGAATCAGGATGTGATTGGTTTTCTTCGATGCCCCACCACCAAACATGGTGTTGTCACGGAACCACCCGTTGTTGTCTCCCGTACCTCCTTCCTTATTCAACCAGCGAGTAATGAAGTTGTCACCGAGTTTGTTCTTGGCGCCTGTCACCCACTTGGAGTTACGGATGCGGTTGTTCATTCCCCGGAGTGTAGCTGGAATCTTACTTAACTTGTCCATCCCAAAACGGGCAAGTCCGGTTATCCGTCCAGTCATGCGGCCTAATGGCGTTTTGACAGCACGTCCCCAACGGTCAACCAGTTTGAAGTTTGGATTCGCAACTTCATCATCACTGATAATCACTTCACCACGACTGTTAACCACAGCCCCGGTAATGTCATCAGGACGGAATATCGGACGACCCCCTTTCTGTAAGCGGTATTCCCCTTCGCGCATTAAGTTCGCGCGCAGACGAGGATTCTGCTCAGACCCCACGTACATATCCGGGAAGTTCGTGAACCAGTCTTTGGCACGCTTAGTCATATTCCCCAAGCTGCCTAACCCGTTCGTCACCCCAGTAAAGGCTTTGTTAACCAGTCCTCCGGCTTTCGAACCTAACACCTCGGTGATTTTCCACCACCGGCCAGATTTGTAATACGTGAGTTCTCCACCCGCGGCTAACGCCTGTTTGGTAACCACGACATTCCCTGCGGCGTCGTAGATGTTTCCATTCAGGTTAATGTCATCAATGGTGTGGACAGCTTTCGTAACATTATTAATCTTCTGGAAGTATTGGCCATTCTTCAGCTTATTCCCTTCCAGTACCACATCCCCATTGGAGTTGTAGATGTCCCGTGCACCGATGGCGGATTTGGCGAATGCGCTGATGCCACGGAATCCTGACAGTGCTCCATCTTTGGCCCAACCTAACCCTTTAGAGAAGATACCCGGGCCGTCACCCCCGAACAACTTGCCCCGGAGTTTCCCAAGGCCTCTGTAAGCGCCTCTAATGCCCTTCCCTACGCCTTCAATCCCTTTGCCAGCCGTTTCCCCCATTAACCCGAACCATTGGCTGATAAGGCCGCCTGTGCGGTTTAACGTGATACGACGACGGGCAGCCCGACGACGGGCACGGTTGCGACGTGAGTTACGGTCAGCAGCACCCTCTCCTTCTTCACCCGGTTCTGGCGGACCCATGGTGTCAGGCTCACCGGTGTTAATCAGAATGCCCTGTTCGTCCATCGCCTTCACGTGTTCGAGAATACGTGCAGCAAGGTCTTTGCAGGAGTTCATTCGGATAGCTTCTACAATCGCATCACTGCGAGAAGCCCCGGTACTTGAGTCTTGGCTTAAGGAGTGTTCACGGAACAGGGTTGGGAAGTTGGTACGCTCTTGGCCGTACAACACGCCAGACAGCTCGCGGATAGACATCCCACGACCACCCTTCCCACCACGACCCCCACCACCTTTCGGTTTTGGCGGTTCACCGGCTCCTGCCCCCGCACCTAAGTCCTCACCGGCATCACCGAAACGACGACGCAGTAAATCACCCAGTGCAGAACCATTCCCCATCTTGCGAGCAATTTCCTGCTCGCGGGTCAGAGCACGTCCGGATTTCTTCTTGCCTTCTTGCAATGACCCAAAGGTCGTATACAGGTCGGTCAAGTCCCCGTCAGGGATAATCTGGTCGGTCTTCGGGTCATAACGGAATAACCCAGAGTCCAGCAAGGCACGGTCACCATAAATGGCGCGTGCTTCCTCTACCCGTTTCTGGTAAGAGTTGGCTGACCCACGTAAGCCCCGGAGCTCGGAGTTAATCTTGTTAGAGAACTCTGCAGCCCCGCCGGTACCTGACGAATGTTTCGTCATCAGGTCTTTGACTTTCATGGTACCGTTAGCACCCATGAATTGGTTCAACAGGTTATCGTTCTTTAACAGGTGCTCAGCATTGAACTCTTTGGCACCGGAGACACGGTCTTCTAAGAAAGCGCCCAGACGTTGACGTTCTTCATTCGACATGGTTTTGTCCGTATCGAACATATCCACGACTTCATTCAGACGACTACGCATCCTTTCACGCTGGCCATCGGCGGCCACATGCTTACGCACACGGTTACCGACCACTTTCTTATCCACGAACCCACGTGTCGCGAGGTCGTAGGTTTGATTGACAGACTCTCCGTAACCCCAACGGATAGAGCGGTTGATTTCGCCTAACCATGCTGGGATGACTTCGTTCAGCGACAGCCATGACCGTTTATCGAATTTCGCAATCCCTGCCAGCATCTCCCCATCACGAGCCCCAATGTCAATCTTCTCACGTTTGTACCCCGGGGCAATCCCGAGTTCATTCATGACTTTAAAGACATTGCCTAAACCTGACTCACGCTCACCGGCAATTGCTGAGTTCGCAATCATTGGCAGGTTCATGAAGTTGTAGGCTAACCGGTTGGCGCCGGTATTGGCTCTGGTGTTGCCTTCTAAGTGAGTACGGAGCTTGGCGAGCCCTTTATCACGAAGTGGGTTAATGTAGCGTTTGGCGAGCATTCCAACGCCGAGTCCGACTCCTTTCTGAGCCAGGTTACCGCGTTGTTTATCCGGTGACAGTTCTGACTGGTCATCCAAGTCCATGTCATCTTCAATCATCCCACCCATCAACATGTCAGACAGACCACGACCCTCAGTGAGGACGTTGGTAATCTTTTTCTTCATGTTGTCACGGATTTGCTCAATGAACGATTCTGCGTAACGGGCAGGAGAAATCCATTCTGCCACTTTACGTTTCATCAGAGCGCCGGTGATTTCCCCGAACTCTTCTTTGGCGTAATCCGGTAAGGCGGTATTCTTGACAATCGCTTCGAGTGCTGGCGTGTTACGGTCAAACTCGGACTGCTTTAATTTCGCGATGTCTTGTAAGGCAAAGAGCTGACGATACGACAGTTCCAGCTGTTTACGCTGGACGTTAATCATCACCCCTTTTTGGAGGTTGGTTGTCAGGCGAACATCACGAGCCATTTGAATGAGGATGCTTTGTGTGGCCTCCCCTTTCAAATCCTGAATCGTGTTACGCAGTTTATCTTCAACTACTCCTTCGACCTGTTCCCGTTGCTCAGCCTGTGAGGACGGGCCACCGTCACCCCCGAAGACATCTGCCATCCCACGGTCAATCATTGCCTGTTGTGGGTCGTAGTTATCACGCTGACCTAAGTCAACATTCTTCGACCATTTATCAACCGGATTGACTAACGCTTTTGGCAGATACTTGCGCAGGGTTGGAACCATCTGACGCGTCTGAATTTTCAGCGCGCGCTCAGTCTTGACCAGCTCCTCTTTTGTATGAGAGAAGACGTCCGACATAGCGTCCGAGACGTCTTTATAGCCATCATACGCATCCGCAGTAGCCTTCGGCATCCCTTTCAGAATTATCTGGTCACGTTTGCCACGCGGAAACACCGTATCTAAGGCCGACTTCCTTGCCGTCCGCGCTGTCTCCAGCACAGGGTTACGACTCTTGGAATTCCCGGGACGGGGCGGCTCGTCGAAATCATCGAAGTCGTCCATGCTGTCCAGGTCAAGGTCATCGATATCATTTTTCTTTGCCATAACGATTTTCCGTGGAGTAAACAGAGTGAGAAAGCTTAATTGGGTAGACTTTTATTTACTTAACGTAAACAAAGGCTTGGTATCGACCCTAAAACCGATAACCACCACCGATACCTTTGCAGGTATGACCAAGAACTTTCACCCTGAGGGATTGTATTCGACCGAAATATTCGGGCCTGTGGGAAAAGAAGAGCGTGATGCCACATTTGCATACATCGATGTTAAGCTGGAGATAATCTCTCCCACGGTTGCGCTGGCACTCTTCGGTCTAAAACAACTTTATGAAGAAATCTGTTCGGGTCGTCGTTATGCGACGTGGAACGAAAAAGAAAAGGACTTTGAGCCTGCCCTGCCAACTGATGCAGGCGCGGAAACAGGCTACACGTTTTTCATAAAGCACTACAACGAATTGAATCCGGCACGCAATACGTCCTTACGACGTGATGACACGCTGGACTTCTTTTTTAAATTTCGTCCTTTCTCTGTCAGTCGTTACGCACTGGTATTACCGGCCGGTTTACGTGACTTAATGATTCGTCAAGACGGACGTGACCAAGAAGAAGAGATTGCTCCCATCTACCGCCGGTTGATTACACTTGCCCGTGCGGTGCCTGAGCGTGCTCAAGCCTCGACCATTACCGACCCAGTACGTTGGAAACTGCAGCAGACCTTTAATGAAATCTGGGAATACTTCTTCAATCTGATGGACGGTAAACGCGGGTACGCTCGCTCTAAAGTTACCAGCCGTAAGATTGTGAACGGGACACGTAACGTTCTGTCTTCCGCTCAGGTGGGTTCCATTGAAATGGGCCGTCCTGACCAGATTCGTGCAACCGATACCCGACAGGGTTTGTTGCAGACCTTAAAGGCATTACTGCCAGTCGCACAGTACAACGTCCGCGAACGTTACTTATCGAACATTCGTGCGGGTGATGGCAATCTGTACGGGGTCAACGTTAAAACGCTCAAGCGTGAGTTCTTGGAAGTGTCGGGTAAGGTTTACGACCAATACGCCACCGATGATGGCGTAGAGAAGTTGATTAACCGTCTCGAAGACCGTGCCTCACGACACCAAAAACTTTACATCGACAAAGACCATTACGTGGCCCTGATTTATCAGGACGATAACGTATTCAAAGTCTTTTATGATATCGACGAATTACCAGCAGGCTTTAAGCGCGAGAATGTGGACGGCATTACGCTCGTCGAATTACTCTACTTGTCAGGGTACGACTTGTGGAACGATTACTTTACTTTCGTTACCCGTTATCCCGTTGCAGGACGTGGCTCGACCTACAGCTCGACCATAAGATTGGAAACCACTACCCCTTCTACCATGAAGTACGAACTTGCCGATGATTGGGAAACACAGAAACCCAAACCGGCCATCTCTTTCCCAATTAGGGGGGTGGATGCGTTCGTCGAATCCATGGCCGTACACCCCTCACGCTTAGGCGGGTTGGGCGGGGACTACGATGGTGACATGACGTCCAGTAACGCCGTAATGAGTGAGGAAGCTCTGGAAGAAAACCGCGCATGGGTTAACAGCCGTGAATACTGGTTTGATACCGGGGGTCGTTTCAAGATGAACCCGACGAATGATGTAATTGACCGAACACTTGCAGCCTTATTGAAGCCCGCGGTCAAAAGGACCTAACCATGTTGCTGATTAAACAGTTTAACCGTTTATTCTCGGTGCGTATGCTACAGGAATACGGTGCGCCGCGAATTATCCCACTGGACAAACTGAAGATACCCCGTGGGTCAATCTACCACAGCTTTGACATGTCGGGGGAGATTGCTCCTCCGCAAACGTTGCCGATTTTAGAATTAGAGAAACCGGCACAAATCCGTCACCATGCTAAGCTGGCCAGCGAAGGGCTGGTCGGCCGTCCAATCCCTGTGCCTGTACAAGGTCAGGAACGTCAGATTCTGCAGTATCATCGTAACAACCGTCAGATGCGTCGCATGAAGTCCGAAGAGGTCATCATGAAAGACCTGCGTACGTTGCTCGTTGAGAACTACGCACCGATTCTGCCGCGTTACCGCTACGCTGACACCATCTTGGCATGGTACGACCGTCTGCGTAACCTGATGATTACTTTCCGTGACCAGTTGGTGGCGGATGCAGATAAGTTCCCTCGTCAGAACTACGTTATCTTGGAAGTGGGTGATGTGATGCCTGCTTTCAACCGTTTCCGCAATACTTACGGCGACCGTGCGAATAAAGGTAAGATTGAGAAGTTCCAGTCTTGGTCTTTGCTGTGGTTGCTGGAATTGTTTGCGTGGGCAGACGGTGATCGTGATAACTCGTTGTTTGGTCAGATGGACATGACCCAGCTGTCACGTATCAATATCATCTTAACCCACAACCAAGCGTTTACCACCATTAACCTTGGCATGTTAGAACGTCTGCGTGACGGTGAGAATGGTAAACTGTCTGACGACCAAATGGCCCGTCGCCTGTACCGTACCGTTCAAGCGGTAATGACACAACCTCCGATTCAGAACATCGATACAGAGTTTGTAACACCACACGGGGATGAAGTGCATCTGGAACGGCACGACCCAGTTGAGGATGTGACCCCAATTCAGGACTTGGATGACTCTGAGTTACAAGCCGAGATTGCCCGCTTCGATGAACTGGACTTTGATAAGGAAGAAGAAGTCAAGGCCAGCAAGCCGAAGGAAGATGTCAAGCCAACGACGATTGTTGTTGAGAAGGCCATCGACCACGGGGCAATTATTCAGCGTGAATTAGACAAGTTGGCGGAAGCCGGTCGTCTGTCTGCGAAAGCGTATCAGGTCTTGAAAGAAGCGCCTGATAAACTGAAAGCCATGCCTAACCCGTATAATCCGAAAGAGACTTACGGCGACGGTTTGGTGGTGACGCCGGAAGAGTTGGAAGTGCAGCCTGAAGTGTTGCTCAAAGACCTAACCCTGCCAGAAGAGTCATGGACGCAGAACAGTACCGATGTCATGGTACGTCGTTACAACCAGAAAATCCTGCCGAAGGATATCTTGGGGGCGGTTGCCTCTGCACAGCGTATGGGCTTGGTGATTCATGACCACCGAGTTGAGAAGACGCGTGCGGTAACCGGTAACGTCGAACACCATACCCTGCGTATCCAGCCAATTGGTGGTGAACCGACGACTGTTCACTTCACCATGCCGTCTCTGGACCGTGATGGTAACTGGCGTGCGAACGGCGTGGATTACACCATGCGCCGTCAGCGCATTGACGTTCCTATCCGTAAGGTTAACTTTAATACCGTGGCCCTGACTACCGCGTACGGCAAGAACTTTGTCAGTCGCAGTGAGAAAGTGGTTAACGATTATGGCCGTTGGTTGGCGAATGAGATTGTGGTGCGGGCGATTAACCCGAAAGACACGCACATCTCTGATGCCCGTATGGCTGACGTATTCGACCCGTCAGTGGTCTTGCCGAAACAGTACACCATGGTATCGCGACGTATTGCGTCCTTTAACTCCATGGGGTATATGTGGAACTTCGATGTCAGTAAGACGGATGAGTTCTTCGGTAAAGATGTACTGGCTGCAATGGAGAAAAAGAAACTCACTCCAGTGGCGAAGGGCAAGGGTGGTCATCTGGCCATGGACTCCCATTCGCAGGTCTACAACATCAAAGGCGACAAAGTCGAAGCGTTGGGTACGCTCTCGGATATGTTGGGACTCGATGCCGCAAAAGCGCCACGCGAGTTAACCGAACTGTCCTTGATGGGCAAGTCTATCTCGCTTGGCTTTATCTTCTCCTACTACCTTGGCCTAACCGGAATGCTCAAGCACTTCGGGGTTCGCTATGAGGTGCTCCCGCCGGGACAGCGACTTGATAAATCGCAGTACGACATGATTATTCGTCTGGTAGATGCCAAGATTGTGGTCATGTGTGATAACGACCAGCAGCGTATGGTCGTCAACGGCTTGGATAAATACCTCAAGCATATGGTTACCTACACCGAGTCGGAAATGGAACGTGAGGACGTTTACCTGAACCTGCTCGTGGACAGCGATAAGCTGACCGCCCGTTACATCAAAGAACTGAATCAAATGCGTACCGGTTTTGTCGATGACATGCATGCGCGTATCTTGCGCCGTATGGGTGAACCGGAAACGTTCATTGGGTTACTGGAACGGTCGAATGAGATGTTAATCAACGACCACAGTAAACCAGAAATCAACGCCGACGAAATGATGTTCGTGGGTAACCAACGACTGGCGTACCATCTGTACGGTGCCTTCGTTCGTGCTAACCGTAACTACAATAACGCGCCAGAATCTTCTCGCCGCTTTGAGCTGCCGGATGAACTGGTGTGGGGAGCAATCAACAGTGACCCATCTGTGTTGGTAACACAGGGGGCGAACCCAATCCAATCGATTAAAGAGAAAGACGTTGTGACCATGGGTGGTACCGGCGGCCGTGACCGTAAGACCATGGTGAAACACACCCGTGCCTTCACTGAGTCTGACCTGGGTGTGGTGTCCGGGGACACCGTCGATAACGGCGACGTAGGGATAACCTCCTTCTTGTCAGCGAACCCACAGTTCGCTACGGTGGATGGTATAACGAAGCAACGAGATTTGCAGGGGCAACCCATCGGGAGTCTGATGTCGTTTTGTGTCGGGTTGGCGCCTGACTCACTCATCGACGACGATAAACGATGGAACTTCGTCAACATTCAAATGGGTTCTGCGCAGTCAGCAGAAGGACACGCGGTTACACCTTACCAAACTGGCGTAGGTAAGTTAGTGGCACACCGCACGTCCACCAAGCATGCACGTGTTATCGACCAAGAAGCGACTGTGTTAGACGTAACAGAGGACAGCATCAAGGTTCGCTATGCAGACAAGACTGAAGAGACGTTCCCGCTAGGACGCTGGTATGGGGCGCACGAAGGTCAGCTGTATCCACACGACATGCAAACCCGTTGGAAGAAAGGCGATAAGCTTCCGGCTAAATCCGTAGTGACGTATAACAGCAAACACTTTGCAGTGGACTACTATAACCCGACGCAAGTCAACTGGAAGAACGGCGCTTTGGCGACCGTCGTTCTGATAGAGGGTGAAGAGACGTTCGAAGACTCCAACGCAATTGATGATACGATTGCGAAGGCGTTAATTGCAGAGACCACCAAACCAAAAGAAGTGGTGATTAACTTTAACCAAAACATTCTGGAGGTCATTAAAGAAGGCAGTGAGGTGGATATCGAAACCATCCTATGCACCTTTAGCGACAACCTGTCCGGCGATATGGAGAACTTCTCTAAGGAAGCGGCTGATACGCTGCATGACTTAAGTTCCTTCGCACCCCGTGCCGGTGTTCGTGGACGGGTCGATAAAATTGAAGTGGTCTTCCATGGTGAAATCGAGGAGATGTCTCCGTCGGTTGCCGAACTGGTGAAGAAACTGGAGCGAGTACGTAAACGTGAAGCGACAGCCTCTAACGAGGACTTGTCACCGACTGGCGAGGTGGATGGCGACTACCGCGTGGAAGGGGTTCCGTTAGCGTATAAATCTATCTGTGTGAAATTCTACATCTCTCACTTTACAGAGATGGGCGCAGGGGATAAAGCCGTTATCGCAAACCAGTTGAAGACCACGACTCAGTATCGCATGGTTGGAGTGAATGAAACGTTCTCTGGTACACCCATTAACGTATACTTCGGTCGTAACTCGGTCGAAGCACGTATCGTAGGTTCTCTTTACAACATCGGCACTTCAAACTTTATTGCAATTGCTGCAGGGAAGAATGTGCTGAAGATTCTCGACGGTGAAACCATTCCGTTGCTGAGAATGTAATCCTCCCACCGGGTCGCTCCCGGTGGGTTATCCAACTTCCGGAGTTAATAATGGACATTATTGAACAGATTAAAATGCGTTCGGGGCAGTCTGCGCGACAGCCTCAGCAGAACACCGAAACTGCGAGCTACTCACCTGTCCTGCGTCTGAACTATCTGACCATGGCAAACGCAGTGGAGTTGACCACGGAAATCGTGGCCTCGGTTATCAAAGGCAAGAATGGCGTAAGCGGCGAAGTTGACGGTGCGCGTCTTTTGAAACGTGATATCGCTGACATGGTTGGTGCGCGTTTAGCGACGCGTCTGGCTGAAGCAGCTGAAACCAAAGGGGAATAGTAAGAATGATTAACGTCTACTCTTTTAATGCGGTCACTCAGGCAATGGAAATTACCAAAGCCAAGCGTCTGAAAGTTGTGACCTGTAATGACAGCCCTGTTGACCTGTTGAACCGTGCTGCCTCTGGCCCGTCTGTTCTTAATGCCGCGATTACAGATGATGAGTTCTACCATCGTCTGCCGGAAGAGCTGAAGATTGGTGCTATCCTGGGTGAAGCGAAAGAAGTGGCCTTCGTTAAAGACGGTGCTGCAACTTCGCTGGTCCCGTTGAGCGAACATGAAATGACGTTGAGCGAACTGGTGAAACTGGCAACAAGCCGTATCGCTGGTCTGCTTGACTTCTCTCGTAACGTAGCACAGCCGTTTGTGCGTACTGTGATTGAGCAGTTGAATGACCCTGCTCGTGAAGAAGTCACTGAAGAGTGGGCACTGGTGCCAGTTGCACTTGACCCGCTGTTTGATGCCCCAGTCGTGCAAGGCCTGCTGCGTACTGTGGCCGACCCGTCTCGTCTCTCGTACGAGTACGAACGTCTGGAAGGAATGAACGTTCCTGAAGACCTGCCTGTGCCAGTAACCGGTTCTAAAGCTTTCGATGATGTACTGGCAACCCTGCTGAACGATTTGCAGACGACCCCAGCACAGTTGATGCGTTCTGCGGTTGAAGGTACTGGTGTGAACCCGTATCGTCCTGAAGCATTCCGTACCGTCAAAGAGCACGTAGCGACCCTGCTGCTGTCCGCGTTCTATGCAGAGAACCCATGGGGTGACTCGGGCATCAGTTCTACGAAGTGGGACTTGTACCTGCAGCGTATGAACGGTGGTCAGATTGCCTGGCTGATGAGCTACCTGACGCAGCTGAATACCCGTATTCAAGCTGGCAACACTGTGCTGTCTATTGACGGTAACAGCATGAGCGCCTTCGTCTGTCAAGAAGTCTTCTCTACTTACGTGGAGAAAGGCGGCTGTGCAGAAGCATTGCTGGGTGCTATCTACCTGCAAGAAGCGCAGGATGGTGGTGAAGTCTCTACCAACATCGAATACCTGCTGACCAACCAAGACACACTGGTCGGTGCATGGTCACGTCGCAGCGCCGTGCAGAAAGCAGCTCTGGATACCGACTGGGTGAATACCCACCGTGTGAATCTGAAGAACTCTTTCTATCAGCAAATCAACACAATTGATGCCGCCCTGCTGGGACGTCCTCAAGAAGAAGCGCGTAAGATGGCTGCAGAAGCTATTGACAAGTGCTTCGGTCGTCAGGTCGAAGACATCACTGCCTTCGTCATTGACATCGCTTCGAAAGAAGTGTTTAACGATGCTACCGTGGGTCGTATCCTGATGGCTATCCATCGTGGTATGAAAGACGGTGTTGAGCCTGAAGTGGCTGCCCGTGATGAACTGGTCGAGTATGTACTTGACTGGGTACTGGGTAGCCTTATCGTAGAATAAGGAAGAGTGAATGAACGCCATTGAAACTGCACTGCGTGACCCGAAAAAGGTCCATGCTGATTTAGTCGACCAGGATACCATGACTATCACCAAAGGTGGTTGTTACATGTATGTCCCTGTGGGTTTCTGCTCGAAGGAGATGGCGTTCATCTCTTCTGAAGTTCTCATCATGGGGATGTTTGCCATCTCCACGGACCGCAAGACGTACGGCGTATCGAACGTTACCACGTTGATTGAAGTTACCCCCACCACGTTTGAAGAGGTGGAGATATTTGGGGAGCCGTACTACGAGTTTCGATTTGACCCGGGCACTGTGGTGTTCCCGAACCGGATGCTTTCCTGCTTACCCGGCCACGTGTACAACATTGTCTCGTATCTGTACGACTACGGGAATGTGCCTTTTTGGATGAATGCTGTCGACCACGCAGAATTACTTGCAGATGTTCAGAAGTGGAATACCTTCCGAGTATTTAATGACCAAATTGACCGTGATGTCTATGCGGCCCACATCCAACGTAATCCTAAGAACGTTCGTGAGTTTTTCCGCGCCAGTCTGAAAAAGGATAGCGACTTATATAACCCGGTACAATTCATTCCTCTACGTGACGGTTCTTTGAACAAAACGTCTCGGCTTGCCAAGATTACGGATACCGAACTGCGTCGCGGTATTCGTTCGGCGTTAACCAACGACCCAGTGCGGGCTGAGCCGCTCGAAGACATCTTTATGAGATAATATTTGGAGGATTGCAATGGAAAACATGACGTTGCGTTATAACTGCGTCGCGCTCGCAGGGGTTAACCAACCCGCAGAGATTCAGAAAGACGGCCGTGGCTATCGCCGCATGCTGTTAGGCGCATTGAACGTGTTCAACTCAGAGAACATTTTCTACGCTTACAATGAATCAAAGCATGTCTTCGAACGTTCTAACATTTTCATGCGCAAAGTGGCGGCCGGTAACCTGTACGGTGAACGCGACCACCCGGCGTGGGAAAAGAACATGACTGAGGCGGAGTTTATAGACCGCAACGAGTGGATTGAGATTACCAACACCGCATTCCATGTGCGTGATGTGGAAGTCATCGTCACCAGCGAAGTCTGTAACGGGTTACCTGTGGTTGAAATCTGGGGTTGGATTAAACCAGAAGACAACGAACTCGGCCGTCAGTTAGAAGCTGCTTTGAATAACCCTGACCAGAACGTCTGCTTCTCGCTCCGTGCGATTGTGCGACAAGGTGTTGTGGGTGGTGTACGTCAGCGTCGTATTGATAAACTGGTCACCTTCGACTGGGTTATTGAAGACGGCCTGCGTATCTGTAACAAATATTCCGCCATGGTTCGTGGTTCTAAGGTGGCTCAAGAATCAACCCGCACTTACCTTGACCGTCCGGTCTCGCGTGAAGCCTGCGAAGAGATTATCCGCTCTGGCGCTCGCCAGTTGTCGGTGGCTACCGAATCACGTCGTCGTCAAGTGGTTGACTCAGCTCGTGACATGCTCACGAAGATTGACAGTCGTCCACAGATGACCCGTGCTGGTTTGGGAGCGAGGGCTTGGTAAATGGTAGCGCTAGGTTCGTTAGAAACATGGCGTAATAGTCAGAATCCCAAGCTGTTTACTCGTTTGCGCCCTCGTGGGATTGAGAGCGCGCCATTGCACGTAAGTGCAAATCCTATTCGTAAGTTTATTCCCCGTATTCCGTTATCCTGTGCACCGGGCGAAGACCAGACTGTGGCTCGCGTCTGCTGTGCTATTTCTTTGGAAAACTGTTTCAAGGGTGCAGCCTGGAATTTCAAGGAGAATACCCCCACGAAATTTCACGTGTACGGTTTTGATGAGCGTGCGGTCATTGACCCGACTACCACGTTAACTCAAGAACCGTCTCGGAACGGCGAGGTTTGGATCGTGCCTCATCGTTTGTCGAACTGGGATTTAACACCAGAGAGTGTGGGACAGATGCGTCTGGTTTCGCACACAGAAGATAAGCTTCGTTATACGTACGTTTTACAAAACTACACGGATGTGGTTTTAAATGACGGGACAACGCTGGAGGCCGGTTGGTGGGAAATTGAAATACGTGTGAACACACGTAATGAACTTTCTTTACAGCTGCTGGGTGAATCCAACAGCAATACTTTTGGTAACGCGGCAAATGTGTATTCGGTTATTAGCTAGATTCGTCTGGAGAGGTATTCGCGGTCTGCACCCCTTGAGTACAGGAGACCTCCATGAAAACAGTAAACATCGAGATTCCTCCAACGCTGCGTTCACTCACGACCTTTGAACTGGAAAAGCTCGTCATTTACACTGTAAATGGCCGCGCCGGGAAAACTGTGCTGAGTGAAATTTTGGGTGACCGTTTCGATACGAAACGTAAAGTCAACTCAGCGGTTAATCGCCTGACACAAGACGAACTGATGCAGTTCTATTGTGACGTTCAGGCCGCCTCGGCGAAGATTGATTTCTCCCAAGGCTATTTGTTGTTGACCGAGCCGCACCGGAGTTTCTTTGCTATCAAGCAATAAGTGAGTACCCTCCTTCGGGAGGGTATTTATTTTATTTTTTCACATTCATTATCTTAGGTATGTAGACTACACCCGATTAAAGGATTGATGTTAAAATGATACAGCTAGATAGTGACGGTGTTTTAGCCGATTGGCGTTGGTACATGGAGAAGCACCACTTTAAAGGTTTTACTGTCCCCGAATTCAATGCGATGGACCCGTGTCGTCGTAGTAGTATCCTGCAAGAGATTTATCGCAAAGACCCTGACTTGTTTGAGAAGCTGCCACGCATCCGTGAAATGGGGCGTGTGATTCAGTATCTTAACCGTAGCGGGGAACCTTGGGGCGTGATTACCTCTGCCGGTGAAGACCATCCCGACTTTGAGTATGCAGCGGTTTCCAAGAAGAACTGGCTGCTGAAGAACTTCGACATTGAACCGCATCGTGTTATCGTAACCGAAAGCTCTTCTGACAAAGCGCAACATGCCGGGCCTGACACCTTGCTAATAGATGACTTCGGTCGTAACTGTCGTGAGTGGTGTGCAGCAGGCGGTAAGGCTATCTGGGTTCACACCGGTAAGCCCGATGTTGATGCTATCCTTCAGGCGATTGAAGATTTCATTAATGGCAAGGCCCTATTCCAAGAACCATTGATTAGTGTCTGATTCTAGTGCCTACGTTTCGGCGTAGGTGCTCTATTCTTTTTTACGTATATGTTACCCTTTATGACTACACCCATTAAAACAGGAAGAAGGATGGACGGTTTACAAGAACGCATTCTTGAAGATGTTGCTGAGTATTATAAGCACACTGACCCCGCACATCGCATTGACCACATTGAAAAGACGATGGCTAATGCTGACGTTATTATCGACCGCTTAAACTTACGCAGTAATAAGTCGCTGGTTAAGAAGGTGATGATTGCCGTTGGTTATCATGACGTTTGGTCGCAACACCGTAAGTACCATCATGTTGACTCTTACTTAGAAGTGTGTAAGAAGCAACGCCATTTACAACAACGCTACGATATCTCGCAAGAAGATGTCTGGAGGATTGCCCATGCCTGCTTGGAACATCGCGCGTCGTTCCGCGGGACGTACGACTCGATTGTCTCGGAAATCGTTGCGGCGGCTGACCGCGGCATCCCGAGCGCTGACGTCGCTGGTCTCTTCTACCGCTCGTACGTCTACGCCCGTGGCGTAGGTAAAATCCGCGAGTTGGCTAAAGTCCACTGTGTCGAACACATCAAAGAGAAATTCGGGTTCCGTGGTTACGGGGCGGTACCTAACTGGTACAACGATATCTTTGCTGTTGAGCTGACCGGTCGCAAAGAAAAGATTATGTCTTTTACTGTGGCCGACTTAGACGATGATAAGCTGACTGCTTTGGATGCGCTCTGCTAATAGCGATTCCAAATAATTTCAGCAATATATTATCATTGTGAACATTAACGTTAATGTCATTTAAATCAATTAAAATCCAATGGAGAAAGACATGTCTAACAAATCCCGCGAAGACCTGCTGATTGAAAAACTGTTCGGTACCTTTGAGCTGAACAGCGATAACAAACTGGAGCAGGCTCCTATCGTTCAGGTGTACGAAACGGCACTGGGCGAAGACGAACGCGTTAAGCACATCACTATGGAAGATGTGAAGAACCTGGGCGAATTCAACAAAGACTTCCTCGGCGCATTCGGTGCGGTGGGTAGCGAATTCATTCTGAATCAAGCGAAGGCTGATGACGACCTGGGCGCAATGGACCTGACTGCTGATATCGGCGGCAACCTGTTCAGCGTAACCTTCTCCCGTCCGACCGGTGACAGCCCGACCGAAAACGACTGGGCCTCTTCGATTGGTCTGGGTCTGGGCATTCCAAAACCGACCTCTTTCGAATCGCAGCTGCGCGACAAAGTGCGCGATGCATTCTTCTCTGACGACGAAGACGAAATCGTTGCAGGTGATGACGAGTAATCGGTAATTCTAATCAAGGGGCCTCGTGCCCCTTATTTTTTTGTTTGAGGGTACCATGATAAACGAATCACTCTCGCTTGAACAGCGTGACTTCATTGTTGAGCACATGAAAGTTATCCTGAATCCGTTGTACTTACAAGTGCACACGGTACTGGTTGATGAAGGCTCATTCGAACGTTTGTGTCAGGAGTCACAAGAAGCTATCCTGACTACCCCGAACGGCTACGAGCGCTTTGTCCGTGACCTACAGAACAACGACCGTAAAGGTGGTTCTATTCTGGCGGTTATCAGTAACTTCAAATCGGCTATCATTCTGCAGTTCGGGCGTACGGTATTAAGTGAGTTAGAACGTGACTTGTTCCGTTTCAGTGTGCGTCCAAGTGACTTGGAGAATGGGCCAGCGTTGAATGCGTTCCCAATGTCCAGTAACTACAACACGGAACAGCAGGGGCAGTATCAACAGTTCGATGCCTTAGCCGCTTACTTCTTCCTCCACTTCCTCAAGTTCTACGTTTACAACTTGAAGCCCGACCCGCGTAAGTTTACCGGGCAGGATGAAGATAAAAAATAAAAAAGGCCAACCGACCCCGATGGGGGTCGGAAGGCTTTCTTTTTTTGGCTTAAACCATCTGGTTGCTGAGGAACTCGTCGGCAACGGTACGGTAGCCGCCAACAGTTGCATCAACATCCGGGTTAATACCATCGGTTTGCTGCGAAGGAGTCGCCCACATTTTGCGGGTCATCGGACGCAGGCCGTTGAGCTTCATGCGGAGCAACTCTTGCTGAGCCGCCTGCATTACACCCCAACCGGTTTGCTGCTGACTGGTGAAGCTGATGGACAGCTCATTCGTCTGCGGACCGGAGTTAGGGTCACGCTCACCGATATCCGGGCCGTTAGACTCAGGAGCCATGTTAGTACACCACCAGGCGTTAACAACTTTACGTTGGTAAGCATCTGGTTCGAGGTACAACACAGTCATTGAGTACATGTCCGGCAGGAAGTCGGGTACGTTCGGGTTAATAGCGCCAATCCCCGGGTGACCGGTTTGTGGATCACATACCCCGTAAATCAGCCACGCTGACAGCATGTTCTGGAAGACCTTACCGTCTTTATCCACACCGGTGTGTGTAATAGAAGACTGCGCTTCGGTAACCAGGCCTGCTTCAGATTGCTGACGGTTGTTACGACCCTGTTGGGTCTGCACGTATTCAGCAGTCAGACCTTTATCAAGACCCGTAAAGGTAGTGTGTACCTCAATGAAAGTCTTGATAGCCTGACGCCAAACCGCCGGGTTCGGCATGTAGTCGACCCAACGCGGGAACTCCATCACGCGAGCGATGAGGTTACGACGCAGACGGCTGGCGTTCGTTACGAATTTACCAGTCTGGTTAACGGGGCCTTGCATCCCCGACCCGAATGGGTTAACCATCTGATAATCGCCGCCATCAATGTGCAGACCGTCGGCAGGGAGAATTAAGCGTTCAGAAATTCCGGCCATGTCTCATTACTCCTGACGGTATACGCGAATGGTGGTGTTGAACTGAGTCAACAGAGTACCGCCTTCACAACGCAGGTCAACAGTCACGGAGTTACCGGAACTGATGTCTTCGTCAGTGAAGCGCGCCGTTGGGATGATGTTCGCGTTACCATCCAGACGGTTAGCGAGGCGGGCGATGATATTACGTTCAATATCTTTCGCTGCTTCTTCGCGGGTCATGCCGCTCAGACCGGTGGTGTCTGCCCATACGCGGTCCGTTACACGGTACGCATAGGTCATCAGGAAGTTGAACAGTGCGTTGTTCAGCACGGAACGCTCTTCCGGATAGATAGACTGAATCGCCGGGATGAACACACGGTAGTAGTCGTAGCTGCGGGCAGAGATAAGTGATACGTCCCAGTCGGAAGCGTAGACTTCATTCCCTTTCCACGGCATAGACACATCGGTGACATCTTCGATGACCGTCTTCGAACCACGGTTGAACTTGTATTCCGGTTTGCAATAACCGTCTTTCGCACCCATGTACTTCGAGAAGAAGTTAGCGATTGAGTAAATCAATGGCACCGCTTCTTTATAGGAGCTATTACGGATTTTACCGGTCTGGCCCATGATGAGGCCACGGGCAGCTGGAGTGCCGAAGCGATCAGATTCAGGAACGGCCGAAACCATTTCCATTACTGCCACTTTTGCCGACTCTTCTGCTTGCAGGTCGTTGCGTCCTTCGTTGTATACGTGAGTACACAGGCCGAGGAACGTGTTACGACTGCGCCCGATGAAGTTACACAGCGCTTCTTTGGTTTCGAAGCTGAAGCCCGAATCCCAGAAGCAGCCGAGCGAGTATTTCAGCTCGTTATCGTAACGCACTTTACCATCTTCAGGGAACAGTGTCATCTCACGACGCACCAGTTCATCATACACATCGTTGCTCAATGTGCCGTCAAAACCACCGTTCAAATAATGAACGTGTTGACCGCTGAAAGTGGCTTTACCCGTGACAGTAGCCGGGTTAACGACCAAACCATCATATGGGTTTCCGTTGAGATCAAGCCCGTTGAAAATATCAATCAGGTATGGATCTGCCGGAGCGTTGGTGATTAAACCAGCGACCTGGTCCAGGATGGACTTAAGGTTTGCATGGTAAACATGGAAATCTTCGAACGGACCGTAGTCCGGCAACGCACCGATTTCAGGGATGGTGTTACGCCATGCCGCTGGAACAATGCTGTCGAAGTCCAGGTCAGTGGCCATTGGCTCGTAGTAAGCGTCAGGCTTGAAGCTGAAGTTCAGAGTAGTCATGCCCTTCAGGGTTTTCCAGATAACTGGAGACGATACGCCAGCAAGCGTTTCGAACCACTGCAAGGTGTAAACACGACCACCGACTTTCTGCTGATATGCCGCAGACAGTGCTGGTTGTGATTTGGCAGTCGGAACTACCAGTTTGTAGCCGAAGCCGTTCACATCGCCAGAAGCGTACGGACCTTTGATATCCCACAGTGGGATAATCATCGATTTTTCGCCTGCAGAACCTGTAAGGGTACCCTGCATTTGCTTACCGTTCGCAAAAAGCCCGTTCGCGTCATTGATTTCAATTTCGCGGAAGACAATCTGGATACCGGGGATTTGTTCTTTTACCGTCGGTTGCCCTGCGTTGTCGTACTTGATGCTACCATCGGTATTGCGTTCGTAGCTCGGCACTTCTGTCAGCAAGACTTCTGCTGTCATACGGTGTGTTGCAACTTCAGCGTCATCAGGACGTACGACCTGAACCATCATTTCATTACCATTGGTATTGAACATGTTCAGGAACGGGGTGTTGAACGTAGCGTACTTACTGCGATAATCGACGACATCACGACCCAGCAAAGAAAGCAGGTTATCGCCCGAAAGCGGGAAGGCCTCGTTATCGACGCAACGTCCAGCGAAAGTAAAGATTAGCGGCTTGTGAATTGGGTCGCCAATCGGGGCCCGCACAAGTTCAGGAACGGAGTTATCCTGCCATCCCTGCTTGTTGTTCAGCGGCGAGCTGTTTCGTGGGATATAAGTCATGGATCAAAGTCTCCATACATTGTTTTGAAAGACCAGTTGGTCATACTAAGGAATTTCTCATGGCACTTGAAAACGCATATAAGGGCTACCATTTCACCAGCTTTAATCTCGAAAAGATAAAAGCGGATCTTGACTTAGCCCGTGTCCAGAACCAAACGATCGCAATGTCGGAGCAGATTCACTACGTCATTGAGACGGCGACGGTCGCCGGATTTCCCTTACCGATTCTTCACGATGGTCTTGTATACGTCGATGCTCGCTCGTTTACTAAACTTGACCGTGAAGGTAAACTGCAGATTCGTGACGTAGTAGAACACGCCCTTCGGCTGGATGAAGCGCGGTGGGAGCTGGTCTGGACAAACCCAGCCGTTAACCGCCAATCGCTCATGACACAGTTCCCTTACTACCATGAGATTTTTAGTACGTGGGTGGCAGATGCTATCTCCCACACCTACGGACTAACCCCATATCAAAGTAACCAGATACAAGCATTGGCTGCTTTGTTCAGTATTGGCCACTTCTATAGTGGTGTTGCCGATGAGTTAACTGCCTACCGCTTGCAAGAGATGGTAGGAAACGAGCTTTATTTAAAGCCTCAGATTTTCGAGTCTGTTACTGGGCGCACTGACTACTTTATCCCACGGGATGCAGAAGAGTTTGTGGCGATGGTACTGGCGGCGGATATTACCCCACGTCTGGCTAACTTCAATATTGAAGCGCTGATGCAAGGGCTGTCTGGGGCGTTCTTTAATGTGTCGTTTGCCAAGCAGTTGACCAGTTCAGCGATTGAGTACCCACCGAGCCTGTTAGTGATTATGAAGACCTGTCTTGAAAATAATCAGTTTAACCGTACTCGTCTGGGCACTGTGATTAAGAAGTCGAAAGCGTCGAAGATGCATGACAAGTTTGTGCGTTCGTACGAAATCACGTTGAACGAGCACACCAAGCCGCCGGTAAACTATAAGGAGTTCTAATGGATAACTGGCTTGTAGCCCATGCACAACAGTATGCATGGCAACGTCCGGGTGCGGATGGCACGCTGATTATCGCCCCACACAAAATCACGCAACCTACTGGGGCTATAGGCCATGTCCGTGACGGGCTCACTGATATTCCACTGCCGGGTTCAGGGTGGTGGCACGTCTACCACCTTGGTAAGCTGCATGTGCGGGAAGGTAACCTCAATATCCCGCCGGGTATCTGGTATAAAGTCTCAACCGTAATTAACGAGTTGGATGGCTTTATCCTTATATACAATGAACAGGGGTTCAGTCTGCCGACCACCAATGCGTATTTCTACCGTGACCGTAACGGGGCAATACTGTTGGGGATGCCACAGACCGCGAAGTATCCGTGGCCTGAGAAAGACACCCTGTTTATCAAATTCTACCCAGGCTGGAACGGTGGGGATTTAGCCCCGACTATCCCAGCGACCACAACCGAATACATGACCGTGCCGAATCTGGTGAGTCGCCAAGCTGTTATCGATCGCATTCGTGATTTGAAAGCTCAGCGCAAAGGCTATGTGGCGGTTTGGGTAAATGGTGAGTTACGCGACAACCTCAAAGTTGACGACCTTGCCATGTGGGACGATATCGAAATGCGTGTGGATGGGCGAGTACGCCGGGTAGTGGATTTCCCACTCAAAGATGTCTCCTCCTTTACCTCCACGCTCGATAACAAACGTAAGTATTTGCTGCATCTGCCGAAAGGCGAAAAGATGTGGACGTTTAACGATGACTTAGAGATTCATGTGTTCTATCGGAACCGGGGCCGCTACTATCATCACCACCGCAGTGAAGCTATCCGCAACCTGACGTACAACGATATCAGTATTCCAACCGAGCGCGTGAAAGATTTACGTGTCAGTTGGGGTCAGATTACCAACATCGATGAAATCGTGGTACGCGTGTTAATCCGTGATGATTACATGGAACAGGAAGCACTCTTTAACAGTGACCGGTTGTTTGACCTGTACCGGTTAGATGATGAAGAGATTGTCAGCGCTATGGTGGGGGTCAACGCTAACGTCGTAGAATGGCAAGCCGCAAACTTAGAACAGTCTGCTGCCAACCGTTTAGCCGCGGCAAAGCCGAGAAACATTACTCGTCAACTTTGTACCGACGCCTACGGCTATAATGCTGTCTCGCATTACGCGGCTGATACGCCGCAGAAACTCGAGCAGGATTCACGAGGATGGTTCTGTCGCTTACCGGATTTACTGGCACGGCGCTCTACCGTGTATGAGTACGATGTGAATGGGCAGTTGCTGGGCTCGTACAGCCACAACGATGATGCGTTCTACTACGCGGTCAATCCAACATGCCGTATGGTAGAAGCTTTGGTCAGTGAAGCCAGCGACGCCATGGATGTGATTAATAATGCATCTGACTTCCAGCGGGAAGGGGGAGTAAACTATTCCTTCTATCTGCAGAAACTGAAGTCAGGTTTGCCGACTGGGGAATATCTGACGGCGGTGAAGGATACGGACTACACAGAAACCGATGGCTACATCGAGTGGAAGGTTGACCGTACTCGTCGCTCACCAACCGTGATTTCGGATAAGAAGCATCTTTTCATTACAGAAACATTTGTGGTGGAAGAAGGCGAGATACGTCTGGGGGTGATGTCGCGAGACGAGACTGGGCAAGTTAAACCTTTGTTTGTGCCTATGGAAACCGTAGAGGTGTGGTTAAACAAACACCCTATCGTTCACGGTATTGATTTTACCGTGCAATGGCCGACGATTACCGTGGTTAATAAAGTATTCATTAACGACGGTGAAGTCAACGAAGTGTGCGTCCGTGCTCGTGGCGTCACCGGTGCCCTGCGTGTGCCGGAAAATGGGTTTGTCACCAGTGGCGTGCTGTCGAACAACAGCCGCTATGACGTGCGTGAAGATAAAGTGATTCGTATTGTCGCCGGTGGGCGGCTGGTGCATAGAAGCGACGTGGTCTTCCGTGAAGACAGCGCTGTGGGTGTTGCGAGCGTGCCGGATGGAGTTCCTTACTCTGTCGACGACCCAACCATCCCGCTTCGAACACTGGTAGAGGGTAACTCGTATGACCTGCGTGATAAAGCACGCGACTTGGATGAACGTATTGAAGATTATCTGAGTGTCTGGTTCCCTACTCCGCCCCCGGCTGCGGTCGTACCACTTCCCTCTTGGTACCATCTGTACAGCCCCGTGTTAAATAAGGTCATGTGGGATATTCTGCGTGGACGTTTGACTGTGGTAGAAGACGATGTGGAAAAACGCATCTCAACTACTCAGTTAGATGAAATCATGGAAGGCTACAAAGACCTGTTAGTGTTTGACCCCGCGTATTACGGGTTTGACCGACGGTTTGTGCGCGTACACCCTCACCTGCGTTATGTAGTGGTCGACGTGCCGGAGTTAACCTTTGCTTTACTCGACCGTATCAATGCGCGCTATTTGAATAACGCGGTAACGCTCAATCAGTATTTGAAAATTAAGGGTTGACAATGGCGACGACTATCACAACCGCTATTGTGGATAAAGACCGCGGCTTCCGAGTCTGGGAGCCCGGTGAACTCTACAATGCGGAGACAGGTACCGGGTTCATGCCCAACAATGGCGACTTGGTAAAGAACAACGTCTACCGGATGTTGTTTGAAATCTACGACGTGGACTACAGTCTGTACACGTACAAGTCTAAGCCATACGGTACTGTGCAGATTTATAACGATACGGAACGCTTAGGCGGTCACTACCCGTTGAAGTCTGATAAGTACCGCATCTATGTGGACAGCAGCAAGCATCCTGCCACCATGGACTTCCATGACCACCTGACCTTTAACGGGCCAGACGTCTTGGGCGTGCGGGTGTTCCGTGGGATTGACATCAGTGACTCAGCAGAAGTGTTATCCGGCTTTTACAAGAACGGTAAACTGAACGAGTCCTTGCTGCCAGTTCGTCCAGTGCAAAACGAGGGGGAAGACACCCAGATTAATACCGTGTTGCCGGGTTACTGTATTGCAGAAGTTAACGATGGTGAGCAAGTGACCTTCGTGGCTTATGCCGATAACGACCGGGTGATTCTTACGGGTGTGGCCTACATCATCAAAACCAATCTGGTGATGGCAGCAGAGACCCCGGCACGAACGGTACTGGATGTTAAACTGGAATCCCCGTTTATTCTTGACAGTGACTCGAAAGTGCTGACGCTCCCTATCAACATCCCGATTGAAGACATTCCGCTCAATGCGCTGATTGTTTATACGGATGGGGTGAAGCGTTTGCCTATCGATAACAGTCGTGTCATGTTAAACGGTCTGCGCAACGCAGGGAGCCATGATACCTATTACATCGCCTCGAATGCCGGGCAGGAATTACCACTGGTACTGAGCTATCGCTTGGCCAAGGGTGAGTCCTACGCAGGGGACGGGTATGTCAATGGGGCTATCGTTCGTGACTATACCGCAGCGACCGAAGCAGTGGATGGGGGTTACTCCATGAAACTGTTTGTGGTGCCGACGTGGTTGGACGTGAACCGTGGCATGCGTTTGAGCTTCTTCTTGTACAACCTGACCCGTGGACAAGTCTACGATGCTTCGGCATTTGTGGAGTACACGGCGAACACGGTGTTTGACCCACTGCTGTACGGGGTGAAGCAACGTCTGAACGTGCAAGTCGATGTGAGCAAAGTGAACCCAGCTTACCGGGCGTTTGTTCATGCGCAGTCGTTCCACATTACCCTGATTAATCCGGGCAACGAACTGGACACCAACTTCTATTTGGAATACGTTCAAGACGGCCTGCGTTATGGTGAAGATGTTTACGCGAAGTTCAAATACTCGAACGTCTCGTTCTCTGACATCGATATCTCTTGCGGCATGGTAACCCAAGCCCAGTGGATTGAGAAGCTTTACCGTAACAGCTATCCGTTGTATGACCGTCGTACTGAAGGTACGGCACCTGAACCAACCCACTTCGAATTGCATGTGGGCGGACAGGTACAAACCTTTGCGGTGGGTGAATGGCTAAACAAACTGACTGTCCCTTACAAAGTACCGGAAGGTGGCACAGTGGTCATTCGTTGGTTGGCACGCACGCCTACTGACACGTTACAATTGGGTCTGTCTCCAATGCTTGCACATTTAACCACATAATCTCGTTACGGGTCTAGGGGCAACCCTAGACCTACGACCGGGAGGTATGGCAAATATGATTTTACGTAAAGGTGACTGGAAGCGATACCCTGGGGCGCTCATCCACAATACCACCCGCAATAAACACTTTCTTAAATTCGCCGATACCCTGCGCAAGCTGGGTGTCGAACACTGGTATGTGCACCTTGCACTCCACAACCCGTTACTGGAGAATGTCGACCCGTTCGACCCGATGTTAACGGTGAAAGAACAAATCATGGTGACGGAAGAATGCGCCGTTAACCCATGGTACTACTTCCGTGAATGCGTAAGAATCCCGGCAGATGGTTCAAACGGTGTACCGTTCCGTATCGACCGTGGTAACTTTGCGATGTATTGGATTTTCTTCAATAACATCGACTCCGGGGTAGAGTTCCTTCGTCAGCACGGTAAGACTATCGGTCTGTGCGGGTTAGAGAGTTGGTTGATTCGCTTCTTAGAGAACTCCCGTACCATTCACGTTACTCGTGGCCCTATCCTGCGTGAAGAGACCATCGTTACCTTAAAGCGTATCCGTGATAACTTACCGGCTTATCTGTGGCCGCACCATCCGGATGACCCAGACAACAAAGAATCCTTTGCTTGTTTGGCGCAAGGTAACAAACTGATTACCGCTATCGGTCAGAACGACATTCCTTCTGCTAACGGCGTGGGTCGTGGACTTACTGCCGGTCGTCTGATTAGCGATGAAGGCCCCTTCACCAACAACATCCACCACATTCTACCTGCCGCCTTTGGTTCGGGTACCGCGGCACGTCGTATCAACGAAGAGCATGGGGTTCCTTACGGTAACGTAATTGCAACTACGCCGGGAGACCTTGCGACAGAAGAAGGTGTCTATATTCACAACCTGATGACATCGGGTATTGTATGGGACGAGCGTTATATTGATATCCCATCTCGGAAGATGTTGATTGACCTTATCATCCGTAATGCTGCCTGCGACCAACCGCGTCTGATATTCTACGTTAAGTTGAACCATCGGCAGTTGGGTACCTCGGATGCAGAGTTAGCAGGGATGATATCGAACGCCACAGGTACACGCGACCAGATTCTCCGTGACTACGGTGGTACGTGGACTACAGGCGGGCTCAACAAGCCGTACAGCGAAGAGGATGCGCGTCGGATGACGCAATCGAGGATGTCTCCGGCATTCAAAGAAATCTCTTCGTCCGGTTACGTGTTAGATTGGTTCTATAAAGAATCCGAACATGCTGGGAAAATGCGGACCAGGCACATCATCGGTCTTGATACATCTGAAGCGGTAGGGCGTGATGCCATCGGCTTTACGATGATAAACTCAGAGACTGCTGAGACAGCCGCGAAACTTAACGTCAAAGAAACCAACGTTATCGGTTTCGCCAACTGGCTGGCGGGCTTCATGGAAAAATACCCGCACACTGTGCTAATCCTTGAAAGGCGTTCAACAGGTTCTTCTGTAGCCGATGCACTATTACTTGTGCTGCAGAACAAAGTCCGTGACCTGCACCGCCGTATATTTGTCAGGATTACCCAAGACTCTTCACGCTACGATGACTTATTTAATGAATTCCGGCGTGGACCGGGAGCTGTCCCTGAGAGATTCTGGGATAAGTTCCGTAAATACATTGGGTTTTCTACTGACCAAGACAAACGCCGTAAACTTTACGGTGAAGTCTTTACCATGGCTCTACGTATTTCAGCACACCTTATTCGGTCGGGGGAATTAATCGACCAGATACTGGGACTGGTAGAGCGCGGTGGCCGTATTGACCACGTACGTTCGGGACACGATGACTTGGTTATCTCTTGGCTGCTGGCCATGTGGCTTTTAATCTTCGGCAAGAATCTCGGCCATTATGAAATCTCTAACCACCGTGTGATGATACGTCATCAGAACATGATTAGTGGGAAGAAGGAAGATGATGAAGAGAAACAAGTGCGGGAAGAGCAAGAGCAACGTGAGTTGATGCAGCAGATTGAAGCCCTGTCTCGTGATATTCAAGCAACTCGGTGCCCAGTTAAAACAATGGCTCTGCGGTCACGTTTGCAGTCGTTGGTTGGGGACCTTAACACTGACCTTCAGAATGTTGCTACGATGGAGTCTTTGAAGGAGCTCCTCGTTCGACAGAGGATGAAATAATGACTACAGCCTATGTAACTGCGATAGTAGCGATATGGCTATGTGTTGCCTTCGGGTTACGCCACTCGGTTGCTATCATCAAATCGGGTGCGTTCCTTGCGGGCGACACACGTACGCAGCTTAATCGCAAAGCTATGATGTTAGTCGTTTTTACCATTAGTACCAGTGCGGGAATGACTTACGTCATGACCCAAATTTACTTGCTCCATCAAGTCACAATGCAGTTGGCCAGTAACTTGTAAAACTGTTTAAAAACAACAGGTTCCTCTAGTATGGAGGAACAACAAATGTTACTGTTATTGAGCGCCTTGTTTTGGCTGCGGTACACTTTGGTGTTACCGTGGCTAGGGCTGGCCTTAACTACTGACATGGTGAAGCCCACACCGCCTCCGATTAACTGGCAACGCTATGGCGAAACCATCCGGAGAAAAAGAACCGCGCGCTTCTGGTGTGCGTATGGACTTGTGGGCACTAAGGGAGAGGGCTTCGGCCCTCTCTTCTTATTTTATTTTTTTACGGATATATGTTACTGGTATGATGAATTACATTTACTGGAGATAATCATGCTGGTCAAAATTTATGATACTGTTGCAAAGTTAGAGCGTTGTGGGTTCGCAAAAAAGGCGGAAGGGTATGCTGAGGAAGTGAGGTTCGGCATTGAAAAAGCGAAGGGTTACACGCCAGGCCACCCCCACCAGTTTTGGTGTGCTTTCATTAAGCCGGGCGGTGTACAACTCAGTCATTTCTTGTTAACCAAGAGTCGAGTATTTGTTGTGAGAGGCACGATAAAGGACAACGTGCAGATTAAACCCTTCTGCGACGCACTCGAAGCGATGTATCCCGGGTACCCTGTCAAAATCATTAAGCAGCCTGATTTCTTCGACCACAAACGTGACTCGCTTTTGTATCGTTTTAGTAACTGGTACACCACGAAAGAATACCAGCGACAGCAACGCATGCCGGTTCTACCCATGCATCACATCACAGAAGACACCTTCGGTGATAAGTGGAATGAGTTAATGGAACTCGAAGGTAGTTATAAACTCGAGATGCCTGCGACGTTAGCGGGTCGTGAAGATGTCATGGAATACTTAGACAAGCACGGCTTTATTGCCTATGAAGAAACTCTACCTATAACCCTGAGGAGCTTTGGATGAGTTATGTGCATTTTAAAGATGTGGACGAACTCATCGGCAGCGAGTTCGATATTCGAAAGGCGGTTAACTGGGAAGTGATTAACCGGAACAATCCGTTTACGCAAAGCCCAGGGATTAAGCATCAATACCTACTGGGTTGTCGTAAAGACGGGCGCAGTGAAATCATCCCGTTTGTCTACGGCGCTGACCGTTTCTACTTAAACCTTAATGCGCGTCTCCATGACATGTATGCGGTGGTCGCCTCATTGCAGTTAGCAGTGCCGGGCGCCGTTGTAGAAATCTACCATCCGGTGGACACCACACCTGAAGGTTACACCATCGACCGGCAAGAGTTCACTAACGAGCATTGGATGGATATCTTGGCGGATGAACCACCAACCTATTTGTTTGTGCGTACCGATACGTGGATGTCTGACACGTTGGTTGTGTTGCGTGACTGTCGTAAGAAACATGTCCGGGTAGTGGTGGACGGTGAATTGACTTATGGCGACACCGCGACGATTAACATGTTAGACCGGCAGGGGTTTGTTGGTCGGCGTAACATCTGCGTGATACAACTGTAATAACGGGGCTTCGGCCCCGTTATTTTTTTGCCTTAAAAAAAGAACAGTCCCTACCCCCGAAGGAGTAGGGCACTGCTTAGTTGTTAACGGAGGCTAATGCACGAATCATGAAGTACAACAGCAAAGCATTACGCAGGGCAGCCAAGTCAGCATCACGACGTAAGTGAGTGTGCTTCTTCGCCAGTTTCTCTACCCGTTCACGAAGCGTCAGAATGTAAGGGTCAGACGTTTTCGAGGCCATGTACAGCGCACGGAGTTTATTGAGGAGGAAAGCCGCGTCAGTAAAGTTCACCCGATTGGACGTCACGTACTCAAAAGCATGCGTTAACGTGTCAATCATGATTTCTTCGACGTAAGCACGGTCTTTCCCGTACGGTAGTCCGGTAATGTAAACGATAATCGCTTTTAAGGCGTTTGGGGAGGCCTTAGGGACGATTTCTAACACAACCCGAGCTAACTCCTCCTTATACATGCTGGAGAGCGACATGGAGGCTTCCAGGAGGTTTTGCTTAGCGGTGTTAAACGCTGACACCTTATCCCGCAGAATGGTTTCTCCGTTGATATCCACCATCGCCGACTGAACCAACATACGCGAGTTATCCCGACGCACAATATCCAGTACCCCGTAGTAGTCTTTTACGGTTTGTTTGGTACGGGTGTTCAAGTCCGAAATGAAATAAATAATCTTCGGGGTATCTTGGAAGCGTTTGATGTTGTCGTAATGCGGTGACTCCGTGGACACGAAATACTCGGCGCGGGAACGAATGTGCTTACCCCATGAACCGACTTGTTTAATGTCGAACTTCATCGAGAGTGCGGCATACGTAGCTTCTGCTGCCGGTAAGTCTACAGGACGTTTGAAGAAGTGCGAGTAGATAGATGAGTAGAATTTGAACTGCAGTAACTCGACTAACGAAACGATGGCATCATATGCCAACTTATCCTTACTGATGAGTGGGAGATAGCGATGGACTAAGTAAACGACTGTCAAGTTAAAGACGTCGCCAGTAACGTTCCACTCCATCACCATGTCAGAGAGCTTCTTATCGTTGAGCAGCTCCGTCAGGTAATCTTCGTCCACCTGAATCACTTCATCGAAGAAACGGTCACGGTCCGTGTCGTAAAAACGAATCGTGTGCACACCCAGCAAGGCAGAACCGAACCATTCAACGTTCGTATCGCGGTTGAACACCGAGGAGACGTAATGTTGGATACGCTTGTGTAACCGTACGTCTATTGTCACTTTACTAAACAGCTGGTCGTAGATTTTACGTACCGAGCTTGGCATTGCGGATTCTGTGCCTACTACACGGTTGGCGAGTTCGTACACGCCGGTACCGAAGTTATAGCGCAGAGGTTCTTCGTGGTTATCCCACGAAGGCGGGTCATAGGTACGCATAGCTTGCCCTTAATTGTGAAAAGTTTTTCGGATATATGTAATAACGTGACAATCAATTGGAGCTATTTATCATGATTAGAGATTACTTAAAGAAGTCAGACTGGTCGAGCCGCATTGGCCACATTATTCCAGAAAACGAACCTGTTGAAATGTGGGTTTATCCACACGGTTGTGTATGCACCGTTTCCCGCGTTGATGGCATCTCCGTAATTCAGAACGGGCACTACACTGCCGTGAACACGGTACTGGGCAATCTGTTACTGAATGCCGGTATCGAAGGGGAATTCATTCTTTACTCAACAGAATCGATTCCACAAAATACATCCCGCTGGTTGACTTGGTGGTTAAGTCAGCAGCCTAACAGTCACGACCCACTGCTTTCGACAATTCAAATCACGACGTTCGGTGCTGCACCGACGAAGCCCCTACCGTTCCAAGTTTCATCTATCCGTCCTCAGTTAATGCTGGCCAAAGATGTTATCCCAACCATGATGACCAAGTCACGTGACCATCGGGTGAGCATCTTCGTCGTGAAACGTGGCAATAAAGAATGCTACGAGCTGGAGCCATCGCGTCGTGTAGAGGCCAAGGTGCTTGCCTGTACCGATTATGGGTTCGTGGTACAGACATTGCCGGATAACTCAATCCTGCGCGTCCCACGCATCTCTCGACGGGTTATGGAAGCGTTGCAACAGCATCGCATCACGGCCAAGGACTTGTGTGGGCAGAACGTCACGGTGCAGTACACCATGAAGACGGAAGGCTTACGACTGGCCAGTTATAAATCGGCTTTACTGCTTCGGGCAAACTCCCTTGACGCGTTGGGGGAAGGCGACGAAACAGAAGTTGTCTCATACGAAAAACAATACCCGTTTATTCACGCCCCGACCATCAAGTCAGGTAGCTTGACACCGACCCGTTGCTCACGCACTTCTATCCGTTTTAACGACGGGGTTATGGAAGGGTACGAAGACGGAACCGATACCGTACTCTTCACACTGCGTCGTGGTTGTGAAGAAGGAACGTACGCGGCAAGCTTGCGTGCAGAACATGGGGAAGAGCTGTGGACGTTCAGTAGCGATTTTGCTATTGACAGCCTGAACCCGAAAGCGTTTGTTCGCTGTGTATCCAACACCATCTATCAGGCAACCGGATACACGATTGATTCATTAGGTTTGTATTACTCGACGCCGGAAGGGGCCTGGTTAGGTTCCCGTTCACTGGCAAACACAGCAGCCGCTGTAGCTTAACTTTAAACCACGAGGTATTATCATGACTATCGCCCTAAGTGTTGGCCAAGAACACTTTCAATCAGATGCAGAAATCGTTTTCGACTTTAACCCTAACTGGCTGCTCTTTAACAGCCGTGCCACGCGTAATGCGGTGGTGCATAAGTTTGTTGAGGCTATCAAACAACCGGACTTTGTCATTGTAGAACGTACGATGGTTGTTGATGGTAAGTGTCAGAGTTGCTACTTTGTCTTTAATGGTGGCAAGATTGAAGACATCCCAAATCAGAAAGTTATCTTCTGGGACGAGACCAAGCAGCAGTATTGGGTGAACGGCATCTGGAACAGTGCCTCTAAGGAATTCAGTTACCGACTGAGGTACATCTCCAGTAATCGTGCGCAGAAGACTTTTACTCTACAACCTTTTGCAGGTGCTGCGTTTGTGGACACCGCAGTATTAGAGATTGTTAAAGAGTATCTGGTAGGTCGTAAAGATTACTGGTAAGGCGACAGTCAGGACGGGTACCCTTCGGGGTACCTTTCTTTTTTTTGATCTAAAAAAACAAAAGAGTCCTCCCCAATAGTAGGGAGGACTTGGTTCCACTTGGCGCGGTACCTTGAAAAAGACATATCTCAGAGAAAACCTGCTGCTACAGGATTACTCCTTTACCGGCGTTGAGCAACGCAACTCTTCGCATAATAACGAGTACAGTTGTAAAAAAGTTTCTGGGGTTGACCTCAGTGGAGCTCAGGAGACTCATTCCTCTCTTTTTTTACAACCCCTAGATATACTTTGGAAGGGGGGATCAAGGGGGGATGGATAATTTAGTTATTAGTTAGATAGATAATGAGATTGAAATGAATGTCTAATTGATTGTATCAATTAAGAATGAATGTAAATCGAAATTAGATAGATAACTAATACCATACGTACTCGGTAGGCTAGTTAGGTATCCCACCAAGGGATACCACTAATATATATTTTTTTAGATATATATTACTTAGGTGAGGATGCTAGTCAATCCTCTACTATCACTTACAGAGGAGTTTACAATTATGATGTTACACTTAGTTGAAATGAATGGTACTAAGAATGAGTACCTTTTAAATGCCGGTCTTTACATTCCGGTTAGCGTTTCCCCTGCAGAGGTCAATCCCCGTAGGGAGAGTTTACTCGACAGTTTAAAGCGTGTCGGGATTCCACATTCCACTCGCGAGGTGTTCCTGCTGGAGCACCGTTACGAAGACAGAAACGCCATTCGCTGCTGGTTGTTCGTTCCAGAGCCGGGCCGTACAGATATCGTCGAAGTTGATGCTGACCGTACTTACGCAGCAATCAAAGATGTAGTGCAGTGGACGAAGGGGGATGAGAACCCTAACAGTCGCCTGTTCAGTCTTTACAAACTCCGTACCACTAATGAAATTACGTGGAAAGGTTACGGGGAAGCAGCAGGGGCGGAACCTGCCCGTCAGTGGTTCTTAGATATCATCAACCAAGTTTGGTAATCCCTTGGGGTAGTGATACCCCTTTATACAACACCGTGGAGCAATTAA